AAATTGAAAAGCTTTGTGTTACACACCTTGTTTTTGGTGACCTTGAAAAAGGAACATACAGAAAGATAGGTTATGCAAACACCTCAATTGAGGACCTTAAGAAACGTCCTGACGCTGATAAGCACATTCAAAAGCTTATTGATACTGCCAAGCCTTATTTGCTTGATGGTGGTAAGATATTCAATACAAATATTAACTTAAAAAAATACGGTTATGGGAATTAAATTAAAAGAATTTTTTATATTTTTGTTATTTACAAATTTTATAGCTGTTATCATGGCAGGGTTATTTTATCTAATAGATAAAATTGGTGGAATAGCAGATGTTAGTGTTTTTCCATTTTTGATTGTTTTATTTAATGGTATTTATATCTTAATTTTAATCATATTTACATTTTTACGATTATTCATTAAAGATAATCCAAAGGAATAATGAAACAGATAACAGAAAAAGAATTTTACGCAAAGTACCCTTGTATTACCAACCATTTTGAAAGAGAAAGAAATCCTGCGTCAGTAAAAGATGAAGATATCTGTGGATTTGGTGGTAAGATGTATGAAACATTCGGAAAAGAGTTATATTTCGCAATTGAAATGGCTAAGAAGGACCGAGTACTTACAATCATCGAGGGTGATGAAGAGGAAATGAATGATGATGGTGAGCCTACGTCAGTTTGGTATGTAACCACTGGACTTCACCACATCAACAGAATAGGCTACCTAGTAACAGAAAAACCACTTAACGGTGAAATTTTTGAGGTAAAGCTTGATTATTAAAAATATTATTAATACCTTTGTATAATGAAACAGCAAATTGTATCTCCTACTAGTATTGTCAACATCGGTCTTAAAAGAGACCTTAAAGAAATACTAGATAAACCTGAAAATATAATTAAGGTTTATAAAGGAATCGGAAAAGTAACAGATTTCTCAATCGAAATTTGGTTTAAGGAACCTGCAACATTCAGTAGCTATGTTTATTATAGTAACAAAGAAAAAATGGAAGCAGATTTTAATAACCTCGAATCATTAATAAAGCAACAAAAGGTTGTTAAGGAAAAAAAGTAATTTATGGAAAAACATTTAAAACTTATACATCACAAGTTTACTAGTAGGTATAACAAATTAAGTACAAAGGCAAGACTAGTCTTGTTCTTTCTTATCTTAGTTGTAATACTAATCTCTTGTTCGAGAAGCACAAGTGAAGCGGTTAAGGTAGAAACAGATGCTTATGTAGTCAAATACATTGACCCACCAAAATGGTATAAGGTTGACCTCGAAAGAGTATCAGACCATCGTTTCTTCAATGCTGTCAGCATTAGTAAAAGATGTAGTACTTGGAGCAAGACACATGTTGGCGACACTGTTATGTTGAATCGTTATACGTATATTAATGGAAACACTGACTATACGGAATTTGATGATACTGAGTTGAAGAATGCTTTCTGTAAATAAATTTGAAAAATATATGAAAATAACCTGGTGAAAATTTTGCTAGGTTATTTTTTTTGTTTACCTTTGTAGTATAATAATTGAAAAACGATTAATTATGGAACATCAAGTAATAACAAAAGACTGGGGAGACTCACTAAGAGTTAGTCATAACATCTATTTTGAGATAACAAGTCCTAAATCACGGGCCTCATATCTTATGATGGTTGATGATTATTTTAACCAAGACTTAACCAACAATAGGTCACACGCAACTAGGTCTAAATGGATTCAATTCAGTAGAGATTTCCTTACAAGGCATCTTAAGAAGTGGGGTAACCTTTACTGCACATATTGCGGAAATGGTAACCTGAGAATAGAACTAACCAACGGTGAGAAAAGGGTTAGAGGTAAAAAACGTGAAAACGTTATTCACCCTAGCGAAAAAGCAACCATTGACCACATTGACCCAAAGTCTAAGGGTGGAGCATTGGAAGACCCAAAGAACATTACTATTTGTTGTGAGAAGTGCAACGGTAAAAAAGGTAGTTCAGACGTACTAGCGTTTCTAGGATATAAATCTAAATAAAACCAGGTTTTTCTTGCAAATAAGAAATCTTTTATTTACCTTTGTACTATTAATAACTTAAATCATTTGATATGAAATCATTCTCAATATTCACTTTATTAAGTGAAAAATTAGTTGGTAAACAACTTAAACATATCACACACTTCGAAAGGCTAGAACAAGAAATTAACATTTCTGTTAAAAGACCCACAGCAACTGAAAAACAATTTGAGGGTGGTAACCCTAGATTTAGAATGAACATAGCTTCATCAAAACATTTAGGTTTTAGAACAATTTATGATTATTCAGAAGTTGTTAAAGTTGAATTTGAACAAGGTCATTATGATGAAAGTGATTCAATCTTAATCACTCTTGCAAACGGTAAAGAGATTGATATGAGTCTTAGTTCAGAACTCATTGAAGTAGACAAGGACGTATTTTATTTAGACTATTAAAAATAAACAAATGGGAACATACAGAGGTAGTTATCTTGGAATTTATTTAGAAGTTCCATTTTTAAAGCATGAGGAAACAGTTACATTTTTTCGTAATCCTGTTAGCGGGAAGCCAATGAAAAAACGTTTTAATCCTGAAACTGGTGTTGAAGGAGTTAAAGACACTAGAGTTGACGTTAGTTATCTAACACCAAACCCATATATTGATGATGTTGAGGGTGTTAGAGCAGATGAATTTTCTAGACCCGCATATACTGGTGGTGGAAAACGAATAGAAACATTCGTTTTAAGTTATTCTGGTAAATATAAAATTGGTGAAGCTGGCGAACTTGAAAATATTGATATAAGTGATATCAATGTACCAAAGTTAATTGAAGAGTTTAAGGTTGATTATGCTTGGCATTTGGAACAATACACAGATTGGTATAAAGAAGTTAATGTTAAATTCGGGCTTGTTAATTACGCCCACTAAAATCAAATAATCATGGGAGCAGACAACTCAACATATATTGGACCTTACCTGATAGTTCCATATAAAACAATAAAAGGTATTGATAAACACTACAGAAATGCATCAGGTATTAAGATGGATTCAAAATTTGACCCATCAACTGGTAAAGAGAACACGCTTGTTGAAGTTCCGTATGAAAGAAAAACTAGTCCTTGGACCGAGTTTGACGAATATGAGTCCTTGACGGCTGATGAACTCAATGAGTTAGAGGAAAATATGTTTTGGGTGCCACAGTATACTGGTTCTAAGAAAGAAACAAGCATCTTTTTGGTTAATACAACGAAAGATTTCCTAAAGGATGAAGAAGATGCTTATCACTATGACTTGCAAACCGTGGATATTCCTGCTGAGTTGCTTAAGTTCAGACGCAAGTATCAAAAATACTTAGATGCTATCAAAAAAGAATATGGTAGTATTGAGGTTAAGTTCGGAGTTGTAAATTATTTTAACTAAATAAATTAATATGAAAGAGTTTTTATACGATATGTTGATTGACCCGTTTACTGATAATGAAGCTATGAGTTATATTATGGGTATTATTGCTTGGTTTATTTTTCTAACACTAAGTTTTTTCCTTTTTATTTTCCTATATTGGATAATTGATAGTTCATTTATGCCAATACAAGAAAAAGATGGTGTAGTTATAGGTACAAAGTATTCACCTGCCCATAGTTCAACAACTTATACTCACGTTGGAGACGTACTAGTTCCAAATACTGTTTATTATGATGAAAGCTTCTATGTTGTAATCGAGATAGATGGTTTAAAAGATGATGTTGAGGTTTATGAAGGTTATTACAATAGCGTTGAAAAGGGAACTAAGGTACATTGTAAGTATACCAATGGTAGAATTGGTGATAACCTATATATAAAATCATTCGAATAATGTCAGTTACTAAAAGACCATGTGGACAATGCCCGTTCAGAAAGGATTCTGTTAAGGGTTACTTAGGTGGCTTTACCGTTGAAGAAACGCTGGAAGTTGCCAAGTCGGAACATCAGTTTGATTGTCATAAGACAAGAGGAACGGATAACACCAAAGAGTGTTCAGGTAGACTTCTATTTGCGACAAAGACATGTAAAAGCTTTAAGAATGCTGAGTTGGAGAAGCTTAGACTTGAAACCAAAGAATCAAACTCAACTGATAACATCTTGGGTTTTGATTTTAGACAACATCACGAAAATAATTAAATATTTAATCCTAATAAGTTGTTTATTAGGATTTTTTTTTATACCTTTGTATCATATTAATTAAAAACATTAAATTATGAACTTTATTTACGGAGCAATGTCGATGCTTATCTTCGGCTTAATCTTTTTAATCTGCGGACAACTATTCTTCCCAACTACAGGTACAATGGAAGTAGGCATCCTTCAAGGTATTGGTGGGTTTGTGTGTGTTGTTGCTTTGATATACGGACTTATTGTCGGTATGTTCTACAACATGTATGCAGTTACCGAAGCTAAGGAAACTTACAATGCAATCAAATCAGGTAAGAAAAAAATTAAGATTCAAGAGAAGAGTCTTGAAACTTACAAATCAGAATTTACTGATATCTTAACAAAGGCTTATCCTAAGTATGAGAAAGAAGTTTTCGAAGGTATGAACAAGAATGATTCTGAAAGCCTTACTGCGCTTATGACCAAGTACCCTGAGTTGAAGTTTGATGAAGTATTGAAAAATTACATCTACGGTATCAACCAAGCATTAGATAAGATTAAATCATATCAAATCGAAGTTGAAAATTCTTACTCTCGTATTGATGATTTCAAAACTAACGGTTGGGTATTCGATTTTAACAAGCCAGCGATTAGTGAACTATTAGCTAAACTAGAAGACTAATGACAGGACTAGAAATCATATTATTAGCCATTATTTGGCTTAGTGTTGGGTGTTATATCTGCTTTAAGCGTGATTGGTACCCACAGAAGAGCATCATCAATGATGCTCCCGCAGAAGTTAGTTGTGCTATGGCAATTATCTTCGCACCAGTAAACTTGGCTATTGTCCTATTCAAGTTATTCTTTATTTATAAATGGACAAATAACAATTAAAAACATTCATTATGAACACGAAATTAAAAAACTTTTTAATCAATTTTGGTCTTATCTATGTAGGTGTATCGCTAGTATTTCTAGTGTTGTTTGCCTTATTCGGTATCACTGGTTTTATCTTTCTTAGATTGGTAGTTGCTTTCTTTTTAGCATTTTTCAGACCAATTTACAAGCCACAAGGCTAAGTATTAACCAAAACTAAAATATGCAGAAGAAGAACGAATTTATTAAACGTTTGATTAAGCGTTTTAAGAAACCACTAGATGTTAAGGTAGGTGATGTAGGAGTATTTCAAGACGTATTGACGTTCTACACCAGTAATCAACATGCCGATGTAACACGACATAGTGTATTTACAAAGATTGAAGTCGTTGAAGTGTTTGAAGAATTGGTTGAGGTTAAGATTCTTGATATGGAAGTAGCAAATATTGCTCCCGTATCGTTCTTAGAAATGGCTAAGGCCAGTAATACCAAGTACTTGGACCCAAGACTTATCAATTGGAAAAAAAATTAATATTTTCCCTATCATTTATTTGGTAGGGAAATTTTTTTTACGTACCTTTGTAATATGAAAGATAAAGAAAAAGTAATAACCGACCATTTAAAGAGTGTAGTATTGAGCGAACCTGTTCGTCCAACCTTTCCCGAAGATAGACAAGAACCGTCTTTTGGTAAAAGGATTAGACTATACGATAGTGAACAAGTTGATACTATCTTAACTGACGTATTAACACAAGTCCTAGAAGGTAAAATCGAATTAACCAATACACTTGCTATTGAAGCATTTGTTAAAAACTATAAAAAATGATACAAGATTTATTGAAATCAGAAGAAATTCATTCAAAAATTGAAGCATTAATCATATATGCAAGAGAAAACGTAATTTCCCTTGATGAAATGATTGAAGCACAAGCCAAAAACAAACCTGTTGGAACTACAGCAGAGCGTGTATTGGAATTTGGTGACGGCTACAGAGTGGTATTCAGCCTTGAAGACCAACCCGCTGGACTTGCCAAGCATATTAGTGTCTCTAAAGACCGTATGAAACTGCCATTAGAGGACTTACTTATTCTAATAAAAGAGTTCGGGTTCCAATTTGACGCATCCAACGTCAACAGCAAATCTCAAGTTTACCTTGAAAGCTATGATGTTGTTGATAAAGTAACGGAAGAAAAGACCCACAGAGAAGCTATCAACGTAATTGAACTTGATGATGAAGAGTTTGAAAAATGGTTTGACGTATGAAAAAAGTAATAAATAAGGTAAAACATTTTTTAGAGCTATCGGAATTATCTAGGAGTGTGATATTTTGGAATGGATTATTATTGGTAATTCTAATATTATCATTGATTTTTAGTCCAAATATTTTTATCATGTTTCAATGTTTTGGTTCATTGATATGTTTTGCTAAAATGGTTGATGGAGATATGGAAAAGGAAGATATTTGGATGCTATATACTATAGTTCCATGGTTTTTCTTAGTACTTGTGGGTATAGGTTATTTAATATATCTTATCTATAAACATACAATACTGAGGTTTAATAGATGGTTGGATAATAAAACTGACGAAGATGAGTAGAAAAAGATACTTAAACAGAAATTCATTTAGTGCAAACTTGTATTGTCTCTTCTATTCAATAGAAAAGAATAGGCTACCTAGAAACACACTAATATTTAAGTTGAAGCTATGCTTTGCTTATGCGTTGATGATTCCGTTATCAGTGTTATTACTGCCAGCGGTCCTATTTGAATATCGTGAGTATAAACTAGGTTTACATCACTACGGAAACATATCAGTTGCGGAGCGTTTTGTTATGTCGCTATTGGTGTATGCAGGTTTCTTGGGTATCTACATCATATTCCTACCATTTGGATTGTTCTTTACAACCTATACATCACCAATAATTAGTTTTCTTTCGAAGATAGGAATTACCTTTTGGGGTATCATACTTGGAAGGTTAACGTTAAAGTACTTAGGTAAGTTGATTAACTTGCTTTTTAATTCAATATCTAACAGTAAACCAATAAAAGAGATTGGTAAGGTTGAAAATATTGAATGGCAGAAGCCAGTCACTAGGACCAAAGACGAAGAACTGAGCGATATCATGGAAGAACAAGAAAGAAAGTTCTTGAAGGATAGAGGTTGGAAAGAGGTTGAAGGAAAAGAAGAGGAAACTCGTTGGATAAAACAGCCTTATAATCAAGAACCTATGATACTTGCTGATGCATATAAAGCTGAGAGAATCGCCTTTATTGCTGAGCGTGTAGGAGAAAGAAAGAAAAAAAAGTAAAATATTTGATAAAAAGCTTGGGTATGTAATTTATTTTACATACCTTTGTTGTATAATAAAATCAGATAACTATGTCAAAAGATAAATTAGATAAAGAAGCTCAAGAATATTATTTCAAACACATGTATGAAAAACCTGATTTAAAACAGGCTTTCCTTACTGGTGCTGAATTTCAAAAATCACTAGATTCTGAAATTCTATATAGTGAAGATGAAGTAAAAGCTATCATATTAGAAGCAGTAGGACGCTTTACTCCTTTCGCTCATGAAAACCTAAAAGGTGAAATTGCATCCGAATTCTTTGTAAACGTAAGGAAACAAGAACCTAAGAAGTTCTATCGTGTTTGTAACGTTGATTCTAAACAAGGACTTTGGTATAACTTTGATGGAACATTCACTGGAATGATTCATAATGAGTTCAGCTTCTGCCAAAACTCAGAACTTAAGATGGACTTTGACCCTACACTTGTAGGTTGGCTATCTACTTGCGATACCATTGAAGGTGTTTGGCAATGGTTTACACAAGAAGATGTATTGAAGCTTCAAGAAATGGGTTGGTATCTTCATGAATTTGAAGCTACTCAGTATCGTTTCTACGACAGATTTCAACATCACGTAATCAATCAAAAAACATCTAAAATCATCAGAAAAATCGAACTATGAGAAAACTAAATGATTGGTATGATAGGTTACCGACTCGAAAAAGAGAGATATTCTTTGTAACGTTTGTTGGTGGAACGCTACTACTTTCAGAAATAGCACTTTGGGTATTCGGTTTCATTTGGGCTTTGCCTCTTTGGATAGTCATAATGACTGGTCTAAGACTTTCATACCTGAGACAACCTAAACGTTTCATTGCTGACATTGAAAAGAATGGACTTAACAAGAACAGTTTGAAGTCCATATCTAACCACTACAGGGTTGAAACCATCAGTCAAGGTAAATGGACCCTTTTACCAAAATCAACGACTAGCGAGCATTTAAATAAGCTAATTGACTTAGCTAACAAACAAGATAAAACTAAAAAAGATGAATAAGGAAAAAATTGAAGAAATAGGTAAAGAGTTTGTTGAAAAGGTATTAAATTTTTCATTCAGAAGCATGGCAGAAAAAACCAATGCTAACAGACTCTTAAAAGCGTTTGTTGCAGGAGCAGAAACTATTCTAAAGAATGCTCATGACTTTGAATTCCCTAATGATATTGAGGATAAAGAGCCAGCGGTTGAAATTGAAGTTGTTCCTGTAAGGAAGGAGCTTGTACAAGCTCCAGTGGGTCTTTGCCGTAAAATTGAACAAAAGGTTGTGTTTTCGTTAAGTGATAAAAAAATAAACGACCTAATATCAGAAGGTTGGACAATAACCACAACAACACCAGTATATGTAAGTAGTCAAGGTCATGGTTCTGACCAAAAAGGTGAGATTTGTTTCGTACTTGAAAGAGAAGTATAATGAAACTCGGTAAACCTACACATAATAACGTAGATGTTGTAATCGGACAAATTTGGCTTAAACTATTTAATGATAGAAGACCTATGTTTGATATTGATTTTAATACCTATGGTGAACCTTTACTAAATAATACTGAAAAAATAGAAGAAATTTAGTTGCAAGATAAAAAATTAATTTGTACCTTTGTATAACAATAATGAAATCACCATGATAAAAGTATCAACATATCGCAATATCAAGTTTGAAATTATAGTTAGCCTTAATAGTAAAGCTGTTCTTAATTTAGAAAATGATTTAAGACACTACATTATGTGTAGAACACTAAATTCAGTTAACGATAAAGACTATTACAAAAGCTATACAACCAAAGAAGGTAGCGGAGAGTTGATGGATGGAATCAATACAGCTGAACTAGACATACAAAAATGGATTGATACTGTAACAACTGGTGATGAAAGAACCCTATTAAGCCTTGGGTTTAAATTCGAATAATATGCAAAAATATTTCAAATGGATTATCGTCGCTGTAGCAGTGGTAATAATAGCCCTTATAACCTACGCTGTACTTACAACAAAAGAAAAACCTTTCAATAAGGTTGACATGAAAACATCAAATTTCGTGCTTAATATTACTGGCAGAACGTATTTAGATACGATTCTTGTAACTGGTCTTAAGTACTACGGAATAGACAGCTCACAAGTTGTTATAAGAGACTTACCTTATGCGCAGTCTCATATGGAAAAAGGTTATACACTTAAAGCATTTGTTATGAATGAAGGTAATCAATATCTTCTTTATATCGTTGATGCTGATAAAGATGAATCAATCTATATAATAGCGCATGAACTAATACACTTTAAACAATATCACGATAAAAGACTCTTATTAACAAATGATACATTCATTTGGAATGGTAAGACGTACTACAGTGATTCGCAGTATGAAAACAGGCCATGGGAAGTGGAAGCTTTCGGTATGGGTCCTGTAATGGAATTAGTATTAAAACAAAAACTCTACGGAGACCGACAATGATAGTAAATATAATTTTATGGGTAGTATTATACTTGATAGGTGCTGTATTAGGCTATCTATTATGTAAACTACTTAGAGGAACGGACCCTGATACAAATAATGAGTGGAATGATGTGTTTTTAACTATCATTTATTCATTAACTAGTTGGGTATGTGTATTTGTACTATCAATTGTTATAGTTATAGCCTTACTATGCACACTAGAAATTAAAAAATTTAATAAAAAACCACCAAAATGGATGTAAAACATTTTATAGTATATGGGATTTTCTATCTCATAGGTGTATTTATGACATATACACTAGTAACTGACTTCAAATTAGTCAAAAAGAACTCTTTAAAACACATTTTATTGTCATTAACAAGCTTCATTGGTGCTTTTTCAGCATGTTTCTACTTCTTATTGTCCAGTTTAGGTACTGAAAAGAAGAAAAAAGAGAACATAATGCAGAAAATCGAACAAGAACTTAAGCTTTTAGCTGATATTAATCGAATTAGAAGTGAAATTTCTGCTTTTATTGATGCAAATAAGGATGATAGAGTAAAAAGTATCGGTGATAGGGTAAAGATTTGGGATGGTAGCGGTAATGTTGACAAGGTAAGTGGAATAAAACGTGATGGAATAGACCCATTATTCAAAAACATTGGTATTGTTATCGAAACTAACTGCGAAAGAACCCTAGTACCATCATTACCATGGGAGAGTGAGAAACACTTGGACCTATTAATTGTATTCCCTGACGGGGAAGAAGTATACACCTCTTCAAATTTCGTTCAAATCATAGACTAATGGAAGATTTTAAAGTATATCATTATATTATCTATATAGTAGGTTATATAATATCATACCTCTTCTTTAGACGTATCGACAATGATGCTCCTAGGACTTGGGAGAAGGTTATAAAACGAATATTTGTATCGTTAGGTAGTTGGGTTACAGTCCTTTGTGTGTTCATCATCATATTTATGATTATGTGCGGGATGATGATACAAGATTTTGGAGTTTATTTGGAGACCACAAAGTTTATCAAATATGCTAAAAGTTTCATTAAAGAACCGCCAAAATGGATGTAATTATTTATCTAATAGGCTACGTACTATGCTACATAGTATTTAGATACCTACTTGTAGGAAAGGATGATAGTGACGGTTGGAGTGAAATCGGAACAGCTTTATCATTTTCAATATTTAGTTGGATAGGAGTAATTTTATGTATCATTATATTCATAATAATGGGCATACTATGGTTAGTAGACAGATTCAACATCAAACCGCCAAAATGGCTCTAAGAAAAAAAAAACAAAAATATTTGCAAAAAGACTTGCAACTATAAAACTAAAGTAGTACCTTTGTATAACATTTAAAATATAACATATGAAAACTGAGTTAACTCAAGAAGAAAAAGATTTAATACCAGTAATTGAGAAGAAATGGATTGACCTTGCTCTCGTTAAAAACGTAGACGGTATCGATAAACCATTATTTGAAAAAGGAATCAATTGGTTGTATGACCGCTTCCTTAAATTACCAAATCCACAAGTCGTGTATTGTGATGGTTTAATTGAAGCACTTATCAAGATTACTCTTGTTAAGGATTACGACAAAGAATTGGAAGACTATAGCCCTGATATGGTCCAAAAATTCTACGACAAAGAATTGGATGAAGAATTCATTTCTAAGGTTCGTGCGAATTATTCGTTAAAATCTTCTTACTGTGGATGGAGTAACTTTGGATGGGTATCATTCTATGATTACTTCACTGAAATTAAAGTGGTTGATAACCCTGATTTCAATCAGTACAAAGAAATTATCCAATCTAATGTGTTTGAAACATTCGAATTTGAACATGTGGTATTTGCGGTACAGCCACCAATTAAAATCGTGAAAAACGACAACAACCAATTACACAATCCACTAGGAGCGTCAATTGAGTTTATCGATGGAAGTAAATTCTACTACATCAATGGTCGTGAAATCGATGGTGAGTTAATCACTAAAGGATTTACAAAAGAACGTTTCATGACTGAAACTAATGAGGACATTCGTGGTGCGATGTATACTATCATTGAAGGAAAAGGTGGAGAAGGAGCAATGCTTGACTTCTTAGGAGCCTATGAGTTTGATAACGATGTTATCACACACCAAAACGGGGATAAAGAGATATTAACTCTTTACAGAACCACAGAAACGTTCTCTGAACTACAAGACATTAATGGTAAACGTGATGTTCCATTATGTTGGTTAAGATTGGTTTGCCCATCAACTGGTCAAAATTATTTGATTGCAACAGACCCTTCTTTCGAGAAAGCTGTAGACGCTATCAAGTTCCACAGACCCGAAGATGTACCTTTTGATTTAGATTATACTTGGATGAGTAGAAGCTAATTCGAAAAGGAAAAATAAGAATAACACAAAAAAACATTTTAAAAATGGAAAAATTAAATTTCGACGGTGCGTTTCAAGCGCATCAAGGTGACGTACAACTTCACTCTTTAGCACAGTTACCATCAAACGTAACAAAAGTGACTAAAACATTTTTCGCTAAATCAGAAAAATCAGGACATGCTCACGCATTGTGTGGTGACTATGAGTTATACGAAAATGAATCAGGTACACAGTTCGTTGTAGTTGGTAGTGATGGTGCAACATTGAACCACACAGGGTATCAAAACCTTACTCCTGAGTATTGGAACACTAACGCAGTGCTTCCTGTGGCTGACCACAAGCCTACAATCCTTAAAGCAGGTATCTACCACGTTGGAATCCAACGTAGAATCGACCCGTTCAAAAGCGTTTGGGAGAAAGTTCTTGACTAAATCAAACAAAACCCTACTTCGGTAGGGTTTTTTTATTAAAAGACAATATGAAATTAGGTAAAAAGAAATCTCAAAAGATTATTGACAAGCTTGATGATAAAATATATTCCAAAATTGACAATAAGATTTTCAAAAAGGTCAAAGGAAAACAATTCGGCATGGTTCAAGATAAACTGAATAGCGTTTATGAATTGGGTTGGAATGCTGACATAGAAACAATTCAAGAATGAAATTAGGTAACGAAACACATAGTACTTTAAAACCTGAAATTAGCTATATGTGGGGCTTTATCAGGGAAGTTAAAGATTTAAAAATTGATATCAATTTAACAATAAGATTATTTGGTGATTTTGATGGAAATATTATAACTTTTCCAAAATCATTTTCCGAAGTATAAGTAAATTAATTTAGATAATGAATTTAGGAAGAAGAATAGATGAAACACTAGCACATGTTCTTGGACGTGTTATATTCACGGCAGTTGACGATAAGATTTTCAACGCACTAGAAATAGATGATTACGAAAAAGCCAATGAGAATTTCCATAAGCTTGATTTATTTGATGATGTGGCTGACAGCTTAAATATTTTATGGGAATGAAACTAGGTAATACAAAAAGTGAGAAAACTAAAGATGATATTTTTAAACTTTGGCTTATATGTAGAGATAGTCGTAACGAAGTAATAACTAATAGTTTATCAAACCATGTACTTGTTTTAATAAATCATAATATATCACGTAAATTATTCAAACTAAATGAAATTAGGAATTAGTAAAAAGCTAGATACTTGGGGAGAAGGAGCTAGAATCGAAAATAAGATGAATAACTTAATAATCAAGTCTGTAAGTCAAACAATGCTTGCAAGGGTTGTTCATGGTGTAAAAGAGAAAATTGAAGATAATCTATTTGATTTATTGGAAGTATGATACTAGGAGAACACATAAGAAATAATGTAGCAGAACTTGTTGAGAAGATAAGAGACGGTGTAAGAGCTGAATCAAATCGAAGAACCAATGTAAGTACTAAATTAAAGGTGTCAGGAATAATAGGTAATACAAACGAAGCAGTTTTACAATTTGAATTTCAATACAGATATACATTATGAAATTAGGTAAACCAATTGATAACTTATTTATGAATGGAAAGCTTGAGGGTCTTCAAACCCGACTATACAACAAGCTTAAGAAAGAAGTAGGAAAGAAGCTATATTTAGATATTGAAGGAACTATTTTTGATAACATATATGGTGAAAGTGTAGAAATTTACAATGAAGTTGAAGATTATTTCATGTATTATTTGGTAGTTTAAAATATTATACATACCTTTGTAGAAGAAAATTAATAACTAAATTAAAATCTATGGAATTTTTCAGTTTAAAGTATGTTGGTCTAACAGACTATTCTCCAAAAGGTATCATTCAATGGGCCATCTTCAACAGTAAATGGTTACTATTACCGTTCTTGATGAAGTTGATATGTTCATTGGTTATGCTTGGATGGGAATACTGTTTCCACTCTGATGTATCAGCAGAAGAAGTAATGCACATCTTGCACGGTGTCGATATCGTAATGATTGCTTATTTGGTTCGCATGATTGTAATTGGGTTATATAACTCGGCAATCGACAAATCACATAAGGAACTTGGTGAGAAGATATCATCAGGATTGCTTAAGATTAAATTATCAACATCTATCATGGGTGTCTCATCAATCCACTTGTTACAATCTTTCATGCAGTTGCACGAAATGACTGATAAGAATTGGTTTATCATCAGTGTAAGGATTGGACTTCAAGTACTTATTCACTTGGTATTCATTTATGGTTCACATATCTTAGCTAAGATGGAGTATCTACATGACCTTGGTGAGTCTATTCACAAGGAAGAACATGACGAACACGAACAAACAGAAACACACGACCACTAATGGCAAAAACAAAAACACCTACAGAACACTTGGTAGTAATCGTTCATAAGAAGGGCGAAGTACCACCAAAGTTATATGACTGTCCTATTGGTGAAAGGACGAAAGAAGACGCAATATTGCAATCACAAAAAATTTATGAAAAAACTTATGGTACGAAAGATTATCAGTGGCATTACTTTGCTCATTAGTATTTTATTACTAACTGTATCGTGTAATCAACACATCAAAAAAAGTGTCTTTAAGACAAAAGACGGTAAAGGGTATGTCTACCAAGACACTGACGACCTATTATGGTATTACATCGTTTACAACCAATCAAATGGTATGTATGAAGTAAGCCCTGTAAACGGAACGCCCGACTTCGATGCAAGTTCAAGCGTAAGCCTTGACTTATCATCAGCAAACACAAGCGACTTCGCAAGTGTATCAGAAAGCATGTCAGAAACTACAGGTGAATCAGGAGAGGCAAGTGCTGACAATGATGCCAGTGGTGAAGGAATGTCAGAATCAACTGGTGAATCAGGTGACGGTGGCGGTGAATCGACTGGTACTAGTGATGCAGGGTCCGATGGTGGTGGCTCTGATGGTGGCGGTGGTGGAGAATAACCACACCTAGATAAAAGATATATAAAATCCCAATGAACATTTGTTTTATTGGGATTTTTTTTGTACCTTTGTTTTATGGAATTAGGTAAACGTATAAATCGACACATACCAAGTGACTTTACTGATACAGTAATGATTACTCTTGATGATATAATCATGCGGATAAGTGTTGCAGGTAAGTCTTCTATTGATGTAAGTGGTTTAAGACTTAGCCCATTTTTATTTACATTATTTAGAAACATATCATTATGAAATTAGGTGAAAATATAAACAAACATGTACCAAATTATTTTACAGATGTGGTTATTGTTACATTTGCTAATAATACAATAATTAGCTTAGGTGTTAGAGGGAAATGTAAAATTAGAGAATTAAACCTTGACAGTTATATGTTTAGAATGTTTAGGGGTAAATTATTATGAAATTAGGAAGCACCAAGAAAGAAACAATAATGTATTTTATTGATTTAGTCAATAAAAATTCATTCAAGGTAGCCTATGCTAGACTTGATTGTAGTATTCCTATATTCAATCAGGTAAGCCAAGGTATTAACATTATAAGAACATCAAGAGACAATGAACTTAGGTAAATTTAAATCAGCACCAAACATAAGAATCGCTATGGATATGATTCAGCGAAACCTTCAAAACAAATACATTGTTAATACTGGTGGTTTTGTACATAAGTACATGCCTAATCGTATGGGAGAAGTTATGCAAGAACGTTACACCTTATTGATATCTGATGATTCTAGGTGAGCCAAGAAGAGACAAATTGGATAAAAGTATATCAAATGATATAAGTTTTCCAATTATACAGAAAGGTCGAGAGACCTTAGAGTATGAACTATGGTCTAAAATCAAAAATGACCTTGGAATTAAGGTAATGGATTCAACACCAAGAGTAACAAAGATTTATAACAAAATAGATATATGAGAAAACTTATACAAATAGGTAAACCACTTCAACGAAAGTTTAATAATACTATGACTAATAGATTGTTAACTAGACTTAGTAATCGTGTTGAAAAAGACCTTGCATTTCCGTTGATTGAAGATTTAGTTAATAGCTACAAAACAGAGGATATAAGCGATTTTATGTCTTTATATATTAAAGTAAAACACGTAAATGCAGATGGATTTATTGGATGGTCAGCAGGTAGAGGTGTCGATGTTGGGCATGTCTTTGACGAATAGAACACGTCCCTTAAAAATTCACATACAACAAACAATATCTCATAAATGTGTTGATATTATTGGTGTGAACACCTACAACGATGTTAATGTTATTTTAACAAATCGGGTTATCCGAGCGGTTAATTTCGAAATCCGTAAAATACGTAAACCATGAAACTAGGGAATAAAACAGATGTAAATACCGTAACTAATGCTTTACATGAGCTTAAGTGGGATATTGTTTGGGATGCTGTTGCGAAAGAAACAGGACTTGATAATATGGGAACAGTGAGTGAAGCGATTTGGGATAAGATAGACGATGAATTATTCTTTGATTTTTATTATATTGACTCAATAAATCCAACATATCCATGAAATTAGGTAAACAAAGAAGTAATCCAATTCGTTCACTTATTCAGTCTCTTGCTTATACAAAGTTTTGGGATGAAAGTTTTAGTGCTACAAAACCTGAGTTATGGAATGATATAAGCAGAAAGACTTGGGATAGAGTAAACAATGAAATAATTCCAATATCAGTTAGGAGTGAAATTAGGTAAACCAATACAAGATATAGTCACTAAGGCGGTTAAAAATCTATGTTACTATAAGTTATGGAATGATACCACAGCTGTAACTGACCGTGATTTATGGGAAGACTTAGCTGTTAGGATGTGGGATAACGGATTTAATATAGAGATAAGTGAAATTAGGTAATCCAATAGGACAATATAAACATGTAACAATGCTGAATAATTTAGCGTTGTCAATCAGATGTAATGATGAAGACTATGATATAGCTGATATTGTATTATGGGAAGGTGTAAAACAAGCAATAGGAAATGGAGAAGTTAGTCTTAGGAGAATTTATAGGGGTTAACCTAACCAAGCTTATAAATAAAAATCAATTGGATATGGATAAAATACTCTATTTGAAGGTTAATAACCTTGATTTTGATAACGTATTCAATGACATTTATAATAGCGTAACAAGAAACATTCAATTCAGACACTTGATTGAGGAACATATCTTGTATGACAGAGAACAAAGAGATGCAGTTAATCAAATGTTACCTTTTTAATATGGAACTAGGAGATACAATATACTACGAAATGCGAAATAAGATATCAGATAATATTTGGTTTGTACTTGCAGATGAGAACTTGAACATTCAAACCGAAATTGGTAATGAAATTAATGAAGAAATTTGGGAAAAACAAATCATTTTTCCTAGTAGAGGTGAAATGATTTAATATGAAATTAGGTGAAAGACAACTAACAAAAATACTAATAATCAATGATGTTAACACAATAATTAATATTGATTTGCGTCGAATATATTATAACGAAAGAATTAATTTCACTGGTAGTACGCTTCTAGGGAATTTAAGAATTATTAATTTAACTTGGAGTATACGTGAACTTAGGTAAAAGTAAATCAGAGAATTTTGAAGATTTAAATAAAGAACATAAGAAAGACTTACATGAGAATATTAAGGTTTCTCTTGATAGAGTATGTCTTGATTATTGGGATGATTGGGATAGATGGGCGTCAGGACCCGTAACACAATTAATAAAGGGAATTAGACCAAGAGTATATGAATTTAGGAAAACAAATAGACAGCGTTGATTATCGAAATAATGTTCTTATATCGATAAACAATATGGAACAACAAATAAATGCTCCTAAGTATGATTATGTTCATGGATGGGGGCCTTGGGCTGACCTTGATTGGTTTGTTGATATATTTCATTCAGATTTTAGAGTATGGATTTAGGTATTTCACAAGCAAATAAACTATCAGATATTGATAATGAAGGGAGATTTACATTCAGCGAATCAAGTAGATTCAGAATAAAGCTTAGACAAGAGTATTGTGATAAAAGGTATAGTGAAGGAGTTTTTATTACAGCAAATTTTAATTTTGTTGACTTAAATATACAAATAAATGAAATTAGGTAATCATACAAGAGAAACATTCTATACAGTCCATCATATTTGGGCTAAGTTGCTTGAACGCAATAAGAATGAACGTATAGCTCTAACGCTTTGGAGAAACGTTAATAATTCAACTAATGATAATATAAGTCTTCAATTGGCTCCATATAAAATAAAACGAGTATGATACTAGGTAATAAGGTTGAATACAAGCCATATAGCGGAATTGGTTGTTATACTAGGGTTTATATAAATGGTTTTATGCATAGTCTTATACATAGAATTGTATCAATTAAAGTAACCAGTAGACTAACATTAGGACTACAAAGGATTAGTAACAATAGAATCATAATCAATGAAATTAGGTAGACACTTATACGATGTAACGGCAAGTGAAGGTGCTGGAAACATGCAGACTTTCTTCATGATGTATACCTATGGTAAGCTAGAAACTAAATTGGCTAATTGGATGTATGCTAGAATGATACGAGGTTATGGTAATACGTTACCAATAAATTATAAAGTACTATGGACATGGGGAAATTGGGATTAGGAGAGCCGAGGTCGGTAAGTTTAGAACATGACGTAAGGAAACTATCAAACCATATGTTTGACTTGGTATATGATGTTAAACTAGAACACAGACCGTTCGTAAATACTAACGCTAAGATTAGACGAAATCTAATTGATGTGAGAAATTTACAAGTAAAGTAAAACTTTTTATCAAATAATTTGGTATATTGAATTATTATACATACCTTTGTTAAAAATAAATCAGATATGAGAGCATTAGTTTGGATTCTTTTATTCATTATACAAGTTATTACTGGCGCAATGACCATTTGTACTTGGATTCTTTGGGTAACAAGCTTCCCAACAAAAACAGATATGTTTTATCCTTGTTTTGCATCATTTATTATCTGTAGCTTAGCGTTTATTATTAATCAATTCCTGCAACATACGTGGGATAATTACAAAGACAATTAAATTATGAAAGATTTACAAAGTTTCATTACGGATATGGTTCGTATTGAAGAAATTGAGTCAGTTCAAGCATTTGGACACTACCCATTTCAATTAATGTCAGAGGGGTCTGATGATTCGTTAACTCTTGCCGTGCTTGACTTAGGTGATGTAATACCTTGCTACAAGATATTTGCTGAACACTTAGCGAAGGGTGCCAAAAGAATCTATATGTCTATTGACTTTCCTGCGGGTGGTGACTTAGCAGAAGACTTCGTTGCTGTATTCCAATACGAAAACGAAACCTTTAATGTTGTAGCGTTGCCATATGATGCTGAGGGAACACAATCTCCACAAGTAACAACTGAACAAAGCGTTCACTTAAGTGAACTCAAAACTCAGTTTGAAACGATTGTTAAAACTTTCATTAAGCAAGAGGCTTAATATCAATCAAAAGAAAAGTTAAGGGATAATCTGATTAGTTGGATTATCCCTTTATTATATTTAACCAATTAGCTATGCTACTAGGAAAACCATTAGAATCAGAAATCCATAATAATCTATATGATTTATATACCAGTCATGGACGTATTGCTCATAATCGAAAATGGGAACGAAAACTATTATTACGTTTCTTTGAACTTGAAATGGTTTGGTGTGAAAGAGTTGGAATGACAGATGTTCAATTCAAGCGAATAATGAAGAAGATTAACAAACGAAAACGCAAGGAAAATGCTATTAGGAAACAAAATAAGGATTAGAGACCAAGGCGGTAGAGCTATTTGGTGTGAAGTTGAAGATGAAATAAAAAGAAATGCAACTGAATATATCAATACTATTGTTAATCGCTTATTATGGACAAGGGTAATGGATGAAGTAGGTGAAATATCAAGATACAAGATAAAAATATGAAATTAGGACAACCATTTGACTATGAAATAGCTGAGAGCTTAAACCATTTGTACGAAAATAGTGTTCATTTTCTACAGAACCGTCTTTTTGATACCGAGACATATTTGCTATTAGATAACATCAATGTATTTGGTGCTTTGATGGTTAGTAGCGTATATATTCCAAGTCTTGATGATGATGATTTTTAGATTAACTTGTATTTCTCGTTTATTAATCGTATCTTTGTATCATGAAAGTAGGTAGGTGTTATAAGGAGCAACTAAACCATGAGATGAATCATGTTCGGTTTAGAATCGAAAATGTGATTGAGAAATCTAATGATTTAGAGAATGAATCTTTATTACGTCTATTTGGATTTAATTTCAGATTAAATAATTTAGGAATATGAATTTAGGAATAAAGGTAAGTCCAAGGTGTCCAAGGCTATATGATAATCTACTTGATGATGTAAATATAGTTTGTGTGTTAAGGCCACAAATACCGATTTATCGAATGAAAGACAGGATAGTTAGAGGAATTTTTAATTTATTTATGATAGATGAAATTAGGTAATCAACCGAAAAAGAAACTTGAATATGAAACAGTTTATTATGAAATTATAAATGGTATCAGTGATGAACCGTTTTATATAAGAAATAATAACCTTATATACAATCTTTCAGCAGAAATTGGAGAAGAATTAATAGTCTTTAAAGTATTAAAAGTATGAAGCTTATACCAATAAACAGAGGTAGTGTTGCGACACCAATCTCAACAGAACGAACCAATATGTGGTATAGTATTGTAAAAATAAAGAATTGGGAATTAGAGGAAGTAAGAAACACTATAAAGGATAATGTAATTGAAACCGTATTCGGGTTAACCCAATTCAACAATAAAATGAAGATATGAAATTAGTTCCAATAGCATTTAGATATAAAATCATGCAACTGAACGCTACGCTTTGTGAACATGTAATGGATAATGAGAGAAGACAGAAAAAAGTTCATGAATATTGGTCAGTTTGGAAGTTGAGGGTCCGACAAGATGTATTTGCAAATCAATTTACTAATATGGTCAAATGGAAGTAGGAAAACAGATAACAAGCGAAGCTCTTGAACTCTATAAGGTAATTATCATTACTAAGAAAGAGGTTGAAGAAGTTGTTCTGTTCACTGGTAATAGAAATATGGACCCGATAATATCACTAAGATGGACACTAACAGCACTGGCGCAACAATTTGAATTAGATATATGAAATTAGGAAGACAATTAACGAAGGAAGATTTAGTACCATGGAGTATTTATCACGAGTTAAGTAGGGATGCTAATACCAAAGCTCATATGCATGCAATGAATGAAGGGTTTAGAGACCTAGATAATTTAAGGGAGTCAATAGTAATTATGTTAGTAACTTACGGTAGATTTAATTCATTATGGAACTAGGAAAAGAAATACAAAATAAATTTACCTGTTGGGAAGTTTATGAAAAGGTACGCAGAGAAACTGAAAAGAATTCAAATGAATTTCAATCATTAAAAAAATTAAAACTAAAACTAAGTAGTTATAATCTAATTGTATGGATTTAGGAAAGACAACCAACTATAATAAGCAAAGGTTTAATACAGTAATGCTAAGGCTTAAGCTTATTAATCGGAGCGGATGTATTTCAGCTAATGAAGTTTATAATATGAGATATAGATTTGAAGGTTTATTATTAACACCAAGAATAAATAAATTAATATGAAATTAACAAAGCCCGATAGAAACATTCATTTAACCTTATTTGTTTTAGGTATGAAAATAAAAGCTTATACGCAAAGAGCACATATCTTTGATATGATTGAAGTAACAGAACAAACAATTATTTTTGATGAAACACCAAGTATGTTATGAAACTAGGAGAAAAACCATATTTCAATCTTCAACAATATATTCAATCTAAATGTGCTGAAACACTCTTTTATGAAGTTGAAATTGAATCGAAAATAGAAATCCTATTCAGATTTTTAGTTTTGGATATAACATGTAAAAACTTATGAAACTAGGAAATAAAACAAGCAAAAGGAATATTGCAAACTTCAAGGAAGAACACACAAGAAAGATGTTCAATACGAACGAAGCCTATGCAGTATGGCATATGTTTAATCGTATTAATAGGAAGATGATTAATACTCATGATATAACAATACCATGGAATTAGGAATACCTGTAAGGATTAATTTTTATGATGAAAAAAATCCAATCCGTAAGTTAAAGAACGATATTTGGAGTTTTGTAGCTCCATTTGTTATGTTACGTGACGCTCATGAACCATTTAATATTAGACCAAGTGTCGTAAATGGAATAATTAACCAAGATTTAGAAAATAGTTTTGATGAATTATGAAGCTAGGACAAAACATAAAAAAGAAAAATTCTCCAAGGAGACTGGTTGATATTACTGTAGCCCAGTTGAATATTGATTTACATATTCACCTTACAATAATTGGATTAGAATATAGAGTAATCATGGAATTAGGTAAATATACTAACATATGCGTTTAGGAGCAAGAACAGGAGCAACACTAGGTACGCTCATCGATATTGAAACACCAATGTTTGAGATTATCAAACAAAATATAAATAACAATAAAGCGGGAAATCAGTTACTGAGTAACGTTAGCCGACCAATAAGTAGGATTCATAATTCAATTTGGACAGCGGTAAACTTTAAATTAATGACATATGAAGCTAGGACAGAATATAAAAGAAGATTACAGGACGGGAATAGATTTTGGCCTTTTTTTTAGTAAAAATGGACAAATAACTGGTACTGGAATGCAGATATTTAGTAAAATAACAAGACACTTGATAGCATTAGAAACACTAAATGTAAATGAAATTAGGAGAAGCTAAAAGCAGACAATCACGTAGAAATATCAAAGAAGTGGTTACAACAGATAGTATTATGATGCTAATTAATCAGTTTAGACCTCTTATTCCAAACGGACCCAATAAATTTATTGGAAGATTAAACAGATATAATATTTACATCAATGAGATTAGGTAAACCAATCCTTCATCAACTAACAATGAGCCTTAACTTTGTGTTTAAGTATCAAAAATTTGACTCGAAGGTTTCTTCGTTAAAGAGAAAATGGAACTTTCAACAATTTGAAATTATTACAATTACACACTTATGAAACTAGGAGAAAAGATACATAACTATGAAGATATTGAAAATTTAATAAAATCACCTCTTGATGATAAGCACATGTTCAACGGAAAGTATGAATTGGCTAGACTTATTAGAAGACTGATGATTAACTATAATGTTTTTGTAAGAGAAGAGCAAATATGAAACTAGGGAAAAGAGTTGCTAATTATCGAGATATTGAGTTTTACATTAAAGGTATTCTTGATGATAAATACATGTACTATGATGTACCTAAAGAAGCACGAAGTATAAGAAGCAATAGAAGTTATAATATTTTTATTTATATGGACATATTCAATAATTTAAGATGAAACTAGGAGAACCATTAATGAAACGAAACTTAGGTGTTCTCAACATGAATATTAGATATCTACTTGATAATACAGGTCAGAATATTAAACCCGCAGATTTTTTATTGGTTCGAGGACTGAGAAGAAGAGTAGTAATGTATAATTTTAGAGCAACACAACGAGAAATATGGAATTAGGAAATAGAATAAGTGATAGTAGAAAACATATCTATTATGAGATAAAATCTACTTGTGTGAAATCTAGCGAATTAGAAGCTAAACGATTGAGAACCAACCTAATTGATTGTAACATACACATAGCAAGAATAAGATGAAGCTAGGAAATACGTTAAAAAATAATTTACATGTTGAAATTAAAACTATTCCAAGTAACTTGTTAGTGAAAATGGACCACAAGCGACCTAATAATCCATTCTTTCAAAGTGATAATATGATGATACAAGCTTACAACAGAATGACATTGTATTTGGGAAATATTGTTAAAATAATAAATAATCCATGAAACTAGGAAAGAAAACAGACATAAAATGGTCCGAAATGGGAATGATGCAGACCGATATGGTTAAAATAATAGCCAGTAATTCAAAATTCGTTTATCCAATCATTCTTAGGATTGAAAGACAATTAACCGATTTTAAAGAAATGATAAGCTATGACGCTAGGGAAGCCTATATCCAAATCCAGTAATTACTATAACCGAATACTCGCTATTGAAACTGTTCGTAATCAAATGGGTGGACAATTTCTTATGAAGGATATACACTTTGAATATTTAGATGAACAAAGAAAAAGTCGTGAAGTAGGAGTATTCGATTTAATGGTTGTTTATAAAGATATGACACTATGAAACTAGGAAAAAAAACTAACCATGAGGCAATCTATAATGGATTATATGTAGCTAAGCAAAGTATACTGAAAACAATAACGCAACATTTACATACTAAGTATTTAGAAGCGAGACAAAGCTTAGGTGTTAGACAAAGTATTGTAAATACAATTTGGATTCAAATAATATAATATGAAAATAGGGAAATCACTTAGGCAGAACACTAAGATTTTTAGGACACAAGGACTTGATATGCTAATAACATACCAAATCCTCTATGCTAAGGCAAGCCACTATTCGTCATTGGATATTATAGACTTCTTTAGGGAGTTCAGAATTACAACATTTAGTAATGATAACACACTATTCATATGAAAATAGGAAAATCATTTAAGATGGAAATAGGTTGTAATAGAAGAGAAATGATTGATTCAATGATTGAAAACAAAGACTTATATATAATGTCAAGACAACACAGAACACAAGCTATTATTGATTATTTTAGCGGATATATACCAACAACATTTCGATATGGACTTAGGAAATAGTACAGTAAAACGATTCAACACAAAAAAGATGCTTCAACTCATTTATCTCAGACAGTATCGAATGAACGTCAGTAACGAATGGCGTAAGAATGGTAAAAGATTCTCTTTGGTTTATCCAAATGATACATTTATGCCGTTGTTGAATCGTTACGGACCAACAATAAAATTATGAATTTAGGACCCTCAAAATATAATACTCTAGGAAAAAAAGTATTTTATGAAGTATTAGAACGAACATATCAAATCTATCATACTATGGCAAAGCTTAGTATTGAAGACACACCAACACCACTTAACGTAGTTGAAAGTGAAATAAAACAAATTAGAATATGGACATAGGAAAACAAGTAACACAGATGCTAACGCTGGACATTACATCACAAATATTAAACAAGATATATAATCAATATCAGGTCGTTATACATAGTACTGGTGTAGACTTATTCATGAGGTTTAATGTAGAAAGACACAAGCAATGGATTTAGGGAAATCAGTAAATGAGAAATTACTAAATAATATAACAATTGAAGTATTCAATAAAATATACTATATGCTAGGTAATGGTAATGCTTTTGGAATGGATTATTTTATTAGTCTCGAATTTGATGAAGGTATAGAATGGATATAGGGAAATCACAAGTTTATTTGGTACAACAGTATGTAACGATGGTAGTTGTCAATAAGATATATATTGTTCCATTTGATAGACCAAAAGAAATGAGATGGAATAATTTTCGGACAAGTTTCGTTGAACAAAGACTTAAGTTATGATTCTAGGAAAGCTACAAAGAAAAAATATTGGTATGCCAATGAGATGTGTTCATAATGAAGTTAGAACCATGTTGATACATTCAGATAAAGATGGACGAACAGAAGTCTTACAAACAACCGATAAAATTCTATCATTAACGAGAAGAAATATTGAGATATGAAACTGGGAAACACACAAAAAGTTCACTTAGGAACTGAACTTAAATATGTTAATTGGAACGTTAGAAGCAAGGTTGAAGATAAAGCAACGAGAAGCGCAACACTACCAATAATGCGAATTTTTGTCAGAATAACATTCAGTTCAATAAGAGAAATATGAAACTAGGCGATATAAAAAAAAATGATATAAAGGTTGTTGTTTCTGATTGGCATAAAGAATCAGTATTTGATTTTCCTTTTAAATTTGGACTAAGTAATTATTACATCTTTTCAAGATTTAGAAGAACAGTAACAGTAGGACAAAATTTTAGTTTATGATATTAGGTAAGAAAATAGATAACGGCAAGTTCATTCAGAATGAAATTAAAACATTTCGTACAAGACAAAATTATATGAAAGATTTAGAAATAAATCGTTATGTTTATGACCAAAGTCTTAGTGTATTTAATACAGTTAGAATTAATCTTAGCTTCATTTATCATCTAGCATATAAATTTTACTTATGGATATAGGAGAATACACAGGTAAGCTGATAACAAAGACGATATCTAAGATAATTGAAGGAACTGGTAAAAACATTCATTCAAAAAGAAATGTTCCACGTGGAACATTTCATCAACCATTAGAACCAATTGATATATGGTTCAGCATAACAACCCAAATGAATAGATTATGAACATAGGTAAAACAGTAGAATCACAAGTAAGAAGCGAATTAGCAACGGCAAAGCTATATGAGCAGTGTTTTCATCACGAATTACATAGCAGAATGTCAAAAGAAGTACATAAGCTAATTGATGCTAGTATTTGGGATAGCCTAATTGAGAAGGTAACTGTTATCGCTAAGTGTGAAGAGTTGGAACGATGGAATTACGAAGCAATGAGTCAATGGAATTATGAAAATAGGTAAAGAAGTGGTTAATACAATACAAACTAGACTAGGACCTATATATGGAAATTGTTTTATTTATAATAAGATTCCTATGAGTAGAAGGATTCATGAACAAGTAAGGAAACGAATATGGAACAACTTAGATTCAACAGTAGTTCAAATTACTATTCTTAATTTAGAAAAATTATGAATTTAGGAAAAGAAATTGGTAGAGAACTTAACAGCAAATGTTATAGGGGACTGCATCAATTTACAAGTTATCATCATTTGGAACGCAAGGTATCTAAAGAGTTATGGTCGTATCTTGATGAACGGATTTGGGATAGAGTAATTGACATAGCACAATTGGCTTCGAATGGAGTTGATGATAGTAAAACACTGGAAGAAGAATGAAAATAGGAAAAAGAGTAATACCGATTGGTCCAAAAGACACATACAATGAAATTACACGTGGTATGATGCTTGAAATTAAAGGAAAGGTTAAGTATAATCCAATTATGGATGTTGTAGATAATACTTGGACAAGGATATTTATTCGTCTAATAAATTTTCAAAATATGTTATGAAATTAGGAAAATCACTAAATTACGAAACTGGTGTTTACCAAAGCGGTATTCAATCAATAACTGATAACTATACTAGGAAAGGACAAACAGAAGACATACGAATTGAGTTGATACGTCCGTTAAGACGTATGAAACAACGAGTGAAAGCCACGTTAAATGACATGACAAGGATAGATAGCTTGAGGTTCTTTACAATTATTGATTTCGACGATGCAGAATTAGACCAAACTGAAAGTATAATATGAAACTAGGACATGCACCAATTAGATGAATATAGGAAATAAGTTAGATAATACTATCTTACATAAGCAACAAATATTGCTTAAACAAGAAATGGGTCAACAAATAAGGTTTAATGGTAATGTATTAACAAATTATGACGTGGTTGATTTGTTCATAATAATAAGACATGCAGTAACAAATCAAATACGTGGATATAGGAAAAACAACAAGTGATGAAATATATTTTAATATAAGTGATTTTCATCTTAAGATACTCACACAGGAAAATCACAATATGTTCACAAGAACTAGAAGAGAAGAAATGCTTTTGATTGTATTTCAAATACCACGAAACCTGAGAGTAAGTCTGAAATTAAAAGTAGGAAAAAGATGATATTAGGAAATAGCACAAGAGATAACGTAAGCATGTGTTCAAGCAACATCAATCATAATCTATTGACTACCATACAAGGTACAATAAGAAGAGGTGTAAGACAGCGCAAAGAAGAATTAGCTCTAATTGTCTTCATGTATGAAAGAATAAATTCATTGAGGAAATTATGAAATTAGGAAAATCAATTCAAGGAGTATCAGGTAAAATAAATAGTGATTTATTCAATAATTGTTATAAACACAGGTTTAATGACCTGACTTCAATGAAGTTATATGAATTAGTTTATGTAGCGATTTGGCAGAAGACTAGTCGAAGATTATATATTAATATGTCAATTATTAATATATTAATACCAATATAATTCACGATATGAAATTAGGACAAGAACAATCAAGAGCATTACATAAACAAAGAACCCTCATGCTTCTTAGAATGATGAAAGAGAAGAACGAGAAAACAAAAAACATTAAAGTAGTAGCACAAATATTCAACAGAATAAGACTACAAAGAATAAGCTTATGAAATTAGGAAATAACATAGACCCAAAAGGAATATTTAATAAGATATTTCCAACTGGAATAAGCATTGTATCAATAGTTGTTTCAGCAAACAGACTAATAAAAATGAATGTTCATTCAAGCAAAGAAGCCTATCAGGCAAGTAGGGGAATGGATATCGGAAACATTCTTTCAGTAGAAGTTGATATTGACCATAATACAATTATTCACAATTACTCACAACCAACAGAATTATGAAAATAGGAGAACACACATCAATGAAATTATCTTTCGGCTTTGTACAAGACTTATGGTTCGCATTGACTAGTGAACAAAATAAGACACTTAAGGACGCTGAGTATGTAACTAAGCCTGAAATACGCATAGGAATACCACAAATTGAATATGCTATTTATGACGGGTGTAATTCATGTGCAGGATGAAACTAGGAAAATCGATAGGCGGGTTAATGGAAACTAAGGTTGCATTAAACACACTAGGAATGGCTTACCAATTAACAGAGGAAAGATATATCGGTTCAATTGATACTCGGTTTATGACCCTGAGATTTACCAAACCAAATACGGTAGTATGGTGGGAGCTTCAAGAAGATAGAGATTTGGACCAAATGATTAAAAATATTAACGATGAAAATAGGTAATAAAACAGATAAAACACTAATAACTAGTGAAATGGAGAAAACGATTGTTAATCATGTATGTTTACAAGTAAGAAGAATTGACTATCGTAACTTCAAAGAAATTAATTTAGTTTCTGATAATATTAGTCGATTATGTGGTTATATCAGCCAAAAGGTAATAACCTTAGATACATTAAGAAGATGGAGTTAGGAAAGAAATTACATAGACATACTGATACCGTGGCTTATTTCGTTGAAGGAATGGTTAATGCTGACTTTCATAGAGATAACACTAAGATTGCTTATCAATTCCTTAGAGAAGTCAGAACGAGACTTGATAACCAACTTGAACAATTCAAGATAAGAAACATTATACACAGAAAACCATTACCACGTAGAAAACCATAATTATATGAAATTAGGACCAACACAGAAACACCACATAATGTCACCGCTTAACGATATACCTTTAGGTTGTCATATCACATTTATCAATGAGAAGATGGTGTTGTATGATACAGCAGAAACCATACGAATTTATTTGGATGATTTCATGGTTAAGATTGATTTCACAGATATAGGAATTGACTCATTAGAACTTTATAGAATATGAACATAGGAGAATCAAAAAACAGAGAAGTATTCAATGCGCTGGCAGAAGTTCCGACAAGTTGGCAGTTCTATAACAAACAAGGAAATCTTTATATTGTAAATGATGATACAACCATACAGATTCATATAAGAAACTTTACGATTAGATATCCCGAAGAAATCTTAAGTCTATATGAACCACCAAATGAAGAACCCTAATGGAATTAGGAAAAGACATTAAAAGACAGCCAAGCATCTATTCGATAGAAGAAACAATATTCAACTATACTGAAATTAGGGTCCTCAGAGAACCAATCACTAGAATGAGACTCAGACTAATAAGACAAATGCCACGAACAGGAAGCAGATTTAAATTATGAAAATAGGAAAAAACATAGAACCAAAACCAACAGCAACGATTCTTAACAGAAGTCTAGCTGATAAGATGTGGAAGACCGTAACAACCAGTGTTCATTTTAATGCACGTCAAGGAATGAATAGACCAATGCGAATGATAAGAGACCTAATGGGGATAACATTTGATTTATGATACTAGGAGAGAACAAAAGAAGCATGTGGAACAATACAAAGGTACTTGAAAATTCAAGTGTATTTAGAAGCCAAATGATAGGACAAATCAACGAGACATATTCCAAGGAATATAAAGCTCATATATGGGATATAGGGTTTAAAAGGATGCCTGAATTATTAAGAAATAAATTATTTATACGTGATACTAGGTAAATCAATGCTCAAAGATTTCTATTACATTGAAACAGGGATGATAAGAACCGAAATGATGAAAGTTATTATTAAAAGTAGGATATTGGTTAAGATTAATAAAACATTTCCCAATGCAAACAGAAATAATATATGGAATCAATTCATAAGTATGCAAACTCTAAAAATAACAAATATACGATGATACTAGGAAAATCACAGAAGATACCACAACCCAAACGCAGATTTACCAATGATAATCCAATATTGACTAATCTAACAGCACAATGGGATGAGATAGAGAAAACACCAAATAATCTTAACGAATACTATAAGTATAGAGACACACAAGACTATTTGTTGATATTCAGTATTCTAGGCATCTATAAACGAAAATTAAGATTTTATAGATGAAATTAGGAAAACCACAAGGCTTTGATTTAGTAGGAAAAACATCAGCGTTTAGAGCTATAACACAATGGGAGATTTACGGAAATACAACAGGCGATATGACATTCCTTATATGGAATATGTCAGAGAACATAAATCTAATTAGAGTAAAAAGAATAAATCAACCATTATGAAAATAGGTAATTCACTATCTAAAAAATATACCAAGCTTGTAGAAAATATTGTACAACACACATATAATGAATATAGAAAAAATACTGAAAAATATCTTAAATCTATAAACAGAGAGAATACAAGACCAATAGGAACTGCTAAACCTCAGAATATATGAAACTAGGCTACCCAATAAAGAAATATAAGCTTCTTAAGCTCGTTGAATCAGGGTTTACGTCTCCTGATATGAATGTGGGCTATATGAACCAAGTTTGGAATATGAATAGTGATGTGTATATAAGCAGAATACTAATGATTAAACCTTTAATACTAAGACATTGGAAATAGGAAAACACATACCAAATCATCTGCCTGAGAACAAGTATCTGCATAAGATAGCACAACTCAGAATGTTCTTCTTTAAGTCGATTCGAGTTGAATATTATCTATATAACCATGTAGTAAATAGAATGTGGATTAAAGTAACTCAATTAGTAGAACCAATAACAAATAACGAAATATGAACCTAGGAAAACCAAAACACCAATGGGAAGAAAGATTTGATATGTATCTTTTAAGAAGCGAAATATCAGCAAGGGTTTCTCTTAGCTTTAAGACTCCTGAAAGACACGATATATGGAATAAATTAGTGATAACAAGACTTATAATAGGAAATATACAAAAGATATGAAATTAGGAAAAACAAAAAAAACCGTATTACATAAAGAGAATATAACAATGTGGAAAGGTTTCTTTCTTGAAATTGACAATCTAACAACAGGAAGAGTAAGATATCATCCAATTGGGATGGATAGAAAGATAAATAGACAAACTCAGCTAAATTTAAAATTGAAGTGATGAAATTAGGAAAATCAGTAATAAAATTATATAGAGGAATATCACAATTCTCTAATCTTAGTCCTATAACAGTAAGTTGGAACCTCAACCTAGCAGTAGGAAGAAAGATACATGACCCTGACGTAGCTATGCCGATTAAAAGCTATTTAATGTTGGAGTTTATGGAACTAATAATAACCACCGAATTTAACCACATATGAACCTAGGAGAACAAATACAATACTTACCTGATAATAAGTATCTTAAAAGAGATGCTAATCTAAGGTTTGTCTTATTTAAAACACAACCAAAAGTAGACCTTGATATTAAAATATATGTAGGTAAACTAACTTGGGCCAGCGTTGAAAGACACCTTAGAACAATTAAACCCAATATATATGAATCTAGTATATGAAACTAATACATATCAATACAACCAAATATAGACATGACCAACTTATGGATATGTCAGAAATGAGATACTATATGAAAGAACAAATAGATGATAACGATATTGATAACCATGATGTAAAAACTCCTATACGAAATATCGCAAGAAATCTAATAGAAATCAATAGACGAAAACTTAAAACACCCAAGGTATGATACTTAAGCCAATCCTAATGAAAAGAAATAAGACAAACCAAATAGCTGATGTTGAAGATATGAGATATCTAATGATGAGATATATTAATGAAGCAAACCTCGTTGATAGTAAAAACCTTATATGGCAAATCAGAACAAACCTATTAGAAATCAATAGAAGAATACCAAGAAACATATGATACTAGGAAAACAAGTAAAAACAAAAATAGGTGAAATGGCAATACCGAATGGTGTTCCTTTAGCAATGTATAGCAATGATAGTCCAATTTTTATGGTGTATGATAGAATAAGAAGACTACTAGGACATAAAAGTAGAACCAATATAATATTATGAAACTAGGAAAACGAATAAACCCAGACGTAAGAGCAGAAACAAGAGATATCATTATACATACTATTCACTACTTTGAACACAATATAGTTAAAAAGTCTGATTTTTATAAGATACAAGATATGTACGGAAATATCCTAAGAGACCTTAAGCCATATGTAACCGCCCATAACGACATTTTAAAGGAAAAAACGGACCACAGAGAATATATAATACAAAGATAAACAAAATGAACATAGGAAACCATATAACCAAATACAAATACTCATTTGAACAATCTAACGATAAAACATATATAAGGCTTCCTATGTGTAAGTATATAGATAAAGGATATGCATATCATACACAACAAATCATAAGGCAAATGACAGATAAAATGATTAGCATACTTATGAATAAAATAAGACAAATATGACTCTAGGAAAAGAAGTTGAAGACATAAGATATAAAATCTTAAGAAGACAAGACCTATACGGAATGAGAAGCGAAATGCTTAATATCATCCATAATGAGAACCATTCTACCGTGATAAATCTTATATGGGAAATGCCTACACGGATGCCAAGGACCCTCACACAACAAATACCTCGGATATGAAGCTCGGAAGGAATATAAGAAAAACAAGGAATATTGCCGTTGAAATTATACGAAATGAATCATGTAAGCAACTACTCGACAAATGCGCCCCTAAAGCCTATAATTACCACACGAACTATACCAATAACAAAAGAAAACCACTTCAACTACAAACAGAACTATTATGAACATAGGAAACCATATAATACAAAAAAGAATAATACATCATGAAAAAACAAATATGATTAAAATAATGATACACGTAATCATAGAGAAATATACCATACAAACAAGAGACCTCGTATGGGAAAATACCATTGTTGACCCAATAATCCTAATGAGAAAAATACAAGAAATATGAAACTAGGAAAACACTTAAGAAAGGAAACACATATATTCTGCGGTTCCGATAAACTTAGCGAAAAGATAGTAGACGACCTTATTCAGAGTCATGTCTATAAAGAACTATGCCAAGTAAGAAGAGACTTGAATTTCGAACTCATCCCACCTAAGTATCATCTAATATATTAAAGAAACATATAACGCACACATTTGTGTACATTCGCTGGCTCATGGCCTTCGGCACATAACAAATCCATAATGAATAATAACCACATACAGAAAAATCATATACAAATGAATAAAGCTATATACGAAATAATCCAAAGACTAGAAATGTCTTATCATCCAATCCTTGGAACAACATATAATCTTATAGAGATAACACAAGAAAAAGACTACTCAGAATCCGAAGGACCAACCTTTGAATATAATAATTCTATGAGACATATCCTCTCCCGTGTAAAAGAAATCCAAGAGGTAAAAGAATGCTCACATGGTAAGTCTTCCATACAAATGATAGGCAATAGAAGCTACTGCGACATATGCCAAAAATACGTCTATAACGCCATAGACTAACACATAGATATACCCTAAATGTGGCAACGCCCATGGCGTGTGCAACACTGCCATGTACACATTTGTGTACATCCATGTCCGAGCCATGTATGGCCTTCGGCACACGGACTCCACGGCTCTCATAGAAGCCGTTTACGGCATTAATATGTTCCAAATGGTACATAGGTTAGCACGTAGCTATTTTAGGGCTAATTTGGGCTTAATTTCGCTAGGGTGGTAAAAAGTGGTATTTTGTGTCGTTTTTAGGTACATAAATTGGAAAATGCTTTTAGGGTACATATATGCATATAGAAATACCTCCAATAAAACCTCCAATAAATCGGTTGTCTTCGTGTATTCGAAGGCGTTTTTGGCTGAGATTTTTCAGATACGGGCATAGTACACCCCTTATGTACACAAATGTGTCATTTGGCTTCGGTTGAGGTCGGTTTGTTGTATGCTTCGCCCGTGGCCCGAATAAATCTATATAGAAATTCTATATGAATCTATTTGACATAGGGAATCTGCATCGGACAAGTCCAACAACGTGATTTTCGATAAGGCGTTTTTAAAAAGGATTTACATAGGCATGGTTTTTAGGTACAACAAAAAATCCCCAAACTACAATCGAGTTTGAGGTCTTGTTAAGTGTTCCACGTGGAACAACTAGGTCACACACTACTATTATGCATAGCGTATCGTTAAAGTACAAAGGTACGACAAATATTTCTAATAAAAAACTTGTATATGAATTATTTTTGTTGTATCTTTGCAAACTTTTTTATTTTGTTGAGATTACTTCTAGCTACAAAGGTACGAAATATAAATGAGACTACCAAAAAAATTCGTTATTTAGACTCAGTCTAAATGTTAACTTTGTCGTAGGACGGAGTCTACTCTTCCACCCATTACGGCACGCCCTTGTTTGTATTTTTCAACGGTGTAAAGATAGGAAAAAGATTTTGAATAAAAAAATAAAAATCCAGGTATTTTCTAAAAAGTTTTATATATCTTTGCCTTATCAGAAACCAACTAAATAAAATGATATGAAAAAGTTAAGTGAATTATATAGTATATTATTAGAGGACTTTAAAAACCGCAATAAACAAATCGATGAGACAGACGGTATATATATGGGTGTAAGTGAATATAGCTTTTTATGTAACTGTTTAAAGCAATTACATAAAGAAGGAATTTTCAACGATGATGAGTTTGCGTATTTATATTCTCACTTTATATTACAGAAACCAAGTAGAACCGTAAATACTGCTTTTTATGACCATGAGTTATATGATGGAGATTATGTTTGGTTTAAGACGCTATGTTATAGTAAAGAAGCTTTTGCGTTACGAGTTCAATTATTAACAAACATCATTTCTAAATTAAAAGAGGAATCTAAATAAATCTATATGAATAAATCAGAACTCCTAGCGAAATTAAGTTCACAAATAAGTGAACCGCTAACATATTGTAACGTAAACGATTTTGAAGAGGAAAAACATTTTTTGTTTAATATTGGTCGTGCGTTAATTTGGGTTATCCAAGAAAATGGAATTGTAACAAAAGTATTAGATTCTGTTGAAATGGGTTATGATGGTTGGTTATACGATAACTATACGGAAGAGAATGAGAAGCTTGTTAATAATTCTGTTGTAAAGATAGAGATTCATAAAGGCGATGTTAGGATATTGAATTCTAAAGCCAATATAGAATTATTCAACGAATTGGTAAAATATCTTTAAAAAGATTTGGTAGTATGGATTTAATTTCTTAGATTTGTCCTATCAATTAAAACACATAGAAATTATGAACAAGAAATTTAAATTACCAAAAACATTTGCTCTTAAATGGGTTAAAGCTTTAAAAAGTAGAAAATACAAACAAGGGAATAGTTTTTTAATCAATACTTTGACATCAGCAAAAGAAGCAACAATTGAAAATTCAACTTTTTGCTGTTTAGGTGTTGGTGCTGTTGTATGTGGTACACCAATTGAATATTTGGTTAGAATGTCATATATTGATAGACGTTTATTCAAAGAAATACCTAAAGAAATTGGCGGTTCAAGTAGTATATTGGTTAAAGTTTTATCTCGATTAAATGATGGAATTAGTAGAGACGAATTTAATCGATTGAATAAGAAATATAATTTCAGACCAAACATTATTGAATGGTGGAAACAACAACCAGAATCTACGTTAATCAAAACACCATTTTCTACCATTGCAAATTTCATTGAAGACAATTGCGAATTTATTGATGAATCTAAATAAATCTATATGAGCATACATACATTTGTTAAAGACGTTAACGATTTTGGTAAAAAGCCAATTCAAAATAATCTATATGAATATGAGCAACACAGTCCACGTCCTAACGTGGGCGACACGCTTATATATTTCTATCCTAATGAAAATAAGTTAGGGATTTATACAGTAACCAAGGAATTGGAGTTCTATAAGGATAGAGAAGATTTTACATATTGTCGTGGCGAAATGCTGAGATGTGAGAGAACACCTGAGCAAGTAATTGACGACTTAAAGAAAACACATTTGGGCTTCGCTATGGAGTTGCAAAAGACTATCATTGATTTATTAAAGAAATATCAAATAAAATAATATGAGCCAAACTGAAAAATTTGCAATTGTGTTAGATGCGTTCGTATTTGGGTTTATATTTATTTTTCATTTTTTATGTAGATAAATTTGTATATGTCAAATATTAGTTTTATATTTGTCCTGTAGAAAAACGTGGAAACTTTAGGTTTCCGCTATCATTAACCAAGTAGCAACGCTGGCGCATTGCACAGCATAGCCTAAAACACAACACTATGGAATCAATTAAATTAGCGGGTGCAATCATAGCACTTATTTTTACATTCATGTTTTCATTTCACTTAATCGTTAGATAATCTAAAACCAATTATATTATGAACAAAGAACAATTATTAGAAGCTACAAAAGCAAATGTTGAAACTCTTAAACAAGTTTTAACTGATGAGCAAAAAGCAAAATTGGATTATTCGGAATTGCGTCCGTTTACTGCTGATATGTGTTTATTCGGCCAACTTTTTGGAGATGCGAACAGCGACGAAGCAAAAGCCTTATTACCTAAAACCCTTAAAGGTAGTTACCAAGTGAGAGGATTTTATGAACACTTTGCACGCTTACAGCCTAGTTTCCGTATTTCGTTTGACAGATTCAACGAATTTGAAGTTGCTGATGATGGACATTCAACACCTATTGAGTTATTTCTTATGACACGAACAAATTCCGAAGATTTGTTTAAGTATCTTAAAGGAGAAGTTGAAGCCTACGAGCCAGCGTTTATTGACTAAACAAAGGTAAGATAAAATAATTTAAAAATAAGTCATCATTTATTTGGTGGCTTATTTTTTTTGTTTTATATTTGCCTTATCAAACTAAAACACATACACAAAATGGAAAATTCAAAATTAAAATCAGCAGTCTATACAAATCCTACGGGACTAATGAAAACCGAAAGATACCTAGTTGAAACACAAGAGGACTTAAACGCATTTCTTAAGGCATTCCCTGAGAATAAACAGTTTCTAGGTAAAACACTTAAAGAAGACGTTGAAAGAGGTAAAATCGTTTTGCTTACAGATATAACCCTGAGCGGTTTTAGTTCATATTGTTATGAAACGATTGTAGGTAAAAGAGATATTATCACATTGCATCCTTCAAGTTTTATTCGTGTAACATCTAAATAAATCTATATGAACTTAGGAGAACTTTTAGACGTAAAAATTAACTTTGATAAGTTGATGGATGCAAAATTGTTAGAAATGGTTTGTTTCTTTCAGGACAATATGTGGGACGGGTTTAGCGACGAAGACGACCCGAAATTTATATCGAAAGACGATTTTGATGCTATTGAAGCGTTAGCCGATAAAATTAAACATATGACATATAACATTGGTTGCCCTAATTCGGTTGCGCCTATGTTAGAAAGTATCATAACCCGTAAGTTAAAAGGTTGGCAGGGTTCAGATTCTGTTGAAACTGACGACCGTGTATATCATACGCCATACGTTGGCGAAGACGGAATAACAAGAGCAAAGAAACTTGTTACTAAAGGACACCGCAAAGGAAAACAAATAAAATCAACTGCTGAAAAGTATATAGTATTAAAATCTAAAGATTGGATGTTTCATGAAAAAGGTTTTATTATTAGAGGTCATTTCAGATGGAACAATAGAGGTTATATACTTTCAAGACGTGCAACTGATTTGTTACAAGATTTTTATTTGAATAATTTTTGTGAATAAATTAGGTTATATCATTTCTTTTATATATCTTTGACCTATCAATTTAAAACATATACACAATGAGTAAAGAAGTTAAAAGAAAACCATTATTAAGCACTAATAATCACAAAACGATTAAAGGCGAAAAGGTTGGTTATAAAACGTATATTCTTTATATGTCGCCTTTTAAGGCTAACAGCAAAGGTAAAAACGTTTGTTCCCACGCATCGACGGGTTGTGCTGAAAGTTGCTTAGCGGGTTCGGGTTTTGGTGGTATGTACGTTAATGTTAAAAACGGGCGTGTTGCAAAAACTGAGTATTTTTTAAGTAGTCGTACTGAATTTCTTTATCAGATTAAATCTGAGATTGAAAAGGCTATTAAAAAAAATGAAGCGTCAAACCTAAAGAATGACGAAAAGACTATCTTAACATTTCGTTTAAATGGAACAAGTGATATTGCATACGAAAAGTTTAGAGTTTTTGAAGGGAACAAAAACATTTTTGAAGTTTTTCCTGACGTACAATTTTACGATTATACAAAGAACTATTTAAGATTTGACAAGGTGTTACCTGCAAATTATCACTTAACATTTAGCCGTTCAGAGACAAACGATGTTAAGGCTATGGAAATTCTTAAAAAGGGTTATAACGTTGCAATTGTTTTCGATAACGTTCCTAAAACCTACAAGGGTTATGAAGTGGTAAACGGAGACAATGACGACCTGAGATTCTTAGATAAAAAGAATGTAGTCGTAGGATTGAAATATAAGAAAATGACGGGCAAAGGTGCTGACAATAAAAAGGCTTTTGAAAGTGGTTTTGTTATTCAAAACAAAGAATTGCAATTAACATAAAATAATTTAAAAATAACTATCAATATATTTGGTAGTTATTTTTTTTATGTCTATCTTTGACTTAACAAATTAAAACACACACATTATGAAACTATCATTATCAAAAGAAGAGATTAACAAAGTATTTTTAGATGTTCTTTGCAACGGTGCTATCGGGTTTTTAGCTCAGTCAGACGTTGAAATGACATATTCTGACGAAGACTACCAAAAGGTACGTGAAAATGGAGATTGTTACGAAGACGTTCTTTTAAAGATTATCAACACAGGTGGTAAGTTGGAGTTTGTCGATACTGAGGGCGACGAGTCGAAAACTCTTACACTTGAAGTGTTAACCAAGGCACTGACAAATATTGAAAACCAAGACTTTGCCGATTACGTTTTAACTCTATTAAAAGAAGAGGGAGACGCTGAAATTGGTTTATGTGTATTGCAGTATATTCTGTATGACGATGTTATCTTTGGATAAAAATAATATAACCTATCATTAATTTGATAGGTTTTTTTGTATATAGATTTATTTGACTATAAGGCAGGACGGAGTCTACGTCTCAGGTGTTCAGCCTTGCTTTGTAATCTGATGTAAATGTACAACAAATAAATTTAATATCCTAATGAAATAAATTTTTTTATTCAAAAACTTTGCATTATATTTGTCCTATCAAACTAAAACACATACACAGATGGAAACTAATAAAGCTTACAGTAAAGTACTGACAGAAAAAAAAGAAGTTGCATTCTTTAAAAAGATTGACTCTTATAAAAATGAATTGGATTGCAAAGAAGCACGTACCCTAATGTATGGCGGTGTTAATTTGCATGTGAAACTAAATAAATCTATTTCAATTGTTCCACTTAAAAAAGTAGATTTTGGATATATCATTTATCTATCGAATAATGTTCTTAGTGTTGGAGATTTTCTTTTTATATCAAATTGGGAGTTTGCCGAAATTGAACGTTTAGGATTAACACTAGACAAAGAACAGAATTTCAACGGTTGGAGACATTTTTGGTTTGCTGATAAGGTTATAGCTGAGTTTGTTAATCCTTTGGAAGTTCTACAAAAGCAACTTAATACTGCTAAAAACGAGAGAGACAATCTTAACGATACAATAGAACGTTACGAAAAGGAACAAATTGATTTTATTAAACGTTTTCAAAAGCAAATAAAATAAGATGGAAAAATTATTTATAAAGAATAACTTAGAATATCCTTATTTTACAATAACAACACTTAAGGTAAAAGACTACGCCTTAAGTGTTATTGAACAAATGAATATAGGAAATGTAGTAACCCTCAACAAAGAAGCAATAAAAAGAATAAAATAAATGTTAAAAAATTAGGTTATATGAAACTAATAATATATCTTTGACCTAACAATCTAAAACACATATAAAAATGGAAAAATCAGTATTTTTAAAAGAGGTTAAAGCAGAACTAGACACTATCAAAAGTAGAGCAACCGAAGCAGAAATTGCTAGGTTGAATTTTGAAACTTTTGAGCATGATTCAAGAACTGCTTGTATTTACGGTCAAATGACTGGTAATTGTGACGGTCAACGAGCTAACAGCTTGCAAGAAAAAACTTATGATAGGGTTCAAATTGAAGGCGAGTGCGTTTCTCCTACATATAACCCATTTAAAAAACAGGACTTTTCTAAAGGAAATTCTTACACAGCCTTGGAAAAATATTTGTTTATGGTAAAGCCTGTAACACACGGTAAAATCATACAATACCTTAAAGGAGAAATTAATAAAATAACTCTTAGATAAATCAATATGAAACTAGAAAAATTTATTATCGTTTTACCATATGCAATTATGGTTGGGTTGGTTTTATTATTCGTGTTGAATGTTCACACTAAAAACCACTAAAGTTGAATAAAGATATACTTGTAGTCCTAAAGACTAAAGAACCCCTATTTTGGGAGAGCGACAAATTTGACATAAACAAGGTTTATCGTTGTTTACCCGTTGAGAATGAGTATATTATCAATGGGAATCCGTTTACACTTGAAGAGTACGAAATGTATTTCGAATTGGCTTATGATAGAGTAATCAGGGATTGGACAGAGATAGGACTTGTAAAAGATGGAAAACCGATTTTCTATAAGGAATTTAAGGAACTGTTTGAGGTTGTAACATACGGCAAACAAATCAATAACTTAAGAATTGGTTTTGTTGGAAAACCTAAAGAGAACTATTACAAGTTTTACCCTAATGTTGATGCGAATAAACAGATTCAACTTAGAGAAATGTATACTATGTATGAATATACGCTAAATGGCGAACTCTACTTTTTAGATAATGGTAGCATACAATTTGGAACATTTGGCAGATATATCAGTTACATAAGAAAATAATTTAAAAATAACTATCGATTTATTTGGTAGTTATTTTTTTTTACATTATCTTTGACTTATCAAACTAAAACATATAGAAATTATGAAATGGACTTACGCACAAATTACAGAATGCACACCAAGACTAAAAAACCATTTATGTGCGGTATATAATTTTATACACTTGCATAAGGGTTCAGAGAATCCAAAGCTTAAATCAATTGATTTTACCGTTGAAGGTGTATCGCTTGCAAAGCGTATACTAGACAAGTCAAACACGTCAGATATTGTAATGGAGAAATTTGTTACTAACTTCTTAGATAGTCTTACAGCGATTGAAACAATGGCAATGATTCAACCAAGTGCAAAGATTTTCTTTTTTAAAACCGTAGATACTGAGGTTAACGGTATTGTAGAATCAATTGAGATTGGCGAAGAAGTTGTGTTTAATGACTTTGATATGGAAGAAATGAAATACAATATCGGGATTCAAAAGAGACGTTATCCAAAGTTAAATCTTATCTATAAAAATTATATTCCTGCTGAGGTAGAAATTTATTAAAAAACATTTGGTAGATTGAAATATTATACATATCTTTGAAATATCAAAATAAAACAAAATACAATGACAAAGACATTAAAGGTTATAGCAACAGGTTTGGTTCTAGGGAACTATTGGGGCGGTGGTCATGGTATATATGCTATGACAGTATTAGAAGCTGATTCAAAAGAAGAGCTTTTAAAGTTAGCTAATGAGGGTTTAAAAGATGGCTCATTAGATGATGGAATGGGTTTTGAATCTCTTAGAGGTGCAATGCTCGATATTACGTTAAAAACCTCGATAACGTATGAGGACGAAGAGTATATCAATGAGAAGTATCAATTTGATTCCGTTGGAACTCTTACAGTTGAGGAGTACGATATTTTAGAACGAACACTTTTAGGATTATGACAATTTCATTCAAAAAGTATAAAGGTCATTTAGAATATGGCTTTTATGGAAACAACAGAACCGCAATAAAATTAATAGATTCAACTGATGGCAGTCTAATTGCCGTTGCAAGTGTTAACCTCGTTGATGAGGACTTGAAAGATGATGAGATAGCTATCAAAGACCATGCCGAAAATGAAGGTATGTTAAAAAGTCTTATTGATGCTGAGGTGGTAAGCGAACCAATTCGATATGTCGAAAAGGGTTATGTAAAAATTCCTATCTGTAAACTATTAAAAACTAAATAGATTAATATGAAAAAGTTAATTATTGTATTGTTATTTTTTAATGTAGCAATGGCACAAACAGGATTTAGATTAAATCCTACAGAGTACTTTACTGCAAGAGTTTTTGTTGACCCAACAAGCTCAATCAAAGAAAACGGTTTAGACTTGGGAACTGAAATTGAATTTGTAGGAAAAGGTGGTTATGTAAAATTGGGTGTTGAATCCTTCAGCGTTTTAGAAGGTGGCTACACAGATTTACACGCTGGCGGGGGTGTTACGTTTACTTCAGGAATTTATGAGGATTGGCGTTATTATGCGGGTGTTAGAACCGCTTGTGTGTGGCGTAATGGTGGTTACGGTATTAATTACGGGTTAGAGGGTGGAATTGATTATGATGTTTTGCCTAACTTGGCGGTGGGTTTACGTTGTACGTATGACTACAGAGCAGAGCAGGAAATAATATTCAATTGGAAACCTGAAACAAAATTTAGCGGATTCGTTACAGTTTCTTACAAGTGGTATTTTAAAAAGAATACACCAAAAAGATTTTAGTTAAAAAGTTTGGTGGTGTGAAATATATTTTGTAAGTTTACACCATCAAATTAAAACACTTAGAAATTATGAAAAAAGAAGTTACTATTACAGTATTAGCAAAGGATGTTCTTGAGAATTCATTCCTTAATGCACAAGAGTGTCCAATTACAAGAGCATTGGCAATTGCGGGGCAACCTGAGTTAATTCATTGTGGTTCCGATATTTGTCTTGTAAAAGAAGGTGCAGACATTTGGAAAGCTCCACAAGTTATTAATCAATCAGATGAGAAGTTCAATGAATTAAACAAATATATTCTTGAAGCTTACCGTTTAAAAAATACTGCACCTGACGAAATCAAAGACTATACAACAACATTAACACTTAATTTTCCAGACGATGAAAAATCTAGCTAAAGACAAGTACCAAGGAAACCCAAAGTATAAGGCGGTGCGAACCGACCATGTAAGCGGTTATTCCAAAGGAGTTAGCGACTTTGACAAATTGACAAGTAAAAACGCTAACCGTGCTGTTAAAAAATCAGCAAGGCAACAAGCCAAATTAGAAATCAGAGCCATTATAAATCATTTCATATAAAATAATATAAGCCTATGGCACGTGGAAAGACCTGCGAAGAGTTATATATTCAGAATGCAGAAAACGGAATAAGAGCTATAAAGATGAGGACAAAAACTCCTCAAGTAGCAAATGTAGAATTGTATTTAAACAAGCTAAAGCCCGTTAATATCGGGATGTATGATGAACTGCATCAAAAGTATCAGAACGTTTTAAAGGACTATAACAATAATAATCGAAAATAATTTAAAAATAACTATCAATAAATTTGGTAGTTATTTTTTTTTATTATATATTTGTCCTATCAAACTAAAACACATAGAAAACATGAAAGAACTTATTATTTTACCAGCAGTACAAACAGGCGATATGTATGGTTATTCAGCTATCGTAATGGAGAAAACACCTGAGCTGATTGCTGAGGTTGTAAGACTTGAAAACCTATTTAGACAAGTTGTAAGCTTAGATTCAAAAATTGGTGAAATCAATTATCCTTTTGTATCATTTGATGTAGACTTATTCAACGAGAATTATGATTTACAGCAAACAGAACAACAAAGACCCTACACACAGACTGTAACGAATGACGACTATAACGACTACACAGAAGAGGACGACGATACAACAAGAGTTGAAAGTCCTAGTCTTTATGTGACTGAAAGAGGTTTAAGAATCGTTTACAATTCTAAATTTGGAGATTCACAAGTTGACGCAAGTTTTTATTTTGAAGATTTTTTCAAAATAGTTTAAAAAAAATTAGGTTATATCAAAGTAATACATTATCTTTGACCTATCAAATAATAACAATCACTAAAACACTTACACAATGAAAAAGAAATCAACATTCGAAAAATTCTATGACTTTATGTCTAAGCTATTGTTCAACGGGAAGCGTACTGCTCCATCTCAAACAACTTGGGCATAATGAGAAAGATAACCACCGATTTAGAAAAAGAAGCGTTCTTTGTACTAACAGACGACAATTCAAGAGTACTTGCAATAGTTAGAGTACAAAGCGGAGAACAAGACATTACACGTCAGGTTTTGGGTGCTATTGCAGACGACAGACTTGCTCAGGACTTAAAATTGTTGTACGGCAACACATACGACGAGAATTTAAAAGAAGTTCCTGTAACGTGGGATTTACATATTGAGCAATCCAGCTTATCAGGGTCAATCAACTTTGATGTTGAAATGGTAGACGAGGACGACCCTGACGAACCATATATTTATTCTTTCTCATTAGAGAAAACAGAAGTTTACTAAAAAACTTTATAAAAGATTAGGATAGTAGAAATATTATCCTTATCTTTGCTAAAGAAACCTAAAACACATAAAGCCATGTATTACAAAGTAAAATTAAAAGAAGGTCATTCCGCTAATGAAAACCAAGTCACTAGCGATGGACAGTACCTAAAATTTTTCGGTTTAGATGTTCCTTATCTTTACGATATAAAAGGAGCAAAGAATAAAGCAAGACTTTTCGGTGGAACACCTGAGCTTGCAGTCGAATCACAAGCCATTAAAAACGGTACTGTAAGTATTGTTGATATGACTGCAATTGATTCACATGTTAAAAAACTGTTAGTCGGATTCAGAACAGATTCAATGTTTGAAGTTAATTTAATGAGGGAGATTTTTCGCACAATACTTGAAAGTCAGAGAGAACCAAAGTTAAATTATTTCATGCAAATGATTGAAACTGATTACATATTATTAAAAACATAAAGATGTTTTAGTTGGTAATCGCCTAGGGGTTGTGCCTGACAGCGGTGGAAATGGGAGAGACGAAAGTTTCTCCTTTTTTTTTTTGTTAAAATGTTTGGTAGTATGGATTCTTTTATATATCTTTACACTATCAAAATTAAAACACTTACAAAATGAAATTATTAGTACCATACGATTTAGGTGACCTGATTATGACATCAGGACGTAAACAAGGATGCATCAAAGGAATCTCAGGAACTATAACTGAAAAGGGTTATAATGATTTGCGTTATGATAATGCTAACGTTACACGTTGTCAACCAATTGATATAAAAGGATATGAAAATATCAAAAAAGAAGACTATAAAACAATCAGTTTTAATGTTCCTTATGAGATTGGGCAAGAGGTTTTCTATCAAAATTCAAGTTATAACGATTACGGTACGCTTGCAAAATCTAAGATAATCGCTATAGAATTTGCTCTTTTTAATGGTGGTGGAGTATTTTGGTATCGGGTTGAAGGTAGACCAACAACAATTGATTCTTATAATATCTATTCGAGCTTAGAAGACTTTAAAAAACGTACCAATCCGAAAAACGATAAACCACTGCAAGACAATGAGCGTTATTTGTTCACAAGCTATGCTATTCAACAAAACCGTTTAGAGATTGTAACATTCAAAAAGAAAACAGAGGTTCACAATGAAGTAACAAGCGGTTACGAAAGTGGCGAGAAACTAAGAAGTAGTAAGTTTTTTACTAGCAAAGAAAAGTTTTATAATAAAATGTTTGGTAGTCTCAATTTAATTTCTTAGATTTGTCCTATCAAATAAAACGATAGAAATTATGTCAGTAAAAACACAAACACCTGTAAGACCAATCTACGAAATCGCTAACGAAATCAGAACTGATTGGAAAACCGTAAACTACGCAGCTAAGCCGTATTTAATTGCTATGCGAACACTAGACAAGATAAGTGATTCTTATGGTATGGATTCAGCAAAATCAATCATTGCTTATTTTCTTGCCAACGCTGGAACTTGGCGAGGAGAAACCGCAAAGCGTGTAAAGTTAGAATTAAATAAAATGATAAAATAAAGTAAAAAAGATTAGGATAATAGAAATGTTATCCTTATCTTTACACTATCAAACTAAAACACTGGAAATCATGGCAGAATTTTTAACTGACAAACAGAAAGAAACACTAGACGCTAAGGATTGGAACATCATTCCTAAAGGAGCATTCATAACACTATACAAGCATGAATTTGAAGTTGATGTGTGGAGACGTTATGCTGAGATACTTGGGTTCGATGCATCGAAAAGAGTTGTTAAGGTTTTAGCAATAGGAACATCTAAATAAAACAATATGAAATTTACAGCTACCAAAGAATTAGACTTATTTCCAATAGGCGATATAGTTCTAGCGTGGGATAAAAAATGTCGTAGAAAAGGTACACGTGTACTTATTCGTGATATAACTATTCTAACAGATACAAGGCTAAATATTGATGTTGAAATCAAAGATAAATTGATTACTAGCATGAAGCACACAGGGAGTGAATTGTTAACCGATGGTAGAAAATTCTATACAACCTTTGGTACAGCAATTCAAGAAATTCAACACCCTGAGTTTGATAAGGCGTTACTAAAGTATCGAGCAGAAATCTAAATAAATCTATATGGAAATTCTTCAAGTTAGAATAGGTAGTGCGGTTGGTGTTTATTGGGGTCAATATGAAGTGAAGACAACCGACAAGTTAAAAGAGATTGTAAAGGATTCAATCGAAGTGTTACACCCGTTAAATTCAAGTGACGAAGGTGCAGAACTCTATCGCCAAAGGTTCAGAGGTCAACCAATCTTTATAAAGAAACCTAGTGAAAAAGAATTTAAATTATTGGAATAAAATTTGGTAGTTCCATTTATTATGCTTAACTTTGCATAACTAAAATAATCACAATGAACACAGCAGACGAAATTGCAGAGCAACTAAAGAATATTACTCAAACCGTTGAAGGATATCCTGTAAAGAACTTAACTTGGTTGCCTAATGATAATGTAATCAGAGGACAAGTTAAATGTCCTGTAATAGGAAAACCAAACTTACATGACGGTTATATCATTGTAACGTGGAGAAAAAACGGTACTCTTATGGCAAAATGGGGTGGAAACACAAGACCTGATTTATATTTAGATATGTCTTGCATTATATAAATTAATTTAGTATCTTTGTATCATGGAAATACTACTTATCAAACAAGACACCGCAGAATGGGATTTTATGTGGTTATGGTTGGAATTACACCCAATCAACGCTGACATTGAAGACCCACGCACAGCCGAAAATGACGGAGAAGTTTGGGAATATGTAGGAACATATAAGAACAAAGATAGAGTTGTTCACGAGTTTAGACACCGTAACCACCCTAAAACCAATACGTTATATAATGCTAGTCTTAATGCTAGTGATACTTTCAACGACGAACAAGTAGAAAGTAGAAAAAAAATCAAATAAAATTAGGTTATATCATTTAAATGTTTTATATTTGTCCTATCAATTTAAAACATATACACTATGAGTAATTTAGGCTTAATTCCAGTAAGAAACTTCGGTATACTAGACGAAGTAAAAGGATTGTATCGTTCAGCACAACCAATGTATGGTTATGAGTATGAATGGTTAAAAAACGTTCTTAATGTTAAAACGATAGTTAATCTACGTTCAGAATCAAATCACGATACAAACGTTGCTGTTAAGCACGGGATTAATGTAATCAACTTTCTAGTTGAAGACCATAAGTCGCCAAGCCAAGAGCAAGTTGCAGAATTTGTGAGAGTTATTCAAAACGACGACCATTATCCTTTGTTGTTCCATTGTCAACATGGACATGGTAGAACATCAACATTTTGTGTGTTGGCTCGTATGGCTACGGGTTGGAGCTTTGAAGACGCTATCAAAGAAGAGAATGAAGTTTTTCATTATCAATTTAGATATCAGGTACAAAAAGACTTTTTAGAAAATATTTCAACAAAAAGTTTGGTAGTCTCAGAATAAAGTATTACCTTTGTAAGGTAGAATTGAGATTGATAAGATGACGGAAAATACGTCTAGGGGTGCAGTCGCCTGTAGACTATTATCAATCTCAATTTTTTAAAAATATAACGGTTCTGTTGAGGTCCGTCTAAAAACCCAAACTGGACCATATAGCTTAATTAGTTCAATAGCTAAGAACAAGGTAAAAGCATCCTGCTCTAAACAGGGAAATGGGGGTTCAAGTCCCTTTATGGTTACGAAAAGTTTTAGGTGTATCTATAAACCTACAGTTTATGTGGACTGTAAAACTGCTAAGCAAATAGAAACCGTTAGCTCAGTTGGTTAGAGCGTTGGTCTGGGGTTGCTCATTCCAAAGGTCGTAGGTTCGAGTCCTGCACGGTGGACAAAGATTAAGTATAGTGTACAACGGCTTGACTCAGACTCAAGTAGGAGTTTTAGGGTGTCCGATTCCCTTTTTAATCTCTAGTGTCATAGGTTGCAAACTGTGATACGAAACATTTCGAAATGCTCCCGTAAGGGAAAGCCGTATAGTATTAAAGAAAGAATTCCCTCGAAAGAATTCTAAATGCATCTGAACTCGTCTTGGGTTCTTAGTTGTGGGTGCGAATCCCGCTACGGCTACAAATAATCTCAATGAAGACTGCCCAGTGCAGGGCAGGGATAGTTGAGGTTGTCTAGTAAGCTGATTATGTAGCCGACGGGTGAAGTAAGAGGTATTACGAACTTATTCGAATAAGCAAAAAACTTTACGGGTGCAATGCCCTAGCTAGTGTAGCTCAGTTGGTTAGAGCATGTGTCTGAGAACACAAGGTCGTTGGTTCGAGTCCAATCGCTAGTACAAATTTTTTGCATGGCTTGCAAATCTATTGTGTGTATGGGATTGGTTCTCCCTTTGAATGGCTACTCTTAACGGAGTAGCCATTTTTATGCCTTGTAGATACACATTTGTGTACATGCTATGTCAATGTGCCAAAAAATAATTATCGTGTCTTATATGTGCTAATTTTAAGCCAAAGAAAAACCTGAGACTTGCTCAGGTTAAATAAATTAATATGAATATCTCTTACTTAGATTTATTCGGGTACGAATATGTTAGAATCTCTCTAAGATAAACATGTTGTATCATTTCAGTTCCTAGCTCATCGCTATGACCCTCAAGCCAACACATATCACATTCAGGGTCGTTTTTCACCAAGTCTTTTAGATACTCTAAAGCATCGTTATAATTGGTAAATGGTACATAGCTACAATGCATTTTCACAACTGAAAATGATGTAAATTTATCCTTATAGTCATAAGGAGTTATCTTTGTGGGTTGTTCCATATAAATTGATTTAGAATGAATTGCAAATATACGAATAAACTTTTAATAAAAAAAATTAAATTTTGTTTGGTAGTTTAAATAAATTTATATAGATTTGCAGTATAGAAATTTAACCAACTATAACACACACAAAATGGAAGCAATAGCACAAAAACAAATGTCATTTAAAATCGGTGGAGAACAAGTAAACTTAGTTGCTCCTATTACATTCGAAAGACTTAATAAAGAAGTAACTAGAACTTACAACAAATTAAGTAAACAAGAAAAAGAAATCAATCGACTTATTAAGTTAGAACAAGCCAAGGCAAAAGAAATGATTATCGAAAGATACCAATTTCAAAATAATGCTGAAATGGTTCAAACAAGCAATTACACACGTTCAATGATTGCAGGGTTAACAGGTGGATTAATTAAAAAAGGTTTAATTAATCGTAATAAGATGTTTACTACAAAAGAAGACATTTTAGAGAAGGTTTTAAAAACTAATAACTATTCAAATTCTGACGGAATAGAGAAACAAAAAATCAGAAATTGGTTACTAAAACAAATCGTTGAAAGTGGAATCCTTGACGGTGTAATGATAGGATTGCCTTATTATACATGCGCTTGGGAAAAATTAGTTAATACCGTAATACCTAATATGTCGTTTATCGGTGTTGAGTTTGACCCGAATACATATATACTTATGCGTAATACAATATATAATGAAAATCTACCTATTACCCCAATAAAAGGAAAGATTGAAGACGTTATAAACACATACGAAAAAGACTCTTTAAGCCACGCTTTTATTGACTTATGTGCTATGTTAACAGAAACAACAATTACAACGGCTAAAACGATTATAGATAATGACGTTGTTAAGGTTGGCGGTTATGCGGCTTTTACTGTAAGCGTTGCTTTAAGATTGCAATTACATAACTGCAAAAACTATTCAACTAAAGAACTTTTCAACTCATTTGACCCTAAAGGAACAAAAGAAAATAGTCCTTCATTTCTTACAATAGTTGAAACGTTTAAAGAATTGGTAAAAGACTCAAACTATGAGTATATTGTTACTAAACACTACCAAGACAAAGGAAAAATGCCGATGGCGGTCGTACTATTAAAACGAATCAAATAAAATAATTTGAAAATAAATCGGAATTATTTTGGTAGTTCCGATTTTATTTCTATCTTTGCTAAAGAATTAATCATTAACCCAATTAAATACTAAAAGATGAACACAGAAAACACATCAACACCAATTCAAAACAACTCTAAGCTAGTTGAATTTTTACCAAACGTAACAGGCGATAAGTACCAACGTTTAAACACAAATCGTGTAGTAGATGAAGCACACGTAAGACAATTAATCGAAAGCTTTACACGCTTCGGAACCGCTGGAGCAAATGTAATTGTAATCAAAACAAAAGCATTCGGAAACGGCAAAAAATATGAGTACCTAAAGTTAGACGGTCAACACACCGTGGAAGCTTGCAACCGCATCGATTTGCCTTATAACGTGTTAGTAGTTGAATTGCTAAATGATACACGTTTAGAAGTTACTTTGTTTATGTCAGCATTAAACAACAACAAAAAAGCTTGGAGCAATAAAGTTTTTGTTAATGCATTCTTAAACACAAACGAAATCGAATCTTATATCGAATTGGCCGAACTGCTAAAAAATAGTAAGTTAACACTTACAGATATCCTTCACATCTTTTTGGGTAACGCTGGCCGTGTTGAAAACAATTTATTTCGTGAAGGTTTATTCACGTTTGATAAAATGGACGATGGAAAAGAGCTTTTACAAGCTACTACAAAGGTATGGGATTTTATTCCAAACTCAGCACCTTGCAGACGTAGCCTATTTAAAGTTATGCGTATCGTAAAGGATTTTGATGTTTTTGCCGATGCAATTATAGCAAAAAGCCAAGAGGGACAAAAAGGAAAATTCACAACTGACGAAACAACGTTTTTCTATGAGTTGGAGAAGCTTGCAAAAGAAACCTTTAAAGGGCAAACGTTTGATTTTCCTAAAAAGAAAAAAGCGAAAGCAGTAACAAAATAAAAACTTTTAAGTTTTAGTGAAAATAACCCGTCATTTATTTGGTGGGTTATTTTTTTATACCTATATTTGTCTTATCAAACTAAAACACACACATTATGCTATTCGAATTCCCTACTCTAGTTTTTCCAAACGATTACAAAGAAGACTTTGAAACGTTTTATGTAAGAAGCACAAAACCTATTACAAAGGTAGAGTTTGTACGCTATGAAGACGCTCTTATCTATTTAAATGAGATAATCAAAAACAATGATAATTGCGACAATTATACAATTGATGGTTATAGCACTATATTAGGATTGCAAACAATCAGCTACGTAGACGAAAAGAACGTTATTCCTTATGGATTCATTCCATCAAACCAAGGCTATTAATCATATAAATTTATATAAAATGGAAAGAAACTCAATTTGGCAAAGCAACGGGATAACATTTGGTTATCCTCAATGCTGTATAGATTCATTTTGCACTACTCACGGCTTTATGAATGCTGACGAAAATCAAAGAACTGTAGTGCAAAACGGCTTCGGGTTTATACCTTGTGCAACGCATGCAAAACAGATACTTAACAACGAAATAACAATTGAAAGTCTTATAAAGAATCGTGACCCTGAAATTAACGATTTTCCAAACGACCAACTAAGAAAACGATAAACCAAATAAAACTATTTAGTTATGAATACAAATGTAACAACACATCAAATAAATTCAAGTTCTGGACATTCCAGAGATTGGATTGATGCAGGTTTAACTTATGAGCAACAAAACAACCTAAATACTATAGGTTATACAGGAAGCTTAAACGGTGTTAAAACAAGTCAGGAAGCCTATTTAGAAAGCATTTCAACTGAAACCGTAGTATATAGACTTGTTCACTTAACATCTAATAATATGGATTTTAGTGATAAAGCTTTATTGATTAAGGTAGAAATATCAAAAGAATAACGTAAGACCCTGATAATCAACATCAGGGTTTTTTATTTGAAATTATTTTCATTTTATAGTTGGATATATCAAATATAATACTATCTTTGCATAGTAATAAGAAACCAACTAAATACACACATGAAAACACTTACACTTAAAACCGCAAACTCAATTGTTAACTTTTTAGACCTTGCAACAACGCCACTAGAACCAATGCAATTGAAACGTAGAATAGTTACTCTAAGAACGTTTATTAATAGATTGATGCGTACACCTCAAAGAATAGAAAACATCGAATTAAGACCCTTAACAGTTTCAACTGATTATGAAGTTGAAGACGGCAAAGAAACAATCGTACAAACTTACACATCTAAGTTAGGCGGTGTAATCAACACACGTATTGAAACTTACAAAAACAAACAAGTTGTAAGAGTATTCGCAAATATAGACAATGTATTCTTAACACGTAAAAACTTTATAGATTAGTTTTAGTTGGTAGTGCCAGCAATGGCACGGGATTGAGCGGGGGTTGTGCCCCGCTTATTTTCTAAAGACTAAAATAAATAAAAAAAAAACACTAAAATAATTTGGTAGTATCAAAATAATTACTATCTTTACAAAGAATTTAAAAACACACATTAATCCAATTAAAACACTACACATGAACACACAAGCAATTAAAGTTATCACAGTTGATTATCCTATTGAAATGACAGTTGATTTTTGCGAAACTGAATTATCATTCGGGAACATTGGAATTATCCAAATCAAAACGGCTGACGACGAAACACCAAAAGGAATCCTATTCAACTCACTACTGGACAAACACGATAAAATTAAAGCTATTCAATTGGATGCTTTGGATTATCATAGAGTACTTTATTTTGATATTGAAGTAATCAGAATCAAAAATCCTAACTTATCAGCTGAAGACCTTATGCACTTAACAACTGCACATATCACAACTCTTTACAATCAACAATTATTCACTAAAATCTAAAGACATGAAAAAGTTATTTGTTCTTACTGTTATGCTCGCTTTGTTTGTCGCTTGTAGCGAATCAAAACCAAAGATTCAAACTAAGATAAACCCGCACCGCACCGCTTTTAAGCTAAACAATGAAAGTATTGACCTTGGCAAAGATGGAATTGTAACCGCTTCAAATAAGCATACATTTATTATCATTAACAACCTCATGCCAAACATGAATGTTTTACATGATACGGACTGTAAAAAATGTCATATAAAATAATTTGAAAATAACCTATCATTTATTTGGTAGGTTATTTTTTTATACCTATCTTTACGAAGTATTTAAAAACCAATACTATGAACTATAAAGGCGGTATCAAATTAGCTTATAAAGCATTTGAACAAGATTTAAAGAACTGCAAAGACTATCAACAATTTAAAGCCGATGCAATTCGAATCGAGTATGAAGATAGACTTTTGAGAGAATCACAAAATCCTTACGAACTAAATTTAATCGACCCGATTTATGTTTTACAACCCGTTGAAATTACTGTTTATTATAGAGTACCTGAAATAGATACAAAAGAAACAAGGCACTTAAACAGAAAGTTATTCACTAAACTAAATAAATCTATATGAGAACTCTAACACTATCATTAAAAGCTTTTACAGAAATGCTATCAGGTTTAATCATTTCGGGCGTAACGTTTGAAGCTGAGGAAAAAGACGGAATTGTACATATTACATTTACAGGCGGTTATTAATCAATCTAAATAAAACTATATAAAATGTTAGACAATAGTATATTAAGCGTAGGAACAATTTCAATCTTAAAAGATTTTGGTATTACAACCGTTGAACAGTTGCAAAATGCAACGCTTCCAAAAGTAGGGAACAAATCTCATATATATGCAACTAATAAGTTTAAACAAAGAAACTTAAATGAGATAAACGAATATTTAAACATTCTTAAATTTTCGCCTTATTTCGGAAAACAAATAAAAGTAACACTTGAACGTTTTACGGGCGTTTCTTTTTATAATGTAATTGGGTTTGATTCAAACAATGATATTCTTTTACAAACAATAAAAGGAACTCTAACAAAAACAAAAAAACCGTTTTCAGTTGATAAACTTTGGTTCGATACTGAGTTAACAGGTCGTAACATCGAAATATTAAATAAACCAATTGAGGGAGAAACTTACAGAGCTATTGGCGATTGTGGTATGACAAAAGATATTGAAGTTGAAGGAGTTTTAAGCATTGAGGACGGCACATATTTGTTAACCAATAGATTTCAAAGAATATTTTCGGTTAACACTAAAACCCTTAAATTAATTTAGTTATAAAATAAATGAGATTATCTTTGTAGTCTCATTCTCTTTTTTTATCTTTACACCGTAATACAGAGCAACCGACGAGGTGAGACGTAGACTCCAACCTACAACAAAATAAAAATGTAGGAATTTCTGAGCAAATGTTAAAGTTTTAAAAATTCATATAAATTTATTTGGATATCTAAATATTATTCCTATCTTTGTAGAGCAATAAAGCAATAACCATTAAATCACACATCATGCAAGTAGTACACAACGCAGTAAGCCAACAAGAAGCAGTTAACGCAAATTTAGCTAAAATCGAAAAACAATTATTTGAAGTAGTTAAAGTTCCTTTGGTTGCTCTACCTAATTGGACAATCAGACAATTTTTAAGCAATCCTAAAGCAATGTTTATCGATTGGTTACGTAATCCATTTTATAAATCTCCTGTAGAGTTATACGGTGTTTACAGAAAAACAGGCGGTTCTTCATTAGGTGTTATGGGTTCGCAATTCGTTCCAATGCAACCAAAAGAGTTTTATAACAATATTGTTGCAACTGTTAACGAGTTTGGAGCTGATTTGGACTTAACAACACTACAATTTAAAGAGTATTGCGGTGGTTCAAAGATTGAGTTTTCAATCAAAATGTATCCTTTAAGCTTTAAAAATGATAAAGGATTGAATGACGTTACTAACTTAGAGGTTACATTTTCAACTTCTTTTGACGGTTCAAAATCTAATGTAATAAGCCTTTATACTGAAAGATTAGTTTGTTTAAATGGTATGGTTGCAAACAAATTGCAAGGAACACTAAAAGGACGTAACACACTTAACGGAAAAGCAAAGATACTTTCTTACACAAAAGAACTTGCCGAAATAGTAAACGGTGCAAACGAATTTAAGGAAAAAATGGAAGCATTAGACAAAATAAAGCTTTCTAAGGAACAAATTGAAACGTTTAAACTATCTTTATTAGGTTTTAATAGAGAATCGCTTAAAACAAGCGAAAAAGCAGAAACACGCAAACATACAATGCTTGACGAACTTGACGAAGCTATTAACATCGAGTTTGAAAGAACAGGACAAACGGCTTTTGGATTGTTGCAAGGTGTAACGTATTATACAAATCACATGGCGAACACCAGCAAAACAATTTCTGATTCTGAATATATCAGATTTAACCAAGGCTTTAAAACCAACGAAAAAGCTCAAGAAATCCTTTTCGAATTGGTTGCATAAACAGAGGTTAACCCCTCTTAAATGAGGGGTTTATCTTTTCTTAACAAAACTTTAACACTTTTAAATTTGCAGGATTCAATTAAATAACTATCTTTGACAAAGAATTAATAACCATTTAAAACACAGCATTATGAATACAACTACAGTTGATAATTGGGAAGGCTTTTTAGTTATACTTGGTGCAATGATAGCAGTTGCATACTATAGTGATTTAATAGGCTCAGTATTAAGAAAAGAGATTACAAAACACAGATTTTTTGTAGGGTTAATCCCTTTTATGGTTTGGGTTTTAATCTTCTTAGAACAATTTGAACAATTAGAAAAATAAATTATATAATCAACTAAAACACTAAAAAATGGAAACTTCAAAAACTTTCAGCAATGCCGAAAAACAATTAGAATTAATCAACTTCTTAGAGGCGTTTTTGCCTTCGGTTGATAGTGCAATCCCTACAGAAATAAACGAGGGCGGTTGCGGAATATTCGCAAAGCATTTATATTTAAACCTCTTAACTCTAGGTTTAGAAAACACGTTCGAAATTTATTATCTATCTGACAAAGATATGTTAAAAGATTTGAACTACACAATCCAAAATAACAAAATCAAAAATCAGCACGTTGGAATACAGCACTGTTTTGTTAAGATTAACGACTTTATTTTTGTAGATAGTAAAGGTGTTGAGGTATCGCCTGTTTTGGTCACAAAAGGCTCAAAAGAGATGTTTACGGGAACAATCAGCATTGAAGCGTTACAAACTCTTATCGATAACGATGGTTCGTGGAATGACGTTTTTGACCGTGATTGTGAGGAGCAAATAAAAACGGAATTGGGTAAAATGAAAGAAAAGTTTGAGAACTTTCTTACAAACGGTACTCTTGACGTTGAAATGCAACACGATATAAGACTAACTAAAAAAACCGTTAAGGCTAAAAAAGCTATGATGTGCGGGGGTTTAGCGGGTTTATTTGGTAGAATGTAAAAATAAATGCTTTTTTATTAGGATATAAGAAAGTAAATATATATCTTTGACAAGAAATTAATATTAACCACTAAAACCAACACAATGAAAAAAATCGTTAATGTAACAGCAATCAATCACAGAATCAATTCGATTGCTAGAGTTATTCTTACTAATTTGAATATTAGTAAAGTTGTATGTGACCATTTATTGGACGAAAAACATACAAGTGTGCATCGTATGATTGCAGGGAGTTTTATTATGTCTGTAGGCGTAGGAATCAGTAAAATTCATGTTACAATGGTGGTTATTCACTTTTTGTTAGATGGTGTTGGTTATGCTATTCACGGAATCGGTTTAATCCCTTACGTTGAATCGTTATCTAAATATGCTCAGCATTTAAACGATACGGTTTGCGAAAAGGTAGAAACAAAAGAAGACGAAAGCCCTCATTAACAGGGCTTTCAACTTCAAACCGAAAAATAATTAAAAAAATAAATGTTAAAAAATTAGGTTATAACAAACTATTATAATATCTTTACCAAAGAAATTAATACCAACTATAAACACACACACAATATGAAAACAGTTATCAAATTATTATTCGTAATCGTAGGCGTTACAATAATTTCAAATGTATCTTATGTAGTTTTTGACTACTTTTTAAATACTAGCGTAATCCTTTATCTTGCAATTGCCGTAACGCTTTTCGTTGCATACAAAGGAATCAAAGCGGACTTAACAAAAAAAGACCACCACAAAGAAAAAAATAATGCTTTTTAATTTGGTAGTTCCAATTTAATTTTATATCTTTACAAAGAATTTAAAACGAACCCTTAAAAATTACACATCATGTCAAAAGTAGTACACCTTACAGAAAAAGAATTAGGCGCAATCCTTCAAAACGTTGAAACAGTTCACGGAGTACCAAGCTTTGCAAGCGTATTGCAAGCTACAAAACCAAAATGTACAGTTAAAAGCCGTACAACTGGACTACCAAACCCTTATACAAACATCTTGAAATATTCTTACGTTTCAATCTTGTTAAATTCAGATTACGAAAAAGCCGTAACAAACCAATTAGCAAAAGAGGGCAAAGAAGCTGACGAGTACGAAAGAGGTAAAAATACAATGCCGTTGGATTTCTCAGGCTCAAAAAATCAATTCTTAGGCACTTTTAATGACGAGTTTGTATTGCAGTACCGCCCAAACGATAACGTTAAACCAAAGGTGTTCTATGTGGCTGACGGGATGCAAAAGGACAAAGAAGACCTTAAAGATTTTCTTCCATTGGACAAACCAAAAGCAGAAAACCAAGGAACTGAACGCCAAATCTTTTGGAATAAGGTTTATTTAAAAAACATAGTTGAATTAACTTACAATGGAACAATTTATAAATTGTTAAGATAATAGAAAATTTAACATAAAAGATTAGGATAATAGAAATGTTATCCTTATCTTTGTTTAAGAAATAAGTTAGTAATCTAAATCAACCCATCATGAAAAGACAAGCGAGCGTAGGAATGTTTAATTTATATGTAGTATTATTATTTGTAGCCGCATACGCATTAGTATGGTACACGTCGTAGGATAAGCCCTACGACGGGAGTACCCCCTACGTACCCCTCCCCCCGTTACCCCCCTCTATAGACCCCCCCGTGTGCCACCTGAAAGGGCCATATGGTCACATTCGCTAAATTTTTTTGGTAAATTTTTGACCTAAAATATAAGACACCCCCTTTTTCAAAAAATTATTTTTGGAAATTTTTTCATCTTAGATTCTAGACCACTTGCCTTTATCAAAAACATTCAGTACCTTTGTATAAAAATATACATGGTAGAAAAATATATCATCGACACAACAAACTACACTGGCAGATGCCCTGAGTGTGATGCCGATTGGGACCTAGGAGAAGCCCCTGACGTATGGCTTAAGACCAATGAAACAAGCGTTCCAAAAGAAATAGCTAGACTACTAGCTGAGAAGGATTCTAGACTAAGGGGCTGGACCCCTGAGAATAAGATGCATGTAAGCAGTCTTATTACAATAGAGAATTCTGATAACTTCCTTTTTGATACGACACAGTATTATCAATGTACTTGTTGTGAAATTGCTTGGAAAAAAGACACTGGAGAAAGAACGGATTTATTTAAGATTCCTCCTTATATGAAAATGAGTCATGATGATAAAATAGCATTTATTACAAAAAATTTTAAAAAAGACTAGGATATGTAAAATATTCTTTTTACCTTTGTACTCTAATATTTAAATAAACTAAAAAATAATCTTATGAAAAAAATCATTCTTTCTATAGCTTTAGCTATTGGTCTTGTGTCTTGTCAAGATTCTCCAAGACAAACTTCTTATGTTCAACAACAACCTGCTCAAGAAGTAGTTGTTACACCAGCGAATACTCAAGTGGGTGACAACCTAGACTTACAGAGCCTTGGTGAACTTGTTAAGCAATCAGCTAACGCACAAGACATAGAAAATAAATTAAACTCAAGCGGCTCTATCAACAACCTAGACTTGGATGGTGACGGACAAGTAGACTACATCAAGGTAAATGAAGTTTCTGCAAACGGAACCAAAGGATTTGAATTTCTTGTAGATACAAACGGAACACCTCAACAAGTTGCTGTTGTAAACCTTCAACAAAATGCTGGTGTTGTACAAGTTAATATTCAAGGAAACCAAGACATATATGGTCCTCAAGCTTATTATACTTCATCTCACGCACTTCGTGACCTTATGATTATGAATTATTTATATTCATACCACAGACCTTATTATAGCCCATACCACTATGGTTACTACCCAAGAACATATCGTTCATACAGAGCGGTTCCTGTAAATAACTATAGAAGCTCTAGGGTTACAACAAGAACTACAAGAACATATTCACGTCCTAGTGCAACTAGAACCCAAAGAAATTCTTCATTTGGAAATTCAACTTACAAGGCTAGACCTGTAACTGCGTCTACAAACAGAACACGTAGCATGGCGAGACCAACTGGTTCTCAAAAGTCATTTAGTGTAACTAGTACTGCTAAATCAAGACCTAGTACAAGTGGATTTGGAAGTCAAAAAGCATCAAGACCTAGTTCTTATACTTCAAGACCGAGTTCATCTTATACATCTAAGCCATCTCGTTCTTATACCTCACCAAGTAGAAGCAATTCTTCAAGAAGCAGTTCATTTGGTTCATCATCACGTAGCGGTTCAAGAAGAAGATAATGACCCTAATACTCTTAGCAGTTTTTTTTTACATTCTTATTGGTCTAATCCTTTTCTTTGGACAAGACATTTGGGCCCGTGAGAATGATTCTGATTACGAAGACATGACACCATATGAATGGCTTCAATACTTTTTCATTAGTGTTGTGTCTTGGGGACCAGCTCTTATTGAGTTTTGGTTTCACCTTTATAAAAATAAAAAATAAAATTTACATATGAAAAGATATCCTTTTCCTGTCAAAGACAGAGTTAGATACATGGGTCTTGTTTTATTAAATGAGATTATAAATTTTCAGCATTATTTCCCTGTACGCTTACAAGGTCATGATGCTTATCTTAAGCCTTACTTGGCACAAATGCAAGTAAGCGGAATCCTTGAGATTAAAGATAATCAATACATTCCTACACTTGCTGGTCGTATTGAGCTTCAGAACTTCTATGATAGATATCAAGAGTTCTTGCAGATGTTTGACATTTATTGTGCTGTAGACTTGGAAGCTGGAGAATTTGCTTTTTCTAGCAAAAACGACGAAGCTTTCGTTGATAGTGATGATGAGTGGTTTGCTTTCTTAAATGAAGAGCGTTTTAGTGATGTTCGTGTGGCTGTTGCTGATTTCAAAGGGATTAATCCTAATGAGATTGTATTTATGTCATTCTTGCAAGAGAGACGCTTTGATATCGTGGATGCTGACGGAAATGAAATCGACGGTTGGCAATATGCCTTGACTGACGAAGCTGGTGTTTGGCAAGAAATCGAAGACATTACAGATTCTGCAATTCCTGTGGAGCACTTGTTGCCTAATGGAGTTCTTGAAGATGTTATCAAGCAAGGAACTCAAATTGCCATGGATATTATCAAGGAAGCTGATGAATTGGACCGTCAGGACCAAGAGGCTGAAGATGCATTCTATGATGAGCAAGACGAAGTAATCGAAGAGGTTACTGAGTATGTCGAGGTTGTGGAGTTACCTTATTACGAATATGAGTATTACGAGCCTTATTATGACCCGTATTACATTAGCCCAATTTGGCTGTTGCCAGTATTATTATGGTAAACGTATTTACATGTTTATTAGCTACGATAGTAGTTTTTATACTTTTCGAAGTAATTGGAGATTTTATAATGAAATGGTTTAATCGATAAAAGATGGAGAATTGGATATATTTTCTTGGCGGTGTTGTTGTAACAATTATCGTCGGTCTATTTGTAATCTATCGATTATTTAGACATTGGTAATATTTATCATTATGAATGATTTTTTTACATCACTAATAATTTGTGGAATAACGACTCTAATCGTTGGTATTCTGCTATACTTTATAATTTATTTTATCAGAGAGATTCTGAGACTAAAATAAGAATGACAATAATTTATGACATATTACTTGGGCTTTCATCGTATTTGATTACGATGCCCTTGTACTATGTCATCATCTTTTTAATACACAAATACTATGGTTCTAGAAATAAAAGACCTAATAGCTAAGCTACACGAACTTGGACACAAGGTGGAAGTTCAAGATGAACGCCCAACGTTCTATACAGGCAGTTCGGGATTCATCTCAACGAATGAAAAGGTTCTACTTGAACACAAGCTTTCTAAGAAGCTAACTTTCTTTAAAGGGGATTCTTTACAAGATTCTTTTATAAATCTCTCAGAGGCTCTTAAAATAGCTAAGCGGCTTGATGTAATTAATAGAGAAGGCTTATATTCGAAAGATGTTATGGATATTGCTTCATACATCGATGGTCTAGGCCCTATCAACGAGGAATAATTCATATACCTTATAAAACAAAACCACCTTTGAAATTACTTCTTAGGTGGTTTTTTATTCTTAGGTGTCTTTGTAGCCGCCTTTGGCTTAGCCTTTGGAGGTAACTTGTTGATTTTCAGACTCTTTGAGCCAGGAATCGACTTAGCCTTCGGCTTCTTTTTCTTATACTTCTTCACTTCAAATATCCTTTTATCGGTCTCTTTTAACTTGATATTATAAGGTGCTTCTTCTAGAATGCTTAGGTCTAATAGCCATTGATACTTAGACCTTTCTTTATGTATGATGAAAGACATTTGTATATGGTCAAGGATTTGTTCTTTGGTCCATTTGTTTACCATAGCTAGTTGAATCATGCAAGGTAGTTGCTTCCCAATCTTTATTGCTCGGCCGATGTGCTTTACTTGGTGGCAAGTCGGGCAAAGGGAAATAAGGCCAGTTAATTTTTGGATATGGGTTTCGTCGTCGTAGTGCCAAATCTCGTGACATTCTACATTATGTTTATATCCTTGGTTTTTTCCTGTGTCTCCACAGATTTCACATTGGTTCTTGGCTTTCTCGTATGAGATGAATCTTATCTTGTCCCATTCTGACGATGTTACGGTTGTTCTTACGTTCGAAAAGTGGCAAGTTGATGGAATTAGTTCTACTGTTAATTTTGGTTGTTTAGGCATTGAATATTGAAGTGTTCTTTAAATTGTCTTCGTGGTATAAGATAGCCGTGGGTTGCGCTTCCTATGTCGCCAGCATTCTTAATTACACGAAAATTGTTATTATTTATTAGTTGTCTTAAATCGTTGGACTTGATGAACCATATTTCATTTAAGAATGGGAAGTAGTTTACGAACCAATCAGCTTGTGTAACGGAGATTCCTGAGTCTTTGCCTCTTGAGTGGAATTCAACGAAAATGTTTCCAGTATCTTTTTCAGGCTTACATATTACGTCAGTCTTAATCTCATAGGTAATTTCTTTTCCTTCCTTAAGCATCTTGATATCGTATTTGTTATTGTTGTTTGAATCGACGTGGGTTAGTCCCTTATATTCTAAGAATTCAACGATGTGTTGTTCTCCTTCTATACCTAGTTTTAGGTCTTGTCTGAAATTTAAATTTGCCATAAGTTTTTTATCAAATATAACGTATTTAAAAAATCTGTCAAATATTAAGGACTTGTGTTATGAACTTATTGGCTTCTTCTTTGTTGAATGCGAATATCTTTTGGATTGAGTTTGAGACCTTGTTTTTAATGGCTCTTGTTGTTGGTTCATCGGCAAGAAGGTGTACTTGTCCATCATCGAAGATAATGGCTCTACGAAAACGCATATTGTGTTTTACTCTAGAGACAGTATAATTTTTTTGTATGAAATTAACTACGATTTTATTGAATTCGTCTTCATATGAACTTTTCATGATAACATTTATATATAAATATTTGGATATATGAAATAAAGTCGTACCTTTGTATAAATTTAGAAGAAATGAAAGGAATTGAAAATCACATTCTAATGACTATTTGTGAGGAATCATTTGAGTTTTTTGGAACAACAAAGTTTACTACTTATACCAGCTTCTGCAATACCTTTAAGTATGCGATGATTGAGGGTAACTTCAGCTTTCCACAAAAGCAGATGATGACTAGGGTCGGAAAGATGCTAAAGTTGGTTTACGCCTTGGATGATGATTCTATTGGTTTTTATATCAATACGTATTTCAGCTTAAGTCAAGACCAAATAATTCAATTTGAGAAGGTTGTGAGGACCATGAAGGTTGCTTATCCGATGAGTAGTATTAATAAATAGGAACTACTTGAATTTCTCCTTTAAAGTATTGTGATTTTTTATCTTCTAGGTATTCGGTTAGAATTCTTTTAAGATAAAAGGTTGGATATGTTGGGGAAAATATTGGACTAAGCCAAGCAATTCCTTTATCTATAGCATTGGCAGAACTTCTTTTGCCACCGCAAGCATATAGGTATATGATTTGGTGGTCATTTGGAAATTGACGTTCGATATATTCACGTAGAAATTCTTCTTCAGACATTGCTTTTTAGATTAAGTATATTATATTTATAATTATAACAAAAAAAATTAAAAATTAAAGAATGGCATTAGAAATAAACGCAGAAAACTTTGACGAGTTGGTTATCAACTCAGACGTACCAGTATTGATGGACTTTTGGGCCCCTTGGTGCGGACCTTGCAGAATGCTTGGCCCTATTATTGATTCATTAAATGAAGAAAACAAAGATAAAAATATCAAGATTGTTAAGATTAACGTTGACGATAATCAAGAGATTGCTCTTAAATTTGGCGTTCGTGGTATTCCATTAACCCTAGCTATCAAAGATGGTAAGGAAGTGGAAGGTAGTCGAAACGCTGGTATTCAAGCTAAGGCTGAGTATCAAAAGCTTATTGATAGCTTATTGTAAGATGTTTTTAATGATAAAATAAAAGGGGCCCTCAGTGGCCCTTTTTTTGTTCTGTAGATATTTATTAGTATGAAAAAGAAATTAATAATTACGGAAAGTCAAATGACTCGTTTGAAACAATATATAGTTGAGGGCAGCGAGTCTGCAAAGTTTGTTAAGATGATGAAAGAGGAATTGGATGCCAACTATGAGGTATCTAATACATTCGTTCGTGAAGGTGGTGAATATTCTAATTCACCGATGATTAAGGTTAAGGTAGATGAGGAATTAATTACCCCTAAAGCCTTGTATGAGTACTTGAGTTACAAATACAAGAAAGGTAGAAAATTCACTGAACAAGTAATTAGGGATTGGGTAGATAACAAAATATCTGATAACTATATGCTTTCCAAAAATGTACCATTAAATTAATCTAATAATACGAGCTATGATACTTAAAGACAAAATAAGGCAAGTTTTACGAGAGCACTATGGTGATTTCAATACTTATTTGGAACATGAGTATGAAGATAGGCTGACAGAGCAGTTATCTGTTGACGACATAGGGAACAAACAAGCTTGGGCCACATACAACCAAGTGATACTAGAATTAAAGAATACTCTTAAGGACATGTTAAAGGTCAAAGAGTTACAATATAAGCTTACAGAAAACACAAATCCTAATGAGGTTTGTATTGAAGTGATTGAAGGAATTAAACATCGAAGCCCTGAATTAAGCAGGCTATATGATAAGATAAAAAATTTTTAATTGATTCTCAAGGGATTATCAAAGAGAGATAAAACATTAACAAAATAGTAAAGCTTAAGCGAGAGTCTGTAGATATTTATAGTTAAATAACACATACTTAAATGATACGCCATGAATGCTAATAAATTTTTATTGACAGCTAATCAAGGTAATAGAACTGCACTAGATAAAGCATATAATAATCATATGAATTCTGTCTTGAATTCTTTCGACGAAGAAGAAGAGAATAGATGGGAAACGTATAATTTAGTGATAAGCGAGCTTATGTCGCAAGGTAATAAGAATTATTTCAAAGAGGTTAAATATCGTTTAACTGACGGTGAAAATCCAAATGAAATTATTCTAGATATCATTGACAGAGCAAACGACGATGCAAGTAGTCTTGTATGGTTACTTAAACGTAGAATTGAGGAATATGTTGAGGATGATTATTTTAAAAGATTTTTGGTCTAAGCTATTGTCAAGTTTCTTTTTTTTGCGTATATTTGTATAAAGACACACAAAAGAATGAAAAAAGATATTACTGATAGAATTGTTTACTTAGCGGAGATGTTTGACGTATTTGAATGCGGAGAACAACACTTGGTAGCCAGCAAATTGCAAAGCCTAGTAGAAATAGGTTTCACACCAAGTACAATAACATCAACAAATGGAACAATCCTAGCGATAATTTCAACAAAACAGAATGAAAAAGATAGAACTCTTAAAAAAGTAAGTGTTTGTTCTGATGTTTATTCTGATATAATTGCGGCCGACCCAACTGAGAACAAGATTTATCTTCAGTGGATGCTTACTGTATTTACTCAATTGATTAAAGATGGTAAACAAACCAACATTGATGCGGCTATACGTTTTGTTGAAGAGGATTTGCCTCAGTCAAATAAGTACCTTATATTGTTTGAGGACAATAAAAGAAAAAAGAAATTTAAAGATTTATGTTTGGGTTCTTACAGTTTAAAAAATGTAAATGACCCAACAAACATTAATCAATACAAATCATTATCCCAACTATTTGATGCGGTTGACCCGTTCATTGAAAAGGACCCAAGTGCAATCGAAAGAACGCTAATGAAATTTGTAAATGCAGGTAAGGCTCTTATGCCAGTTAAGGATAGAAAGTTTACGCTTTATATTCCAAAGACTACAGAGGCCAGTACTATTTTTGCTAATTTCGCTAACTGGTGTACAGCTAGGGAAGGTAATGGTATGTTTAAAAGTTATACCGAAGGCCACAGAAAACCCAACGGAAAGAATTCTGACATTTATATCATTATAAACAACGATTTTTTCTTAGGGAAGTCTAAGGATGTTTTTCAGATTCATTTTGAAACAAACCAATTAAAAGACAGCCGTAATGGACAAAACGTTAGCATCTTTGAAGATGTAATTTCAAAGAGTGAGGGTATTTCTAATTTCTTCTATGAGGAATTATTAGGAATGGCTAAAGGTTTTAACAAAGGATTAGAAGACAACAAATACATTGATTATTTGATTAAATTCGGATTTGCTGAGAGCTTATTTGAGTTGATTGATTATACAACACCGACAATAAAATTTATGACAAGAGAAATACCAAGATTACCTGATATTAGCAAGTTTAAACAACTTGACTCACTTATCATCATTGATGCTAAGATGGTGGATTTACATCCATCCATCGGTAGCTTGCATAATCTTGCGGTATTATCGCTAACAAATAATCGTATCACAAAGTTGCCGAAAGAGATTGGGAACTTAAAAAACTTACGTTTTTTAAACATAACTGGAAATCCTATAACGGAGATTCCAGCCAGTATTTCGCAACTTGACCCAAGCAACGGTGGGTTATTATTCCGTGTAGGAGTAAATAAAAGTGACATAGGAGAAGAAAATTATAAACGCTTAAAAGAGTTGTTACCAACAACTAAGATAGGTTAATGATTTAAAGGCTCCATTTTGGGGCCTTTTTTATTTAAAACAAATATAAAATTATGGAATGGAAAAGAAACAACAAGAAAATTGACGAGCCAATCGTTGATTACTTAGAAAAGTTATTCGACGAAGAGTTGAGTAAAAATCACATCTTAAAAGTGGCTGTAGGTACAGATTCACAAAAAGTTAGAGGTGGAACTTATAAATTTGTTACGGTTATTCTTATCAGCGTAAGTGAAGACTTAGGTGGTGGTGTTATTGTAGGTCGTGGTGGTAAAATCGTTGCGGGTTCTCACTTCAATACCTTCAAAAAACGTAATAAAGAATTGGTTAACGAAAGAATGATGTACGAGGTAGCCAAGTCTCTTGAAGTGGCTTATCAAATCCATGACCTTTTAGACTTATATGATATCAAGATGGAAATCCACGCTGATATCAACCCTGATTCTAAACACGAATCAAATAAAGCTTTACAAAGTGCCGTAGGTTATATCTTAGGTATGGGTTACGAATTCAAGGTAAAGCCTGACGCACCAGCTTCAAGTAACTGTGCGGATAAATTATGTTAAAATTTTTCATTTTGGTCTAGCGTTTATATATTTATTATAAACGTTAGTCCGATGAAAAAATATGTCTTACAAGTTAGTGATGGAGAAGTAATTAACAGTGTTCTTACTTACTCTATAGAAGATGCGATAGAAATTTTCGCAATCACAAAAAACCTCTCAATTGAACAATTACTAAAAATTTTTACAGTTGGTGAAGTATTATCTAAATAGTTAATATTTATAGTTAAATATATATTATGGCAGATAAAAAAATAAGTCAATTACCTCAAGGTGTAATTAACTCAAATAGCATATTTCCATTGCTAAGCAATGGTGTAACCTCACAAGTATCATATGATGATATGGCTACCGCATTCAGTAGTAGTGGTGGTAGTGGTTCTCAAGATTTTCAAGAAACACTTGAAAATGGATTCACAACAGATATTCCTTTTTATCATGAAACATCAGATGGTATTACAGTTCAAAGTGGTATCATAGAACGTGATGGTGAAGCATTTCCTTTGAATGGTATTAACATGGATTATAGTAGTCAAGTAGCTGGAGCTTTTGTTAGAATAGGTTTCTCTACTGGTGAAGGACCAGTTATTGTTATCGAAACTAATTATATTGGTGGTGAAGAACTTGTTGATACAATTTCAACTAATTATTATTTACCTCATAGTCAAGATGGTGGGTCAAACCAAGTTATAACAGACAAGGATTTGTCTACAGGTAATTTTACTTCAGAAATTAGTTCACGTGCAACTGAAGTACCAAGTTCAGGTAATACATGGATTCAAGATTTTTATTGGACACGTGTTGGAAATACTGTTAGCTGTACTGCTGAGATTAGTGTTCAAATTAACCAAGATGTTAGTAGCAATGGAACTTGGGTTGAATTTACTCTTCCTTTCCCTCAATCTAATTCTCAATCAAGGACCAATGTCGGAAACGGTGTACTAGCTGGTGGTGGTGTTAACGGTATTTATACCTCAGCATTTATCCAAATGGAAGATACAACACACGCTAAGGTTAGATTCTACGGAAAATCAGGCGATACTTCAAGTTCATATCAAGGTGAAATTCACTTTACATACTTAACAGAATAAAAATATGGAATATAAAAACAATTTAGCTGACTATACAGCTTACATAAAAGAAATGGGTGAGAAAACCAATATTGGCCCTAATGATATTATAGATGTAAAATACCTAAGACCACTATATGGAATCTTTAAACCTGAAATGAAATTCTTGGAATTGGGTTGCGGTGGTGGAAATGTTGTTAGATTTGCTAACAATATTGGATATAAATCAACTGGTGTTGAAATCAACAGAGAATTGACAAAAGACCTTGTAAATGTTCAAATAATCAATTGTGATATTAAATTGCTTAGCCCTTATGAATATCAGACAAACGATGTAATTTATATTTATTCTCCTTTTAATGAAGGTTTTGATGAATATGTTGAGATGGTGGTTGATTCGATGAAGGTTGGTGCTTATATTATGACTCCAAATGTTCATCAAACAAAGAATAAATCACTTAAAAGAGTTGCTCATTTTCTATACAAAAAGATATAATTTTAAACAAAATTAATTTTTTTTGATTTTATAACATATTTATTATAGAAATAAGATTTTATTTAAAACTTAGAACATATGTCAGACAAAACAGTTACAAAAAAAACCGTAAAAATTAAAGAATCTCATTTAGTTGATTTAATCGACGATATCGTAAATGAAGCAGTTGCGGTTAAAAAACAGGAATGGATTAACGAACAAGCTAATCTTGAAGCTGGTAAAACAGCAATCTTAGAATCTAAGATGAAAGAATTAGAAGAAAAATTGAATAGACTTACTGAAGGTAAGAAATAATTTAATTTTACATAAATATATAACAGGCTAGAGGGTTTTCGTAACATCTCTAGCTTTTTATTTTTATACCTTTCCTATTTTACGAGATATTTATATCAAGACATACACATTATGGAAAGAGTTATACAAAAACTAGAAAGAGCTACTATACCTCTTGTATCTAGTGTCATTAAAGACGAATTTATCGCTGCAAGTGAAACTGCTTTTGACTGTGCTTTTAACGGTACATCAACATTTTATCCTTGGAAGATGCCCGATATACCTAAAGACTTCAAGTTAGGAATTATCGTAGGTTCTTCAGGTTCGGGGAAATCTACACTTCTTAAAGAATTTGGTACAGAAGAAGTTCCTGTTTGGGAATCTGACAAATCAATCATATCACATTTCGAAACACCAAACGATGGAATCAACAAGCTTATGGCCGTTGGACTGAATTCTATACCGTCTTGGTACAAGCCATATCACGTATTATCCAATGGTGAAAAATTTAGAGCTGATTTAGCACGCAAATTACGCACGAACTGTGTCATAGATGAGTATACTTCCGTTGTAGATAGAAACGTGGCTAAGGCGGCTTCTGTGAGCTTATCTAAGTATGTTCAAAGACATAAGTTAAGTGGAGTTGTTTTATCGACGTGTCATCATGACATTGTTGATTGGTTGGAACCTGATTGGGTTTTGAATACAGATACAGGTGAATTAATTCACGGTTTTTTTTTTAAAAGACCAAGCATCGATATTGAAGTATATCGCACAACAAATGAAAGTTGGCGAATGTTTAAAGACCATCACTATTTAACTGGAAACCATAATTCAGCTTCAAGATGCTACTTGGCTGTTTGGAACGATACCGTTGTTGGATTTGCCAGCGTAATTACTATGCCTAGCGGAACCGTTAAGAATGCGTGGCGTGGACATAGGAGTGTTGTCTTGCCTGATTTTCAGGGAATGGGAATTGGTGTGAGATTTACTGAGGCTGTTGCTCAAATTCACTTGGATGAGGGACATAAGTTTTATTCTCGTACAGCTCACCCAAAGATGATAGAGTATAAGACTGCATCACCTTTGTGGAAACCGACTAGTAAAAATAAGAAGCTAAGAAAAGATGTTACCGATGATAATACCTTTAAGAATCACGTTTACGATAATAAACGTTTATGTGGTAGCTTTGAGTATATTGGTCCTAAACAAGACCAATCTTAAAGATTGCATCGTACATTTCTTGTTTCTTGAACATTGATGCGTCGAAGAATCTTTTGCTAATTTCTTCAAAAAGCTGAGTATCAAGGTTATCCATTTCGTATGCCTTGTCTGCTTCTCTAACGATGTAATTTCTGTTTTCTAGAGTAGTAATCATATCTTCATCACAAATTTGGTTTGTGAAGTCATGGTTATTATTTTCTAGTTTTTGGATAAGTTCATCATCATCGAAATCATCAATATCTGATTCAAAATCCTTTGTATATTTTACTTCGTAGTTGTCTACTACATAATCAGGAAGCATATCGTCTTGATATTCTTCGATTTCTTCAAGAACTTCTTTGATTGAGATTTCAATATCTGCGAAACCATCTAGTGTTTCCGAATGAATAAGTCTACCGTGAAGGGTAATTTTATCGTCTATTGTTTTTGGTGTTTCCATATAATGTCTTTTAATAGACAAAGGTACTAAAATAAAACAATAAAAGCAAGTCTTATTGGTATAGTTGAGGGTTTAGTTTTCCATATTTTCTAATGATAACACCAGCAACTGCATTGGCTTCATTTTCAATTGGACTTCCGTCTTCTCCATCTTTTCCAGCGTTTAGTAGTCTTCCTTGAATATTTTGTTGATGGTGGACCAATTCGTGAGCTATTGAACGACATACATCGATAATTGCTCTGTCTTTAACATAAATCTTGATGAATCCATCTAAGTTATAGTAAGCAGTTGTTGTTAAGTCAGGCGTTCTCTCATAGGCCAATTCAACCTTGATATCATCATTTATTCCAAGATGTGCCTTGGCAAAGTTTATAAAGTCTGCAACTTGTCTTACATCTCTTTCATCGTGTGTTAAAAGACCTTCTCTAAGAAGACTTTTAATCATTGGTTTATTTTCATTCATCTTAGGGTATCTAATCATATCATCTTTGAATCCAAAGTGCTTATATTGTCCTTTATTGGCTTTAAAACCAAACTTTTTATAGAATTGAACAAGTCTGTTCTTATTTCCACCGAAATCACTTGATGGAGTAAGAGCGATAATTTGTTTATTTTTATCTGCATAGTTTATCAGGTCGGTCATAATCTTTGAACCAACACCACTATTTCTAACGTCTTTATTTAAAATAATTTTAGATAAGATAAGACTTGTTTTGTTTTCGTAGATATCTAAACCTTGTAGATATTCACTATATTTGTTTCTTAAAATTTCTTGTATCATACTTTATAAATATAAAAAAACCCGTGAAAAAATCCACGGGTTTAGTTATTTTTACTTAGCTACTTTGCTTTTTTTTACCTTGACAATGATTTGACCTGTTTTCTTGTCCAAGTCAATAAGGATTGTTTCACCTTCTTTAACATTTTCGTTAAGGATTTCATCAGCCACAGGGTCTTCAACGTAGTGTTGAATTGCTCTACCAAGAGGTCTAGCACCATATGTCTCATCATAACCTTTATCTGCAAGATAATCAACTGCTGATGGGGTGATTTCGAACTTGAAGTGTAATTCTCCAATTCTAGATTCCAACTTAGCCAACTCTAAATAGATGATTTCGTTGATATCTTCTTTACGTAAGCTGTTGAAGATGATTGCTTCATCGATACGGTTAAGGAACTCAGGCTTGAATTTTTTCTTAAGCTCTTTATCAATGATGTTTCTAGCTCTTAATTCAGTGTCCATTACGCTATCGATTGTCTCGAATCCCATTTTTCTACCGAAGCTTGAAACTTCTTTAACACCGATGTTTGATGTAAGGATGATAAGCGCATTCTTAAAGTTAACCTTACGACCTAAACCGTCAGTTAATTGTCCTTCATCCAACAATTGTAACAATATATTGAATACATCAGGGTGTGCTTTTTCAATCTCATCAAAAAGGATAACACAATGAGGTTTTCTACGAACCTTTTCTGTTAATTGTCCCCCTTGGTCATACCCCACATATCCAGGAGGTGGACCAACTAAACGAGATACTGAATGTTTCTCCATGTATTCCGACATATCCATACGGATAAGAGCATCTGAGTCTCCGAAAACTTGTTCAGCCAATAACTTAGCCAAAAGAGTCTTTCCAACACCAGTTGGACCTAAGAAAATAAACGAACCTACTGGTTTATTTTTATCTTTGATACCAATACGGTTTCTTTTGATAGCCTTAACAACCTTAGTAACAGCGGCATCTTGTCCGATTACCTTACCTTGTAAGTCTTTATCCATGTTGATAAGCTTTTTACCTTCTTGGGTTGAGATTTTACTTAAAGGAATTCCAGTCATCATCGAAACGATTTCTGAGATTAATTCAACACCAACTTCGGTAATTTTCCCGTCAAGAGTAGCTTCCCATTCAGCTGTAGCAGTTTCAAGTTCACTTTGGATTTCTTTTTCAACATCACGAAGCTTAGCGGCTTCTTCGTATTTCTGTCTGATAACAACTTCTTTTTTCTCTTCGTTTATTTCTAAGCGTCTAGCTTCAAGTCGTTTGATATTTTCAGGTTTCTCAACGCTAACACCAGTGCTTGAACCAGCTTCATCTAATACGTCGATTGCTTTATCAGGCATAGCTCTATCCATGATATATCTATCAGAAAGCTTAACACATTCCTCAATAGCTTCATCAGTGAATTTAACCTTGTGATGTTTTTCGTATTTATCCTTGATATTCATAAGGATAGTTTTTGTTTCTTCAAGAGTTGGTTCATTAACCAATACAGGTTGAAAACGTCTTGTAAGGGCACCATCTTTTTCAATATTTTCACGATACTCATCAAGAGTAGTAGCACCAATACATTGGATTTCACCTCTTGCTAAAGCAGGTTTAAGAATATTTGAAGCATCAAGGGAACCCGAAGCGTTTCCAGCACCTACAATAGTATGTAACTCATCAATAAACAAGACTACTTCAGGGTTTGCTTTACATTCTTCAAGAATGGCTTTCATTCTTTCTTCGAATTGTCCACGGTATTTTGTACCTGCAACGATTGACGCTAATTCAAGGGTCATAATACGTTTATTTGCAAGGGTTCTAGGAGCTTCACCATCTTTGATAAGTTGAGCAAGACCTTCAATTATACTGGTTTTACCAACACCTGGGTCTCCGATAAGAACTGGATTGTTTTTCTTTCTACGTGAAAGAATTTGTGAAACTCTTTTGATTTCCACTTTACGACCAACTACTGGGTCAATTTCACCTCTTTCAACGGCTTTAGATACGTCTCTACAGAAATTATCTAGAACTTGTGTTTTTGATTTGGAATCGTTTGTTGTCGGTTTTTTGAAGTTACGCATAGACTTGTTTAAATCGTCTTGGTCTTCGTCGTCACCACTAAAGGCACTGTTTTTGTTTTCTTTGTTCCCCATATCTTTCATTATTTTTAAAAAACTATTATACGTTACACCACCTTCTCTTGAAAGGTGATTGTTAACTGGTATTTCGGCACGTAGTATTCCTAACATAAGATGGGTTGTATCAATAACAGAATCATTTAGTTTCTCACATTCTGAGTCTACTGTTTTGATTATCAATTTCATGTCTTTAGAAAATGGCAATTTACCTTTTTTGGACCCTACTCTAGGTGTTAAGTCGGTGTCTCTTAAATACTGAGAAACTTTATCGTGTAGTTCTTCAGTATTCACTTTTAATTTTTCGAACACTTGAGTACATGCATTATCATCGTCTTGTAAGATAGATAATAGTATGTGTTCGGGTTTGATTTCAATATCATCAAACGTCTTTGCCACAACCGTAGCTTGATTCATTATAATTTTTACTTTAGGAAAAATATCATTATTCATATTATATTGTAGGTTTAAATCGTTTACTTAGCAAAGGTACTAAATATTTTTTATATAATCAAGCTTGATTACTAACATAAATATTCGTATATTTGTATAAACTATTAATTATGGCAGAATTAACAAAATACGGATTCCCAAAAATTGAGGTCCTAATAAGGTCTAACACTGGTTCAATCAGTAGATTAGAATTTTTAAATTCGACATATTCCATTGAATGTGGATTTATGATGATTGAAAAATACGACGAAAATAATAATATAATTTGTGAGGTTTTCAGCTTAAATGAAGTAAAATCTTACAAAGCATATACAAATTAAATAAATTTAAAAAATGTTACTAAAAAAAACAGAACAACAAGGAAAAATTAAAGCATTATATTTGTCATCAAATATTTGTGCGTCAATCTATGACAAAGAGAATAAGGATTTAATCATCATTTACAAAAACGGTGGTCAATACAAATATCCAACTGTTAGTCTTACAGATTACACAAGATTCGAAATGGCCGATAGTCAAGGAGCCGTATTCAACTCACACTTGAAAAAATATGCTCACTTGAAATTAGACAGAGTTGATACTGCTGAAATCATGAACGAGGTTAACGACCTTAAAGAAGCTGAAGATAAAAAGATGCTTGAGGATGCTACAATCCTTATGATTCACCAATTACAATCAGTTCTTACAATGTATAATGTTAGTGGAGCTATTGACAGTGCTATCTTAGATAAAGCTGACAAATCTATTCAACACTACAAAGGTATAAAAAAATAATGGAACAACCAAATTATTTAGATGGTTTTATCCAACAATCCAAAGAAGAGCTGTCCGATGAAGATTGGACAGTTTCTCGTTGGTTGCAATGGATGAAGTTGAATAAGTATAAAATAATAAACGAAAGAGATGAGCAAAGAAACAGTACAAATCAGCAAGAAAAAACTTCAGAAGCTTCTGAATAATTTTTATAGTGTTTGTAGTATGTGTGATGAACTTGATATCTATGAACACCAAGAATTAGATAAAAGCATGCAGAAAAAAGAAGAATGGGCTGAAAAGAACTTCGGAAGAGACATTGATAAAGAACAATATTAATATGGATTTAACTAAAATAAATGGTGATGAAATCATAGCTTTCCTCAACGAACAATCAGAAAATAACGATGATTTAATTGATATCAGTGTTTATCCAAGTACATTTGTTTTTGTAGACCAAAAAATTGAAAATGGTATTTATACACTTACTTGTACTGGTAAATATAATAATTGGGGGACACTTCAAGTAATTGAAGATAACTTAATACAGATTTCTGATAATAAGGTTGAATGTTGGTTTAGTGAACCTTTTGATGGTGATGGAACCTGTGAGGCTTTAGAAGAGGTATTATTACCTTGGCTTGAGACACATGAATTTAAAGATGATAAAGAAGAGCAATTCTACATAGAATTGGCTGATGTTTATGAAGGAATCCGTGATGTTAAATTTGATGATAAAGAATACTTACAAACACTAATTGATGATTTGATAAGGATTAAAACATATATGAAATAATGAATAATTTAGATAAACAATATCAAAACCTACTTCAAGACATTCTTGATAACGGTAATGTAAAAGGAGACAGAACTGGAACTGGAACGATTTCAACGTTCGGACGACAATTTCGTCATAATATGAAAGATGGTTTTCCACTTCTTACAACAAAAAAGGTTCCATTTAAGCTAGTTTTAACTGAACTTATTTGGTTTCTTAAAGGAGATACCAACATTAAGTTCCTTGTTGATAACGGATGTAATATTTGGAATGGTGATGCTTACAAGAATTACATAAATAATTCTAAATCAACCAAAGAAGGTCCTGATTGGATGCAACATGATGTTGATTTTCAGTATCTAACTATGGACGAATTCGTATCTAGAATCAAAGATGATGAGGGTTTTGCTAGAAAATGGGGTGAATTAGGACCTGTTTATGGAAAGCAATGGAGAGATTGGGAAGTAAACGAATTGGGTGATGGTGCTTATGCAACAACAAATGATGATGGTTATATGAAACAATCATTTTTTGGTCATGTCGATATTAAAAGAATTGACCAAATTGCCGATATCATTCAAGAAATAAAAACAAACCCTGATTCAAGAAGACTTATTGTTAGTGCTTGGAACGTTGGAAAGATTAACGAGATGGTATTGCCGCCTTGTCATAACTTCTTCCAATTTTATACAAGAGAATTAACTCATAATGAGAGAATGGTAATATGGCAAAACCAACAGGATGGTAGAAGTGAATTTATTATGGAGTGTTTAGATAATATTCCTAGAAGAGCTATTAGCCTTATGTGGAACCAACGTAGTGTTGACACATTCCTTGGATTACCTTTCAACATAGCATCTTATGGTCTTTTACTTGAAATCATCGCTACAGAAGTTAATATGGTTGCTGAGGAATTGATTGGTAACTTGGGTGATACTCACTTATATACAAATCATTTGGAACAAGCCAAGGAACAAATTGGTAGAGATTCATTTGATTTACCAAAAATTAAAATTAATGATTCTTGGAAATTTGGTTCAAGTTCGCCAATATTTGCTGACAAGTTAGAACTAGAAATGTTCGAATTACTAGATTATAAATCACACGGAGTAATAAAAGCTCCATTATCAAATTAAATTAAAGCATCGTTTAGATGCTTTTTTTGTTTTCTATAATATTTATAAATAAAGATAAAAATTATGGCAAAAATTAATGATATTCACAGTATTATCGTATCTGCGGATGCTCCTATCTTCAGCGCACACACTTACACTGAGATACTTGGTGGAACAGCTGGGTGTTCGGTAACTCTTAACGGTACAGCCGTTGAAATTGCTCCTAGTTCAAGTATTAGTATTTGGGTTAGAACAATTAGTGGTGGAGCGGGTTGTTACTTATTGGGTGACAATAGAGATGTAACTCAAGGAAGTCCAACAGTTGGATAACAACTTTGGTTAAAACCTAGATATTTATATAACATAAAAGAAAACAAAAATATTTAATATGAAAAACAATAACATAAATGTAAACCCAATTGGTTTAAAAGGTTCTGAAGTTAACGCTCGTATGAAAGAGTTAATGGGAATTAGCACTATCAACGAAAACAAAACCAATTCTAAGGTTGAATTAACTAAGATTGGTCCTGATGGGAAGTCTTATGCTATCATAAGAGAAAACCATAAATACTTTATCAAAAGCAGTGAAAAAACCAAAGGTTTAATTGCTGAAGATTTTAGCTACATTGGTGGTTTAAAAAACAAAACTTCTGAAGCTTACGATTCATATGCTAGTGCTATCAAACACTTGAACATCAACTTTAAATCACTTGCTGATGCACATGGTCAAGGTGGTGATATCAACGTGTTCAAAAACGACAACTTGATTAATGAATCAGGTGTTGCTGGATTCTCTAATCATAGTGGTAACGGTTTCTCAGGTGCTGGTAACATGGAAGGTAACACTCCATTATACGAAGATACTGAAGAAGTAACTGAAGGTTATGATGACGAACCATACTACGACGATGTTAAAGGTAAAAAAAGCGACAGATGGGATTCTGATGATGCTGACGACAAAGAAAGCGATGATGCTGATGATATGTCAGAAGCTGAATTGGCTGTTGATGCTATCCTACAAGAAACTGAAGGTAAGAGATTATCTATCCGTTTTGCTATGGAGAACATGGACGCTATCATTGAGTCTATCGACGTAAAAAAAAAAGACTAGTTAAAGAAGAAAAATATACATTAAAGGTTGCGAGCCCTGCGCCAGCACCTGTTCCACAACCCCAAGAACCAGCACCTACTGCTGGTTTTGGTGCTTCTGAAAACCCTGAACCAACTGATAAACCATTCAACGATGAACCGTTTGATGCTGGTGTTGAGGCCGATGAAGAAACAGACCCAAAAAGATACATTGAACAATTAACTGGAAAGCTTGGACAATCACTTAGACAATATACGTCTAGTATTGGTCGTCCTGATTTCGACCTTGAAAAGTTCGCAATAAATTCATTATTGTCAGCTACTCATACCGCTGAAATGGATGAAAAAGATAGAGAAGATATAATAACTAAAGTTAACACAGCTGGTAACAATGATGACGATTCAGAGAATTCTGATTTTGATAGTACTGACCGTACTCCCGATAATAACGATGGTAGTAACGATGGGGGTAATGATGAGTTTGGCGGTGATGCTGAATTTGGGAATGATAACGATGAAGAAGACTTGGAAGAAGTCCAAATATACGAAAACGAAAGTCTTTTTCTTGAAGAGCCAGTGAGATGTAATATGTTTCAGCATGGGTCGAATGATATTTTAGATGAAACTCTTAATGAGGGCTTGATTAATCAAAAAAAAAGTAGTATCTTTGAAAAAAGATATTTAAAGTCTAAATTACAAGAAAGTTTTAATCAAGAAGAAGAAATGAAGAACAACGAAGAACCATTAACTGCACCTGCGCCTGTCGTTAAACCTGACGTAAAGCCTGACGTGGCACCAAGTAGAAGAAATAAACCCTTCTTACCGATGCCTGAAGTGCAACCAGACCCTAAAGCTAAGAATGAGTAATGAAAGACTTATTCTTAATCTACATCAACGTAGTTGGTAAGGATTACACAGGGAACTTCATCTATGAATTCATATTGTCAGATACAATAGAAGACATAGATGGAGAAGAATGGGACACGTTTCCAGCTTCGGGAAGACCAGCACCACCACATGTTAATTTCATTAAAAAGGTAGGTCGTCTCGAAACTGAAATTCAATTGGATGTAATTCAAAATAGTGATACGTTCGCTGTTTGGGATGCAGTCGATGGAGTTATAGCTTTGGCTTGGGAATATATCAATGCATATGATTCATATCCTGAGAAAAGACTTTGTTTTAAATTTGGTGAACCAATTGAAGAAGTTGAGGCCAAGTTATATGAAAAAGACCTAATACTAGACTATAAATACAAAACACATGAAAAAACTAAATAATGAGAGCTTAAATGTAACTACGGACCAACTTACAAAGGATGCAAATCTTAAAAGATACTTGCAGACACCTGATGCTAAGAAAACACCTATTAACATTGTTGATAAGAACTCAAATACTGCTACGGCAACAAACTCAACATCTCCTACTACAACTACACTTGGTGAAGGAGACATGATTGAACCACAAGACCAAGCAACTCTTAAGTATCTTTCAAATCTACAAGACGCAAACGGTCAAGTTTCACAACCATTCGAAATCAACGCAAGAAAATACCAAATGGTAAGAGCTATGCAACCTGATAGACAAGTTGTACCTGCTGTTTATTCTCTTGATGAAATGGACGAACAAGGCCAAAATAAATTGTATTCAGTAGAAGAATTTGATAGAAGCATAGCTACACCCGCACGTCAAATGATGGAGAATAAACCTGTTCCTAGCGAAGACCCTCATTTCTCTAAAATGGCTGAACTTAGTAGAAACAATGAAACTATCGATTATCTAAATACTGATGATATGGCAGGTTCTAAACACTTCTTTATAAACAAGAAAACTGGTGAAGTAATCGCTAAATTTGGTAATACAAGAGACATGATTAAATCAGGTATCAAGTTAAGTGAAGATGAGGACTATATGGATGCTAAGGCACTTAGAAGACACAGACTTGGAAAGTTGCTTAACAATGATGAAGAATTAGATGAAGCGGTAAATGTAGGTAAGCTTCAACAAGACGTAAAAAAATTATCTAAATTGATTAAGGATAAATTCGTAATCGCTTTAGAGAAAATAAACACACCGCTTGAACAATCACAATTTTTGGTTGCAATGGCAAAAGAAATTGGTGTACCTTTTAGCAAGCTAACAAGTATTATCAATTCATTCAAAGACATATCTAAGGACCAAGACACGCTTAGTTCAATGACTTCGTTAGATGCCGATTCAGGTATTGACACAAGCTCAACAACTGGTGCTATAGCCGAAGGGAGTAGAATAATAACAAAAAATGATTTGTTGGAATCACTAAAACCAATTTCAACAAGAATAAAAGTAAAAGACATAAAGAATGGCAGATTATAAAAAAATCGCAGAAGAAGCTTTAAGAAGAGCGCAACAAGGCAAACCTAAACCAACTCTTAATGAGAGTGTTGTTTATCCTGATGGATTAACTGAAAGAATGCACCCTGAATTAGAAGTTGAATTGGCCGAGCAAAAACACTCTTTGGGTAAACACCCTATCTTCCCTGAAGGAGATGAGACTTCTTTTGAACAAAAGATTATGGGTGAGCGTTTTAGCGAAGTTGCTAAACGTTACAAAAAAGCTTTCGATTGTGATGATATTGATAACAAGTTACTATTAAGCCAAATGATGCCTCTTGTTGATGAGGCTATGAAAATGGAAGGTAAACATAAAAAAGACCTTGAAGAATTGGCTGTTAAGATGATTCGTGAAGAATATGATATGGGAGAGGATGTTGTTGAAATACACGCTGAACTTACACCAAAAATCAGTCTTATTGGAACAAAGAAAAATCCTAAACCAATGTCAGTTGAGATGGAATTTAATAACCACAACGATATTACAAGTGCTAACGAAGAAGTTTATAAAAGACGTTTCCTTAATGCTATGACACAAGGTGCCGCTAAGAAATGTAATCACATGTTCCACATGGTAGATGAAGAACTAAGTGACATGGAACCTAGACTTGGTAATGTATATTCTAAGATGATGGCGGCCGCTGATTACATGTATTATGTAATCCCTAAGATGGAAAACGGTACAACTGGTGGTATTGTTAAGGTTCAATTTCCAACTGCAAAGAATCCAAAAGCTGTTATCTATGCTCAAGCAATGGTTTTCCCTGTTCTTATTCATGAATTGGTTAAGGGTGTTATGGAATTGCTTTCAGCACACGGACTTCCAAAAGATAAACAAATTGGTGAATATGTTATCAATAAAGCAGATTTCTTGGCCGCTGAGCCTTGGGATATGAGACTTGGCCCTGCATTATGGGAAAGATTTACAAGTCAAATCGACCCTGCTGATTTTGAATTGAAACATCATATTTATTCTGAATTAGCCGCATTGCCAGTAAGAGAATTCAATCAAAAGATGAAAGAAATAATGGCTGGAACCAAAGAAGGAAAGAATTTAATCAAACACATGGTTAACGAAATCAGAAATGGACTTCAAGAGGAAGATTATAATATTGCAATGGATGAAATTTCAAGCAAAGGTGCTAAAAAAGAAACACCACAACAAGATGATACTTTTGACTTGGGTGACTTCTTAAATCTTGGAAATGAAGATGATGATGAAGATACATATGACTACGACGATTTATTCTAAAAGATACTAAAAGGGCCTTAATTGGCCCTTTTTTATTACCCATAAATTAGGAGTAATCTTGTAACCCTTAATTTTTAGGCATTTGCGACATATTTATAAGAAACTAAAACTTATAATTATGTTAACAACAAATGAAATATTTAAGGAATATTCTAAGTGTTTGATGAATCCAGCATACGCTATTGAAACGTATTTGGAAACATTCGATAAAACACAAGAAGGTTTTGTGCCGTTTAAACTATTTCCAAGACAGCATGAAATTATCAAAGCATACGATAAACACAGATTTAATATTGTAACAAAACCAAGACAAGCTGGTGTATCAACAACTACTGCCGCTTATATGTCTATCAAGGTTGGTTGGGCTGACCCTGAGAACCCTGAGAGTATTCTTATTATTGCCAATAAACAAGAACTTGCATTTGAGTTCTTAGGAAAGATTAAAGATTTCTTAAGACAACTTCCAAGATGGGTTTGGGGTGAAGAATACTATGGAACACCACAAAAAGAAGGTAAATCTATTTTTAATACAGATTCAAAAAAAGAAATCAAATTACCAAATGGAAGCCGTGTTAAAGCCGTTGCGACATCTAAGGATGCCCTTCGTGGATTTACACCAACTTATCTTGTAATGGATGAGGCCGCTTATATTGATAATGGAGCTGAGGTGTTTGGTGCCGCTCTTACATCGTTAGGTACTGGGGGTAGAGCTACCCTTATTTCTACACCTAATGGTATGGATGCTTTATACTACAAAACATATGACCAAGCTATCAATAAAAGAAATAACTTTAATGTTATTGAAATGAAATGGTACGAAGACTTACGTTATAATAAAGACTTACGTTGGATTAGAGGTGATGAAGAAGAAGAAGAACCTGATAAGTTATCATTCGCAACATATGAACAAAGAATCAAGGACGGTTGGAAACCAACATCTTCTTGGTATGAGGAAATGTGTCTTGGTATGAACAACGATGAAAAAATGATTGCTCAAGAGCTTGATGTATCATTCATTGGTTCAGGGGGTAATATCATCAACGAGAAATATATAGAATATCAAGAAAAAAATAATGTTCAAAAACCAATGTTATATTTTGGGCCTGAACAAGAAACTTGGGTTTGGGCTGAACCTAAAGAAGGACACCAATACATTATGGGTGTCGATGTAGCTAGAGGTGATGGTGCCGATGCTTCAACTATTGTTATTATTGATTTTACAACAATGGAACAAGTTATGGAATACCAAGCTAAGATTCAACCCGATTTGCTTGCACACGTTGTGTTTGAATGGGGTAATCGTTATAAAGCTTATACTGTCGTAGATATTACTGGTGGTATGGGTGTTTCTACAGTACTTAAGCTTCTTGAATTAAACTACAAACACTTACACTACGATACTACTGTTGGGAAGATTCTTTCACCTAAACAAAGAAATATGCAAATTATGAATAATTCTGAAAAAATCCCAGGTTTCCAAGCCAATGGTGTACGTACATCTATGGTTGCAAATCTAGAATACAGAATTAGAGAAAACCACGTAAAGATTCGTTCATCAAGAATGATTTCTGAAATGAAAACATTTATCTATGATAAGAATGGTCGTCCTGACCACATGGCTGGATATCATGATGATTTACTTATGTCACTAGGTATGGCTTTATGGGTATTGGATAATTCATTCAAAAATTTAGAAAGACTTGAAGCTCAAACTAAAGCTATTCTTAATTCTTGGATGAGTACTGGAACTCAACACACTTTGAATAGTGTTGATGCTAGTGGTAAAGAGGTAAGAAAACCAGTTCATGCGAAGCCATTTGTGAACCCACGTGACCCAAAAGGTGAACATATGTGGTTATTTGCTGGTATGGCTGGTAATAAAAGGTAATTACTATTTAATTACTGGAAAAAATGATTATAATTTAATAAAAAAACTATGGCAGATAAAAAATTAACAATATTTAATAGATTAGGTCAAGTACTTAATCCTAACTATATTGCGACAAAGCAACAACAACCATCTCAAAGATACAATATCGGTAGTAACGAATTACTTAGAACCGATAGTAAAGCTGAGTATGAGCGAGCAAAGTTACAAGCGATGCAAAACAAATTGCTTGGAAATACTTGGAAGAAAGTTGAAACTGGACTTTTCCAACAATCGATTAATTATGAAACAACACGTATTGGTTCATATTCTGATTTTGAAGCAATGGAATTCTACCCTACGATTGCGGCCGCTTTGGACGTAATGATGGAAGAATCTACAACAATCAACGATAACGGTAGAATCATGAATATCTATTCAGATAGCAAGCGTGTTAAGGGTATCTTAGAGGACCTTTTCTTCAACAGACTTGACGTACACACTGCTTTACCTATGTGGACTAGAAATACGTGTAAATACGGGGATAATTTCGTTTATTTGAACATCAATGATACTCATGGTATTCTTGGTGCTAAGCAAATGCCTAATTACGAAATGGAACGTAGAGAAACTGGTTTATTTGATATGGTTTCAGGTAGAGAATTACCTGAAGAAGAACAAACAACTACAGATAAGGTTAAATTCTTTTGGAGAGGTCGTGATGTTGAATTCAACTCTTGGCAAATTGCTCACTTTAGACTTCTAGGTGATGACAGACGTTTACCTTATGGAACTAGTATCTTAGAGAAAGCTAGACGTATTTGGAAACAACTTGTATTATCAGAAGACTCTATGCTTGTGTATCGTGTTACACGTGCGCCTGAGAGACGTGTTTATAAAATTTATGTTGGTAACATTGATGATGCCGATGTGGAAGCTTATGTAAATACAATTGCTGACAGATTTAAAAGAACTCAAGTTATTGACCCAGCGACTGGACAAATTGATTTAAGATTTAACCAATTGGCTAATGACCAAGATTACTTTATTCCTGTTAGAAGCGAGGATGCTCCTAACCCTATTGATACACTGCCTGGGGCTCAGAACTTGGACCAAATTGCTGATATTGAATACTTACAAAGAAACTTATTTACTGCACTTCGTGTACCAAAGCCTTTCTTAGGGTTTGAAGATACAGCTGGTGAAGGTAAAAACTTAGCATTACAAGATATTCGTTTCTCTAGAACAATCAATAGAATTCAACAATCTATGCTTCAAGAGATGAATAAACTAGCTATCATTCATTTATACATTCTTGGTTTTGAAGAAGAATTGGATAATTTTACTCTTACGTTGAATAATCCTTCTACACAAGCTGAAATGCTTAAGGTTGAACACATGCAACAAAAAATTACTCTTCTTAAAGATGCAGTTTCTGATACTGGTAACGGATTTGGTGCAATGTCTTGGACAAGAGCTCACAGAGAAATCATGGGTTGGTCAGATGATGATATCAAACAAGATTTACTTGAACAACGTATGGAAAAAGCAGCGGCCGCTGAGTTGGCTAATTCTGCTAACGTTATCAAGCATACTGGTATGTTCGATACTGTTGATAAGATTTACGGTGATTACCAAGTAGCACTTAATGGTGGAATGCCTGAAGGTGGTGCTCCTGCTGAAGGTGGTGAAGAAGGTGCCGCTGGTGGTGGACTTGGTGGTTCATTCGGTGGTGGCGGTGGTGGAGGTGAAGACCTTGACTTCGGAGCTGATGAAGAAGAAGTAGACTTGGATGCTGAGGCTGATGGTGGAGATTTTGGTGGTGAAGAAGGTGGAGATGTAGATGCTGGCGAGGCACCTGACGGAGACGCTGTAGAAGCACCTGCTGAAACTGTTAACGAGTCTATTAGAATATACGAAAAGAAACTTCTTAATGAGAAGGTTCAATTAAGTAAAAGACTTGAGCAAAGAACTCAAAAATACCAAGGAAAATGGATTGATGCTTTGATTGAGAATTTCGTTCATGACAAAAAAGATAAAAGTGTTGAGAGTATTAAAATGACCGATAAGAATATCAAAATAAATGAAGGTGTTGATTCTATGATAAAAGATATCAATAATATGTTAGATGAATAAGTTTTTTGTCTAAAATTATAATATTTATTAATAAATTAAAACACATGCAAAATTTTGGTAAAATAAAAAATACGTTTAACGGGATTTTGTCCGAAGCTTTGGTTACTAACAATAACAAAGACAAGCAATTATTCGGTAAATACGTTAAAACAATCAAGGAAAATAAAGTATTAAGAACTCAGTTTTTGATATACAATAATATTGAAAATAAGGTAGAAGATAACGAATTCAAAGCAAGCTTGTTCTTGCAAGAAAACCTAAACCTTTTAAACCAATTTTCAAAGAAAGAGATTTTAGAGGCTAATCAAAAGTTAGCTTCTTCTTTATCTGAAATTTCAGAGGACTGTGATAAAGCAAGCCTTTATGAAAATATTTCTACTCTAATTTTTACTGATAGAATCAGTGAAAACATTGATACGGTAATTGATGCCACAGCTAATATCATTAAATACATAATGGAAAATAAGTCAAAAGAGGTTAATGAATCTTTTGATTTACCTACCACTATGTTGACAAGTATTATGGTTGACAAATACAATGACAAGTACTCAACTATCGATGAGTCTGATTTAAAGATTATCAAGTCTTTAATCGATTCTACCGATGAAACGAAAAAACAAGTTTACACTGAAACAGTAAGAGAATGCATTGATTTAATCAATGAACAATATGCTGATGCTTCTCTAGAAACAAAGGAGAAACTATTGAAAGTTAAAGATAAATTGTTAAACGATAAAGCTGAAATCAATGAAGATTATTTGACTAATATTACAAAATTAGTTGAGTTAAAGAGCAGTTTACAATAACATAATTTAACACCCGAAAAATGAATAATGTTCCAAGTGAAAATATCCTTAAGTTAATAGAATTAACGGATAAAATTTGTATCGACGATAACAACAGAGACTACAAAGATGTTGTTGTGAAATTAAAAGAAATTATTGAAAGCGGAAAAGGAGATGTTCTGAAATCGAGAACGATTAAAAATAAAATAAAATGTTACGAAACCATGTGCGTTACGATAACAAATGTTTTAAATAATATAAAAATTATATAAAATGTCAGAACAAAAAGATAGTTGGGGAGAATACAGTAAATTAGTTTTGAACGAGTTAGTTCGTCTAAATGATAATCATGAGAAAATGAGAAATGATTTTGACACTAAGCTTCAAGAAATGAATTTCAAACTAGGAGATATTAAAAGTATCGAAAAAAATGTAAGCACTAATACTGCGTGGATGGAGAAGGTGAACGATGTATGGTCACCAAATCAAATGAAAGAGGCTAAGGATGAGATTTATAAACAAAAGTCAAGATGGGTAGCGGCAATTGCTATTATTACTTTTGTTCAGATAATTATTGGATTTGTCATTTCTATTTGGAGTAAGATGCACTAAGGGAGTTGACTTTCCTGGATTTTTCGTTATATTTGTAATAAATAAAACCAGGAGATGAAAACAGGAAAAGAACTAAAAATTAGCAAATTCAAAAACTATAACGTAGTATTTGGAAGCGTTAATAATAAAAACGCTAAAGCAGTATACATTAACATTTCAGCATGGGCTGAACCCGTATCAGAATATGATGCGAACTATAATAGAGTCATTAAAGATTTGAATAAGAAGTTGAAGCAAGTTCTTTTTAATCACTTTGATTCTAGAGTAGCGTCAAATTTTATCAAGAATAACACCATTGTCGATTTAGACATTCGTGAATCAGGAATCAAGTTTGGGAAACGAAGCTTTATTAATTGTGAAACAACTCTGTTTCTAAATGAAGAAATCCCAGTAAATTCCGAGCTTATGAAATATGACTTAGATGAAATAACAAATCTGTTGATTAAAAGTGTATTTGAAAACAATAAAACATTTGATTTTCACAGGAAAAAGAATTAAAACAATAATATTAAACCCTCAATAGAAATATTGGGGGTTTTTTTGTTATTGGCATATATTTATATCTATAAAGACTAGCAAAACATGGATATAAATTATAAAGATTTAAAGGTATTAAAACGTGGTGAAAGTGGAACAGGTTATCTTATTGAACAAGATGCTGGTTATATTTCACCTGACGAACCAAGAAATCAACCTTTCATTAACGAAATCAAGAAACTTGATGGTGGAAACAGACTAGCGATAGTTGAGCCGCTTATTGTTTTCGTTGTACTACAAAAATACGGTATTCTTAACCGTAATGGGAGAATCTATCCTGAAGCAATCTTAAGAAGACAAGACCAATTATATCAACAAGCGATTAAAGAACGTAGAGCTGTAGGTGAATTAGACCACCCTGAATCTAGTATTATTGCTGGTGACAGAATATCTCATAACATCATTGAAACATGGTGGGAAGGACAAACTCTTATGGGTAAGATGGAGATATTGATGACTCCTGGGTTTATTAATTATGGTATTGTTTCTACTAAAGGAGACGAAGTTGCAAATTTACTAAGAAATAGAATTAAGATTGGTGTATCTTCTAGAGGTGTTGGTTCACTTAAAGAAGGTAGAAATGGTGAGCAAATTGTTCAAGAGGATTTCGAGATTATTTGTTGGGACGTAGTAACGGCTCCATCAACTCCTGATGCTTGGATATTCAGAAGTCACGAAGAATCTAGACCTTATGTTGAGAACGTAGAAGTGAAAAAACCACTACTAAAAGAAAGCTTAAATGATGATTTGGATAAATTTTTATCTGAATAGCACTTTTTTTGCTGAAATTTTATCAAAAAAAAGTTTTTTGGTGAAATCATATATATTTATTAACAAATGATGACTACACAAATAGTTTATTACACAAAAACAAAAAAAATTTAAAAAATAAAATGGCTGAAAAAAATTCAATTATAAAAGAAGCTTTATTGGATATTCAAAATATCCAAAATGCTCTTAGTGCCAATACCAAAGAAATACTTCGTGGCGTAGCTAGAGAAGAAATTGACGGTGTGGTTAAAGAATCTCTTATGAAAGAGATTTACGAAGAAGAAGATTTAGACGCTCCTGAATTTGGTGGTGATGACTTAGGTCAAGAAGCTCCAATGGATGCTCCGATAGGTGCAGATTTAGGAAGTGAAGATGATTCAGTAGCAGGTGGTTTAGGTGATATCGACGCTCCGATGGATGGTGCCCCAATGGGTGCAGATTTAGGAATGGACTCAGTAGAGTTAGGTGGAGATGATTTGGATATGACAGCGGCATCTGATGATGAAGTAATCGCAATTTACAAAAAATTAAGTGGCGAGGACGAAATCGAAATTGTAGGTGATGAAATTCACTTAAATATTTCAGAACCTGGGGAATACGTAGTTAAACTAGACGATTCAACAGCTCCAGCGGCAGGAGGATTTGATGCACCAATGGGTGGAGATGATTTAGGTGCTGAAGAAGGTGGAGACGAAGCTGAGTATGAAATCGAAATGGGTGATGACGAAGAAGAAACTGAAGAACCAGCATTTGGTGGTGAAGAAGGTGAATCTGATTCTGAAGACGCTCCTGATGATTTAGTAGCAGTTGGTGGTGATGAAGAAGAAAGCGACGACGAAGAGGAAGAAGAAGAGACAGAAGAATTAACAGAAGCAATTCCAGTTGGTTCAGCTCAAGCTCACAGATTACCTGCAAAGTCTTTAAAAGGAATTCCTTTAGGAGCTGGAGCAGATAACTTAAAAGAATCTCAAGCCGCAAAAAAATTAGTTTCTGAAACAGTAACAAAATATAATGCTTTATTGACTGAAGCAAATCAACTTAAAGCTGAGAACTTAGAATTTAGAACTGCGTTAAAACACTTTAGAACAAAATTAGTTGAAACTGTATTACACAACGCTAATTTAACTTATGTTACAACTCTTTTCTTAGAGCACTCTACAACTAAAGCGGAGAAAGATGCAATCTTGATGCGTTTTGATGAAGTAACAAGCTTAGCTGAGTCAAAAAAATTAAACAGAATTATTGAGAACGAATTGAGCCTAAGAAAGCCAATTACTGAATCAGTAGAGAATAAAATAATCAAAGGTGGAACGACAAGCATTTCAAAACAATTAAATGAAAGCACAGCTTACGTTGACCCTTCAACAAAGAGAATCATGGATTTGATTAACAGAGTTGAAAAAAGATAATAACCCTAACAACAAAAAAAAATAAAAAACAAATTATGTCACACTTATTAACATCTGGACAAGTTGGAAATATCGGATTAAACCACATGAAGGCTATCCGTAAAGAGACTCAATCTAAATGGGATTCATTAGGATTCCTTGACGGTCTTAAAGGTCACGTTAAAGAGAATATCGCTCAATTATACGAAAACCAAGCGTCAACATTATTAACTGAAAGCACAACGACAAACTCTTCAGGTTCATTCGAAACTGTAGTTTTCCCAATCGTTCGTAGAGTTTTCTCAAAATTATTAGCTAACGATATCGTTTCTGTACAAGCTATGAACATGCCAATTGGTAAATTGTTCTACTTCGTACCAGTTACATCAAGCCGTGTGGATGCTTTAGGTAACCCTGGTTCTGATTACGCTGCAAACGGTGGTAACGGAGCTTACGCAACTCAATACTCTGCACACACAGGTATGGCGGCTCAAGGTCTTCCATCATGTGTTGTTGGTTCAGGTTGTACACTTACTCCATTCGAGGGTAAAAACTTATACGATGCATTCTACAATGACGGTTTATTTGATAACTCAAAAGGTACTCTTACAATCGTTGCAGGTGGATATAACGTATACACTTTAGGTATTGACGGTAAATATACAGTTGCGACTGGAGCTGCTCAATTACCAACAGCTAATGACGGTTCATTAAGAGAAGTTGTTATCGGTATCACTGGATTCTCTCCAAACGTACACGCTAAACAAGTTATGACAGGTGCTAACGGTGACCCAATGGACACTGAATCATTCTTAGCTTCATTACACGTTCTTTCAACTAATGCAATTTTAGATAAAGATGGTAATACAATTATCGCTGCTGGTAAGGAAATTCCTTTCAGATTAGTAACTCAACAATACGGTAGAGGTATCGTAGACTACACTAACTTAACAGATACTTCAGGTACTCTTTATGTTGCTTTAGATTTACGTCACCCTGTTGGAACATCTGCTGGTGTTATTGGTGGTGCTGGAACATCAACTTATGATGGTTACGTTGGAGCTTCTGCTTCTACAGTATCAGCGTTTACTTTCACTGCGGCTTGGGCTGAGTACGCTACATTAGAGCTTGAAACTGAAATGGGAGAGGTATCTTTCAAATTAGATGAAATCGTTGTTGCGGTTGAAGAAAGAAAATTACGTGCTACATGGTCTCCTGAGTTAGCTCAAGACGTTAGTGCATTCCACAACATTGATGCAGAAGCTGAATTAACAGCTATGTTATCTGAGCAAGTTGCTGCGGAAATCGATAGAGAAATCTTGAGAGAGTTACGTAAAGCTGGTGCTTGGCAATTAAGATGGGATTACAACGGTTGGAGAAAAGCTTCTACAGCGGCAAGCCCATACACACAAAAAGACTGGAACCAAACTTTAATCACTAGATTAAACCAAGTTTCTGCACAAATCCACAAGTCTACTCTTAGAGGTGGTGCTAACTTTATCGTAGTTTCTTCTGAAATCTCTGCTATCTTTGATGATTTAGAATACTTCCACGTAAGTGATGCTAACCCAGAGCAAGACCAATATAACATGGGTATCGAAAGAATCGGTTCTTTATCAGGACGTTTCCAAGTATACCGTGACCCTTATGCTCCAGCTTATTCAATTATCATTGGACACAAAGGTAAATCATTATTAGACACAGGGTATATCTATGCTCCATACGTGCCTCTTCAATTGACACCTACAATGTTTAATCCGTTTAACTTTGCGCCAGTAAAAGGTATCATGACACGTTATGCTAAAAAAGTGGTTAACAACAGATTCTACGGACACGTAAGAGTTGACGGTGTACCTACATTCGACGTAAACGAATTAAGATAATCTAAACAATTATCTTTCTTAGATAAATAAAAAAAGACCCACCGATATGGTAGGTCTTTTTTTTGTTTTTAAGATATTTATTAATATGAAACATACAATAAAAAAACTACTTAGAGAATCTCTATTGAAAGAATCATTATTAGATAATGATATTAAATCTTTAATAAGAGATACCAATGTTTTTGCTTCTTTTGGGAATCCATATGGGTTTAAAGAAAATAAAATAATTGGTAGAAATACTGATATATTAGATAAGACTGTACCATATGAAGGAACTGATTTTAGAATTGCTGTAACTCCATTAGGTGACAAAAAAAAGTTAAGTATACACTTTCCACAAATTGAACAAACTTCAAGTAGAGGTGGTGGTCATGCTGGATTAAGTTTTCTATTTGATAATGATGTTGTAATAAATAAACAATTGGTTAATATGTTGCTACCAGCTGTTGATGATTTTAGAAGTCAAAATTTTACATTAAACAATGGTGTTTATCAAATAAATACAAATAATCCTAGCGAAATGAAACCTGTTAATCTTTAAGAAGCTACTCGTTCGTGATATGTATGTTTGTCTCCACAAGAAGTACATTTACACTCATTTAAGTCTTTATAATCATCTAGGTTGTTGACATCTATAATATACCCAGCAAGGGTAGTTATATACGTTTCTCCTTTACAGTTAGGGTTAGGACAATATGCATGGTCCTTCTTATATTTCTTACGAAATTCTTCGACCTTCTTCTCAGTTTCTCTATGCTTGATAGCGCAGTCAATATGAACTGGTTCAACATAGATTGGACTCTTTTGATTTACATCTACTTCCTCAGAACACAGAACACATTTCATAGGTTCAGGTTCATCAATTCTAGCGAAGTATTTTCTAACAAGTCGGCCCAATTCCATATCATTAGGTTCAGCTTCGACAATTTGTCGTATGTGTTGAACGTAAGCTTTTTTCATTAAGCTTTTTCTTTTACAAGTCTGTAACGAGTGTATCTAGTTTTCTCACCAAACTTATCAACACCATTTTCTTTTTCAGACGAAATTTCATATCCCTCTTTCTTCAAGGAATTAATTGTTGCCGCAAGTCTTAAGTTTGCTAAATGAATTGCCGCATACCAAGGTGAAACACCTCTTGGGTCTCTAAGGGCTGTTAATACTCTTTGTTTTTTTGAATTTAATTTAGTTGCCATAATTTAATTGTTTAAAGTTAAAGTACAAAGGTAAGACTTATTTTCGAGACTACCAAATTTATTTTAAAATATTTTCCAATAAAGTGAAATCATCCATAACTCCCTTATAGTAATTATCATGAACAAACTCACCATAAGGTGTAATAAACTTGATATTATCCAAGAAAACTCTTTGTCCAATCATCAATTGATTAACTGGATAGTGCATTTCTTCTGATAAACCAAGTACCATTTGTTTAATCCAATCGTATTCTAGTATTTGACATAAGTCAGCATCACGAATAATGCTTTGGTAAATATTCAAATCATCAACCTTAATAACGTATGGATATTGTGTTGCATAAATGATTTCTTTCATGAACTCAAAATCTAAATGAACTATTTGATATTCACTTAAGAATGTACCTAATCCAACGATTGCTTGTTCCACGTTGAAAGCATCATCTCTTCGTCCCATAGAGTGGTTAAAATCGTGAAATAAAGCAGCCATAAGCAAAGCTTCTACCTTATCATCTTCTAACATCTTCATGAAGTCTAGAGCTTGATAACAGTTCTTAACAACAGTAAGCATATGGTTGAAGTTATGATATGGTGCATGATTTGATTTGTTATTTTCAACCAAATACTTTAAACCAAACCTAAGTGAAGGATATTGGTTTATTATGTGTAATACGTTCTTCTTATTCATTAGCAAGTACAATTATCATTTCCACACCAACCACATTTATCCAATTCTTTTTGACGAGCATCTTCTCTAGCTTGATTCTGTGCGTCAAGAACCCATTCTTCACCGTTCCACTCCATACCTTCGTAGAAGCCACCCTTAGCGTTTGATGTAAAGAATTCTCTATTGGTCATAAGACCGTTCTTTCTATGATGGTCGTCCCAATTGGTATCGTCCTCATTGTATGCTGGGTATTTATTTTTATCCATAGTTATTTAATTACGAAACAAAGGTACAAAAAAAATCCCGATAATACAAATTATCAGGACTATTTTTTACGTTAACTCTAGTTATTATTTTTATGCTTTTGTTCCGCAGTTTGAGCAAAACTTATCAGTTTTACCTAATTTTGCACCGCAGTTTGTACAGTATTTTTTTACATTGATATCTTCTGATGTATTCACTTTTTGTGAAATAGGAAGCATCTTATATTCAAGTGTGTGGAATGCAAAGTATTCAAACTCCTTGCTTACTGTTGTGAATTTTTGGTCAGATTTAGAACCTTCCTCAACTCTACCAGTTTCTATGGTTTTTGATTTCTTTTCAAGCTTAGGAGCCGCTGACGAACTTCTAAGGATTCCTTTAGAAATTGGTTGGCTTTTAAGTCTATCCATTTGATTAAGCGCAGATGAAGTAACATTGAAGTCAAGACCATCAAGACTAATACCACCAGTGTTTGAAACATTGGTACTAGATAAGAAAGCGTTATTATCTGTTGCATTAAATGAAGTTGTTGTGAATGAACCACCAAGACTAACAATTGAACCACTGTTATAGCTTTTATAATCATTATAGTCAGGACCACCGAATGAACCACCAAGTCTTGTTGTACCGATGTTGCCAAGAGTTAGAATTGGTCTTCTTTGTTGTTCTCTAAAGAACTCAACCTTGAAGTCTCCGTTGCTTTTGATTGCTTCTTTCACTTCAGCAGTATTTGCTACTTCGTATGTGTCGAATAAGAATTTCTTTTCAACATCTAAGAAACGCTCCAAGAATACTCTCTGTCCAGGTCTCAATACAAGACCACCTTGAGAAATGATTTTTCCGTTTAATTTGATTTTTGCAAGAATATTATCTGTAGTTGGATTGAATAATTCAATCTGAAATTCTTGCCCTTTTTGAAGGTAATAAGTTGGCATTTCGCCTTTTTTGTTGTAAACTTTTAGTCTACTTTTGTTCACAGCAATACTAGCTGTAGGAACCGCAGTCCCTAGTGTTTTTTGAGTCATTTTTTAACTTTTAATTTTTGTAATTATGTACTAATTTCTTTGTTGCCTTAACAACTCCAAAGCCATATTTCAGGCTCGAAACTAATACGTGAGTTAACGTAATACAAAGGTACTATATAATTTCTTGAAAGTCAAGTACTTTAGTCATATTTTGAGAAAAATAAATCAGAACCACTCTTGAAAGCCTTGATAGGGTTGAATCCTTTCTTAATATAATTTTGTCCACGGCCAAGCATTTCTTTGAAATCATCATTGGGTTGCATCGAATAAACAGTATTATATTTTTTTATCAGCTCTTGAGTTTCAGGGTTAATTTCACTTAACCATTCCTCATATTCTTCAGGGTTTTCAAATGTGTCGTTACTACCAGTATATAATGCAACACTAAATTCTGGGTTCCATTTACCACTGGCATCAAATGGTGCAATGTTTGTTTTATTAACATCAGGTCTATCATAAAATTTAACCCATACATTCAATGCTTCACTTCTAACGTCACCTTTTCTAGCTGGCATAAGTCCTTTACCCTTCGTACTAGCCATCATCATAGCCATTTCGTAGATATAAGGCCCGAAACCATCTTCTGCGGCCACTTTATCCACATCGAAATTTTGACCTCTTAGAGAGGCTGAAATCACGCCATATGATTTATTGGTCATAGGGTCATATAAGACAAGACTTATCCTGTTATCCTTTTGGAATAACGCAGTTTCTATTGGTAGATTTTTTGATGTAAGCATAGTTTCTCCTAATAGATTTTCTCTAAGTAATTTTTTAATTATATGTTTCATTTTTATTGACTTTTACGAAGATTAACTTGATTTACAATATCGAAGTTAATCACATTTTTTAGTGTTGTAACTTCCAAATCAGAACTAACAAGAACATCTAAATAATAAGTGTTAGGTAAAAGGCTGTCAGTATCTAACAAGAAATAATAATTGTTGATGCTTCTTTCAATTGGTTCGAAATCAATAACTGTTAATTCACCTTGCCCTTCTTTCACATAAAGTCTGTATTTCAAACCATCAATTTTTTGTGTTTGCTCAACTGTATAAGGAATTCTAGCAGAAACAATTACCTTACGAATATCTCCACGTTTAATTTTTTCATTAGCATATATTCCTGAAACGCTGATAGCAGTTTTCTTAGGTTGAGAGTCTGAATTTGCAATATTGTAATATCCAAGTGAGTTTTTCATAACAAAATCAAGACTTGCGTCAGGTCTTGCTACACCGTTGATGATAAGGCCACTCCATACGTCATTGTACATAGTACAATCGTTATCAGCAGTTGTTGGAACCGTGATATCGATAGAGTATACTCCTTTTGTAACTTGTGTTACACCTGAACCAGTAAACGTAGCAAAAGATGTGCCAGTATTATCAAACACTTCAACACTTGGTAAAGTATCAAGGTTTGTTGGATTACCGCCAAGACTAACGTAAAGATATAATTTATTTGGCTTATCTAAATAGAAATCATTTCTATCATCAGTAATATGACCATCATAGATAGTTTCAACAAATGGTTCGTAAAATGTTTGTGTATTGTTTGTAAAGAAACCAACATATTGTGGGTTAACAGTTTCTAGGTCCTCATAGTAATCAGGGAATGCAATTCCAAGACCATAATTCGTATCACCAGTAAGAACACCATTAACATAATCAGTAATATCAATTTCAATATTTTCATTACCCTTGTCGAAGTGTTGAGTTGCAACGGTTACACCAGTTGATGAACCTGTATACACACCTGAACCACCTGACCAAAAAATTCCATTTTGAGAGTAGTACCAATTTGAATAACCTTCTCTGTAAGCTTGGTCTCCAAATGTTAGAATTGGTAATTCATAGTCATAACCAGTACCGTTATCCCATGGTTGGTCCACCTTGAAAACAATAAGGTCGAATGAAGTAGTTCTTTCTTTAGAACCCATTCCCTTGTTTAAAAGGTCTGTATCGAATGCACCAGTATTGGTCATTTTAAGTGTATGTCTAAGCTTAGTTAAATCAGGGAATGTTCCACCAGTATATAGGTTAGTCAGCTTAGTTTCATCGAAATGAAATAAGAACCTGCTATGGCTTTTAGTTGCTGACTCACCACCGTAGTATAATTCAGCAATAGGGTTTAAACCAGTGTTAATGTTTGATTTGCTTAGAATCGTATTGTTTTTATCGAAATATGTACGTATTACCATTTTTATCTTTTTATAATAAATATCTAAAAAGTTTAGTTTATTCGTACATTTGCGCTTAACATTGATTTTTCTAAATCATCAGCTTTTGCTTTAAAAATAGCTAGAGCTTGTTTATTCCCTGAAGCAGTTAAATCGGTCGCTGGGTTACCGTTTCCATTATGTACGTGAGCGAAAAGAGCCTCTTTCAAAAGTATAAGATATTGAATAAGAACATCACCAAATGGTACTTGATGTGCTGACTCTAAGATAATAGCCATTTCCTCATCAGAGATAAGTTCATCTTGTCCTGTAAGGTTGAATCTTGGGCTACCACCGCTATGTGTAAGTAAGTTGATTTTATTTGCTACAATATTTGTAATAGTTCCTTTTTGAGCAACAGAATTTTGTTGAGTAGGTTTCTCTACTACAGCATCGTTTTTGATTTGAATGTAGGCTTGTGTTTTTGTATTAAACTGAATTCCATATGGGTTTTGAGCCGTTGTAGGTATTGTTTCAAACTTTCCAGCTCTAAGTATTATCTCATTGGCTTTTTGTGTAATATCAGTATTGTATCTACCTTGAACACTGATATCTTCAGATTCAGGAAAAACACCTCTTAATTGTGGTAGTGTATTGATATTTACGCTTGGTGTTGTTGCACCAAAAGTAAACCCACGAAATGCTGTAAACTTGGCATTATCGAAGTTTAATTTATCAGGTTGTGAAATAACTGGCCCAATATAAATTCTATCTGCATGTTGTCTGTTTTTATCGAATACGAATATCCAAACAGCTTCACCAACCTTTGGAACACTTGAAAAGTGCTTAGGTATCATAGGGAAGGCATAAGGTAAATTACCATTAAGAATACCATCATCACCACCCGCAGATTGTGACCCTTTAATTCTAACTTGGATTCTACCTAAATTAAATTCGTCAGTATTAGAAACAACCTCACCGTATTTTAGATATTGGAAACTACTTACGTTCTCATATGCTCCCGAACCTGTTCTATTTAATTTATTGGTACCTTCTGCCATTATTTATCTCCTTTTAACCTTTTTAATATAATTTTATTTGCTTCATCGAAACGTTTCTCGATTTCCACCATTTTATCGTAATCCTTAAGCATTCTTAATTTGATTGCTTCATGGTCCGCTTCCATTTGTTTTATTTCAAATAGAATTTCGTTGTTTGATTTATCCTCTAGTTTATCCATTATCTGATTATACCGTCTCCTACGGCCATTGTTGTTGTTACACCTTGTGAAACCACTGGAATACCTAAGTTTCCAATTCCAACTGTCATAACAGAAATCCCAGGTGGTATAACCACATTAACTACTGATTCTGTTAGTATTGTGTTGATTATTTCTTCGATTCTAATAAGCTCCATTGCTTCTTCATTGTTAGGTCCATCGGCAAATACATCACCAACTTGTCTTCCAGCTTCAGATTGTCTCGCTATGATTCGAGAGGCTACAGCTTGTGCTGAGACTCCTGGTCTTAGTTTGGCACCAACCATAATAAGAGGTGGTGGGAGTGCCGCTACTGGTTCATCGGGTATTGAAAATGCTGATAAAATCAGATTTAAAACTCCACTAATTGAACCTAGATTAAAAGATGAATTATTCTTTACGTCTTCTAACTTTTCTTGATTAAATGTACTCATTATGCTAATCCTTTTATAATTCTAATTGCCTCTTGTGGTACACCACTTAAGCTTAACAGCTGAGAGATTTTATTTTTATTCTTATCTATTTGTTTTTTGACTTGGGCCTGTGCAACCAATTCTGCAATTCTTTTAAGTGCTATAACTACAAGCATTTCAACGATTGTTTTAGTAACTTCTTTAATAAGCTGTCTAAATAATTGTTTGTTTTTTTGTATGAAATCAACACCATCTGCAAATATGGCACCTGAACCGTAGATTATCTTGAAATTAATCAAGAATGTCATAACAACCTTTGGTGATAATATAACACCAACAATTGATTTAATCAAGGTTTCAATTATATTTTGAATAAAATTTAACTTTATTGTTTGGTTATCCGCTACGTTCGTTGATTTGTTTGCTGATTCACTAGCCATAACTTCCAAGTTAGTTGAAAGTACGTTCTTTTGTTCTTCTACTGTAACAGCATTACCCATTTGAGTATTGAACTCAATAAGTGAGTTTTGTGATACACTAGAATCGATTTCTGTTGAAGCTTTAACCTTGATGATTCCTTGTTTGCGTAAATCAACTTGGTTTTCTATCTTTGAAAGTTCAGTACTATCAAATGTAAAGTAAGTATCGCTAACTGTTTCACCAGCATCTGATTGTACCATCTTATCAACAACTGCGTTTATCTTTCCTTCAGCTTCCAATTGTTTTCTAGTTTTATTAAGATTGATTGAAATACTACCGAAGATAGTGTTAATAATACTTGTAACAAGATTGCTAGTATTGAATAGTTGAATACTATCAATATAGTCATTGTTTAGGTCGTTAAGAGTTTTTGAATTGTAAGCTGGATTTGACCTAATTATAAGTGAATTGTTTGGATTAACACCATTTGGGTCAAGCGAAACAAACGTTACATCTAGAATTCCTTTCCATGTGTTGGTAATTCCGTCTTGTTGGATTACTCCGTATAAGAAGGTATTGAAATCTGTTGAATCTGTTAGGTTATTTGTTACATCATTGTATAATAGCTTCCCTGAAGCAGACTTTGGGTCTACTTTCAATAAATCCAAAAAATCAATCTTTTTTAATTCGATTACAATTCCAGTTGTTTTGATAAAACTTGGTAGGCTTGGATTAACACCACAACTAACAATTCCTTTAAGTTCACGTTTCATTGCTTTTTTTACTTTAATCTCTATGTCTCCAAGTGAATGTGTTAGCATATCCACTAGACTTTTAACCAAAGCATCATACCCTATTAAAGATTTAATAAGGTCAGTTAAGAATGTGATGCTATCACCGTTATTGTTGATTGATGGGAATGATGAACTAAGTTTAAGTTGTGGCATCGATTCTGTAAGAGTCTTTGCGGCCGCAATATTACCAAAAACCTTTCTTTTTTTATCTAATATTGACATGTTTATTCTTCGTTCTCTTGTCCTTTATTTTTGAACATTTCTCTAATTGTTCTGAAGTCACTAAGTGATGCTGTACCACTGCTTCTTTCGGAAACAGCCGCTTCTTCGTTACCACGATTCTTGATAATATCGCTTTGTAATTTTGCTAGTTCTAACTTAATACGAATAGCTGAATCTTTAATTTTCAAAAGACCACCTTTTTCTTTGGCAACCTTTGTTAATTCATCTACTGTTTCAGAAATAGCACTTACTGATAATTCGTTAATTGTACGTTGTGCATCAGTTATTTGTAAACAAGCATCATTATAGGTTTCTTGCATAAGTCCTTCTAATGATTCATTGTTATTTACTTTTACTACTTGTTTTGTTTTTCTTGGCATGATTTTATTAATAGTTTACGTTATTTAACTATAAATATCTGTAAATCTGTTTTAAAACCAATTTCTACAAACCACGTAGCTTTAAGAGCTCATACATCTCTTTGAAACGTTTCATAGCTAACCTAATATCTTTTGTAGATAGATTGGTATAGTTTCTCATGGTTTCTAATACAGAATTTTTATTGTATTTTGAACCACCTTCCATTGATTCAAATGCGGTTTCCCAATTCTCAAGAATTTCAATTAGGGCATAGCCGACTTTTCTTTCATTGTCATTTAGTTTTTTCTTTGGTGGTTGGTCTTCATCGTTTAATTCATCCTTGATTCCACTAGAAAGTTTTTTGATGAAATCATCCATCATAAATCCGTCATTATCGATTACGTAAGTTAAGTCTTCACGTTCTTCGATACTACTAGACATATCTTCATACGAAGCATTTTGCTTCATATATTTTTCATCTTTGATAAGCAAACCCAAGATATAGTGTTTTGCTATTGTTCCAAAATATGAATAGGCTTTTTTTCCTCTCCCTGCTTCAAATTTATGCACTTTGGTCATTAGAAACGAAAGGGTGTCTCCGTGTAATTCTTCAAACGTTTCACCCTTTCTATATAATTTATATCTTCTAATGATTGATTCAATCATTTTATCTAACGGGGCCTTTAGCCACTCGTTGAATATTTGGTTTCTTTCTGCTTCGTCTTCTGATTCTAGAAAATTGATTACTGCTTCTTCTTCATTTGGACCAAAGTACATGTCATTTGTTCTTTTACGTCCTCTTTTATTAACCATTTATCCATTCTGTACTTCATACGTTATTTTTCTATCATTTGGAAAATAGTATTCTTTTTTAGCAGTCTGTAACCACCATCTAGCCTCAATTGGGTCAAGATTTTCTTTGTAGTCAGCAAATAATGAACCAACTCTTTGATTAACGTGTTTGTAACCGAATTTAGGGATAACCATAACCTTAACATCTTTGAATGTCATTCTTAATAAGAATTCATAAATGAATGTTAATTTGATACTTGGTTTGAATCCTCCGAACTCATCTAACACTGATTTCTTAACAACCATTCCGTCAATATTGAAGTTTTGATAAGCTAATAAAGCTGTGTTATCTAATACTCCTAATTCATCAGAAAAACTGTTTGCCCATACTGCTTCATTAGTAAATCCTAAGAAGTTTCCTTCAGGGTCAACGTCAATGATAATCGGCATGAATAAATCGATGTTTGTATGTTTTGTTTTGTATTCTACTGCGTTTTTAATCCAAATGTTTGCGAATTCGTCATCGAACTCTAAGATGCTTAACCATTCAGTTTTTACATTCGCAACACCCAAGTTAACTTGAGAGGCAAAGTCTGTTGGACCATCATTTTGAATAACTCTAACTGAGTCTTTGTAATCACCAAAGTCAAATGAATCTAAATAGCTTACTAAATCACTCCCTGCTGGAACTACAATAAGTAATTCATCAGGTCTTACGATTTGTGATTTAACACTTGCAATTGCATTAGCGAACATTGGTTTTGTAACTTCGTTCAATTCATGAACAGGAAGTATAATTGATATTTGTGTTTTTTCCATTTGTTTATTTATTATTTAGCTTCTGCTTTTGATGTTTTCTCTTTTAAAGCTTCCTCTAAAGTAGATAATGTTTTTTTAAGCTCAACTAGTCTGTTTTCAACAAGAGTTGAATACGTTACCGTCATAGCTTCAACTTGATTTTCTTCAGTGTACTGACCTTTGCTTTCAAGAGCACCTTTAACTAAATCAGTTGGAACTCCATCTTCTAACCAAAGCTTCAAGTAAGTAGCAATCAATTCAGGAATGTTTGTAGTTGTATTTGTCCAAACTCCATTATTTTTGATTGTACCAACACCATTCTCATCAACTTCTTCCATCCATTCAGGAATAAGATTAGGTAATTTACCGATTACTGGTGTATTTGCTTCCATAGCCTCTAATGGGAATGTACCGAAACCTGAAGTATCGTCAATCCATACAGCTAAACAAGCTTTACCTAATTCTTCAGCAAATTGTTGTCTTGGTAGACCTCTTAATTCTCTGAAGGTAATCCATTTGTAGATTGGGTATTGTAAGTAGAATGACTTAGCAATCTTAGCCGCATCACTTTGATTTCTTGTGTGTATCGCAACAACTGGAATCTTAGGTTTCTCGCTATCTTTGAAATAAGATGGGATAGAAACTGGAACAATGTGTGTTGCAATTGTTGGGAACAAGCTTGTTAAGTAATCTGCTTGTTTTTGACTTGTTGTAATTACATCATTGAAACCGAAGTCAGTTGTCCATCTTTTACCAATAGGTAATAATTCAAGCAAGTAATCATAACTTTGAGAAATTACAACCTTTTTGCAAGGGAAACCTTTTACTTGGTCCATAATGTTTGAGAAAATCTCAGGGATAACAATAAAATCAGCTGGGCTAATGTTTAATTGTTGTGCTTCAATAGAGATGTGAGGCAAGTTTGCATATTCTTCACCTAACCATTCAGCGATACCTTGACCATCTTCATTTGCTCTTAATTTGTAGTCATTTTTTTCATGTAAAATCTTAGCTGAATATCCTAATTCATTAAGAATTTTTACGTGTTCGTAAATGTTAGCAATACCAGCCGTTGGGTTACCTTTGGTATCTAGAGTAAAAAAATATAGTGAGAAATCTTTATTTTTTAATTTATCGATAACTCCAGTCAATTGACCGATTTGTTCTTCGAATTGTTTTATTTGTTCTTCCATTTTTATGTTTATTGGATAATTAATTATTCTGTTTCTATTTCTTTGATAATTCCATAAGAAATAAGGGTATTAAATGCTATTTTATAAGATAACCCTAATTTATCTAAAGCTCTGTCGGCACCTAACGTGTCATCAGTTTCTTCATCTACATCGTCCATTATTATTTCTAATAACATTCTAAGTGTATCGTACTTTCCACCATCCACTTCAAATCCTCTTTCTGTTAAGATTTCTGTCATCTCAGAGCTGACGATTTTTCCATGCTCATCTCTAAATGTTTTCACTGTTTTATGTGAAACCACATCTGTAGGTTTTGTATCACCTAATTTAATGGCTTTGCTAAAAGCCTCAAGGTCTATTGAATAAACCACTCCACCAAAATCAATCATAATTTAAATCTCTTCGTATGTCGTTATTTTTGTTGAAAGTATTCTGTTTCTAAGTTCTTCATCTTTGATGAAATCAAGAATAGAATCTATCTCATAATCAGCTACAGAATCAGCGTTATATGACGCTTTTACCTTAACACTAATTTTACCGCTTGGCTTGTTTGCTAGGGCAATTGGATTGGCTGTGATTAGAACATCTGCATCTCCCCACTCTTCCTCATTGTGTTTAACAAATCTTAACTTGTCAATTCTACAACTTGTTTTTGATAAAAAGAAATACGTTGAAGGAATACTCTTGTCGATTTCTCTACTAACTAATTCAACTTCATGTTCTTCATCATCTTTCATATCCATGATAAAATGATTAAATTGGTTCATTAAACCATCTGACATTTGGTCGGCATGGCCGAATATTTCTAGAGGTGCTTCCAAATATATGAAAGAGTTAAGTCTGTTAATGTCATCAAACTTAAAGAACTCAATTAAATTAAAGTTTGTTACATCACCTACTGTCAATTCTGTCGGCTCGACATACTTGTCATAAGTGTAAACTAACTGTTCAATAAAACCTCGTAAAACCTCATTAATGCTAATTGCTATTTTCATAAACCCAATTTAAGACTGTAAGGCCCATAAGTAAAGTAATTATCTAAATAAATCCGCTAATTTATCCCAAAAAGTTCTTTTTTTGATATTTTTAGGTTTAGATTCTATAATAATCACTTCTTTTTTCTTATAATCTTTGTGTTCAAATATTTGAATGAAGTATTTTGTTAGTCTATGTCTTACAACTTCATTCTCAGTAAACTCAACTACATTAACCCCTTCTTCAGGGTGTAACTTAGCCATTCTAACTAATTCAAACAAACAACTTGACTCAGGGTTTTTTAAATCGACCTGATTGCTATCACCTAATGCGATAACCTTTGTATTTTCAGCAAAACGAGTAAGAAGTGTTTTACCGTTGTTATCTGTTACGTTTTGAAACTCATCAAATAAAATGATACAGTTTGAAAGCGAACGTCCACGAATGCTTCCGAATACTTCCATCTTAACATATCCAGCATTGATTAGTTTTCCAGTTAATTCTTCTCCGATAAGCTTATAGAAAGCATCTAAGAATGACATCATGATGAATTTAAGTTTATCTTTTTCATCACCTGGGAGTGTACCAAGGTCCTCATCTTTTAATTGAACAATAGACTTAACCAATTTGATTTCATGATATGTGTCAGGATTATTCTTTAAAAGAATAAGAGCTTCTGCAACACTTAAAAGAGTTTTACCAGTTCCTGCTGGCCCTGTACAAATTGTAACATCTCCTTTTTTAATTGATTGTGTAAGCTTTTTTTGAACCTCATTTTTATGTTTCAAATCAATCTTAATTTGACTTAATAAATCTTCTTTACTAGAAACTTCTTGAGCTACTACTGCATCTGTTTTTTTAACCCTAGTAGTTCTTGTTGTTCCAGTTTTTGCTGTTGATGCCGACTTCGTTGTTGAAGATGTTTTTCGTTGCATGTGTGTTGTTGTTAATTCTATTATGGTTATTGAAATAGTCTACTTTTTTGTTTTGAATATCACTATAATCAATCTTTTGTACCGTCATATTTGGGAAAAAACCATAAATATTATTTGTCTTTTGTAAATCAGCGTAATAACCATCAATCGGTTTCTCACGTTTGGTAGCCAATTCAAGAATCTTATTAAATAAGGTATCTCTAATTACAACTCCTTCTAGAGCAAATGTATTATGAAGTCTCATAATCTTTTCATTCACTTGGTCAGGAATTCCACCGTATGTATGATTACCACCGAAATAAATCATATCCCAATCACTTGGTACGCTATTGATGTACTCTTCTAAATTAGCGATTTCAGGCATAAAGTAAACATCATCTTCAAAAATAACTACAGAAGAATATCCTTTTTCGATTGCTTCAGTTATTATATTTATATGTGTTTCCATGATTCCTAACTCACCCTTAAGCAGATTTTCGTTGTATGTAGTTGTTGACCAATCATATAACTTTCCATCAATTGCTTGATATCTTTCAATATCATCTAAATTATGCTTAGCAAATTCCTTTAAAGAATTTTTCCATCTGTCAGGTCTTCTTTTTAAATTAACACAAAAAGCCTTATCAAAATATTTTGTTAATACACTCATTATTTTTTCTCTTTATTCTCGTATTTAGTATCTAGTTTATCTTGTCTATATCCTTCCATGATATATTCACCGTTAGTTTTTACATCAGCAATGAACTTTACAACGTAGTGTCCATTATGTGTTACAATCTTGTCGAATACCAAATTGTTATATTCGTATAAATGATTGTTTGCCGCACCTTGGGTTTTATCAGTAACAAAACCAACCTCATCTAGTTCAAGCATTGTACCACCCATTTGAGTGTTTTCAATTACTTTTTTAATATTTGAAATGAAGAACCTACTAGCTCTGTTGTATTCATCAGGGTATAGGCTAACATAAAATTCTAATAAGTGTTTTGTTTCATCTATCTTACGAATCTTAAGTGTTTTTGTATAGTCTTCCAAATAAAAGTTAGGAGCGTTGCTTCTTTTAATCTTGATTGGTCTTTCATTTTTATCTTGTACAAAATAATCATGTCCGCTAATCTCAGCACGTGTTACCTCACCAACATCTTCATTCACTGGTTTTTCTTCCAAATTAGAGATATCAAATGTTTCATGAACACTTTTACCAATCTCAGTATTATCTACGATTAAAACAGCTGGATATGGGTCAAAACTATCTAGATTAGGTTTTGTAATCTTTAATTTTTTATCAGCCATTTTATAAATTGGGTTATCATTTTCATCATACCCTTCTAACTTGATGGTTTTACCTTCTGTTGCTTCCATAATCTTATACATTCTCCAACGTAAATCCATAACTTCTTGAGTTATCTCACCATTGATTAATGAATCAGATATCTTTCCTTGATTTAAACGAGTTGATTGGGTTGCATCTGTTACTAACCCTTCACCTGTTTGTGATAATGCATTCTTTTCTACGTTGCTTAACGCTACAGCCGCTACAGCCGCTTGTTTTTTAACCCATTTGGTAATTTTTCCCATTTTAGTTGTGTTTTAAATAACTGCAATTCAAAAGATTGAAGTTATATGTATTGTAATTTGTTTTATGTTTTGTTAGAAGATATGGTAGACTCAATTGGTCTTGTATTGAATACATTGCATTGTGGTAAAACCAATCTTTCATTAGATTATTATCTTTATCCTTGATTAATTCTTTTGAATACATAAAGCATCCGCAAGCAAATAACTTATCATCTACGAATTCTTCATCCTGAGTGTATTTAAGCACTTGTTTATCCATATCCTCTCCTTGGTATCGACTAATCAAATAATTATCACCACGGGCCATAAGATTGTTCATGAAGTCTAATTCTGATTGTATTGTATTTCTATAAGGATGATTGAATAAACATAAGTCATATCCTTCTATTCCTTTTAGTAGCTGTTCAATTATTCCATCATTTAGTGTAAACTTTGAATCGGCCCAAATATAATAATCATAATCTTCATCTAATTCCCATTCAAGCATCTTAGGAATCTTACCTTTGAGTCTTGAATGTAGACTAAGTGCTCTAGATGGTGTATTTGAATCATTATAAAGAACCACATCAACATTGTACTTAGCCAATTCTTCATGGTTATTAATTATAAGTTGTGAATGTCCACCGAAAGCACCTGATATAAGTTTTATTTTCATTAAAAGGTTATTTTAAAGACAATTTCTTTATTGTAACCAGTATCAGTATCAAGAGTTTCAACTTCTACCAATTTAGGATTAGCTATTTTTAAAATATCATCAAAAATATCCTTAGAAATAGCCAAATCAGGAACATCTACACCATGTTGTAAATTATGCGCTAATTCCTCTGTAGCTCCGTCAGCAAATGGTATAAATAATGTGATACATAATTTTTTTGTTGCGCTATTTAAAGCATTCGCAAATATTCTTTCCCATTCATAGTTATGTTCCAATACGTGTCTCATATGAATTCCTTCAACACTTGATTCATATTCACATAAATCAATGTGTTTTTTTGTTGCAAATGGAGTATCACTTCCATCGATACCAATAGCCTGTGGACAGAATCTAAGGAAACCACCACCACCTACTCCCCAATCTTCAATTGTTTCACAGTCAGCTAAAAAATCAGCACCAATTTGGTACGTTGATGTTTCTCCATATTTGTATGAACTTGGTATTCCTGATTTTAAATCTTTATACCAATTGTCCCATTTTCCTACATTACTCATTTCTTTTTAATATTGTTAATCCGTTGTTATTTGTTAAGTCTTCTAGAATACTCCAATTGGTATTCTCAGCCAAGAAATCTTCCATAGCCGTTCTAAGTCCAAGCTTCGTTGATGATTGTCCTTTAATAATCTCACTTGCATGTTGATAGATTTGCTCATCAACTCTACCAAACGTAGTTGTATCATGAAGTATGATATACTTAGATACATTACCTTCGTGAATTCTTAATTCTGCAATTAATTGATTGTAAGTGTGAAGTGTATCTATGAAAAGAAGCTCCGTTGGTTCAATTGTTAAATTAAGAGTATCTGCCAATACAAAAGAATGATTTAGTAATTGAGTACTTTCAGTCATTATTTGTTGTATTTCATGAGTTGATTGGATATCATAAGAGATAAGTCTTTCAGGATTTGCCATTATAAAAGCAAGAGTCGAAGCTCCCCATCTAACACCCATTTCTGTTATGTGCTTACACTCTTCACCATATCTTTTAAGAACTGGCATGTGTTCATAAATGTCTATACTCTGTGTTACATTTGGATTAACCAAAGAAACATTATATAGTTCTGTAATTCTATTGCTCATTGCGTTTTCATTTGTTTTTGTAAATGTTAAAAACGTAGGTCTTAAATTTGAATATTCAAAGTTAGGTTTCAAATAATGTGGATTATTATTGTCAACATAAGCTCTGATATCTTCAACACCACTCGTTTTCATTGATTTTTTTGATTGACCTTCATAGTGTATGATAGGTGAGTTTAAAACATAGGCTAAGTTAAATCCTCTTTCGTAAATAGAATGAAAGATAAAATCATCACCACAATATGTTTTAATGTAGCTTGGTAGTGTTGGAAATAATGCATGTCTAAGACTGAAATCCCATCCTTGCATATTAACAAACGGCTCAACTACTCTATAGTTTAATTGTGTTTGTTCTGAACTATAACTCATATGGTTAGTTGAATGTACTACGATACCAACATAAGGTTCTTTATCGAAAACCGCAATGGTTGATTCAACAAAGTTGCTACATAAATTAATATCGTTATTCAAGAAACATAAGTATTCATTCTTATAGGTTGCATGAAACCAAGACCACACATGATTAAGTGGGATATTCTCAGCATTCCTAACTATTTCTACGTTTTCGTAGTCTATTGAATCTAAAAATTCGCTAGTTCCTTCTTCGGTTGAAGCTTGGTCAACCAAAACGATTTCAAAATCATCACTTGTTTGTGTTTGTAAGTCTTTCAAACAATCTCTAGTGAACTCAATGTTATCTAAATTCACTATTAAAATTTTTAGTTTTTTCATTATATAAGTTTTTTATAAATGTCAATTATCTCCTTAGCAACAACATCACTCTTAAATTTATCTAAGTCAGTTGGTACTTCATGTAGTGTTTTTGATATTATATCACCAGTAGCGTTAACATTATATATCCAACCTTTTTTACCACATAACCATCCTTCAATAGTTGTTCTACCTAAAAGAATTCCAGCTGTCTCATCACATTGGTGAATAAACTTTTCGATGTTAGGTGTTGGCTCAAAATATGTCACGTGGTCATTTTGTGCAATGTATGCATCTAGCGTAGCTTCACGTTTTTTACCAACAATCCATAATTCACCACCTTCTTCTTTGGTTGTGTTAATTAAGTCTACTAGGGTTTGGATTCTCAAGAAATCAATAGTTCCAACGAATAGTGTTCTTTTCTTGGTTCTTTTTTCTGTTAGTTTAACTTCTTTAAATCTTGTTGTGTCAATTGGATTATAGATAATATCAATCATCTCACTATCAATCCCAAATTTATCAATAAGATAGTCTTTGATTTCAGGACGAATAGCAATGTATTTTTTTACATTATCAGTAATAAAAGGTTCTTCCATTGGAATTACTTCTGAGTGGATTGAAGTTACTATCGGAGTATTTGGATAGAACTTAGCCAAGTGTTCAGTAATTGGTTTGTGGTTTGAATGGATTACATCGAATTCTACATTAGAAACTTTATAAAGAGTCGCTTCTTGTGATGGAATTTCACCTTGTGGTGTCTTAAGTAACCATTTACCATCCCCTAACTTATACCCAGGAGGTGATTTCAAGTCATATGTCTTGATTCCTATACCATTAGCAATCTTATTAAGTGGATTACCCAAGTTGGCCCAAATACTAACCTCACAACCTTGTTTCATAAGTTGTTTAGCCAATTCAAAAACATATAATTCTGAACCAGTATGTGATTGTAAACTTAAACAACCAATAAGGACCTTAAGCTTCTCACCTTTACGAATAACTCTTTTTATTTCAGCTGGCAATACACTAGCATATTTTTCACTAAAATTAATACGGTTTGTTTCCCAAGAATCATTTGTTTCACCAATTGATTTATGGTTTATTCTGATTTGAGTTGAAACTCCTACCTTAACACCTTCCAAGTAATTATCAAATGAGAATGTAACATCATAGAAATGGAATCCTTCAACTGATTCATCAAAGGTTGCTTTGATACGTGTTTTGTCAACTGCGAAGAATACACCATCAACATTTACAACTTCTTCCAAGTGTTGCCCTAAGTCATCAGAATAAGCTGATAACCAAGATTTACCACCACTAGTATGTTGTACTCTACCAAACATTTTTTTAGGGTCTTCCCACCATTTACCTGAAGAAGGCATAGCTTTACTTCCAGCAACACCAATTATTCCAAATTCAGGGTTCTTTTCAAACTGTTTAAGTAATTTATTACCCCATTGCTTAGTATCAATAGAAATATCATCATGACAAAATACAACTATATCGTATTTCGCTTGATTTAAGCCTTGATTATATGCTGAGGTTAGTGATTGTCCACCATTGAAATATGTTGACGCAGGGTCGTTGTTATTGATGATTTCAATAACTTCAATGTGTTTATGTAGACCAGAAGATTTGATTATATGGTCAATGTGTGGTTTATTATGTTCTTTTGTGCAATATACAACTGTTATCATGATTTTAATTTTTCATAATAATAGTATTTAAATATCAAAGTGTAAATGGTTTATAAACAAAAAAACCCTACTCGTTAAAGTAGGGTTTTAATTTATTTCTTATATCTTTGGTAAGCATTATCTGTAATTTTGATAATATCTGCCATTCCAATAAATTCATCAAGAGTTTTTGTGTTTGAATAACTCATGGCCGAGCGTAGGTAATCTTCAAAATTACTAGCCCATTGTCTTAGGTTATATTCAGCTTTTCTAAATCGAATAACACCTTCAGAAGAAATTAATTCTTCTTTTCCCCATTCTTTTTGAACTTCTTTGGTGCTCATACCTCTAAACTTCTTATAAACAGGTAGGTTATTGTTATAACACCATCTTGCAAAGCTTTGTTTAATCTTTATGCATTTGAAAAGATAATTATCACCACATGAATCAATAGCTTTGTTGAAGATGCTTCCTACCATTACGTAATCAGCTCCAAGTGCTAGTGCTTTGATAATATCGCTGTAGTTTTGCATCCCACCATCTGCGACTATCTTAGCTGGTTTATCTAAACTACAAGAAATTTCGTAACACTCTCGGATAAGACTTGCCATTGGATATCCAACACCAGTATGTACAGTAGTACTACATCCACCGCCATTTCCGATTCCAACCCTAACATAATCAGCACCAGCATCAGAAAGAACCTTGTATGTTTCAGGGTTAGCAACATTACCAACCATAAGGGTCATTTCAGGATATTTAGCTTTTAATGCTTTGGTCATTTCCACTAGGGTTGCCATGTGTCCATTTGCGATATCAATAAGATACATACCTTTTTGGTTAAGATTTCCTTTTCTAGCTTGTTTCTCAATTTCTTGTAAAGAATATGATTCAAATCCAGTTAAGTTCATTTCACCTCTTGGAGTACAAGTAATAATCTTTAACCCTTTGTAAATGTATTTGTTATCTTTACTAATAACAGTGTCCATTGGTGCTGTAATTAAAGGTAAAAACCCATCGTGAAATGGGTTTATATCTTTTCGAGAATTAATATTAGATATCTTAGCTGGTTTAATTAAAATATCGTTAAAATCGAATTTGTTCATTAAAATATTTGTGTTTTATTTTGTTCCTGTACTTCCAAATCCACCAGCTCCACGCTCAGTATCATTAGATATTTCGTCTATTTTGTTTAAATTAATTGTGTTCTTAGCTGTTACAGTTGCTACTACTGCTTGTGCAATTCTTTCACCATGCTTGATTATGAATTCTTGCTTACCATGATTGATAAGGATAACCTTAACTTCTCCACGATAATCTGCATCAACCGTCCCAGGTGTATTCAACACAGTAATACCATGCTTTGCCGCTAGTCCGCTTCTTGGTCTAACTTGAATCTCAAAATTAGGTGGTAATTCAAAGTATAAACCTGTCGGAATAAGCTTTATTTCACCACTTTCAAGTATGATATCATCTTCACCTAAATCAGCTCTTAAATCGAAGCCTGATGCTCCGTCAGTTGCATATTCAGGGTCAGGGTTATTTGATTTATTTACGAAGTTAACCTTCATTCTAAAATCATTTGATACGTTTACTATGTTTCCATTCATAGCTCCACCGAATTCTTTGTCAAAATCTGCTTGACTGTAAGGATTAGAAGGGTCCGCAATTTCGAGAACCCTCTCCTTCATTTTTTGAATGTCAAATGTCATTATTTACTTGCTTTTTCGTTTTTGATAGCGAACAAGTTAGCAACCTTTAATAAGTCACCCATAGTTGAGTTATGATACTCTACCATTTTGTCGTCCTCTCTATCAAACATTATGATTGCTTGGTATTCCTCTTCTGTAAAAGTAACACCGTGAGCTGAAGCATAAAAAATGCTACGGTCACTAACTCTCATAGAAACTAAATCCTCATTGAACTTGTACATTTGTCCAAGATTTTTTTTATGCCATTCAGATTCATTCTCAATGTATAATTTTGCTTTACCAATTTGGTGTAAAAGTGCAACCTTCAATAATGAAGATTGGTCAACTCTTTCATCTGCTGGTAAAGCGTTATTAAACATCACTGCATACTTAGCAACATTTAATAAGTGAGCAATAAGGCCACCTTCAAATGCGTTATGTAATTTTGTTACAGTAGATGCTGGAGCTTTAATGAAATCTGTTCCTAAGAAAGCTTGTAATTCATCTGTCATGAATCCTAAATTTGTTGCTGTCTCAAAGTATTTTTTTGTATTAGCAACGATTTTTGTTTGGTCTAAAGACATGTCTTTATGTATTATCTTCTCGTTATTTGTACAAATATACACCTTTATTTTGACTAAAGCAAATAAATTTTAAAATTATTCACCTAAAACTCTAGTTTGTCCGAATCCGTGTTTAAACTCATCTTTAAATCTAACTGCATCCATTTTTGGTTCAGGGTCAGCTTTTAGTTTAGGTTCATCACTTGATTTAAGAACACTCAACAAATCAGCTTTTAATGATTTGATTGTATCTTCAAATTGTTTCTTTTGATTAGAAAGAATATTCTTGATTTGGTCTTCTTCAGGTGTTTTGTACTTATCATCAACTCTGTCCATAAGTTCTTTGATGTGAGATGTTTTTGTTGTATCATCTAAATCAATTGTATACTTAGGTTTAACGTTGTCAGTTAACAATTGGTTAACTCCAACAAATTTTTCAGGTGCTTTTTTCTCACCATCACTAGTTGAATTTGCTTTATCCTCTTTCAAGGCTTTAGCTAGGAATTCGAAAACTAGAATTAAATCATCTTGTTTCATAATTTATTTTTTTAAAAGGCTCAAGTATAAGTCTCTTCTTTGTTCAGTTACTTTATCCATAGAATATGTGTCTTTAACTGTTTCGAAAAGATTTTCTTGAAGTGTTGTTATAATTTCAGGATTATTGATTAATTTCTTAATCGCAGTATACCAATCCTTGTTATTTTTTTTGCTGTCAATCAAGATACCATTTGCTGTTGTATCAAAACCACCACCATATTGTATAGCGTTTTTAAGGTCAATTTGGTATGGCCCGAAATCTTGTGCAATTAATGCTTTTTTATGGAAACCAGCTTCAATAACCTTCAACTGACTCTTAACCTTGTTGAATACGTTTTCTTCAAGTGGTGCCAAAGAAATATCAAATAAGTTATAGTTTGTTGCATATGTTGAGATTGGTTTTGTCCAAACTCTACGGTATGCTTCATTGGTAGTATCAAATTCTTGGTCTTGCGTGAATTTTAACAAATAATTTTTATATTCAGGGCTAACAGTAGAATAGTTGTCTGTAAAGATTTGCTCATAACGGAACCAAACACTTTCTTTTGGTGTAATTTGTCTAGTTGTTTGTTGCTTAGTAATACTATCAATTGTTGTGTGTGTTCCTCTAACATCAAATCCGCAAAGTACAAATTGTACCTTATCTAGTAAATTATCAGCTCTTAGTTTACCAACAACTCCTTGAAGGATTTCTAAATCTTTTAAGTGAGATGAACCACCTAACCAACCAATTCTGATTCTATCAGAAGGTTCAACGTTAGAAATAAATTGTTTTTCTTTAGGGTCGATAGCATTAGGTAAAACGTAAACATTTTTGTTTACTTTTCTAATTTCATCAGCGAAGAATGGTGTTGTTGTTGTAACATTTCTAGCAGAACGAATATTATCAAGAATCTTTTTATCTAATTCAGCATTTTTAATAAGGTGATAAGCAGGGTGGTGTAACCCAGGAGCCCAATAATCATCCAAATCCATAATCGTTACAATTCCAAGACCGTCTAATTTTTTCAATAGATTTTCCATCTGCTCATAAGAACCTAATGCTCTATGGTAGTGAATAATATCATATTGTTTTAAGAAAACGTCATCATCCAAGTTTATATCATATTCGATATCGATGTGAAATTCATCAGGATATTTATTTTCTAATGCAATGTGTGGGTTAGTACTTCTGTAGTAAGAAACACCTGTTCTATCGCTAGGAACTACTAGCACTTTTATTTTTTTCATATTAAATTTTTTAAAACTATTTTATAAGTAAAACAAATATATCTTTATTAAAATATTAGTAAATAAAAAAGGAGCCTAAATAGCTCCTTTTTGTTAATTATTTTAAATTGTTTTCTTTTTCGTTGGGATTATTCCTTCTTTTATCAGCGTAGTAATTGTTTTTTTAATTGTTTCTTCTGTTAAGGTTTTGTCATAAATCTGTTTAAAAAACGTTGAAATACCTTCATTTATCATATCTTTAAGTTCTGTCTTGCTGATAGTTATCATTTCTGAATTCCCTCTTGGTTGTTGAATGTTCTCTCTTATCGGCTGTTGTCTTGGTGGCAGAGCCTGTGGAGCTTGTTTTGTATCATTTAAATTCTTACGAGTCATTCTAGCAATCTGTTCCACTGAAACACCACCAGTCATACTTACTTGCGGAATTGGTTTAGCTATCATAATTGCTTTGATTGCATCAGGCAATCTAGAATTCTGTACCATTTCAGCTGTATAATCAGTAGGTGCTTGATATTCTGTTTCGTTAGGGTTACTTGGTAAATAACTTTCATAAACAGGTTCTCTCTCATCATTTTCATTGTAAAATCCTGAATCATAGATATTACTATAAGATTCATTCATGCTTTCTCTCCTAGTAGGAGTTGGCATGTCACCCTCGACCTTTTGCATAACCTGTTTTGATTTGGCTAAAAGTCCTTGTAGAGCGGATAAATTTACTGGTTGTGGCATTCCATCCATATTATTTTATGTATTAAGTTCATTATTTGTAGCTTGAGGCTGTTGTGGTGCCTGTTGCTGTTGTGTTGGTGCTGGCGGTTGAGGCGCAGGTTCCGTTGGTTTTTGATTGATATCGCTTCTTTTACGATTAAATTTATTAGGGTCTACAATCTTGTAAACAACACTAAATGAATCATCACCCATTTGATTAAATGGTGGAATACTAGCATCATAATCAGAAACTGGATTATACCATTTCATGTTGGTAGGTAACCAAGACTCAATTCTATCAAGTCTAAAGATTTTCCAACCATTTGATACTGTTTTGGTACCACCATCAATTTGGTATGCTCTGATTGCATCATTACCACCGTGTGTTTTACCGTAAACATAAACTTGGATATATCGTTTACTTGGAACGCTTTGTCCTTCGTCACGATATGTAATATTTACGTTATATAATCCATCTATTGCGGCTCCAACACTATCCGTATCTACTCCTTCAACTAACAAGCCTAACGCTTTCTGTGTTTCTTCAAGTATAACTTGTTCGAATAAATTGTAAAGCTTCATATATTATTTTTATTAGAAATATACTTGACCTGAATTCTTAGAAGTATCAGGAGATACATATCTACTACCAGCAACAATTGAAGGTCCGTAACCCCAATTACCAGCATTAAGTGTTATTTGTGCGATTCTACCTGAACCAGCTAATCCAATAGCTCCGTTGATATCTTCAGTACTACCACCTGCATAGTTTTCAATAGCAGCGAACATACCTAAAGAAATACCATCACCAGTACCTTTACCGTTATATGGTGAGTTGTTATCAGCTAATGCATTCGTATGGTTTACGTTATAAGCATCACCGTCATTACCTGTAATTTCAGGGTTTTTGTATGTACCTGCATACTTGTATTTTGATGTTCCAATTTTAGTTTGTTGGATGATTGCAAGTCTTCCTGTTCCTGGGTAAATAGGGTTACCATTGATTGCGTAGTATTCTAATGGTGATTGATTACCGTTATATGGTGTTGGCATAATTATAAAATTTGTTTATTGTTATTGTTATTCATGTATTCTATTAAATATCTGATATCAGAAATTTCTTTGTTTAATCCTTCACTTAATGCTTGGTTGTTACTAAGAATTTTGTGTTTTTCTCCACCTGAGTGGTCAGCTTTTCTACTAACACTAGCTGGCCCTGCTACCTTTGTCGGGTCATGTTGTTGATACATTCCATTTGGGTTTGTATCTTTCTGAACCTTTCTTCTTAATTCATCAGCTTTCTTAGGTACTTCAACAACTGGTTCGATTTCCCTCATTCTAGTGTCGCCACCCAATGAATTATATTCTGAGCAATTCTTGGTATCAACACAAGTCTTCTGAGCTGATTTAAGTCTTGATAACTCCATAGCATAAGCTTGGTGTTTCTTACCATCTTCATTCCCAGTCGTTAAATGTCTGTCTTTGATATTTGAATTCATTATAGTTTTTTTGGTTTATTCACATCAGCTTTTTTAGCTTCTATGGTTTTACATAATTCTTCGATTTGTTCTTCCGATAAATCTGTATCTTTTATATTGTCAATTATCTTGGCAAGCTTGGGGTTATAATTTTTATCAGTAAGGTCTGAAGATTTACTTTTTTTAACCAAGTCTTCAATTTTTTCTTCGACATTTTTCTTTTTAATAATTGTTGATTTATTTTCTGCAATTGGATTACCTCTATTAGCTCCCCATGCATATACTGCAAACCAAGGAATATCTTGACGATAACGACTTGTCACCTTATCAGTTGTAGGCGGCATTCCTTTCTCATAGTCAGAATCATCATTAAATGGTTTTTGAATCGGCCCAGTTTCAATTTCACTATTGCTGGTAACGTTTCTGTCACCACCGCTAGAAAAAGGGTCACCACCAACTAATTCATCTAACTGTTTCTTTATATTTGTATTCATAATTTGACTTTTAATATAAATATATTCAAAACGTAGAATATTTATAATAAAACCTATAAATATGGCATTTACAACAAAATTAGACTATTCTAATAATAGACAAATCAAACAACATATAGAAACCTTCACACTTTTATCAGGTGGGACTGTATTTGGTGTGACTTTCAACGATTTACCAACTGGACCAAATGAATCAACAAGTGCGATTACTGAAACACATACGCTAGTAGCAAGTACGTTCTCAGGAAACAACACAACAACGAATTTCAATTGGTATCATCCTCTTATGGAATTGGGTCACCCTCAACTTTCAGCTATAACTCCATCAAACTCAGGGGAAACACAAACCGCTTTACCTGCTTATTCTGCAACTGCATTCACAACCATTGATGGTAACGTTGCGGCTACTGAATATACAGGTTCAACATTTGATATTACTGTTATTACAATGACAGATTTAGGTGGTGGTAATTATACTGGAACACTACAAACAGATGAACTTCTTATACTTTCAGCTCAAACAGCTGATTTTACTGGTAGAACAATATGGAATGATGTTCAAGGAATTTCTAGAACTGAAAGACTTATAGTGACAAATAACCCACAAGTTGGTTATGTATTAACTTGTGCTGATACTGAAGGTATGGCCGAATGGTCTCCATCATCAGGTGGTTCGGGTGGAACTGGTGATACATACGTAACAGGTGGTACATATAATGGTGGAACAGCAATTTTTACAAATAATACAGGTGGAACATTTAGTGTTACAGGTTGGAAATTATCAGGTGGAACTGGCCTAAATAGTCAAGCAACCGTTAATGGTAATAATCAAGCATTAGGTGATTATTCATTAGCTGTTGGTTCAGGTTCAACAGCTTTAGGTTATGCATCGTTTGCAAGTGGTAGAAACACAATTGCTGGTAGTTTTGCTCATGCAGAAGGGATTAATACTCAAGCCAATGGCCCTGAATCTCACGCTGAGGGTGCATTTAGTATAGCTGGTGGTGCGGCATCTCATGCTGAAGGTCAAGATACTCAAGCTATTGCAAATAGGTCACACGCTGAGGGAAGCGGGACAACAGCAAATGGTGATTCAAGTCATGCTGAAGGTTCAGGAAGTATTGCAAGTGGTATAGCGTCACATGCTGAAGGTCTTCAATCACAAGCATTAGGTGTTGCTAGTCATGCTCAAGGTAATACAACAATAGCTTCAGGTCACTCATCTTTTGCTAGTGGAACATTAACAAATGCTAATGGTGCTGGTAGTTTCGTTCATGGAACTGGAAGTACCGTTAACGGTAACTATTCAATCGTATTAGGTAGAAATATTACTGGAAATACAGCCGATACAACATATGTCGATTTTTTAAATATTAAAAATATACCAGCGGGTACACCAATAAATAATTTAGGTTATGATGCAACAGGACGTGTAGTTATTGGTACTACTGGTGGTGGTGGAACCAATTATTGGTCTGCATCAACTGGAACAAACGCAATCGGAGTAATAAACTTTGGTGGAACAGCTTCAGGTGACTATGGTATTACAATGGGTTGGCAAACAACAGCTTCAGGGGTAATGTCTTTGGCTCAGAACTCAGGGACGACAGCTTCAGGTACTGCTTCATATGCTGAGGGTTCATTTACAATTGCTGGTGGTGATGGAGCACATGCTGAAGGTGGTTATACTAACGCTTCAGGTTTCTTCTCTCATGCACAAGGATATGGTTGTGTTGCTAGTAATGAATTTTGTCATGCTGAAGGTTCGGGAAGTATTGCAAGTGGTCATACATCTCACGCTGAAGGTACGTTTTGTATCGCTGGTGGTTCAGATGCACATGCTCAAGGATTTAGAACACAAGCATATGGGAATGGTGCTCACTCAGGTGGACTAGAAACACAAGCAAATGGTATTGCTAGTTTTGTTCATGGTTCAGGAAGTACAGCAAATGGAAATTACTCAATTGTATTGGGTAGATTTATCACAGGAAATACAGCTGACACAACATATGTTGATAATTTGAATATTAAGACTGTTGGAACTGGTCCTGGGACTATTGATTTAGGTGTTAATGCTTCAGGTGTTGTAGTTAATCAAGCTTCTGATGCTAGACTTAAAGAAAATGTAAACACAATTGATAATGCTTTGGGTATCGTTATGAATCTTAGAGGTGTTAGTTATAATTGGATAGATAGAGTTAATGGTGGTAATGATTTAAGACTTGGGTTTATCGCTCAAGAAGTTCAAGAGGTTGTACCTGAATTGGTAACACAAAATGGTGAATACTTAGGTGTTCAATATAAAGATGTACCTGCGTTGCTTGTTGAAGCTATCAAGGAATTGGTTAATGGTAAAACTTTGTATACCAACACACAGATTGAAACACAAACAATTCTTGCTGAGGATAATAATATCGAACTTAATGTAAATGGTACTACTGAAACTAGTATAGGTGGTGGTATTAAGGTATTAAACACAAAAAATGAAGAAGGATTTTCTGACTTAACTCTTAACGAAAACGGTGATTGGATAACAAATACAGGTTTTGAACCAAAAGCTATTAGTATTCCTTTCTATACTCCAACATCTTCAAATGATGAAATCGGTAGTATTGGAAACGTAACGAGAAATGATGATTATTTATACATAAAAACAACCAATGGTTGGAAACGTAGCAGTTTAGAAAGCTTTTAATAATGGGAAACATAAGAAATTATAATTTTAGTCTACAAGACCTTAAATTAACGGATGCTGGGTTTTGGGATTTTTATTTAACAAATGATGCTGGTGGTGATGGTGCTTACAATTATTGTGAGCCACTTCTAACTGGAAGTTGTTCAGTTGTTTGGTATGATTTTAATAACCTAAGTATCTACACGAATTCAGCTATAACATCAAATGATATTTACAGCTTGTATACTTGGACTGGTGCAACCAATTCAGGTTATACCTTTAATACTATTGGTCTAACTGGAATTGACAATGGTTTTATTCTTTTTGATAAGTTGAGTGGTGATACTTCTAATGAAGCATTATTATCTGCCTTGACTGGAAGCACTCTTGTAATTCCTTCAGGTGATACGAGACTTCATATGAATAGAGTTAGCGGTACTACAGGTTTATATACCTATGGTGGTGATGTGATGCTTGAACCAACAAACCCTGATGTAGGTTATTTCTTTAATTTATATGGTGGATTTTATCAAGGATTCTATAAAATTGATGGTTCAACCTACGAAGTTTTGCCAGTTAGAGTAAATTACTCATGGGCCGCTGAATTTTGGTTAACAACAACACAATTCTCAGCTTCAACTGGAACTACACTAAATGATTTTTACCCTGAAAATTCAGGATTCTTCTTTTATATTGGAACTCGTGCTGAGAATAAATTTTGGAATAAATGGGAAGGTGCAGATACTGGTTGTACTTCAGGTTGTACAGCTGATTCAGGATGTACAGATACAGTTAGTGAATGGTGTACAGTACCAAAAGAAAGTGAAATCACTCTTATTGGTGATTATGGAATTGGTATTCCGCTTGACCCACCTAGAGTTGATATTGACCTTGTTACAAACGGGTTTCTTATCTATGGTAGAGCTTGCGATTGTAGACCTGAAGAATTAACTGGTGATACTGGAAGTATCATTTACGAACCACCAATGATACTAACTGGTGACACACAACAACCTTGTAATGTTTGTCGTAAGTGTGGTGGGTGTAGTCCAACTGGTTTAGGAACTCAAACCGCTTGTTCATATGATGGTAAGGGTATTGCTGTTGCAAGTACTAGAGAGGTTCTAACAAATACTCAAAACCCATTCTTGGTTTACGGTAGAGCAAGCAAAAATAAAGGTTGTTCATGTTGTTCAGGGCCTGAAGATGGTTTAGGTAATGAAACAGTTTGTTCATTTAGTGGGTTTACTTCAGAAGAAGTTAGTATAGATTATAACCTAGATATCATTGATAATGCTTTAGGTTTTAGAATTACACCTGAAGGTGCTATTGGATATCGTCTGCTTACCTCGACTGGAACTTGTGTTACAGAAAGTGGTGAGACTAAATATATTAGCGGTACAACGATTGAGGAAAAATATTCTGAAGATGGATTAATAAAAGATGGTTTTTGGTATTATGTTGTTATTAAGTTTGTAACAAATTACTTAGATGATTGTGACTTAGAAACAGCGAAGCCAAGGAAAGGAAAATTAATGTTTTATATAAATGGTTTTTTAAAATTTGTCGTAGATGATTTCGATGAATTTGTAGCTAGAAGACTAGATGAATACAAAGATAAACAAGTAGGAGTACCATTCAACTTTAGCATAGGTGGTGGTTCTCAAGGACTTATTGATTCACAGACATTTGACGGGCTTGACCCTAATGATAGAGGACTACCAATTGAAACACATTTTGGTGGTACATTTATCGGTGGAATATCGCAATTCAAGTTTGATATTTGTGATTTGAGCCTTTGTAATATAAGGGAAAATTACGCTAGTCAATCTATTAGGTATGGTGTACAAGATTTATTTACACTTTAATCAAATAAATACATAAAATAATATATTTATAAATAAAACAATTTAAACATGGCAGATAAAAAAATATCACAGTTACCTAATGGTACCATAACACCTGAAACAATATTTCCTATTGTTGCATTGGATGTAACTTCGCAAACATCATTTAATGACCTTGTTGATGCTTTAGAACCTTATTTTAGTGGTTCTACTTCAGGTGGAAATCACTATATGATTGGTTGGGAAGTTGAACAAGAAGTTGGGTCAACTGAAACTATCGGTATAGGTAAAGGGAAAATCCGTTTAACAAATGGTTCAAACGAAATTTTAGGTATTGATGGAGTTATATTCTCTGACACAAAAGGATATAATTCACCATTTTCAACTGGTGAAATAACAGTTATTTTACCAAATTCATTCGGTAATAGAAGATATATAACTATGGATGATTATACTGATGACACTCATGGTACATTTATTGAAATTTTTTATGATAATAGATTAGAGGGTTCAATTGGTAGTGTTTGGGATGGTGAGACTGGTGATTATGAGTATTATGCTTATCTTATTGGAGCAACAACAAGACTTGCACATGCTGAAGGTGAAGCTACTCAAGCATTTGGTCAACGTTCACATGCTGAAGGTCTTAGAACAACTGCTAGTGGAAATTATTCACATGCTCAAGGTTCAGGTAGTATTGCTAGTGGTGATTATTCACACGCTATGGGTGCAGATACAACAGCAAGTGGTCAATTTTCATTTGCTGGTGGTGTTAATTCATTTGCAGAAGCTGACTTTTCATTTGTTTTTGGTAGCCAATCAACAGCTAGTGGTAACCATACTTTTGTATTAGGTACTAATATGACTGGAACAAATGATAACACAACATATGTTGATAGACTTAATGTTAGAACTATTGGTAGTAATTCACCAGTTATAAATTTAGGACTTGATTCTAATGGAAATGTTGTTACTGGTAGTACTGGTGGCGGTGGTTCAAGTGTTTGGGTTGCTAGTAACGGTGCAAACTCTGCTGTTATTCCTAATTTAAACAATATTGCTTATGGTGTTGGTGCTATTGCTCATGGTACAGGTACGACTGCCGCAGGTGCTTATTCACATACTGAAGGTTCAGGTACAACTGCATCAGGAAACTCAGCTCACGCTGAAGGTATGGGGTCAAGAACCCAAGGACAAGCCGCTCACGCTGAAGGTACTAATACAATTGCAAACGCAAATAATGGACACTCAGAAGGTTTAAATACTATCGTTTTAGGTGAAAATGCTCACGCTGAAGGTGAAGGTACATCTGCTACAACAAGAAATGCGCATGCTCAAGGTTCAGGGACAACAGCATCAGGTAATAACTCACATGCTGAAGGTTCAGGTACTGTTGCATTCGGACCTAATTCACATGCTGAAGGTTCTAATACTCAAGCAACTGGAAGTTTTTCACATGCTGAAGGTCTTCAAACTCAAGCATCAGGAGATGCATCACATGCTGAAGGTTATGGTAGTGTTGCTTCAGGTCTTTATTCACATGCTCAAAATGATACAACAATTGCTAGTGGAACATATTCACATGCAGAAGGTCATGGTGCTCAAGCTATTGGTTATACTTCACACGCTGAAGGAAGCTCAACAGCTTATGGTTATTATTCACACGCTGAAGGTAATTCTACTGCCGCTAATGGTGACTATTCACACTCGCAAGGTAATGAAACAACCGCTAATGGTACTTATGGTTTCGTAGGTGGTTTCCAATCAACAAGTGTTGGTGAATCATCTTTTGCATATGGTACTAAGGTGAATGTATCGGGTGATTGGTCAGTTGGTACTGGAACTGGTTCAACAACTTCTAATGAAGGTTCATTTGTTCACGGTTCAGGTGCTACTTCTGATGGTCTTTGGAGTGTTGCTTTTGGTAGAAACACACAAGTATCAGGAGATTGGTCATTTGGTGCTGGTGCAGGTGTAGTTGTATCAGGTGAGTCATCTGTTGCTTTTGGATGGAATAGTATTGCTGGTGGTTATGCATCTTGTTCTATTGGTGAAAACAATAGAGCTTTAGGTTCTCGTAGTACTGCATTTGGTAGTGGTACACATGCAAATGACCAATGTTCTTTCTCTTGGGGTCAAAATACACAAGCTAACGGTGCTGGAGCAACAGCCTTTGGAGCAACAACACAAGCTAACGGTGGTGGGTCATTTGTTGGTGGTTACTTAAGTAATGCTGACGCTAATAACTCATTCGTATTTGGTTCTGCATCAACTACTAATTCTAATGCTGACTGGTCATTCATTTTAGGTAATGGAATTACAGCAAACACACCAAATACAGTATTTGTTGAAAGACTTAGTATCAAGACAGCTGGTCCATATGCAAATGATGCGGCCGCAGATGCTGATGTGAGTCTTGCATCAGGTGGTCTTTATACTCTAACAGGTTCAAGAGTTGTTTATAGAAAACCATAATAATATATGCCAATATTAATAAAAAAAATAAGTGGAGAAGCCTTAAAGAATGTTAGCGATAGCATTCTTTATGTTTCTGCCATTAACGGACAAATTCAAAGAGAAGACTATATTAATTTATATGGTTTCATTGGATATACCCAAAACTTAAGCAGAGTTGAAGAGACTTCATTATTGAATAAACCTTCACCTTTTGGGTTAAAAAATGCTTATGATAATACAATAGTTACACTAGAAATAAATTATTAATGAGATATCAAGAACGCATATACATACAAAATGAGAATAAAGCTGTTAGAAATAAAGACATTTTAAATGTTAACATGAGTTCTGACATTTGTATTTTCGAGACACCTATGTTTTCATTCAGTGGTGGTACGAAATTAGACTGTAGCACAGGTGCTACCAGTGGTACATCTTATGTTATTACAGGTTCTACAGATACAATTCCTTTAACGTTTGATTTTACAGCAAATACAAGCAGTTTTATTAACACAAATGCGATATTTAAATACGAAATCTATAAGTATTCAGATGCAATTGGTGAATTCAACTCAACAGCCGTTTACAAATCAAACCAAATTCCATATTCTGCATTTAGCGCAACAAATTCTACTACACAATATATTCCTTCAAGTCAATTAGATTTAGATGGTGAATATATTATTAAACCATTTTTCCAATATGGTGCATGTACTGAATTCATGAGCAAGCTTAATAAAAAAATAGATTCATCAGTTTATATTACAGGTACTATTTATGGTATTTATAACCCTGAATTGGATTATTATTTTATTGCTGTTAGACAAGCTGAAGTGCCATTCTTTATTGGAAATACAACTAATAATCCACCAGCATTTGCTTTATTTCAATCAGTTATTCCAGTTGAAAGCGGACAAACTCAAATTGTTATGTCTAATTTATTTGTTGGTGATTTTTTATTGTCGTTGAATGGGCTTATTCTTGCTAAGGATGTTGATTACGCTTATAGTGCTCAGATAATCAGTTTATCAGGTTCACTTGTTTCTGATGATATCGTAACAATAATTTACACAACTGCTGGTTCTATTCAGTTTAGTAGTGATTATTATAATATTGGTGACCCTATTGTTAGTGGTGCTACTGATATGCAAGGAACAAATAGTGTTTATTTCAACACAACAACTGGAAAATATGAAGTTTATACCAGTATTACACCAGCAAGTGGTAACGCAATTGTTATGATGCTTAATGGTGCAACACTAGCAAGTGGGATTGACTACTATCAATCAAGTACTAATCCAAAAAGACTTATTCTTGAAGGTGATTTAATGGTTGGAGATTTAATTACACTGGTTTATTTACCAGTAATTAGCACTGCTGGTGGTTTAAATACCAACACTCCGCTAGTAACTTGGGTAGTTAGTAACCCACCAACACAAAATAATGGTTATTTTTCGTTAGAAGTAAGTACTGGAAATACATTTTCAAATTTTTATTATAGTGGAAATACACCATATGATATTGGTTCGAGTCATTATAGTGATTCATTTGTTGCAACTGGAAGTGTTGGAACCAAGCTATATTATAGAGTTAAGAATACAAAAGACTATGTAACAATATGTAATGATATTGTAAGTAGCGTTTCGTATAGTGAGATTATTCCAGTAACAATTCAAACTAATTCGATAAATACATATTAAAATATTTACTATTAGATATTTATTAGTAAAATACATAAAAACAAACATATGAGTTACATAATTAAAAGTACAAGTCCATTTGTTAGCATTAAGTTAACACAAAAGGGTAGAGAGTCATTAGCACAAGGGAAATTAAATTTCTCATTTTGGGCTATTGGTGATTCTGAAATAAACTACGGAAGAGAATCTATCGTCGATGCTAATCCTACTGATGTTACATTATCAGCGACTAGTATGGTTTTAAGACCGTTTGACCAACAACCAAATATAAAAACATTTATTACTCCAAGTAATAATACTGACCCATTCCAAGTAGTTAATAGTTCAGTTATAAACGTTGTAAAAGCAATTGTAAATAACCAAGCAACTGACAGAGGTTTCTTTAGTCAAAGCGGAAGTACATTTACAACACAAAGTGGTTCAACATATACTCCATATAACACAACAATAGCAAATACAGTTCTTAACGGTACTAATGTACTTGCTATGACAACAACAAATGTTGCGGTTGGTGACCTTATTATGATTAAGGTTTCAAATACAACTCTTGGTAACGTAGTTCCTTTTGAAAATGGTAGAGCAATGCCGAATCTTTGGTTCAAGGCCCAAGCAGTTAGTGTTGGTTCAGTAACTCTTGATAGAAACCTACCAAATTATTCAGCACAATCAACTCTTTCTCAAGTATTTGTTTACAGAGGTGGTGAAGTTTATAATTCAATTGCAACTGGTAGTACAGTAGCTTATTGGGATTCAGGAACTCTTGCTTTTGATTCAAACAACAGCATTACTTGTGATGATGTTCCAGTTTGGAATATGAACAATGTTTGGTGTGAAAACTTAGCTGGTATTACTGGTCTTACTACAACAAATCTTTATGAAGACTACACCAAGTTTGGTTCATTCCCTTATTTAGGAACAAAGTACCCTTATTTGGAGTATGCGTGTGACGGAACTGGAATAACTCAATCAACAACATTTGATTGTAACAACGCTGGTGATAGTTATTCTGATGATGTAAGCAAATCTATTAGTATTTTACACTACACAAACAATACAATATCAAGTCTTTATGGTGAATTTTTCTATACCGATGTTGATAATGGAAAATATGTTAGAATTTCGTTACCTGACCTTATGTATCATAGAAAATCAGGTACTACTGCTAGTGGAACTAGTATGGGTATGGATTTTGTTGCTACAGGTACTACAAAATTAATTCAAAATACAGATATTCAATATTTAGATTTATATGAGGATTCAGCTTTATTATCAAGCGGTTCAACAGCTCAAGTAGTTGGTAGGGTTTTCCCACAATTAAAAACAGTTGTTATCCATGATGATGAAATCGTGGCGGCTTCTTCTTACAAATCAAACCGTAATTGGACACTACCTGCATTGACTGCTTCATTACAGTCACCAAGTGGTGGTACTTCTACAGGTATGTTGGATGTTAACAAAACAATGTATATCACTTATAGCTTACAAAATACGCTTGCAACTGGTTTAAAATCAAGTCTTCCTTGTCAAAAATACACAAAGATTACCAACAACACATCATCTGCTAAGGATATTGCATTTAAAATGAGTGATACTGATTTACTTTCATTCATGCGTAAGATTGAATCAGGTTATGATGGTTATGGTTTCTATGCTGACAAATTTAAGTTGCTTTACCAAATCGTTGATGATTCTAATGATAGACCTGATGCTGGAGCTTGGAAAGAATATGATTTCACAAGTACTGCTATTACTGGTGGAGCTGGGCAAACAATAAACCCTAAATTACTTGAAAATCAATCACCATCAACTCTTGGATTTATCCTTGATTCATTAAAGAATACAGGTGCTACAACGTTCGATTTGATTAGCTTGTTAAACTTGCCGACTAATCTTCAACCAACAAATTTACAGTTTGGTGATGAGAGATTCTTCTATGGTAACTTATCAACTTACATTGGTGCAACAATTTACAAAACAATCTTTGATATTAGAATAAACGCTAGTCAATTTAACTCGACTACAAACCCTTCTAGAAGCAAAGATATTACAACAAGTCTTCCAAATATTAAGGTTAGTGAGATTGGAATTTACGATACAGATAAAAATCTTGTTTGTATTGGAAAATTATCAAATCCAGTAGCTCTTACAAACGGAAATACAATCATGATTGAGTTAAGTTTAGATTTCTAAGAAATGGGATATATTAATACAGCAACAACACTTACGTTAACTGCAAAGTTAACACCACTTGGTAGACAAAAACTTGTTTCTACTAATAACGCACTTATAAAAACGTTTAGCTTAGGTGATTCTGACGCTAACTACTACGCAACCAAGACACTACCTACTGGTCAAGTGCCTAGTCTTGCTGGTAATGTTGGCCCATATGTTAGTACTAGCAATAGTACAACACAATCTATTGGTCTTAAAAGCGTTCTTATGGTTAATACTTCAGGTTCTCTATACAAGCCTGTTGCATCACAATCATATACGATTCTTTCTGAGATAAAACCTAATGGTGTAAACGTAGTTACTGGTGCCAGTATTACTCAAAATGTCGTAGATAGAAATAATTTCGCTACTGATGCTCTTGTTAATTTATTTTATTCGTTCGGATTATCGTTGAATAGTGTTGGTGACTCATTATTTACAGCAACAACTTATACAAATGGTGGTTTTTCTAATACTGCTTTTAGTGGTCTTGCTCAATCTAAGATTCTTGTTATCGCTATCGATGGTTCACAATATGGTGAATGTATTGATGGTAAAACAATTAAACTTGAATTACCTACTTCTGCTGGAACATATACTATTTATAGTACTTATCAAGGTGGAGTTTCAAATACTTCACAATTAGATGCTTTAAATTCAGATTCTGCTAGTGTTCTTAGTAGATTTGGAAATAATGTTAGCGCATTGGTTTCTGATGATATTATGACACCTAACGGTGGTGACCCTGCATTGAGTTGGGCAACTGGTTACGGAACTGCAAAGCCATTCTCATTGAATCAGAAACAACCTTATAATTTCCAAACAAACGCAAATCTAGGTGTAACAGCTGATACTCTTGTGGGTATGGCTTACTTAGATAAAGGTTTCTTGGTTATTACGGACCCTACAATTGTAGGTAATTTTAGTAATATGGCTCCTACTATTACTCTTGATAGTGTTTCAACTGATGTTTACCAAAGTATCACTTGTATTGCTGACAGAGGTGAGTTCGGTTCTACAACAAATCCTACATTTAATGTTGGTGATGTTCCTAGAATTACTGAAATTGGTTTATATGATGACGCAAGCAATCTTATTGCTGTAGCGAAAACTGATAAGCAAATTACCAAAAATGTGAATGAATTCCTTGCTTTAGGAATAATTATTAGTCTTTAACCTTTATTTTATTTTTATCTTGATTAGATTAGGATAAAAAGATTAAAAAATGGAAAAAGAATCAGAATTTTTATTGGCATTAGACGTATCAACTTCAACAATTGGTATTGCTCTATTTGAAGACTTAGGTGATAAAGGGAAACTTAAATTGTTACACCACGTATCACCTAAAGTTAAGCCTAAGCCAAATAATAAAATGGAAGAATTATTCAGAAAGGTTGAAATCTTCGAGAATGAATTCTTATCACACTATAGTGATGTTGGTATCACTAGAATCGTAATTGAGGAACCTCTTTTACAATCAAATAACGTTTATACCATCGCAACTCTTCTTCGTTTTAACGGAATGATTTCTAAATCTTGTTGGGACACCATTGGTGTGGTCCCTGAGTTCATTTCTTCATACGATGCACGTAAGTATGCCTTCCCTGAACTTATGGCCGTTAGAAAGGCTAAAAAAGATGGAACTCCTTTGCCTGAAAAAACCATAGCTAAAAATACACCAGTTCTTTTTGGTGACTATGCTTTTGATATAGATAAAAAATATGTTCTTTGGGAGAAAGTAGCTGATTTAGAGCCACAAATAACTTGGTTCTTCGATAAAAACAACAAACTTAAAAAAGAAACATTTGATACATCTGATGCGTATACTGCCGCACGTGGTTATATGAACAAGATGGGTTATTGGAAAATCGAAGATAAATAAATTTGTGTGAATAAATCTTTTTTCGTACCTTTGTCCCTATGGCAATGTTATTAGTTAATATATTAGAGAGTTTTCTAGGGGATGTTAGAAAGCATAACGAAGATACGGGACAAATCACTTTTGATTGTCCTGCGTGTTCCGCTGAGCAAAACATGCCTGATGGAGATGGTAAAGGAAACCTAGAAGTTAACTATAATCGTAGTATTTTCAAGTGTTGGGCCTGTCAAGACACCAATAACATGCATGGAGTGATAATGAAGCTCCTTAAAAAGTATGCCACCCCTAAGAATATACGTGATTACCTACTAGTTAAACCTGATGCTGATACCATTACACCCCTAGAGAAGAAGGAAGTTGTAGTTACTCTACCTGAAGGCTATAAAAAACTATCAGAATGTACTACCAAGGATTTTAAATACGGTCAAGCAATGAAATATTTGCGTGAACGTGGTATTACTGATGAAATAATCAGGTATTTTGAAATAGGATATACATACAAGGGTGATTTTTTCAATAGAATTATCATTCCATCGTATGATTCTGAAGGAAAATTGAATTATTTCATTGCAAGATGGTTTGGAAATGAGTATACGAAGTTAAAATACATCAATCCAACTGCCGAAAAACAAGAAATAATATTCAACGAAGGTAAAATTAACTTTGATGCAACGATTTATCTTGTTGAAGGGGTTACCGACCATATTGTTGTTCCAAATTCTATACCTCTATTAGGAAAATACATCTCAGATAAGCTTATGGACCTGTTACATGACAATGCTAATGGTAATATAGTAATTGTTCTAGATGATGATGCCTATGAGGATGCTAAGATTCTATACCACCAACTTAATTTTGGTAACCTTAGAGATAGAATACGTATAGTAAAGATACAGAATATTGAGGGTCATGACCCGTTGGACCCGTCTAAGATATTTGAAAAGTGGGGTCCTAAAGCTATTGTTAGTTTATTAAGAAGTGCTTTTAAACTGCCTGAGACGGATTATTACGTATAATTTTAAGTAATTCATCTCTATCAGGATTACCTTTTTTCATAACAACCGTAGCTTTATCATCACTATATGACTCTAACTCAGGGTCATTCGCTAAGCCTTGAATCATCTTTGTAAAATTTGGGTTCAAGGTTCTTGCTTTTGTTACATATATATGACCGAAATCCATAATGAAAGCTTTCATTAATTTTGGAGCAACACCCATTCCTTGTAATTTATCTGATAAAAACAAGTGTGGATGAAAATATGTACCTTTAATTTGTTGAATGCTGAAAACTATTGAATCAGAAAACTTATTCAATTCAGGATTTTTAAATTTTACATCAAAATAGAATGTTGATACACCATCGTCTTTTTTAACATCAAGAATAATATCGTGCCACGTAATGTTTTTTAACATTTGTAGGTCTTCAGGTGTTGGTTGTGTATTTTGTGGTAAATCAAATGATGGCATACTCACAGCCTCACGAATTTTATCTTTTATAAACTTCTTCATAACTTTTAATTATAAATATTTGGAACCTACAAGAAAAAATAGTGTTTAATATTTTTTTCTATTTAAATTACCTTCATAAATAATACCATTAATTTCTCTCGTTGTTGACCATAAAGGTCTTAAGTTTTCTAATGAATTTACAATTATTATTGGTGTATCTTTATTATAAGTAACAATTGGTTTGATATGGTCAATATGCCACTCACCATAATTTTCCCAAGTCATACCATCTGTGAACAACGATTCAAGATGTGATTTAAGTTCTAATGCTGAATAACCTAATAAATTAATCGTTTTATTTTCCTTTTTTTGACCTAACCGTTTTAATGAATTATTTAATACATTTCTCCAAGCTATTATATGTTTTATTTTATCACGATATTCTTTTGTTTTACCACTTTCTTTATAAAATTGTTGTCTTTCTTTTATTTTAGATTTATTATCGTCTGAATATTTTTTAACTGAAGCTTTTATTTCATCTTTATTATCAATGTAGTGTTTTGCTCTTCTATCTTTATTTTTATCACTTTTAGAATATTTATTATTTTTTTGTTTCACCTTATCTGGATTATTATTAACCCAAATCTTATATTTTTCTTTATTTTTTTCGCTATAATTTTTGTTTAAAGTACTTTGACATGATTTACAAATATATTTCAAATTATCTTTAGGGTCATTACCTTTATTGTATTCTGTTAATGATTTATCTTCTAAACATTTTCTACAGTTTTTAGTTTCCATATTTCTTTTTACTATAAATAGTTGCAACTATTGAAAAAATTCGGTAACTTTGTCATACAAAGTTAAAAAAAAATCTTGGTTATCTCTTGCATTTACCTTAATTTGGTCGTACCTTTGTATAAATATTTATAACTAACTATGAGTCAAACAAAAACGAAAGTCGATAACTTGGTTATCGAAAAATTTCTTGAAGGAACTGACCCGCAAAAGTATATAGTTGGTGTTGAAGCTGTTTATGATAAACCAATTGTAACGTTGGTAATCAATGATAGAGATACAGACACCAAGTATTTAGAAGAGCACAGGTATAAACCATTCCTTTGGTTTAAAGAAGACATTACCACAGTCATTTACGGTGGTAGTAAAACAAAGATACGAGAAGCGGCCGCTAGGCACGGTATCAAAATGGTTAAGCTTAGAACTGCTAATGATGATGGGTTTACACCTGTACGTCTACAAAATGGTTATAAGTTCTTAGCAACATGTACTAAATCATACAATGAATTAATCAATTTCTTTAAATTCGGTGGTGTAGACCCATTTAGTAAAGAATACCAAAAGAACTTCGTTATGTTTAGTCCTACTGAACAATTCCTTATCCAAACAGGTAAGCGTTTGTTCAAAGGTATCGACGATTATAACGATGTTCACAGGTTCCAATATGACTTGGAGACCGAGGGTTTATTTGCTGACAGTCATGCAATATTCCAAATCGGTGTACGAGACAATAGAGGATTCGAAGGTGTTCTAGAAACTGTCGGTGCGAGAACACAAGCACTTATCGAACAAGAGCGTGAAGCTAAGGATGAAATAACGAAACTAGCCATTAGAGCTGAGTTAGAATTAATCAAAGATACACCTCAAGAATTACGTGAGGCAGAACGTCAAAATATCAAGAAATTCTTTGAAATTATTGACGCTGTTAAACCTGATATTATCACTGGATATAACTCAGAGGACTTTGACTGGCCTTTCTTATTTAAAAGAGCTGAGAGACTTGGTATTTCAATTACTGAATTAGCAATTACTCTTAATCGTGCATCTAAGATTAAACGTAAAGAAGCTTCTTTGAAATTGGGTGGTGAGACCCAAAAGTATCAACAAACTCACATGTATGGATATAGTATTATCGATATCTCACATGCTGTTCGTAGAGCCATGGCGATTAACTCGGAAATCAAAGGATGGGGATTGAAATATATCACTCAATACTCTGAGATTGCGAAGCCAAATAGGGTTTATGTGCCTGGGGATAAGATTAATACAACTTGGAGAGATAAGAAAAACGAGTACGCTTTCAACAATGAAAATGGTGATTGGTACAAGATTACAGCAAAGGCTCCATTAAAAGAAAAATATTCAAAAGTTAAAGGTGCTTATATAGTACAACGTTACTTATGTGATGACTTGTGGGAAACTGAACAAATTGATACTATTTTCAACCAAGCCAGTTTCCTTATTTCGAAGATTCTTCCAACATCATTCCAACGTAGTTCTACAATGGGTACAGCTGGACAATGGAAGCTTATTATGTCTGCATGGTCTTATGAGAACGGTCTTGCTATTCCTGAGTTACAACAAAAACGTGAATTTACTGGTGGTCTTTCTAGACTTCTTGAAGTAGGTTTCGCTAAAAATGTATACAAGTTAGATTATGCCGCTTTATATCCTAAAACACAGTTAACTCACTTTATTTTCCCTGACTTAGATATTTCAGGTGTAATGGAAGGAATGCTTACTTATGTTGTTGATAGCCGTGATAAATTTAAGTTCTTGACTGGTGTTGAAAAGAAAACATATAAAGCATTAGAAGGTAAATTGAAAGCTGAGAAAGCTAATATGACTGACGCTGAAATCGAGGAATTAACTGAGAGAATTGCGAAGCATAAAGCACTATCAAATCTTTACGATAAAAAACAATTACCACTTAAGATTCTTGCTAACTCATGGTTCGGTTCATATGGTGCGCCATATATCTTTAATTGGGGTGATTCGGATTCTGCTGAGGAAACAACTTGTCGTGGTCGTCAATATTTACGTCTTATGGTTAAACACTTCTATGAGAAATATAAGTTTAGACCTCTTGTAGGTGATACCGATGGTTTCAACTTTGCGGCACCTGATAACTTGGAAGAAATTACTTATCTTGCTAAAGGTACGCATTGGAAAACTGAAGATGATGCAAACAAGTTACTTGTTGGTATCGATGCTGTTCTTGCAGAGTTTAACGAAACTTATATGGAAGGTCGTATGGGTCTAGATTTAGATGATGTATGTTCTTCAACAATCAACTTTGCTAGAAAGAACTACGCCAATGATATTGGTGGTAAGATTAAGCTTGTTGGTAACTCGGTTAAATCTAAGAAAATGTCGGTTTATATAGAAGAATTCTTAGGAAAAGGTATTCGTATGCTTTTAGATGGTGATGGTCATTCATTCATAAATTATTACTATGAGTATGTAGATAAAATCTATAATTACCAAATTCCATTGGTTAAGATTGCATCTAAAGCTAGAGTTAAAACAACAGCTACTGAATACGCTAAGAAAGCAACTCAGAAAAATAAAGCTGGGAATCCAATGCCAAAGCAAGCTCACATGGAGTTAGCATTAAAAGATGGACTTGGAATTAACTTAGGTGATACACTTTATTATGTGAATACTGGTCTTATGAAGTCTCACGGAGATTTAAAAACAGAAACAAACAAGGCTACTGGTTTAAAAACAGTAACTCTTAACTGTAAATTAATCAACCCTGATACTGTAGAAAAAGATTTTGAGCTTATAAAAGAATTGGAGATTCTTAAAAAAGGTTTACTTGTACTTGAAGAAGCTGAGTCCGAAGCTAAAAAAGATATTGAAGATAGAATTCAAGAAATTGAAAACTCTCTTGTAACTGATGAGTATAATGTTGCTCGTTACTTGGATAATTTCAACAAAAAGGTTAAACCTCTTTTGGTTTGTTTCAACGAAGAAGTTCGTGGTAAGGTTTTATTAGATATCGTTAAGGTTAAAAATAAAGAAACCAAAAAAACAACTGACACACTAAAACAAAGAGTTATTTTTTCTCCTTATGAGTGTGAACTAATTTCAGGTATTCCTTTTAAAGAAGGTGACCAAGATTCATATGAAGACCTTATGCGTATGGAAGATAAAGAAATTAAGTTTTGGGATAAGGTTGATAAGGTTCCAAATAACATGGAAGAACACGTTTGGGCCGAGCTTAGAATTGATTATCATGAAAGAATGGTAATTGCTAAGATTGAAGGTGTTGAACGAGAAAAAGAAGTTATGGATGATATCATCAAACACTTAGAAGTTAGTGACTTAGAAGGTGCAATGAGAGGTGAATTACCACTAGATGTATTTGTCATGGCTGATATGGCTGACGATGATTCAGGTGCGATTGTTTCTAGAAAATTTGGAGAAGTACTATGTTATTTCGATGAATTATTTAAATACGAATCTGATGCTATTAGACGTAATGAATTTTACCATCTTAATGGAAATCTAAATGATGCTATCGACAGATACGAACAATGGTTAGATTACAACGCAGAAAACATTGTAATGACTGGTTCAACAGTTGAAACAAGCGGACAAATGGAATTATTCTCAGATTCTGATATTGATTCCGTAATCAAGAGAGTTAAGGTAAAAAGCAAGACAGCTACTAAGAAATCAATAGCTATGCTTAATGCTGAGAAAGCTGAACCTAAAAAGAAAGCTAGTGAAGATGAAGATGATGAAGAAGTTGTTTTTATTCTTGACGCTAACGGACAATTGGTTAGAAAAGATGAAATATTACAATTGGATGACGAATTCGATGATACCTTTGGAGATATGCCTGAAGGATATGTTGTTTATGAAGCACCAATTACTCCAAAAGAACCTGAAAAGGACGAGTGGGGATTTTAAAATAAGAAAGGGACCTTTGGGTCCCTTTTTTTATTAGTATACATAGAACCCTAGAGGTCTAAATTGTAATTGTCTGTTTAAGAATTCTGCTTCTTGTGCTCCACGCTCCAATTGAGCTGTACTTGAAAGCCTAAGAAGTCTTGCATCAAGTCTTTCTAAAACTGCTCTTCTTTCATCGTTTCCTTCTGAAATAAGTGTTTCATAATCCATGATTCTTTCAGCTTCAGGCGGTCCAACAACACCACCAAACTTTCCACGAGTTCTACCAAGTGCTCTCTTAGCTTCAGCAATAAATAATTGTCTGATAAGAGTCTTTGTAGGTGGGTTAAATGATGAGAAATCTAATTCTGATAAAGGAACTTGATTTGGTAATTGGATAATATCAGGATTATCTTTCTTACACTTGTCAGCATCTTCATCTGTTAATTTTGAAGTATCGTAATAGTGATACCAAACTTGACACCCAGTCATATTGATTGAGTTAGGTACTCCACCTAATCCAGTACCAAACGATAACTTAGACCCAGGAACACTCAATAAATGAAGTAATTTCGTTCCATTAGGACCTGCTGTAATCTTGTGAACAAGCTCACTTCTAACCATTCTATTCTTAAGGTTCATATCTGCCGCAGTAAGAAGTACATCGAACGCTGGTGTAATGTAGTAACCAGCATTTTGACCACCACCTTGAGCAACACCTTGTCCAGTTTGGGCAAATCCACCACCGAAACCACCATCAAGTCCACCGTAGCTACCAAATAAGGCTGGCGTAATTGTTGGAGGTGTAATCCAAAGAACTTCGTTAATTTCACGTCCTGCTGGGATTGTGTAGACTTGTCTACCTGCTTCGATTTCAACGAAGTCTTTCTTTAATTCATAAGGACCATTAGCTTGTAGACCAACTCCTTTAGAATAAGCATAAGTATATTGTGTAATGAAGTCAAAGCCTCTTACACTTAATGCAAATGCCATATCGGTTGTGTCAATACTTGAACCTAACAATGATTGCCATTGGTGTTCAACAAGCCATTCTTGAACGTATTGAGCATAGTCTTCAATAGCTATTTCTAATAGCGTACAAAGTTGCTCATCTTCCAATTCAATCTGACGGATTGGTGCTCCGACAGAGTGTCTAAATTGACGAAATATTTTATCTCTTTCTGTTGTGCTTACTGCCATGTTTGTTGTTTTATTATAAATATAATAAAACTTGTAATTAAGCTAAAAACTTCTTTGTTAATTCCACAGCCTCATCTATCGAGTGAAACGATACATTAGGGATAAATAATTGCTTACCAATCTTTACAACTGGCACTTCGTTAGAATTGCTTGCTACAACAACCTTACCATATTCTTCAGCATTTTCAGCCAAGTTAACGTTTATATCATTATATTCGATACCTTCAGCTGTTAGCTTTTCTTTTAATTCCTTACAAAAAGGACACTCAGGGAATGTATAAATTATTACCATTACTCTTCTATTAATTCGTTAATTAAGATTTCTGTTAATTCTTCATCTGAAGGACGCTTGTCACCCATGATTGTTGAAATAACATCTTTTTTATTATTAAGCATTAACCACATACGACTTGAAATTGTATCATCAAATAGTTGGTAGTAAACGTTTACGTTATTTTTTTGTCCGATACGGAAAGCTCTATCTTCAGCTTGTTCATTATTCCCAGGCACCCAATCAAATGAGTTAAACACAACAACCGTTCCTTCAGTAAGTGTAATACCAACACCCGCTGACTTAATATTCCCTACAAATACCTTAACCTTGTCATTTTGTTGGAAAGCATCGACAGATTTTTGTTTTTGAATAGTAGACATAGGCCCGTTGTGTTTAACCGCTTGTTTTCCGAAGTGGTTAGCAATCATTTCTAATTCTTCAGTAAAGCTTGTAAATACAATAACCTTTCTTCCCATTTCAATAGCATTCTCAACCATTTCAATTGTTTGTGGAATAGCTTGTATCGCAATGAATTGTCTAAGGAGAATTAGTTCAACTAAATCCTTTTGAGATTCAACACTACGCTTTCCTTCAAGCTTACGCTTCAGCATATATTCATCCCAAAGCAACTCATATTGTTTAAGACCTTTTTTATCAAGTAAATGGTGCATCGGTGTGATAACCTTATCAGGCATATCAAGAACTTCAGTTTTTAAACGTCTTAGAATGATGTTTTTTGTTTTAGAAGCTAATTCTTCTAAGTTGCTGGCACCATCGGTAAGCCATATCTGCTTTTTAACACCATTTTTAAGCGTTCTAAAGAACTGTCTTCCGTCACAGTACCTTAGAGCGTAGTGCTTCCAATTCTCTGCAATAGGAGACTTTATAATCTTTAATAGATTAAAGAAGTCCATTGGTCTGTTTGCAACTGGTGTTCCAGTAAGAAGCCAAGTCTTATTTATTCCGTATTTGTTAGTCAATTCAACCATAATCTTTCCACGGATGCTTTCATTGTTTTTAAGGTAGTGAGCCTCATCAATGATACATAGGTCAAATCCAGCTTCAGCTAATTGTCTGTTGATTACTTCTTCAGGTTCACCTTCTTTTTTCTTTGTTGTTTTAGCTAGAGTATGGAAATTTTTAAGAATATCAAAATTAATGATAACAAATTTAGCATCTGACCATTTTTTACCATCAATAATTGTTGTATCATCACAAAAAACGTTAATTTCACGTTCCCAATTTATCTTCGTTGCCGAAGGACAAACAATTAGAATCTTCTTAGCTCCACTTTCAAGGGCCGCAATGATGGATTGAATACTCTTTCCAAGACCCATATCATCTGCAAGAATACAACCATTTCTAGCTAAAAGGAACTTGATTCCTTCCTCTTGGTGTTGATAGAGTTTTTTACCGTCTTTAGCCAATACATTATTGTAAGGTGTGAAGTCTACATCAATGTTGATTGGTTCAAAGTAAGGGTCATCAAGAACCTGAGTCTTTGCGAGCCAATACATTTTAGAAACCGTTTGGTTTTGTTTCAGCTTCCCATAAACGTGAAATGCTTTTTCAGTTTCACCCAAGATAAATTCAATTAGAACCTTTTGTGGTGTAAAAGCTACATTATCTGCTTTTTGTAATTCAAGTCCTAGGTATTCAGTTATTCCAACTACTCGGTTAACGAATATTGGTTGTCTGTTATGGTTATCAATAATGTACTTTGATTGGTTTTCAGTCAAAGGTATTTTTTTATTTTTCAAATAAGCATTTTTAAGCTTTATAAGGTACGGATTTATCCCTTCGTAACCCTCAAGTAGCGCAACTGCTGATTGTGACTTTAAATCGTTTAATGTTATCAAAATTATATGTGTTTCTTTTAAAAATTATATCTAAATATAATTAAAATTAAAGAAAAATCAATAGTTATGGTATATTAAGTAAATTATAAATATTTATAATAAAACAAAATTATGGACGAAACTAATAAAAAAGTAACACCGATTACTAGAATAAACAAATGGTTTTCTCATGAAGATTTCGCTTTAGAAGTTTCAATGGGAAGAGAAGCTATCGAAGGTGATGGAAATTTTACCATCATTTTATATAGAGTTAATAGAGATGAAACGGAATATGACAAGTTATATGGTGAAGCAACCAAAGATGGTATTAGATTTCATCCACCTCTTGAACTTAAGGTTGTTCCTATCATGGCAACACCTGAAAATAAAGCATATAATTCAAGTGCTGGTTCACTTCAACACTTACAAGATGGGCCATTTACATTTGGAATATATGACCAACAATTATCTGAAATGGACGCTGAAATTAGCCACGGTGACTACATTGGATATCCAGTGACTGAGACAGATGTTAGATATTTTTCAGTTGTAAATTCAGGAATAAAAAATTACGATAACAGACACACCATCATGGGTTACAAAGGAGCTTTCAGAACAGTAGTATGTGCTGGAGTTGACGATAGTGAATTCAGAGGTATTTAATAAAGACATAAAACATGGTAATGCAAAAAGGATATTTAACTAATATCAACACACAAAATCAAAAAATTGGATTCGAAAGAAGACAAGAAATACTTGACGACATATCAGATAAAGGCACATTCCTTCCAAAGGGTGTTCTTGAAGAAGACATGGACGGAAGCTTTATTGAACATATGGAAAATAACTTGTCTATTGTAGTTGATGGTGAGAAGGTACCTGTTATATTCTTAACTATTCAAAGATGGTCAGAGTTTACTAAGACTTGGCAATTTACTGATAAGTACAAGAATATACAAATGCCTTTTATAACTGTTGTAAGAAAACCTGATATTCAACAAGGACAAAATCAAGCTGGACTTTGGAATATTCCAATGAATCACACATATACTTACATGAAGGTACCAACCTTTGATGGTGTTAGACGTGGTGTAGATTTATATAAGATTCCTCAACCAACTAGTGTTGATTTACTTTATGAAGTGCGTATCTTTACTGGAAAGATGAAAGACTTGAATAAATTCAACAGAAAGGTTCAAAAAGCTTTCCAATCAAGACAATCATATTTAAATGTTAACGGACATCCAATGCCGCTTCACTTAGAAAGTATCGGTGATGAGAGTAATATTGAAGATTTTGAGAACAGAAGATTTTATGTTCAAATGTTTGAAATGAAACTACTTGGATATATCCTTGATGAAGATGACTTTGAAGTAATTACAACAGTTAACAGAGCAATAATATCGACAGAATCAATAGAAACAACTAGTGTTGTTCCACAAAATAATAACCCATACCAAAAATATATCTAAATGGCAATAACAATAAATTCAGTAGACTTAGGCCCTATATGGTTTCAGAGTGGTAATGGTATTCCTGACCACATGGCTTTTAAAGGAACTCTTTTCATTGATTTGGACACGGCTATTGAATATATTAATAAAGATGGATTTTTTCTTTGGGAAGTAAATGGTGGTGGTGGTCCTGTAGGACCTGATATTTATATTTCAGGTATGTCATTTAACAATGGAAACTATGACCTTATTTTAAATAGAAATGATGGAGTTAACTTTACCCAAAATTTAGGTATATTAGCGAGTGACATGACAGTTACTGGTGGAACATACAATGTTAATACAGGTATAGTTACGTTCACCAATAATTCAGGTGGTACATTCAATGTTACTGGGTTTACTAGTGGTATGACTGATAGTTATACTACTGGTGCTACACTAGTTGGTAATTCTATTGAATTTGATAACAACATTTATGGTTCTGATTTTTATAGTGTTGATTTGACACCTGTTATATCTGGTAAAACAGATAATTCTTTATTTAATTTACATACTGGTAACACTAGTAATCCACATCAAACATCTTTTAATAATCTAATATCAACTGCACATACACATTCAATTAGTGATATTGATAATTTACAAACTATTTTAAATTCAAAATTTGATAATACAGGTGGAACAATAAGTGGTAATATAACAGTAAATACTATTTCTGCAACTACCTATCAAAACTTACCAACAAATCTTTTTGTTGGTGGTACAGGTACAACAAATACAGTTCCAAAGTTTACTAGTTTAAACAATATTGGTAATAGTTCTATTATTGATAACGGTAGTTTTATAAGAATAAATGGTCAAATAACTGGTACTACATCCATGTACGATTTTTATGATTCTAGTAGTACACTTAGAACACGTTTAACTGGTTCAGGTGCTCAAACTTGGTTTTTAAACAATGGTTTAGCAAATGTTGGGTCTGTAGCATATTCGACCCCTAATAGTAACCCAGGAATTGTATTCCTTGGTCTTACTGGTAATGGTCGAACAGATATTAGGTTAAATTCACAAACTGGTGGTTTAGCTTTTGCAACTGGAACTGGTAGTGGTACCACATCAACCCAAGTTTTACTTACTACAAATGGTAATTTTTTAATAAACACTACTACTGATAATAATACCGATAAATTACAAATAAATGGTTCATTAGTTGCAACAACGATTAAAAAAAGTGGTGGTTTATCAACACAATTTTTAAAGGCAGATGGTAGCGTTGATACTAATCCTTCACAGATTAGACTTTCTGCCAGTACAGCAATTTCAACTCTAACTAATGATGTTAGTGGATTTGGTCAGAATGGTCGAAATGTAATCATTGATAATTCAACTGCTATTACACTTACAACTAGTGTTTCATCTGAATCTAACTTTATTGCATCATATTTAAAACATGGTATAACTCCTGTAACATTTTCTGCTGGAAGTGGTACTGTTGTATCTGCTTTAACTGGAACCTTATTAATGAATGGTGGAGCTGGAAGTCGTGCTACTTTAAATAGAGTGGATAATTTATTTTATTTAACAATTACAAATGTTTAATCCAAATTTACATTACGAATATAGTAGTAATGTTGTATTACCTAATATAGCAACAGGTAGTATGGTATTATATTTAGATGCTGGGAATCCATTGTCATATCCTGGAACTGGTACAACATGGAATGATTTGAGTGGTAATAATTATAACTCAACAATAAGTGGTGCAACTTTTAATAATTCTAATTATTATAATAACTTTTTATTAGATGGAATAAATGATAATGTAATATCTCCATTAGCCGCAGCTAAAACAAATACTGATAGTTTTACTATTTCTTTTTGGTCAACACCAAGACAAAGTGGAGGAGGGCCAACTATTTCTAGAGGAAATGATAATTTTGGTTCTGGTTGGAGTATGTCGTGTGCAATGTTTAGTGGTGGTAGTAGTTTTGCCTTAGTTATAAATGGTGTTCAATATACAACTAGTTATACTGGGGCAAGTTTTGATTTAAATACATTTTATCATTTCAGTGGTACTTATAATAGACCAAGTGGTGTTATTAAAATGTATGTACAAGGTATTTTAGTTAGTAGTGGTACTACTGTTGTTAATGGAACACTTAGAGATTCAACCAGAGGGTTTGTTTTAGGTCAGATAAGTAATAGTAGTTTTGGTAAATATAATATTAGTGAGGTCATAGTATATAATAGAGTTTTAACTGATAATGAAATAAGAGGTAATTATTTATATGGTTTGAACCGTTATAACTATTATAAACACTAATTATTCTCCATATAAATCCTTCTTTTGAACACATTTTTCTTTGATAAGTTTCTCAACAAAAGCAAACATTTTAAGTCCATTTTCCTCACAGTACTTTTTAAGTATCTCATGTGTATTAGGTGTGATTTTAAGGTTTTTATCTCGTTTCATAAGGTCTTTTACAATAAGTATGACGAAAGTATGAAAAAAAACATACTAAAAGTTAGATATCGAAGAAACTTATCTTTCTTTTGATAAAACGTGAATATTTATAATAAAGAAAACTACAAAGTAAATAATAACATAAAACAAAAAAAGAAAATATGTCAACAAAAGTATTTGTAAGTCCTGGGGTTTATACATCAGAAAAAGACTTAACTTTTATTACACGTCAAGTAGGGGTAACTCAACTTGGTTTGGTGGGTGAGACTACAATCGGTCCAGCTTTCCAACCAATCTTCATTAGCAACTACGGTGAATTCCAATCATTCTTTGGTGGCCTAAACGCTACTAAGGTTAAAGATACTGGTGCGCCTCAATATGAATTACCTTATATTGCCAAATCATATTTAACTCAAGCAAATCAATTATTCGTAACAAGAGTATTAGGTTTCTCAGGTTACTATGCTGGTAAAGCATGGGGTATTACTCTTGATGCCGCTGTAGATACTACAACCGTTGCACCTACAGGTGGAAGTAACGTAGCAAACATCATAACATACTCAACAACATCTGCTGGAACAAGTACATTTACATCGGCTAGTCCTATTGTAACTGCGCTTTTAGCTGATAACTTGATACAAGACCAATTACAATACATTTCTTTATTGAATGTAGGTCAAACAGGTAGTGTTACAACAACATTTATTAAAACTGGAAACTCATTTACTGGTGCTTCATTCAACTATATCATTACCGCTACTGGTAGTACTGGTAGTACTTTAACAGGTGTTGCTTCAGGTGTAACTGTAACTTATTCAGGTACAGGTTATACAGATGTTGAAAACCAATTGGTTGCGTTATTACGTTCAAGAGGTACAACAGACTTAGCTACACAATTTCCAGCATTTGAGGTAACTGGTGCTACTGGTGTTATCTTCGACCCAGCATTTACTGATTCTGAAATGAATCCATTAGGAGATTTCTCTTTAAGTGGTTTCTCTCAAACTCAAGGTGCTTTTGATAACTTGGTATCTTTAGATAGAACTAAAAAGAATTACTTACCAAGAGTTCTTGGTAGAAGCGTTCAAAATGGTAATACACCATTATACCTTGAAGAATTCTACAACAGTATGTTCGAAGAACTTGTTGCTGAAGGAAAAGTAAGAGGACTTAAACAAACAATCGTTAGTTATAATAATGAATTCTCTGATTACCAACAACAATACTCGCCAGCGGTTACACCTTATGTTGTATCTGAGTTACGTGGTACAAAGGTGTTGAAATTATTCAGATTCCATACAATTTCTGATGGTAATGCGGCTAATGAGCAATTCAAAATCTCATTCGTTAACATTAAACCTGATACAAGAGAGTTTGACGTAATCATTAGAAGCTACTACGATAGTGATGCTTCACCAACAGTATTAGAAAGCTTTAGCCGTTGTACAATGGACCCAAATTCTAATAACTATATTGGTAGAAGAATTGGTACACTTGATGGTTTATATCCTTCTAAATCAACTTACGTTCTTATAGAAATGGATGATACATCTGATACAAGTGATGCATTCCCAGCTGGTTTCATTGGATTCCCAATTAGAGACTACCAAGAGAATAGCAACACAAGTGTTGTAGCTCCAAAATTAACATACAAAACTGCTTATGGTGCTTTTGAAAACAAACGTAAATTCTATTTAGGTTTATCTGAGACAATTGGTATTGATGCTGATTTCTTCGATTACAAAGGTGTACCACAAACAAATAATCCAAACGTTTGGACTGGAATGACTAACGGTTTCCACATGGATATCGATGCTACTGGTGCAACAATTGACAACGTTAACGTTGTTATAAATACTTCAGGTGGAACTTACTCTCCTATATTCTTATTCGACACAGGTGATGCTGAGTTTAGAACTGAATCAGGACTTGCTGGTGGACCATATGAAAAAATCTACGCTCGTAAATTTACATTCGCACCTTATGGTGGATTTGATGGATGGGATGTTTACAGAACTAGAAGAAGTAATCTTGATAGCTACATAATCAATGGTACCAACGGTGCTAACGGTTTAACTTCAGGTGCATTTAGTAACAAAGCTTTATCTAATGGAGACATGGGTATTACATCTGATTACTATGCGTTTTTAGAGGCTATTTGGACATTCAGAAACCCTGAAGCGATTAACATTAACGTGTTTGCTACACCTGGGATTGATAATTTCGATAATACTAACTTAATTGAAGATACTATCGAGATGATTGAAGAAGAAAGAGCGGATTCACTTTACATCATGACAACACCTGATTTAAACACTGGTGGAGATGTGATGAGTGTTGAAGATGTTACTGACTATTTAGATGGTATGTACGATAGTAACTATTCTTGTACATATTGGCCTTGGGTACAAATCAACGATACTGAAAATAACGTGTTTATCTACGTTCCACCAACAAGAGATGTTGTAAGAAATATTGCCTTAACTGATAATGTTTCATTCCCTTGGTTTGCGGTTGCGGGTATTCAACGTGGTGATGTTGATGCGGTTCAAGCTAGAAAGAAATTAACACTTTCTGAAAGAGATGAATTGTATGAAAACAGAATTAATCCGATTGCTACATTTACATCTGATGGTATCAAAATTTGGGGTAATAAAACACTTCAAGTTAGAGAATCTGCTCTTAATAGAATCAACGTAAGAAGACTTTTATTACAAGCAAGAAAACTTATCTCTGCTGTATCTATTAGATTGTTATTTGAACAAAATGATAACGTGGTTAGAAACCAATTCTTATCTATAGTTACTCCTATCTTGGATAACATTAGAAGCGAAAGAGGTTTAACAGATTTCCGTGTGGTTCTTTCAAACGACCCTGAAGATATCGACAGAAACCAATTAACTGGTCAAATATTCTTGAAACCAACAAGAGCCCTAGAATTTATTCAATTAGAGTTCGTAATCATGAATACAGGTGCTTCATTTGATAATGTATAATAAATAAAAATCAAGAAACCCCTTAATGGGGTTTTTTGTTTTATCACATATTTATAATTAAAACACAATGTCAAAGTTAAAGATAACACAAAAACAATATGATGCAATTATTCTTCACGAGCAAAATTCTCGTAAGGAGTTGCTTAGTGAGAATATCAAAGATTTAACATTAACAATTGCTTTGTTGACTGGAATTAAATTAACTGGTCAAAATGAGCATACTGTTAATAATTTAATCAAAGATAAAAAAAATATGCAAGAGATGAAATCTACTCTTGAAGATGAGAATAAGATGCAAGATTTGGTTGATGCTCTGACTGAAAAAGGTATGAAAGACCCCGAAGGTAGACTATCTAGAAATGCTGACAAGATTGTAGCTAAATTCAACGAGATTGCAGAAAAAGAGAAATTAAACTTAAAATTAGACTTTTTAACTTCTAATAATTTAAAAAATTTAACTGATAAGTAAAAGAAAATAAATTTTATGATATTTATTATAAAATAAAACAATTTAAAAAATACAAACGAACATGGCTGATTTATTGATGAAAATGCCCCTACCATACGAACCTAAGAAAAAGAATCGTTGGTTAATTACTTTCCCAGCAGACCTAGGAATCCAACAATGGTGGTTAGCTTCTGCTTCAAGACCTTCAATCACACAAAATGAGGTTGAAATTCCGTTCCTTAATACTTCTACATGGGTAATCGGTAGATTTACTTGGGAAGCTATTGATGTTACTTTCCGTGACCCAATAGGGCCATCTGCAACACAAGCTATCATGGAGTGGGTTCGTCTTCACTCTGAATCTATCACAGGTCGTCAAGGTTATGCGGCAGGTTATAAAAGACCAGTTGAACTTGAGATGCTTGACCCAACAGGTGTAGTTATTGAAAAATGGCTTCTTGATGGAACGATGCTTACAAACGTTGGATTTGGTGACTTATCTATGGATGATGATGGTATCGCTGAGATTACAGCAACTCTTAGATTTGATAGAGCAATCTTATTATTCTAATTTAAAACAAAACTTATTAAAATGCCTCGTCTGAGGCATTTTTTTTGTTTATATGTGTCATTATTTGTTTTTCAATATCACGATAATCGGCCGCTTGCTGATACTCTTGCAGACTTACATGATAAATCTTAAGTTCATAGACTTGCTTATGAATTTGTAAAAGAAATTTATATAAATCATCATGTGTTTCATACATCTTGTTTAAATCATCAATTAGTGTCTCTGTTCTGAATGGAAAAACACTAAATTCTTCAAACTTGCTTTTTTCTTTGATTATTTTGCCAATAGCCTCATTTACCTTTTTTTTACTAATTGCAAAAATACTAGAAACACTTTGAATGAAACCTTTATCAATAACTGCGATATAACCTTCACCAACGCTTATTTTTATTTTTTCTAACTCATTAGAAATGTAGTCTTTAATAATTTCATCCATAAGTAAAGATACTAAATATCTAAAAAAATGTCAAGCTATTTACAAAAAAATTTAAATTTCTATATTTATTTTTATACATAATAATTTAAACACGTTTCATAATGGATAGAAAACCAAATGTTGTTCCAACAAAAGAACAAATAAATTCAGTTAAATCTGAAAAAGAAAAAAAAGAACTTTACGAACAAGAAAAAGCTCTAGCAACAAATGAAATCTACTCGGCTTCATTTAGAGAAGCTGAAATGCCGACAGGTCAATTATCTGCCATTGAGCAAATGCAACAACGTACAGCACATCAATTAAATCTTAACGCACAAGGAATGCAAGTTAAAGATGAAACTTTAGCTGAAGCACCTACTTATAGTGATGTCGCAAGATTTCGTAACGAAGAACAAATGAGACTTCGTGATGTGCAATTACAACAAAATCTAGATAATATACAAAAGTTTCAAGACCAAACCGCTGAGGCTACAGTAAGACACCAATCTTACCAAAATCAACAACAAAAACCAATCATGGAAATCGACAACGGATATCAAAAACCACCAACTCCACCTGTAACACCAAAAAACGGTAGCATTTGGGACGACTATTCTAACCAAAGTAGTGATGAACACATCAACGAAATTAGTCAACCAAACTATAACGCTCCTTTTGATGTAATTTCATTACCATCGTTAGGAAAAACTTATAAAAATAAGAAATCTAACATCAAGTTAAGTTATATGACAACTGCTGATGAGAACATTCTTTCAAGTCCTAACTTATTACAAAGTGGTGAGTTTCTTGAGATTCTTATCAATAGAAAAATGCTTGAACCAAGCCTTAGATATAAGGATTTATTGCCTGGGGACAGGAACGCTATTATGATTTGGTTAAGAGCTACTGGTTACGGTGAAATGTACCCTGTTGTTATCGAAGATGAGAAAGGAATTCCATTTGAAACTGTTGTTAATTTAGATGACTTAAAAACGGTAGAATTAACGGTTGAGCCTGATGAAAATGGACTTTTCACGTTTGATTTACCATTAGCTAGACAAACCATCAAGTTCAGATTATTAACTTGTGGTGAAATTGATTTCTTGGACAAGAAAATGGAAGAAGAAAAAGAGAATAACGTTTTAATTAACAATTATAATACTTACAAATTAGAGAGAATGATTGTTGAAGTTGATGGGTCTAAGGATAGAACTTTTATTTCTAGCGTTGCTAACAATATGAGACTACCTGATTCAAAAAAACTAACGGAATTTATGAACACAATTGATTGTGGGATTGACTTGGATATTGTTGTTAAGACTCCTGGGGGTGGGTCTGTAGCCACCTTTCTTCCACTTAACCTCAACTTTTTTTGGCCTAACCTCTAATTATAAAGTTCCGTTACTAGAAGAAATTTATATTTGCACACAATATTTAAAAGGTTTTACGTATAATGATGTTTTAAGTATGCCTGTTTATGAAAGAAGATTCTTTTTAGGGTTATTGAATAAAGAAAACTTTGAAAAACAGGAAAAAATTGAAGAAATGAAGGAGCAAAGTAAAACTACTGGCTCAAAAGGTACTAGAACAACCAAAATCAGCGGACAGAATCTTAAAAATAGGATGAACAACGGTGATTTACCATTATCATAACTAAAAATGCCCGCAGAAATGTGGGTATTTTTTATTTAATATGATATTTATAAACAAAGATTAATCATGAATAATAAAAAACTTAAGATAACTGAAGCACAATACAATAGACTACTACAGTTTATTGTTGAAACTCCTTTTGACACAATGGTTAAACAAAGTATCGATATAGGTGATGTTGTTTCTATTAATTGGAAAGGTAGTAAGAATAATTTCAAGGTAATTGATAATTCAGGTGGGCAAATCATTATGGATAACATCGATAAAGGTTCAACCAACATCAACAATAGATACTTCATGAGCTTTACATCGTTGAATGGTGATGACCTAGAGATGAGAAAGGTAAACAAGGTTAAAGAACCTGAAAAACTTAACGATATCAAGTCATGGTCACCAGTAACTGTTAAAGATATTTCAAACATACAAATCTTCAGAGACGGTGAATTAATTGATACGGTTGACCCAGTTTCTCCTACTGCTGAAAAACAACAAAAAAATGGTCCAAAACCTGATACAAACACAGATAATAACCCAAGTCCTGACTTCATGAATGAGGTTAATAACGACTTGGCTATTATTCTTGAACAATTGGAAAAAGGAAAAGGAATCAATTTTATATTTAATTCAGGGTTTATTAATTTCTGTTGCTTAGATAGAGTTGATTCTACATTTATCTTAGAAATTAATGAAGAACAAAATACAATCATCGATAGTCTTAATAAATGGGACACCTTCATTTTGGATATCAAGGGTAATCCTCAAACAGATAACCTATATCTTAAAAACAAAGACATTGTTTCAACTAATGATGGAGTAACTTATAACCTTAAATTCAAGGTTTCAGCTGGAAATACACACAAAGAGACTGTTATAAAAGCAATCAAAGGTGTTAGTGTTTTGAGCTCTTGTGATACAACTGAAGAAGATGAAGATGAGAAACCTGAAGTAAATGGCCCTGAAGAACAGAAAGCGGATGCTGAAAAGGCACTACAAATGATTCTTAAGGATAAAGATTTACAAGATGCGTTTTATAAACAACCTGGATTTTGGGAGATGTTTAAAGCTGAACTTTCAGGTGAAAAAGCTGTTGGTACTGGTATAATTACCGTATTAGACGTTATGCGTAAAGTAACTGAATCTAGACTTGTTAAAAAGGTAGGTAAAGGGTTTAATGTTGGTAAAAAAGCCAAGTTTATTCCTATTGAAAACGTTAACGTTAAGTATCGTGATGATAAAGATATAATCCATAATTATGACCTTCCAATGGTTGAAGATATGATTACGGTTAGAAGACACCTTATCGATGATGTTAGTCAAGTTTTACAAAAAAGAGTTGAGGGTGGAAATGGACTAATTCTAAGAATCCTAGTTAAAGACCAAACAGACGAACCAAATATCAAGAATTGTGATGTTCAGATTGGTATTAAAAATAAAAGCGATAAATTCGTTGAGAAGGGACAAACATCAGATGTTAACATAAAATTCTTAAATTCAGAAGGTTATGAAGCACAAGTTCAACAACCACAAACACAAAATACTAACTAATGGCAGATACATCAAATATGAGTCAAGACGAGTTAAATGCGCATAACAGATTAGTCGCAGAGGCTCTTAAACTCGCAAAACAAGAAGCTAGATATAGAAAAGAAGTTAGCACCAGTCTTGCTGATTATTTAGCTGGTGTTGAGAAGGCAAATAAGATGAAAAAAACTTATAATGCCAACTTAAAAATTCAATCTAAATTTGAGAAAGAATTAGAAAAAGCACAGCAAGATAATGATGCTCAAGCTATTCTTAATGCTCAAGTTAAGCTAGACCTTATAAAGAAACAAAATAAAGAACTTAAGAAACAACAAGAAGCTCTAGAAGACGCTTTGGCAACTGTTAATAAGACTTCTATGGTTACTGCCAAGTTAGGTGCTGAAGCTTTAAAAGGTATCGCAAAGCTTGCAACAAACATCCCAGGTCTTATCACCAAGGGTTACGGTCAAATCAAGAGTGCTGGTTTATTCGATATGGATAAAGCCATTAAGCAATCAGGTTTAAGTATGGGTCTTTTATCTAAACAAACTAGTGATTATAGAGCTAATATTACTGCGGCCGCTAAAAGAACAACTACCTTTGGTATTGGAATTGAAGAACTTGCTCAAATGCAAGCTAGTTATTCTGAAGAATTAGGTAGAGCTGTTGTTTTAACTGAACAAGAAAGCGTTGCTATGGCTAAGATTGCCGCTGATGCTCAATTGAGTACCGAAGCAATGGGTCAAATGACTGCTGAATTAGATAGACAAGGTGTTTCTGCTGAAAGAACTGCTGACTATATTCACAAGGTTATGGAAGACACCCATAAAATGGGTCTTAATTCATCTAAGGTTATTAAGAATATCAATGCTAATTTCAAGATGCTTAATAGATATAACTTCAAAAATGGAGTTGATGGACTAGCTAAAATGGCCCAAACAGTATCTAAATTAGGTGTTTCTATGGAATTTGCCGCTGGTTTTGCAGATAAGTTATGGGATGTTGAAGGAGCTGTTGATATGTCTGCACAATTACAAGTATTAGGTGGTGAATGGTCTAAGTTAGCGGACCCATTCAAGCTTATGTATCAAGCTCGTAATGATATTGAAGGATTGACTGAAGAATTAGGTAAAGCCGCATCGGCTTCTGCTCACTTGAATAAAAAAGGTGAAATAGAAATTGCCGCTGTTGAAATGCATAAATTAAAAATCATTGCTCAACAAACTGGTGTTGCATATGATGAGTTAGCTCAAGCTGGTAAAAATGCATTCAAGTTGAATAAGATTAAAGGTCAAGTTCAATTCCAAATGTCTGATGAAGAAAAAGAATTCCTTACAAATCAAGCTCACTTAGATAAAGACGGAAAAGCCTATATCGTAGTTAAAGGTGATAAGAAATTCCTTGGACAATTAGGAGCTAATGCTCAAAGTATTGTTAAGGCCCAAATGGAAGAACAAAAAGCTATGGGTGAAAGAGCTAAGGATGCTCAAACATTTGATGAGGCGTTGAATAATACAATCAACGGTATGAAGGTTTATTTGCTTCCAATCATTACAGCTATAAACGAAAAATTACTTCCTAAATTGAAAGATTTTGGTGATAGATTCGAAAACGAAAAATGGGGTGATAAAATAGAGAAATTTGCTGGTATTGTTGGTGACTTGGTTACTACCATCGGTGGATTTATTATTGATAACCCAATCAAAACTGGTCTTATTTATCTTACAACTAAATTAGGTGGTTTCCTTATGGATAAAGCTACTTGGTTTAGTAATGGTCTTATACTTGCACAAGGATTTAACGCTGGGTCTGCTGGTGGTGGAGCCGCAAGTGCTGTAGCTGGTGGTGTCGGTAAATTTGCTAAGTTAGGTAAGTTTGCTAAGATTGGTGGTGGTGTAATTGCCGCTGGTGCTAGTGGATATGATGAATGGACAACCAATAAAGAAAATGGAGTTGAAGCTGGTGAAAACGCTGGCCGTACTGCTATTAGAGCAGGGGGTGCTGGTTTAGGAGCATGGGGTGGTGCGGCCGCAGGTGCCGCATTGGGTTCTGTTGTTCCAGTTATCGGTACAGTTGTTGGTGGGATTATTGGTGGTATCTTAGGTGGACTTGCTGGTGATAAACTAGGTGATATGGGTGGTGATGCCGCTTATGGTGTTCACGATGGTAAATTCCCTGCAATTGGTAAGAACTTAGGTAGCGATTTTTCTCAAGGTAGAGGAATTATTCAAGGTGGAAAAATTACACCTATTGATAATAAAGATGACCTTATGGCAATGAAACGTGGTGGTCCAGTCGATAATGCGTTGAGAGATGGTGGTGGAAGTGTGAACACTACTAGAGTTGATTTTGGTTCTATTACAATCAATGGTGAAATCTTGATTAAATCTCCTGGAAGTCCAGGTATGTCTGAAGACCTTATGAAGGACCCTTCATTTAGACGTGATATCACAAGAACAATCCAAGTTGAATTAGAGAAAAATAAAATTGGTGGAAAAAATAAAGGTCAATAATCGTTGAAAATCAATCATTTGATAAATTCTTTAGAAAAAATCTTTTACACTTACTTGACAATGTCGAAAAAAAACCGTATATTTGTCTAAATTAAATAATAATATAAAAAATTAATATTAATAAATAAATTATAATAATTAAAATATTTAAATATATAATATAACCTAATATTATATATAATAATTAAAAGGCACTAATTGTGTCTTTTTTTATTTGGTCTAAAACCATTTATTTTTATAAAAATTCAAGTACTATAGTATTTATATATAAATAAGTTACTATGCAAAATTTTTATAACTCTTCTAAACCAAGTCCTACTACTAGAAACACTATTAACAGTGTAAGTATAGATATTAGAGATTATCTTTTAACGAAGAATTTAAAACCACAATACCCACAATTATCAACGACACTTAACGGTGCTCCTAAGATTGGTGAACCAGTTGTTGATACAACTATTGGTGAGAACGCTGTATTGGTTCCAATTGGTCTTCCATTGGAAACCGAAGGTATTTCATTTAAAAATAAGAACATCTCAACTAATCAATTTAAAAATGATGTTCAAATTGCTGATGAACTTAAGAACATTGACCTATCAACGAAAGATGTAAATAAAGACTACCCTCAAGCAGTTTGGCCTCAAGGAACACAAAAATATCCTAATTCAGCTACTGAAGAAGTTACAAAGTATGGACTTATTGGAAAAACAGATGAAGCAGGATATCGTAAAAGAAATACAATCAAGAACTTATATCTAGATGCTGATAAACAAATAGATATTTCAACTTTCATTGATTTAAACCCTACAGATACTACTCAACAAATAAAAGGATATTTAGACACTTATGGTGGTTTAAATACTGGAAATGGTGGAGCAACAAAAGCAATCAATATCATTGGTAGCGTACTAAACGGACAAGGTTTAGGTATAGCTAAGGGTGGTGTTGTGACTAACTATGATGTTAGAGCAACGTTAGTTGGTAGAGTTCTTGGAGCAACAGGTTTCATCAACGATACAAAGCTTGGAACAATCGGTGGACAGCAATTAGCACTAGCATTGGCAAACAATGCGGCATTTAATGTTCAACAAGATATTTTAGGGTCCTTCAATGTTACTGATAACATGATGAGCCTTGTTAAAAATGGTACACTTGCTGGATTTAGGTCAGATTATACTATTACAAAACCTTCAAGTACAGGTGGACAAATTGCTGATTATACTTCAAGAATCCTAGGATTCACACTACCTAAGAGTTATTTAGATGATTCAGGGTCTATTTTCCAAAGTGAAAATAACAACGCTGAAAATGTAACTAGAGCCAACGCAATGATTCTAAATACTGGTAAGGGTCAAAATCAAGCCCTTTTAACGAACGTTAATGCGAATTTGATAGGGATTAGTCCATCAGGTATAGATAATCCTTCTAACTCGTCATTTAGGGTTGGTTATGCACCAGCATATACAAACAACAACGGTGAGGTACAAATTACCAATGGAGTTATCTATGCTTTCTCAAATCAAGGTAAAACAATATCTCTATTTGGTTCAGACGATAATATCATTCCAAACTTGTCTTATAACAGAGAACAAAAGGTTCAAGCTTCAGGTTTTGAGGCTCCTGAAGACTTATTCTTTGTAGGACACAAATCAAACCCAGGTTATTCTGACCGTAAAATCAGTGACGTTACCTTCTCATGGGGTACTGAGATTGGTGGTAAGGTAAATTCAGATGCTAATTATTATCCATTTAGTGGTGATAAGAAAAGTCTTCTTGCTAAAACTCAAAAGCTTTTCAACAGTAAAGGTATGTTGAATATCGTTACAGCCAAAGGTGATATGGACAAGACTTCAACACAAATACAACAAGCTAACGGTAATGGTTTCTCTAAGGGTAGCCAAGTACTTAAAGCTGATTTATACGATGATAATGGACGTTATAACAACGCAACTGGTAAAACAGCTGACGAAACATATTGCCGTAGTTGGACTACGCTTGACAGATATGATTCTGTTAATAATCTTATTAGAAAACACGGACTTTGGAAATCTCCAACGGTTCCATATAGATTCAATACTGAAAACTCAGTATTAGATGAGTATGGAATACCTAAGATTGCACCATATACAACAGATAAACCTGAAGACCCTAAGAAATTTATGTTCTCAATTGAGAACTTAGCTTGGGCCGATGAGAGTTCATATGCAAACCTACCACAATCAGAACGTGGACCAGGAGACCTTATCTCAGGTAAAAGAGGTCGTATCATGTGGTTCCCGCCTTATAATATTAATTTCACAGAAAATAGTAGTGTAAATTGGGATTCTAATAATTTCATTGGTCGTGGAGAACCATTATACACATACAATAACACCGAAAGAACAGGTACACTTTCTTTCCAAGTAATTGTTGACCATCCTAGTTATGCAAATTCATTTAGAGGTGTTAACGGACCCGATGATAACTATATTGCTTCATTTTGGGCTGGATGTGTTGACCCTAGTAGTGAAATATCTAAAAAATTAACACCAAGTCAAGTAAGTTCACTTGTAGTTGAGTCTTTAACGGTTCAAGAACCTAAAAAGATTACTAGTGAGCCAACACCTGATGATATGGTTGTTTATTTCCCTAATGATAATGCTAATATTCCAGCAACATATGAAAATGGGTTAAGTGGTGCAACAACTGCTAATACAATCAATTATAATGTATCTGCAACTGGTTTAGGTTTCGGATTAGGCTCTTATCCAAGTAACTTCACCCCAGGTGTCACAAGTGCTTGGCCTGATAGATATAACTTCGGTTTAAACTACAAAGGTGAAAGAGCTCCTGTTTCTAATGTTGATGGTGTGCCTTATTATGGTTATTTTGACCCAAGATACGACCAAGCTATTGTTAATTTCTTGAATACCAAGTGTAAGTATTGTGTAGTTGAGGTAACTGGTTATGCCAGCCCACAAGGTTCTGCACCATATAATCAAAAATTAGCTAACGCTAGAGCCAAGGCTATCCGTGATGAGTTAAGAGATACGAAATGGGGACCATTATTAACAGATAAAAGAAATTTTGATAAGAGATTTAAAACAATGCCAAGCATCGCTTTGACAAATACTCAGTGTATTCCTAACCATGGTGAAGATACTGATACTATTTGGTGTAAATTAGATAGAAAAGCTGTTATTCATTTCAGATTTAGTCCTGAATTAGCAGCGGCCGACTATGCGAAAGCAACACCTGTTATTAAAAAATCATCTAAAACTGTTAATACGCTTATAACAAATAAATTCTATGATGAATCTAAGTATTTTGACCAATTGGTTAATGATGATGCTTTTGTTTTTGATAGATTTAGAGATAAAATTAAGTATTTTCACCCAGCGTTCCACTCAACAACACCTGAAGGGTTGAATTCTAGACTTACATTCTTATTGCAATGTACAAGACAAGGACCAACTTCAGAGGACCAAGGGGCAAATAACTTGGCATTCGGTAGACCGCCAGTTTGTATTTTAAGAATTGGAGATTTTTATAATACTAAGATTGTAATCGATAATATTGGAATTGATTATGAGCCGTTGGTATGGGATTTAAACCCTGAAGGTATTGGAGTTCAGCCAATGATTGCGAATGTTAACATGTCGTTTAAATTTATCGGTGGTTCAACACTTATGGGTCCAATCAACAAGTTACAAAATGCGTTATCATTTAACTATTTCGCTAATACACAAGTGTATGACCCAAGAGCTGATTATATTGCTAAGACAGATTTAACTGTTACTAAAAAATATAAAAAGAGTGATGGAACTGAAGTATCAGAAACAAACCCTGTTTATAAAATTAGCAATGGACAAGTTGATATTTCAAATCCTGAAACTGCGATTACACCTGATGTTATTGCTGATAATACACCTGAAGTAAATCAAACAGCGGCCGCAGAGCAAGCAATTAGTGGAACAACAGCACAAGATGCTCAACCGCCAGCGGGTACATCGGCTACAACTAACAATGACATTTATGTTTATGTTACTGGTGATAGAACAACAGATGCTTATAATGGAACAATTGATATTAAATTGGTAACACCAGCACTGGCTGATTCTTACGATATGAAGGTTAGCATTTTTGATGCAACAAATAAGAGAGTTGAAATAGGTGTTGGACGTGTTGATAAAACCAAGATGGAACAATCATACACTTATCCAATAAACCTAACAAGTAGTAACTTTAAGTTTTCTACAACAAATGCATATGTGATTAGAATCGATTTTATCGGTTACAAATCATTTAATATAACAAAAGAATTTTAATAAAAATATAAAGAATGGCTAGTTATTTCGATAGATACGGAAGCTTTAGAGTTAATGCGGGTATGAAAACAATACCTGGAATCCAGGTCCCACAACTCGACTCAGATAAGAACATGGTTTATAAACAAGGTGTCTCTAGACTTGACAAATTGAGTCTTATGTATTATAATAACCCTTACAGTGGTTGGTTAATTATGTTAGCCAACCCTGAATTTGGTGGTTTGGAGTTTAATATTCCTGATATGGCCCTGATTAGAATCCCATTTCCATTTGAGAGTGCGGTTTCTAGATATATAACACAAGTAACGAATCATAAAGCACTATATGGCGAATAACATAACAAATAAGATAGGTTGTCAAACAAGCGGAATAAAGATTGTAGACCCTAACGATTTTGACGGTTTTAACTCATCATCAAATATGTCAGTTCTAACTGAAGATTTAAATATCTCAGTTGTCCTTAGAACAAAGAAAAAAGGTAGAACTGTTTTAACAAAAACTGGTGATAATTCTACAGGTACTAGAGAAAGTACCAGCAATATAGCAATCAACTTCATTGAAGGTAGTGATATTAGCGGTAAAAAGGTTTTAACTACAAAATACACTGATTTAACAACAATCTTTGATAAGGATATAATTAATAACGAAACACTTGGAATTACAGGTATCGATATTGATTTTAATTCGTCTATGGCTCCAATGATTAACATTAATTTTGTTGATGTTAGAGGTTCTAGTATTTTCCAAAACGAAGAAAATATTTCAGGGAATAATTCAGCAAATAAATATTCAACATTCTTCCAACTTCCATATCCAATCTTCGAATTGGAAATTAAGGGTTATTACGGGAAACCAGTAACCTATTGTCTTCACATGCTTAAGTTTAGTTCTAAATTTAACTCTAAGACTGGAAACTTTGAGATTCAATGTCAATTCATCGGATATACTTATGCGATGCTTTCTGACATGCTTATTGGTTTCCTTAAAGCTATTCCATTTACAACAATTGGTGCTTCAAAATTTAAGGACTACAAAGCAAATAGTGCAAACCCTGATAATATCATAACACTTGTTGATTTGATGCGTAACATTTCTAGAATAAATGATGGTGTTAAAAAACTATCATCAACATCTCCAAATGCGGTAGCTGATAACTCAATAAAGGTTGGTATTGAAAAATTGGGTGCTATTACTAGCATCATTAATTTTTTGGGTTCTGAATTACAATACGGTCATAGTACTGATAAGGCTTCAAACCCTGATACTTATGAATTTATTGTTAAATCATCAACTGTATTAACACAAGCTGAAATAGATTCAATTAAATTATACCAAGATAATGTAAAGACAGCAATTGATAACTTTAATGGGTTGAGTCTTGGTGTAACACTTAATGTTGCAGATTTTCAATCAATAACACTTGTTGGTTCAGGTACTGGTTTCTATCATGATATCACAAAAGCTCAATTATCACCTACAAGTGGAGATATTGCTGGTGATGCTAACTTAGGTGCTAGTATTGGTTCAAATGCTGATTTGGTTACACTTAAAAGAAACTTATTAGCTTATTTAGAGAAAAATTACTCAGGTATAAGGGATGATTATAAATTAGATGTTTATGATATGAATTCTCTATTAGCTAAATTAACTACAGCTACTGAAACACTTACAAAAAGTGCAAAAACAGTTCGTGAAAATCTAGCTCTTGAATTAAAATCAACAGTTCGTGAACAGTTAGGTTTTGAACCAACTGTTAGAAATATCATTGAAATATTTACTGCGGCAATCGAAACTTTTATGGAAACAATCTATGAAGTGTCTAGACGTGCTGAAGCAACAACTAACAATGTTAGAACTGCTCAATTGGAAAACAAATTCAAAGATGACCTTGTTAAGGTAGACTCAAAAAAAGAATACATAGATGCTAAGAAATTCTTTGCTTGGCCTGATTATAGAGAAAAAGATGAAAAAACAAAAACCTTTGTTGAAAAATACTTAGGTTCAAGTGGTGTATTAGATAACCCAAAACAAGTTGATGAAATTGATTTTATCGATGACCTTCTTAAGGCGTTTTTAATTGCGGCTGAGAAGAGTGCAGATGTTGTAAATCAAATGCAAAGTGAAGCAACTACTTGGTTTCCAATAAACCCAATGGATAGTCAAATATTTGTTGATGGTGAACCTTATCAAAGAACTCAATTAAGTAGCAATGAAGATATAACAAGACTTATGGTTATCAGAGGTATGACTTATTTAGGGTATACAAACGATGAAACTATTCTAACTGAAGATGAAATCAAAGCAATGGCTGAAATTGAAGCTGAAGCTATTCTTAGAGGTGTTAAAAACCCTACACTTAAAACTTCACTTACGTTTGTAAATTTAGATTATGTAAAAAACATTAAAGGTGTTATTAATAATATCTCTGAAAATGTTGTTGTACCTAAAGACGATAGATTTGTTTATAATTATATCTATGGTAAACAACCTGAAGGGCCTAATAGTGTTGTTATTCCAATTAGTGATACATTTACTGGTAATTGGCCTACAAAGACTTCTGATTTAAAAATAAAAGCAGATGATGGTTCTACTTTCTTAACAAACTATAGTTCAGATAACTATTTGGTTGGTAAAAAGGTATTGGATGGTGGTCAGTATGTTAAAATAATTCCAAAAAATAAATTAAATGGTAATGCGCTTATCTCGACAACAGCAAAGGTAAAACCTGAAAGTATTTTTAGTCTTGATAAAATGAAATCTGATAGTGTTGATGCAACAGCTGGATTCAACTCTTTCGGTGGTAGTATGGGTACTCAAGAATATGTGAATATGGACTTCGGTGGCCTTGATGGGTTACCGCTTATGTATGTATTTTACAAGAATTCTGATAATGGTATGTCTATGAACAGAACCAATACTGGAATAGAACAGAAAGTACCTAAGAATGCACCAACTAGTTCAGTTTATGATATAAAATCTAGTGGTTTCATACCAGCAATACTTGGTAGAGATAAAGAAGAAGGTTATGAGGGTAAAAATGGTAGACATATTGTTAGTAATCTTGGAAAAAATAGAGAATTATTCCATGGATTTATTAAAAATAGTGATACTAGCCTAACATATCCATATGTTGAGCAAAGATATCGTGATGAAGATAGAGATGCGTATGATGAAAACTCATTTAGTCTTTTTGGTAGTCAATGGTATTATAATCAAGATAAAGCTAGGTGTATTCTTTCTGATAACACACAATATAATTGTGAACAATACGCTAAAGCTACGTTATTTTTAAACACGCTTCCATTTAATATTGATAATGAACTTGGAAACCCATTTGGTCCAAATGAAATCAAACACTTATTTGATAAAAAAGGTGGTTTTATACATGCACCAAGACTTTGGTGTGCTTATGTTGGAAGTATTCTTTGGAGAATAAATGATGGTGTTAACTTAACTACATTTAAAGACCCAATTATCCAAGATGGAAAAATTGTAGGTGGTGGTAGTGGTAAATCTGACCCATTTATTTGGACCAAAGGTAAAATGGTTGAAGATGGTCAAGTAGTTCTTAGAAAATACAAGGCGGCAACCCGTACTGAGTATTTCCCAAATACTCTTGAATTAGTTGAAACTGATAGTGTTGATTATCCAATAATCTATGCTACAGATATCATTATTAACCTACCACAACAAGTTAAAGACGCTTTTAAACAAGTTTTCTTTGATTTCGTTAATGGTACTGACGAAATGATTTCATGGGATATGATTAGAGAGAAACTTGAGGTTTGGAAAGGAACAGGAGATGCATTCAATGCATTCTTCATAAACCTATATAATAAAACAATTCCTGAAGGAAATGGTTATAAGTTTAATGCTAATTTAATTAATAATAATACCAATATTAAAAACGTATCAAATTATCAAATAGTTACTTATGTGACTGGTCTTGATGATGCGGATGCTCTATTCCTAGAATTGAAAGGTGATTATAGAACAAATCCAGCAGTAACGACTCTTATTAATGCTTTAAATCAAGAACTTATAATTGTTAACAATAACTATAAGATTTGGACCAAAGATACCAATACAGTAAGAAACGTATATTCTGATATTTCAGTTAGTGCAAAAAACTTTGATTTGTATTTCAATACAATAATTGGTAAAATTAAAGAATCAGGTAGTAAGTTCTCTGATACTGCTCTTAAAAAAGAATTTGAACAAAGCTTATTCGGAACAACAAATGAAGATACAATTAAACTTCTTCTTTATAGAACTTGTAAGAATATACACGATAAATGGCTTGCTGGTGTAACTGATAACAATGATATTATGTATCAGTGTGGTGGTGCGTCAGGAAGAAGCTCTGTAGATGCAGAATTAGGTAAGCGTTACGGTAATGCTAGTCCTAAGTTCATCGATTCATTCAGATTCGTTTCAAGGTCATTCAAAGATATTGGAGACAAGCTATATATCAATCCTATTCCAATCAATGATTATCTTATTGATGGAGTAAATTCAGGTGCTTATGATGCAATTAGTTCATTATTAGCGGCTAATGGATTCGATTTTATTGCGTTACCTAACTTCATCAACTATCGTGACCAAGCAGAAGTTGAAGCAATCTTCAAACCATACGGAAACTATGGAGAAGCAATTGCTAATGGTTCTTGTGGTCCAGCTTTTGTTAGCGTTTATGTTGGTGAACCATCTAAACACTTAGATTTCAAAAATTCAGAATATAATAATGATGGAATGGATTTAAGATGTGTTAATGGTGGTATTGATGCAACCAGCATCCCTGATGATTTTACTGAAAATCTAAATTCATATGAAGATGGAATCGGTGTGTTTACTGTAAAGTATTCACAACAAAATCAGAATATTTTCAAAGATATAAACCTTGACCAAAATGAATTCACTGAAACAAATGAATCACTTCAAATTCAAGATGATATATCTCAAAAGGGTTCTGAAACAAATAGAACAATTGCTGGTCAAAATATCTATAATGTTTATTCGGTTAGAAGCTACACAGCTGAGGTAGAGATGATGGGTAATGCCATGATTCAACCAATGATGTATTTCCAATTAGATAATATTCCTATGTTCCATGGGGGTTATATGATTAAGAGAGTAAGACACTCAATACAGCCAAACTCAATGAGTACATCATTTAGTGGAACACGTATAAAGTTTAGTGAAACTCCATTGATTACAGCATTAGATTTGTATATGTCTATGGCAGACAACCTAAATACTGAATCGGCTGGAACGGGTCCTGTGAACATTGTTGACGGTGTTGTAAGCTCAGCAAATAGAAGTCCTAAGAAATCTATTGGATGTAGTGCAATCAAAAAACCAGTTGTTTCATTTGAAGATACTCTTAGAAATGTTGTATTATACTTGGAAGGAAATTACTGTTCAGGTGGTTATAACTGTGGAGATGATAAAACACGTGCTCCTAGAAGTGGTGAGACACTTTGGGGTCTTGATAGAAAAAATCACGGTGTTGGTAAAGCGATTGATAATACATTTTGGACAGCAGTTGATGCGGTTAAAAATACTCCAAGAAAATGGGGTCAATCATATCCAAACCCAACACAGGCAGATAAATTGGATTCAACGCTATTCGCTAAGTATTCAGCTGTAATTAAGAAAGACTTTGATACATTTATGAAATCATATTTAAAAACAGAGGCTCTTAAACAAGCGATACTAAGTGATGGTAGACTTTATTTCAATATGGTTTACGCTGTTTATAATGGTCAAGGATTCTTTAGAGGATTTGCTAATCTTCTTGAGACAGCTTATGCCAGCGGAACAACAACAGCTGACGGATTAAACACTGTATTCGTAAACGAAAGGGTTTATGGTGGTAAAAACGCATACAAATCAGGTACTGGTAAGAACCTAGGAAATCCATCGGCAACACTTATAGCAAATACAGGTGTTGATATTGGTAAATTGACTGGTGAGTCTAAATTCTGTTAATGATTTGGTAGATTTAAAAAGTTTTAGTACCTTTGCGGTATGAAGATAGCAAATATTGTTACAACGCAAAGCACAAATGTTTCAGAAGACTTTAATGTAGTGGGGTCTATGGATGAGATAATCCATGGACTTCCTACGTTGATAGTTGGTTTTGATTATGTTAACAAACACTATCCTGATTTCGATATTATGGAACGTGAAGTGGAGCCTAACTTATATTGGATTTTCAAGAAGACAGAAAAAAGAGATGATTTCGAAACTGGTATGTATTGGTTCACAAAAAAAGTCTACTCTGACTTAACCCAAGAAATATCTTACATTTATGTTGACTTTATCCAATACTCACAAAAAACTCTATTTAAAATAGTAAGAAAAATTTTAAATATTGAAAATAAAATTTCTTTTATTTTTGGCGATATGGTTTACATTTATGGCGAAAACATTATCTTTGGAGTCGATTTGAAATTATTGAAATATATGGAGTTTGATGTTGATAAGTTAAAATTGAGAATTCAGGCCAAAAGTTCAGTCTTTTTGGGACTTAGCGATATACTTATAGAAGATAAAAACACAGTTGAAGAACTTGGAATACAAGTTAGATACATTCCTTATTTATACTCTATACGAAATGAACAAAACGATACTACTAGCAGCATTTATATTCCCTGAAAGACTTGATTGGTTTATGAATTATTTGCAAACAAAATTCAATATAAGCGAAGATAAAATTTTCTGTTATAAGAACTTAGATGATGAGTCAAAGTTGATTATAACATTCAAATTAACAATACAAGAGGATAAACCACTTAATCTTAAGAATTTATTCCCTAGTGCTGTTACTATACACAAAAAAGGTGGTGCTTTATACACTATAAATGCCTTAAATAAACTGATAGAAGAGATGTACCCTGAATCAATTGGGAATATCAATAATAAATCAGTTAAGATTGATTGGAATAAATATCAAGATAAGTTTATCTTGATAAACGGTAAAGAACTGTCTATTTTGAACATAAGTAGAGTTTTTTAATGATTTTATGATATTTATATATAAATAAAAATATATAAAAACAATAATAATCATGGAAAATCCAAAAAATAATACAGATTCAAAAAAAGTTGATAACTTAAACAAAGCTATCGATGGTTATTTAAATAACGAAAGTCAAGACCCTAACTTAGATTGTAGTTCAGGTGTTTGTGTAATTAAAGGTGATAAAAGCCTAGTTGAAAGAATCAACAAAAAAATAATTACTGAAGACGGTAGACAATTATTGTACTAATTTACTAATGAGAAAAAATAAATTTAATCCTGAATTACTAAAAGAGGAACTTAAAAGATTCAAGCTATTAGAAAACTACGATTTCTATCATGAAGACAAATCGGCACCTGAATATGAGAAAATCATAGATGAAGACGATGAGGAAAAAGATGTTGACGTAGATATTGATGCTGATGTTGATGCGCAAGCTCCAGCACCTGATGCAACTGGTGAAGACCCTAATGCGGCTGGTGATGCGATTGCTAACGATTTAGGTGTAGGTGGTGATGCTCCAACAGGAGACATGCCTGAGCCTGAAGCTGAAGAATTACCTGTTGAGGAACCTGTAGCTCCAGCTCCACCAGCTGAAGATGAAGTAGAAATTGATGTAACAAGTCTTGTTCAAGCAAGTGATGACGCTAAAGCGGCCGCAGACAGAGCAACACAGAATTCTGAAATTCTATTACAAAAATTATCTGATTTAGAAGCTAGACTTGGAAATATGAGTGTTATCAACGATAAAATTGATAATCTTGAACACGAACTTGTTAAAAGAAATCCTACACCAGTAGAGAAGCTTGAAATGCGTTCATTCGACTCATACCCTTACAATCAAAAGTTAACTGATTATTGGGCAGATAAAGAGGGTCCTTACGATGTACTAGATACAGAAGGTAAACCAAAAAAGAAAGAATACATCTTAACAAAAGACGACATAGACCATGAATATTCAGAGCCAGCTGTTAAAAAAAGCTTTGATGTTACAAATGGTGACGCTGATTACGAAGAAGAAGACATATACTAAAAATATTAAGAAAAGGACTCCAAAAGGGTCCTTTTTTTATCGATTTAAAAGAAAAAATACTATTTTGTTGCATTCTCTGCGATAAAGTAGTATATTTGTTTATACGACAAAATAAAATGAATTTATTCACAATAAAGATGTCAAAATGTATTGACTTTTTTTTGATATGTAGTATATTTGTGTAACTTTAAATGAGAACATAAATAACATACATACAAAAAAAATTAATTAAGAAAATGGAAAAAAATAACCAATTAGAAGCAATGTTAGCAGATTATGCTAAGACTTTAGTACCTAAATTTGCGCCTAAAGTTGAAGCTAATGTTTTTAACGAAAACAACTACTTTACTATCTATGATATGAAAGAAGGTGTTCAGTCAGCTGAAAAAGAAATCAGAATACTTCCTGATGCTAACGGTGGTTCACCAATTGCTGAAGTTTGGATTCACGAAACAACAGTTGATGGTAAAAAAGCTAAATTCCCATGCTTGAAACACTTAAAAGACGAAGCTTGTCCTTTCTGTGAAGCTAGAGAAGAGTTGCTTGCAACAGGAACTGAAACTAACAAAGAGTTCGCTAAAAGATACAGAGCTAGAAAATATCATATCGTTAAATTGATTGATAGAGCTAACCCTGACCACGGACCAAAATTTTGGAGATTCCCTGACGCTTACGATAAAAAAGGTCCTTACGACATGATTATGGGAGTTGTTAAGGGACTTAAAAAACACCAAGCGATTATGGACCCTAACGAAGGTCGTGATTTAACTCTTATGATTGGAAGAAGCGACAGAAATGTACCAACAGTTTCATCAATCGTAGCTCAAGATTCAGACGTTTTATCAGAAGATGCTGAATTACAAGCAAAATGGTTGGCTGATGACAGAACTTGGGAAAAAGTATTCTCAGTTAAAAATTACGATTATTTAGAAATCGTAGTTAAAGGTGGAGTTCCAGTTTGGGATAAGGAACTTAAACAATTCGTAGACAAAAACGGAGTAAAAGCAGTAGAAGCTGAATTACCTGAAGGAGAAAGCGAAATTACAATGGGTGTTGAAAACATCAAAGCTAATATATTAGCAGCGACTGAAACAACACAAGAAAACAATGTAGATGCTGGCGACGAAGTTGATGACTTGCCTTTCTAATTATAAAATTGTTCATAACAAAAAGGGGTATAAAAGCCTCTTTTTTGTTCTAGTATAACGAAAAAAGAAAAATGTATGGGGAAATGGCTAAAAAGCATCCTGAAAAAAAATCTATTGACAAACCAGCGTTTGACAATAAAGCATTCAAAAAGAACCTAGGATTAGGGGAACAAGTAATTAAAGAAAAAGAATTAACGTGGCTTCCGTTCAAAAAAGCGTTCCACGATGCCGTTGGACTCCCAGGTGTTCCACGTGGTTACACATCACAATTCAGAGGATTCTCCGATGTAGGTAAATCAACTGGTATTTATGAGTCACTTGCTGGCGCACAAAAAATTGGTGATTACTGTATCATTATTGACACAGAGGGTTCATTCAATTGGGAACACGCAAGACTTGTAGGTTTCAATTATGAAGAAATTGTAGATGAAGAAACAGGACTTGTAATCGATTATGATGGAGACGACTTTATGTACTTCGGTGGTAGTGATTTATTAGCAATGTATCAAAATTTTGATTACAAAGAAGCTAAGATGAAAACTACTCCACAAAGATATATTCCAGTTGTTGAAGACGTTGCAAAATTAATCAATGATTTGTTAGACAAACAAGCTAAAGGTGAGTTTCCTCACAACCTAGTTTTCCTTTGGGATTCAATTGGTTCGATAGGATGTTACCAAGGAGCCGTTTCTAACACAAACAATAACCAATGGACCGCTGGTGCATTAAAAAGAGAGTTTGAATCTATCCTTAACTTTAGAATTCCAGCCTCAAGACGTGAAGGTGCGCCTTACACAAATACATTTGTAGCAGTACAAAAGATTTGGCTTAGACCTAACGCAGTTGGACAACCAACAGTTATGCATAATGGTGGTGAAGGTTTCAAATACGGTGTGAGAATGATTTTCCACATGGGTGGTATGACAACATCATCTTCTAAGAAATTAGATGCAGTAAATAGTGGTAAAAGTTTTAACTTCGGTGTTAGAACTGATATCAAGTGTGTGAAGAACCACGTAAATGGTATCGAGAAAATGGGTACTATTTGTTCAACACCACACGGGTTCCTAAACCCTGATGAGAAAAATGCTTATGTTAAAGAAAACAAGGATTTTATCAATATGAAATTGGGAACTAATTTTGATGATTTCAAAGTTGAAGAAGAAAGCTTCGATGATGATGCATTCGAAAAAGAGTAAAAAAAAGAATATTAAATTAAAAATTTGTTATTGTGAGCAAAAGACCTCCACGTAACGGTGAAAAAAGAAAAAAAATACAAAATACTTTATTGGTAGACGGAAATGCCCTGTTTAAAACAGGGTTTTTCGGAGCCAAAAATAGCTTTAACCAACACGGGCATCATATTGGTGGAATATACCAATTTATGACCACACTACGGATGCTATTAACCGAGGACCTATACCACAGAGTATATGTTTTTTGGGATGGTAATTTTAGTGGCAAGCTTAGATATGATATCTATAAGCCATATAAAAGTGATAGAGGTAAAGACTATATCAACGGTACTCAACCGATTGATGCCTCAGAATTAAATCAACGAGAAATTGTTTGGGAATACCTGAACGAAATGTATGTAAGACAACTGAAGGACCCTATTATTGAGGGTGATGATTTCATTGCTTATTACTGTTTGACAAAAAAAGACAACGAAAAAATTACAATATGTACGAACGATAGAGATATGGCTCAATTAGTTACGAAAGACGTTAAGATATATTTCGTAGATTTGAAGAAATATGTTGATAATACCAACTTTTCTTCGTACTTTTGCTATAATCCCGATAATGCGTGTTTAATGAAAACAATGCTTGGTGATAAATCCGATTCTATTAAAGGAATTAAAGGGTTAGGGGAAAAGACCCTTATAACTCACTTTCCTGAATTAGCAGAACGAAAGGTGCTTATAGAAGAGATTATCGAAAGTGCAGAAAGACAGCAAATCGAACGTAAAAAACAGAAACTAAAACCCCTAAAGGTCTTAGATAACATCATCAACAAAGTAACTGAAGGAGTACAAGGTGAAAAGATTTATGAGATAAATGAAAGACTTGTAAATCTTCAAAAGCCAATGATGACCATTGATGGTATTGAAGCTTTGGAGCAATTGATGGATGGAACACTAGATGGTAGTGGTCGTGAACTAAAAAATGTCATGGACATGATGAAACGTGACGGACTAGACAGAGCCATTGGTGAACACAGATATCCTGATTATTTGATTCCTTTTAAGGAATTGATAGGGAGAGAAAAATTGAATTTTTAATTAAACAGAATATAACAAAAATGAACACAGAAAAAAACACACAGTCAGGTAAAAAAATTGAAGAACAACGATTTGAATTCGTATTCTATGTAAACAACAACATCATTTGTCAAAGATATTTTCATATCTACGACTTCAATGAAGATGCTCTTAAATCTTTAGAACTAAAAGATATGATGGACAACATCGGTGGTATGAACAACGGACAATTCGGAGAATTGGGAATAATCCCTAATTACTTAAAAACGAAATCGTTAAACTACCTTTGGGAAAATTATAACCCATATTCAGTTCAAAATGATGACAGTTACAAGGCACCCGCTAAAAAAGGAGATGTCTTTAAATTTGAATTTAAAGTTGACAAAAGGTCAGTTTCAGAGATTCAATTTAGTAACGAATTCTTTACTTTAAACCCAAAGATTAACGTTGATATTAGAGAAATCATCCCAGCAGTAATGTCTGAGATTAGACAATCAACTAGTCAAAAAAATTATACAATAATTAAGCGTTAATAGAAATTAGTCTATATTTATATTAACAAAAAGGTTTTAAAAGAAAGTAAAAAGCATGGCAAAAATTGATAAGAATAGTTTGGGTTACTTAGGTTATGAATACCAAGTACGATTATTAGCACAAATTCTAACAGATAGAAAATTCGCTAATTCCATTCTAGATATCGTTGACCCTAATTATTTCGAAGACCAGTACTTAAGAGTTATTGCCGCAACTATCAAAGATGCGAAACGTGTAGACGATATTGTACCTGATGTAGGTAGTTTAGAATTTAGATTATTAAAAGATGTGAAAGATGACATACAAAGAAAGTATGTCATCTCACAACTTCGTAAAGTCCAAGAAGCCAATCTAAACGACACATTAGAGGTTCAAGATATCGCTATGAAGTTCTGTAAACAACAAGAGTTGAAGAAATCAATAGCTGAAATTACCAAAATCATCAACAAAGGTGATATCGAAAATTATGACCAATGTGAAGCAATCCTTAGAAAGGCGTTGGAACACGGTGATAACAAAGATGATGGTATGGACGTATTGGATAACATCGCTGATGTTTTGGTGGAAGATTTTAGAAAACCAATCCGTACTGGAATTGAAGGATTAGATGAAATTATGGACGGTGGATTGTCCAAAGGTGAATTAGCTGTTATCCTAGCACCATTCGGTGTTGGTAAAACAACAATGATTACCAAATTCGCAAACACGGCCATGTTAGATGGTCACAACGTTTTACAAATATTCTTTGAAGATAATCCAAAGGTTATCCAAAGAAAACACTTATCATGTTGGTCAGGTTATGATTTAAATAGTCTTTCGCTTCACAGTGAAGAAATTTTGGCTATGGTCGAAGGAATGGCTAATGATGGTAAAAAAGGTAAGTTAAGGCTTAAAAAGTTTTCAAGTGATGGAACAACGATTCCAGTTATTAGACAATACATTAGAAAATTAATCGCAAGTGGATTTAGACCTGATTTAATTTTATTGGATTACATTGATTGTGTTGAACCGTCAAGAAAATTCGATGATGTTAACGCAGGAGAAGGAAGTGTTATGCGTCAATTCGAAGCAATGCTTGCGGAATTGGACATGGCAGGGTGGACAGCTATTCAAGGTAATAGAAGTTCGATTAAAGCAGAGGTAGTTGAGGCTGACCAAATGGGTGGTTCTATTAAGAAAGCACAAATTGCTCACTTCGTATTATCTATTGCAAAAACACTTGAACAAAAAGAGGATGATACCGCTACAATGGCGATTCTTAAGTCTCGTTTTGGTAAATCAGGTGAGGTATTCGAAAACATTCGATTTGATAACGCAAGAATTCAAATTGATATGGGTCAAAGCAATGGTGCTAGAACTCGTACAGAATACAAGCAAGATAAAGAGGTTACAGACCAAGTTAAGATAAATGCAGTATTGGCGGCCGCTGAGAATCGCAAAAAATTACTTAACGGAGTTACTGTAGTGCCTCAATAAAAGAAATATTAACAATTAAAATGAATGAACCAATATTAGTTCCTAATGACAATAGGTTTGTTTTATTTCCAATTGAACATGATGACCTTTGGGGATTTTATGAAGAATCGTTAAAGGCAATGTGGACAGTAAGTGAAGTAGACTTATCAAAAGACGTTGACCATTGGAATAATAAATTAACAGACAATGAAAGATTTTTTGTCAAAAATGTTTTAGCATTCTTTGCGGCTTCAGATGGAATCGTAAATGAAAACTTAGCGATAAACTTCTTGAATGAAGTACAGTATACAGAAGCGAAGTTCTTCTATGGTTTTCAAATCATGATGGAGAATATACATAGTCATATGTACTCTTTGCTTATTGATACGTACATCAAGGATATTAAAGAAAGAAACGAATGTTTCAAAGCTATTGAATACATGCCACCAGTTAAGAAAAAAGCTGAATGGGCCCTTAAATGGATTGAATCAGATTCATTTGTTGAAAGACTGATAGCGTTTGTAGCTGTAGAAGGTATTTTCTTCTCAGGTTCGTTCTGTAGTATTTTTTATCTTAAATCACGTGGTCTAATGCCAGGACTCTGCGACTCAAACACCTTCATCAACAGAGATGAATCAATGCATGCCGATTTTGCGATACACTTGTTAAACAACCACATCGTAAACAAAGCATCAAAGGAGAGAATAACTGAAATTTTATTATCAGCTCTAGAAATCGAAAAAGAATTCATTACTGAATCACTTCCAGTTTCACTAATCGGAATGAACTCTGATTTAATGAAACAATACCTAGAGTTTGTTGTTGACGGTTTATTAAACCAATTACAATGTGATAAAGTATTCAATGCTTCAAACCCATTTGAGTTTATGAACCAAATTGCACTGAAAACGAAGACAAATTTCTTCGAAGGACGTTCAACAGAATACAAAGCGGCTGATTTAAGCGGTCCAATCTCATTTGATGAGGAAATATAATAAAGAGTACAAGAACTAAAACACTAATGCAAGTAATTAAAAGAAATGGTAGTAAAATAGATTTTAATCCAAATAAAATCTTAAGCAGAATTAAAAAACAATCAGAAGGGTTAAAAGTTAATCCTGATGATGTCTTCATCAAAGTAACACAGGGTATTGCTAACGAAATGACGACAAACGAATTAGATGATTTAATTTCAGTGGTTTCAGAATCACTAGCAATGAATCATCCTGATTATTCAAAATTAGCGGCAAACATCGCAATTAGTAAGCTACATAAAGAAACTGAAGATTCTTTCATGAAAGCAATCAAGAAGATGTACAACGCTGGATTGTTAAACGATTCATATTTCAATAAAGTTAAAGAAAATATTGAACTTATCGAATCAACAATCGATTATAAAAGAGACTACCATTTCGATTACTTTGGTTGGTGTTCATTAAAAGATATCTATCTTTTGAAAACAAAAGGGAATGTAATTCTAGAAAGACCTCAACAAATGTATGTTAGGGTTGCACTGATGGTAACAAATACACCTGAAGATTTCATTGAGAAATACAATGACTTAAGCCAACAAAAAGAGAGCCCAGCTACTCCGCTTAAGATGAATATTGGTACTAAGATTGGACAGATTGCATCTTGTAACCTTTCAATAGTACCTGACGATTCAACTGATGGTTTATTAGGTATCTTGAATAGAATTGCTGTATCATCTTCAAAAGCTGAAGGTATTGGTCTTGCAATTTCTAACATTCGTTCAAAAGAAAGCAATGTAGGTAATTCTAATGGAAAAGCTGGTGGACTTTTGAAATACCTTAAGGTTGTAAATGAAACACTTAGATTTTGGAATCAAAGAGGTAAGAGACCTGGGTCTTGTGCGGTATACATCGAGCCTTGGCATAAGGATATCTTCGACGTATTAGATATCAGAAAGAAAACAGGTCAAGAAGAATTAAGAGCTCGTGATTTATTTACAGCACTTTGGATTCCTGACAATTTCATGAGAGCTATTGAAGCAAATGGAGATTGGTACCTGTTTTGTCCGCACGACATAAAATTAGCTGGTTTAAAGCCACTTTATGAGATTTATGGTGACGAATATGAAGCAGAGTATAATAAGGCCGTAGAGCTTGGAATTGGTACCAAGATTAAAGCGCATGATTTATGGTTGAAAATCCTTGAAGCACAAATTGAGACAGGAATGCCTTATATGTGTTTTAAAGACCACGCAAACAAAAAGTCAAACCAAAAGAACATCGGAGTAATTCACAGTTCTAACTTGTGTGCTGAGATTATGGAAGTTACTGACGCTAAAACGACAGCAATTTGTACCCTTACAAGTATTCCACTTCAAAAATTCGTGGTTGATGGTAAATACGATTTCTTAGGATTAGGTAAGGTTACACGTTCTATTACAAAGTCACTTAACATTGCCTTGGAAGTAAACGAGTATTCAACTGAAGAAGGACGTAAAGGTGGACTTGAACAAAGAGCCCTAGGTATAGGAACTCAAGGACTTGCAGATGTATTTGCTATCCTTAAGTTAGAGTTTACTGGAGCTGAAGCTAGAAAGCTTAATAAAGAAATTTATGAAACAATCTACTTCAACGCACTTAGAGAATCTTGTAACTTGGCAAAAGAAAGCGGATTAACTTATGATGGTTATGAAGGTTCACCAATATCTGAGGGTATTTTCCAATGGGAAATGTGGGGACTTACTGAAGCTGATTTAAGTGGAATGTATGATTGGGCTGGACTTAGAGCTGATATCTTGTTATACGGTGTAAGAAATTCACTTGTAACATGTGAGCCACCAACAGCTAGTTCTGCTCGTGTAATCGGTTCTAACGAAGCATTTGAAGCTTTTACTTCAAATCTTTATGTACGTAGAGTAACAGGTGGTGAGTTTGCTATGGTAAACAAACACTTGGTTAGAGACTTAGAAGCTGAAGGATTATGGAATAGAGAAACGCTTAGTGAATTGATTAAAAATGAAGGTAGTGTACAAAACATACCAACAATTAGTCAAGAAATCAAAAATAGATACAAAACTGTTTGGGAGTTATCACAAAAAGCACTTATTGAAATGTCTGCAGAAAGAGGTCCATTCATTGACCAATCTCAAAGTCTTAACATTTTCTTCTCTACACCAACAGTAGGAAAATTGACTACTTCACACATGTTATCATGGAAGTTAGGTTTAAAAACTGGTCAATACTACTTAAGAAGTGAATCAGTAGAAATGAAAGCGAAGCACTTAGCTATCGACGTTTCTAAACAAAAAGAAGTCGAAAGACCAACTGAAAGCCAATTCGAATGTGTTGGTTGTTCATCTTAACAACATTAAACTAAACAAAAGGACTCCAATCGGGGTCCTTTTTTTATTTGCCATATTTACTTCTAAAAAATAATTAGTATATATTTATCTAATAAACAATAACATGGCAAACGGAAAATTCATAAACATAAACTATCCATTCAAGGATAGCAAAAAGGGTTTCTTCTTAGATTTAAATGATGAAGATTCTCAAGCAATCAAAGCAGATTTACTACATTTGATACTTACTAGAAAAGGTCAAAGACTCTACAATCCAAACTTTGGAACTGATTTGATTAAATTCATTTTCGAACCTGAAGATGGAATGACTCTAAATGCAATCAAGCAAGAAATAACTTCAGCGGTAAAAATCTATTTACCAAAGCTTCAATTAGATGATATTTCTATTGAAGAATCAACTGAGAGCGAATATGCGGCAGTTGTAACAATAAAATACACAATAAGTGATGATGTTTTTAGTACTAAAGATATCGTAGTTGTAAAATTATAATTAAAATGGCAAATCAAGGAATACAATATACTTCAAGAAACTTCGCAGACATTAGAACTGACTTAATAAACATGGCTAGACAATACTATCCTGATATCTTTAATGATTTTAATGATGCATCGGTAGGTATGATGCTTTTAGAGCTAAATGCGGCCGTAGGAGACATGCTTTCGTTTAATACCGATAGAATGTTCCAAGAAACACAAATTGACTACGCTACGGAAAGAAAATCAGTTTTATCACTTGCTAGAACCTTCGGATTAAATATCCCAGGAAAGCGTCCAAGTGTAACAATCGTTGATTTCAGCGTAACCATTCCAGTTCTAGGAGATACATTCGATATCTCATATGCACCAATAATAAAAGCAGGTTCACAAGTAACTGGTGGTGGAAAGGTATTCGAAGCTTCAGACGATATCGATTTTTCAAGTCCGTTTACAATAGGTGGAATTCCAAACAGAATCATCATTCCTAATTTCAATGCAAATGGGAATCTTTTAAACTATACTGTAACAAAAAGAGAGATTGTTCTAAATGGTTATACAAAGACTTTTAAGAGAGTTATGACAGCATCTGATGTTAGACCATTCCTAGAAATAGTTCTTCCTGAAAACAACGTATTATCGATTGAATCAATCATTACACTTAGTGGGACCAATTTCATTCAAGACCCAAGCCTTGGAGACTATTTAAACTTGGATAACCAATGGTTTGAAGTTCCAGCACTTGCAGAAGATAAAGTTTTTATTGAAGATAATTCAAGAATCTCAGATAATCCAGGTGTACGCCCAGGTAAATGGATATCAGTAAACAAGAAATTCATCAAAGAATACACCGATTTAGGGTTCACAAAAATCATACTTGGTGGTGGTTCACAAGACCTAAGCAGTATTTCACAATTCGATACAAATTCAGCACTTGCTGGACAAATAGGAAATTTCATAAATAATATGTCTTTAGGTACTGTTCCAACAGCTAATACAACAATGTTCATTAAGTATCGTGTTGGTGGTGGTGCTGATACAAACTTAGGACCTAACGTATTAAGAGGTGTAGGTGTGTTGAGTATTGATGTTAACGGGCAAGACAACACAATTAACCAAGCGGTAAAGAATTCACTTAAAGTAAACAATGCTTTCCCAGCACTAGGTGGTAAAGATTCTCCAAGCATAGATGAAATCAAGAATATGGTGAGATATAATTTTGCTTCTCAAAATAGAGCGGTAACAATTAAGGATTATCAAACGAGAATTGCTCAGATGCCTGGGAAATATGGGGTTCCATTTAGATGTGGAGTATTTGAAGAACAAAATAAGATAAAAACTTACATTCTTGGACTTGATGCCAGCTCTAAATTAACAAACGAATCAACAAGTGCTCTTAGAGAGAATATTGCGACATACTTAGCTGATTATAGAATGCTTAATGACTACGTTCAAATTACCAATGGTAGAATCATAAACTTGTCATTCGAGATTGATTTATACATTGATAAAAAGGTTCCATCATCTCAAATCATATCACAAGTAATCACGGATGTACAACAATACTTGGATATCAATAAATTCCAAATGGGTGATAACATTTATATCTCTCCGCTTATTGAAACAATCAATAATGTTGGTGGTGTTATGAACGTTACAGATATCAGAATATTCAACAAGGTAGATGAAGGAATTTATAGCCTTAATGAAATTTCACAACCTTACATTGATGAAACAACAAGACAAATCGACTTAAGTGATGATTATACTCTTTTTGGTGAGCCAACTAGTATGTTTGAGATTAAATTCCCGACAAAGGATATTGTATGTAGAGTAAAATAAGGTTTCCTTATTGTTTCAAAATAACTATATTTGTTGAATAACAAATAATTAAATAAATTAAAATGGGTTGTAATTGCAAATCGGGGAATCCAAAGATGGATGAATCCTCATATAAAATAGGAAAAAAATCAGCATTAGAAATGGGACTACATTATACTGCTAAGATAATAGGTTTTTTAGTTGGTGTGGTTTTATCACCTTTAATGTTACTTGGTATTCTTTGGTTTATGTTTGATATTATTGTTTTGAACAAAAATGTTGATTTAACCATTATCATGAAGAAAATCGTTAAGATTCACAAAGCCGTAATGGAAGAAGATGAATTGGAAGAAGAAGATGAAGAATATGATGAAAACTTCGATGAAGAAGATTACGTAACAATAAACGTAGAAGACCTAACACCAAAAAGCGAATAAAATGTCAAATAGTATTAGAATAAGAACAACACCAAATGGTGAAGATAAATACCTTAAGGTTAACCTTGAACAAGACTTCGATTTTCTTGAAATTCTTTCTTTAAAGATATCACAAGAAGATGCTTATAGAAACTTTTGTTCAGACTATGGTGTTGTTGTTGGTAGAGTAGTAATTAACAGCGGTTTTGGAGTACCAAATGCCAAGGTTAGTATATTTGTACCAATTGATGAAATCGATAGCTTAGACCCTGAAATAAAGGGCCTATATCCATATGAAATAGTTTCAGATAAAAACATAGATGGAATTAGGTATAATCTTTTCCCTAAAACGTCAGAAACAGATAATGAGTGCTTTACACCAATAGGTACATTTCCAAGCAAGAGAGAAGTTCTAGATAACGACATACTTTCAGACATATACTCAAAATACTATAAATTCACCACAAATACAAATCATGCTGGTGATTTTATGATTTTTGGGGTACCTCTTGGTACGTATGTTCTTCACGTAGATGCCGACTTATCAGATATTGGAATTGCTTCACAAAGACCATATGATAGCATCAGCCAAGGAACACCAACCAAGTTTTTTGATAGTCCAACCAAGTATAAAGGTGGTACAAACTTAGATACCCTTATTCAGGTTAAATCTGCGAATATGGGTGTTAATGTGCAACCATTTTGGGGAAGCCAAGATAATTGTGAGATTGGGATTACAAGAGTTGATTTAGACTTAAATTATAATATCATTCCTTCTGCAATGTTTATGGGAAGCCTTTTTGGTGACCAAGACAAGGATTCTGTTAATAAAAACTGTAGACCTAGAAAGGGTCTTGGTGAATTATGTAGCCAAATTTCAGGTGAAGGAACAATCGAAATGATTAGAGAAACTATTGATGGTGGAATTGAATCATTTGATGTTGAAGGTGGACGTGTGATTGATTCTGACGGTACTTGGGCCTACCAAATACCTATGAATTTAGATTATATGGTTACAGACGAATTTGGTAACCTAGCACCTTCTGATAATCCAAATGTTGGACTTGCGACAAGAGCCAGCGTTCGTTTCAGAATTGGTATGGATGAAACAGGTGGAATTGGTAGACTTAGAACAAGAGCCAAGTATTTAATACCACATAATCCAAGTCTTGGAGTACCAAGTGAAATTGACTACGAATTTGGACCTAAAACTAAAAAAACAAGCTTTAGAAGCCTTTATTGGAATAAGATTTATTCAGTAAATAACTTCATAGCAAGATTTCAGCCAAATGGTACTGTAAGAAGCCGTAACATGACTGGTATCAAGGATGTTGATAGTTGTGTTGGTACAAAGAATCCATTTCCGTATAACAAAGTAAATACAAGCTTTAGCCCAATCTTCTTCATTATTTGTTTATTGATTAAGATTGTTGGTGGTATCATTTATATTTTCAATAATGTACTTATTCCAGTTATCAATTTTGTTATTGGTATCATTAAAGGAATCTTTGATGCATTATGTGGTGTAAAACTCCCAGGTGGTAAACGTCTATTTAAATTTGCTTGTAAATCTTGGGAATATGTACCTTGTATTTTCATCAAGTGCCCATTTGATGGGGAAGGAGCCATCTATGCCCCAGGTTGTAAAAAAGGTTCAAGAGGATTCGATGCAGTACAACCACCACCGAATTATTATCCAAACGATGGTTTCTGTCACGGTAAAGGATTCTTAGACCTTGCAGGTTTAGATGACTGTGTGGCGGCAACTATGGCTGTAGAATTAAACCTATTCCAATTCGATTTCTATAATGATTGGATAAATGGTAGTCTTTTCCATTTCTTATTAAAATATAAGAGAAGAAAAAATTCAGGAAAGTTCTGTGAATTTGATTGTGATGATTTTGAGGGTTCTTCAATGAATGATTGTCATACAAACTATATCATGGACACTTGTTATGATGGTGGAGATAATTCAGAAGACAAATCATATTCAACAACAATAAGAGAAGGTCTTATAAAAAAGGTTGGTAATGATTTCTATTATGCGGCCAGTACTCACGATGCTAGAGTTAAGATGTTTGCAACAGATATAATCAACTTAGGAAGTGTATTCAGTTGTGATTGGCAAGGTGTGCCTAAGATTCAACAATACTTGATTCCAACAACATATAAATTACCACCAATTACACAAGAACTTCTTGAAGAAGATAATAAGATAGTAGATGTTTCAGGTCAATTTAATATTGGTTGTGAATCAAGCTCATTATTCTTTAAGATTAACTGTTTGGGTATTGAATCAAGTTACAGAAACTGTTTAAATATCAGACACATATCAGAGTTTGGAGTTGAATTAGATGAGTATCGTTTTGCTTCTAACGGAACACCTATTTTTGTTGATGGTATCATTAGTATGGCAGATATAGATGCAGATGAGAATGGTGGAAAATGGGTTAGAGATGTATTTTATGGTCTTAATAAGAACAGAGAACAATTCAATTTAAATTTCCCATTTACAACAAACTTTAATATCGGCCAACCACTTCCTGAAGCTACATATGACTTTACAAGTTATGCAAGCAACGGTGTTGATTATGTTGATTTTAGAGGGTATGCTTTGAATTCTAAAAATTCGTTTTCACAACCTAAAAATTCATTCTTTTTCTATTTTGGTTTAAATCCAAGTAGTTCAGGTTTAGATAAATTAAATCAAAGATTCTTTACACCTTGTACTGCTATTGTAGAAGATGAATTCATCATTGAAATTAAAACAACTCCAACAACTCGTCAAACTACAGCTGATGCAACAATGACATTTAATTTTGTTAATGGAACATCACCGTTTACATACAGTGTAAGTGGACCAAACTCATACCTAAGAACTGGTAGTGTGATTGGTAGTTCAGCTACAACGCTAACAGGTTTAGCTGTTGGTACATATCAAATAACAAGTACAGATGATAGTGGGCTTAGTGTTATTCAATCGTTCAGTATTAGTGGACCGCCAAGACTTTATGGTACAGCGGCAGTAACACAAAATGCTACTACTGATGCGGCTAATGATGGACAAATAACAATATCTAGTGTTGGTGGTGGTTCAGGAACGTATTACTATCAATTATATGATAATAATGGTGGAACAGTAAGACCAAAAACACTTCTTACTAGTGTACCAACAACGATTACAAACTTGCCAATTAATATACTAACAAATGGTCAAACACCACCTAATTTTGGTTATAGACTTGTTATAAGTGATTCTGATGATAACTTATTAACAATTCCTAACTTATCAGTAAGTGGGCCTAATGTATTGAAATCAAATGTAGTTGTTTCTGATGTAACATGTTTCGGTGGAAATAATGGTTCAATCAACTTAAATATTAGTGGCGGTCAACCACCATACTCAATATCAACAACAGGACCAGTAAATGAGGGTGAAGTATTCGAATCACCATTCGGAAGTATGTCAGATTTATTTGCTGGAACATATACATCGACTGTTATTGATGCACAAAGTAAAACACTAGTATTAACAACGGTTCTACCAACAATAAATAGTGAGATGTTGATAACTAAAGGATTCACATTTGATTTACAAAATCAAACTGATATTAATAATTTTATCATTCCGATATATGTATTAAAAGGTGGTGTTAGTGGACAACCAGTTAAGATTCAATTTAACTTGGATGGAGCTATTGATTCAAACGAAGATTACATTTGGATTAACACAAACGGTACATTTGTAGATACAACAACACTAGTAACATTCAGTGTTCCAAGAACATCGTTGAATAGTTACATAACAATTAGAATAGCAAATACTAGTATGGCTTGTTTCAGTGAAGAAATAGATATACAAGTTAGCGAAATGACACTTTAAGATGGAAAGAATAAAACAAAGACTTAACGTAATTAAATCAAAGAGTTCGGTAAATACGGACACTTTATTTAAGGTTAATATTGAAGGTAAAGAAAGACTCTTACCGACAAATGAAATAAACAAGGTACTTAATGTTGCTGACAGATTTAACACTGAAAGACAACGTTGCAGTTATTATAGAATCATTGGAACAATAAACCCAACGATTTCAAATCCATTATTTAATTTAACTGATTCAAGTCTTCTAAACAAATATACATTCGCTGGATTCAATAATCTTGAATTCCTAGATTCATCATACCCAAAAGATAATGATGTAATCGACCAATCAGATTTTACATATCCAAATTCTATCAAAAAATTTTTAAAAGAACATGATGGATGGTTTGGTTATTCTGAACCTGATTTAACCAAGGCTAGTCTTTGTGGTTATTATGATATGGAACCTAAAAGACAAAGATTTTCATTCTTGCCTGATACAAACCCATACCATAGTAATGTTTCTACTCCATTAAAAAATTGGGAGCTAACAATTACCTACCCTAAAACTACTGATAAGGTACACCCTATAGTAAATGGGGGGTTACTAATTATAGATATACAACCAGTTATAGTGGCTAGTAGGGGTATGACAGCCTTTGGTATACCATGTAATCACAATGTATTGGTAGGGGATGTAGTTAGAATAACAGGTACACAGGGTTTTGATGGTGATTTCGTTGTTGTAAGACTAGGTTTAGATGATGGAGACCTTAAATTAAACTATTTTGTACTAGATATTCCAAGTACAGGTAGTATAAATCAGAATTCTAGGTTCAAAAAGATGATAGGTGGTGTTGAATCAGAGTATTATTTTAGAAAATTCAGAAAAATTGCTACAAAAATGTCTAGTATTATCGAAACTGACGATTATGAAACGTATCAAGCAGGTTTTTCTGAGAATATTTACAATGATGCTATAACACAATTCGTTTTTAATGAAGATATTGATGTAAATGGACTTACTGATAATCTAAATAGACCACTTAGTGAGTTATTTTTTAGTGTAATTAAGACAAATAGCAATAATTTATTCACAAATGTTGCTTCAGGTATAGAAATTCCATTCATTCCTAGTCTTAATACTAGTAATGTGAACACATATTTGCAAAAAGTACCATGTATTAGCAAGATTCATAACGGAAATCAGATACCTTTTCCTTCACATGTACCCCTAGAGGCAAATATTACTATTAATAATAACAATGGTATAGTGGGTAATAATGATTTTTATGGTGATTTGGTAGAATATAACACTACTACACTACTAGAAACAGTATTATCGGTAGTATCACATAGGTTTAATACTCTAAATAGGGAGACCCCTTCTAATATAAGCTATGTAAATGGCCTTTCTAGTATACTACCTATAGTACCTATACTAGCTAATATAGACCTAGGTCCTAGACAAGAGGGGTATTATTACCAAGCACACTATCTAATAAAGATTAGAGAGTTTTCTAACTATATAGAAGAAGGGAATTCACTAACGATTGATATACCTGATTATGCAACTAATTTAGGTGATGGTAGATATTTATGGAGAGACCTTATAGAAATTGGTTTTAATGAAAGTAGTGAAAAAGCATTAGACTATCCGTTTTTAAATGGTAGTCATTATATGTACGATAATTATGTTTTTAATTTAAAAAGACAAGACCCATTTGCTACTTGGGGATTATATTACAGTAAGTTCCCGTCAGACCCAATTGGTGATAGAATAACAGATATATTTACAACAAAAACAACAGATACAGATGTTTGCTAATACATACAAAATTAACCTTAAAACAATGAATAGTGGAGCTACAGCTACCACTATTACTTTTCCTATTGATATGAGTTTTCAAGCCGTTGACCAAGGAGAGTTGATTGAACGTGTTTTTGTTGAAACTGAGACTGAAAACGCTATTAATCCAATCCTTAATTACGACAAGGTTAGATTCATGCCAACAACTCCTAATGACGTAATTGTAAATAAAATAATTTACAATGTAAATGTATTGGATGAGAACAGCCAATATGTTAATGTGTATGGAAAGATTGGATTTACAGATGATGATATAAAATTTAAAAAAGAATCATTTAAACAAACGTTTGTTGAATTGGTATTTTTCGATACGGATAATGCATTAACACAGAAACCTATCAACGACCTGACAATATTTTCAAATCTTAATTCAAGTGATTTATTGCCAATAGGTTCAAATAATGGAATCGGTGGACAACCTAAGCCAGCTATTCAGATTCCAATTAATTTTGTTCTTGAAAATCCAATAATAAATCCAATGGGTTTTGCTGAAGGATATCATTTATATGATTATAAAGATGAATTAGCTATAGGTCAGTCTAAAGATATCTATATGAGAGCAACATTTAAAAATGCAAAGACTGGTAAAGCGGTTAACCTTATGGTTAAACAATCACCACAGGCCATTGATAAATTGGTTAATGAACTATATACTAGGTTTATTCTAACCCGTACTAGTAGTGGGTACTACTATAAATTAGATACTACATACCAAGGTAATGGTATAGTAGGGGTAAATAACGTGGTTTATACCTCGAATTCGGTTACAATTGACCTATATGAAATAAAAGCACTATAATGAAAGTAGAAAAACGTAAAATATATTTAGAAAGTAGTACTGATAGAAGTGCAAATAGTGAAACATGGGGTACAATGACTGCATCTACGTTTTATTTGAATGTTTTTATCACACAAGACGTGGATGATATGGGTTTATTTACGGATATGTCATTTATTCCAAAGAATATTTCATCATCAACACCAAATTATCAAATATTATCAGATAAATTAAGAGATATTGGAGTAATTTTTCCATTTATGAATGGTTATGTACCAAATCAAATAACAAACTTAACTGAATCAGAGAAAAAAACACTTAGAATTCCTCAAAAAGTTGAATCTGATTACTATAATTTTGGAAATTTACCGATAACTGGTAGAACTGATAGTAAAATTGATGATGTTAAGTCATATTCTAGTATAAATCCGTATAGAATTAACTTTAATGTTAACAAAGCGGCCTATATTAACTACCAAAACACTACTATAGTAGGTGTAGATAGGATAAAAACTCTAGGAGACCCTAATATATACGTATTTGATACGGTAGAGGATGTAAATTTAGGTACCCCTACACAAATTTATGGTATACAGTACCATGATTATACAGGTAGTACTACCCCATACACTACCTTTAGAATTCTAGGTGAGGGATGGAACCAAACTAACACTAGTATTTCTGCACTAGGTAAAGAAGAATACTTATTTGGAATTATTTCTAGACCAGAAGTTGAAAGTGATGTATTTATAGATAGAGGTGCAATTAGTGTAATGGATATGCATTTGAAATTATCTGAAATTAAAAATCTTGGACAACTAACAAGATATGGAAACGGTTTTTATAAGATAAATAAACAATAACAAGTGCTTACTTTTAGCAATCTTGTATTAAATTTAGATTTAATAATAAATAAAAAAATAAACAAATAATATGGCAACAGGAACATATGGAATAGTTAGACCAGCGGATATAAACCCTGAAGATGTAGAAATTTTCTACCATTATACTCCATCTAGAGATAATGTAGGGAACTCTACACTAATTAAACTAGATTCAGCGAGCGTTCTATCTAAGGTAGATAACCCTAACAAAACACAGTCAAATGTTACTGGTTTTGAGGTTTTCGGTGGAATGTATACACTAAAATTACCAGCGGCACAATTCGGAGCCAAAGGATTTTATTCGATTATGATTAAACCAGTCGAAATTAGAACAACTATCGTAGATGTTGGTGTTTTATCAGCATTTCCTGATATTAAAGGACTAGTATTCGATTTATCGACAATTCCAAACACATTCCTTAGTAAGTTTGAGAATAATGGTCTTGTTGGGTATAGAATTGAGTATTTAAACACGAATACTGGTGGAAGTGATGCTAAATTGAACAATTTCTTTAGAGTTATTACATCAAACAACAGAGCTGAACCAGTTAACCAAAATCTTACGAATTCTAATCAAAAAGCAATACGTTACAGATTCAACGACAATTCAACTCTTACATTTTGTACACTAACACCAGCTTCAGCATCAAATGTTAAACCAAATGCGTTGCCATTCATTGGACAACCTAATCAACAAGTGATTATTACAAATACATTATTCAATCCATTTATGCTTGAAGTAGAAATGGTTGAACACGATATTGAAACTCTTGCATATGCATTGTTAGGAAACCAAAGCAAGTCTCTTGAAGATGGTATTTATACAATTTACAATTTCAGCAACGATATCTACAAACAATATAACTTGTATGAAATAAAAGACCAATTTACTGGTAAACCATTGTTCGAGGTTAGAGAAGAAAGAACGGCTATAGATTTTAGCAAAACATTTAATAATGTAACAACAATTTAATAAAATGAGTGATAAAAAAATAAAAGTAGCGGGGTATGCAAAGAAGGTTGTATATGACGGTAACATAGAATACAGAAATTTCAGTCCTGACCTAGTTGGTGTACAATTAGCTAGTAATGGTGGAACCCCTTTGTTTACAATGGGGAATTTTTCTATTACAACCAATCTTGACCCTAAAACCAATAAGTCTTTTATTACCAATAGTTTTTCAAATTTTACGTCTCTTGATGACTTACAGTTAACACTTGACCAAACCAAGGCTCTTTTAACAAATAATGCTGGTGTAATTCTTAACTTGGATAAAACCAATCTTAAATACTACTCATTATTTGGTTCACTTACTGAGTTTGTTAGAGTTTCATTGGAAAATGTTATTACTACTTGGCCCGCTTCATTGTATATGTATTCAGTGAATACTAATGCGGCAGGTACAACAATTACAAATAATACATTCGATAATTATACTTATGATAGTATTTCAGATACTTCTAGCTTTAGAGTTAATACAAATTCAATCATAAACAGCTTTGATATCAATTACCTTTTAAACGGAACTATCCAAGATACTTTCAATGCATCAAATGATATAAGAAACTTAACAGTAAACTTTTATTCATATGCTGTATTATTTGAAGGTGTGGAATTTCCAGTAATTGGATATACTGGTTCAACTGATACCGTAAACGATTTTATCTATTTTGATATCAAAGGAAACCCGTTTTCAGGACAACCAAACAATATAACTTATCACGTAAAGCCAAATAAGACGATTGAAGACACGTTCTTTAATACGTTGGATGATTTTACCTCTTATCTATTAAATCGTCTTATAACACCTGTTTATACGGCTACATTCAGTTATCCAATCAAATCTGAAGATGGATTGATTCTTTATGTAGATAAATCAGTAACTTGGCCTGTAAGTGATGGTTATAACATTGATTTTGATTCAGGTGAGTATTTGTCGTATGCAACAGAATTATTTGAAATTGCAACAAATAATGACTTGTATACAAGTAACCTTATGAATAGATTTCTTGTATCGGAATCTATTACATCATTTGATACACAACCTGTATTCCTTGCCGATGAGCATATGGATTCTTCAGGTCAAAAAATGAACAAGACTCTTAATCTTTATGGTCAAGAATTTGATGATATTAATAAGTTTATTACTGGTATTTCTTTTGCACATACAGTAACATATGATAAATTGGATAACACACCTGATATCTACGTTAAAGATTTAGCGAGAGTAATGGGTTGGGACCTTATCTCAAGTGTTGTAGAAAACGATTTATTAGCGAATTATGTAAAAGCGTCAAAATCAACATATAGTGGTCAAACTGTTGGACTTACAGCAGTAGAAGCTGATGTTGAGCTATGGAGAAGACTTATTCTTAATTCACCTTGGATTTGGAAATCTAAAGGAGCTAGAAAAACAGTTGAATTCTTATTGAAGTTCATTGGAACTCCGCAAGGACTAATCCAATTTAATGAATATGTTTATAAAGCAGATGGACCGATTGATATTGATTTCTTTACACAAGTTCTAGAATTAAATGGTCTTGATACTGATTTGACATTATATTCATTGGATTCAAATGGTTATCCAAGATTTCAAACAGATACTGATGATATGTACTTCCAAAATGATGGTCTTTGGTACCGTGAAACTGGTGGTGCTGACTCAGTGGTTGATATCCTTACTGGAAATAACCCACACGTTGGGCCTTATGATGGTGGATATAAATACATCAATCAATTAAGAACACTTATACCTAATTTTTCAGCGGTAACGATTACTGGTGAAACAATTACTAGTGGAACAACAAATCTATTTACAAATTATCTATTAGGTGATATAACTAACTATACAGGAGCTACTTACGTTGATGTAATAAATGATGATGGAAGCGAAATAAATTCTACACTTGTTGTAGTATCAAGTATTATTGATGACCCAAGACCAACTGTAGAACAAACACCTTGTGGTTGTATTCCAGCTAGTGCTGATGACGCTTTGAGTATCTGTGTTAAAACAGTTGAACCAACAATTGCATTACCTTGTAGTAGTCTTGCTAATCAACCAACGAAAGATAATGAAAATGGTTATTATGTGTTCCAAAAATACCAATATAACCAAGATGGTAGTATTTATTCAGTTAATGGAAATCCTGTTTTAACAAATGGATTATTCATTGACAGAGAGTGTTGTACTGCGTTGAACGGTGCTCCAAGTTATTCAGACTATGTTAACCCTACAAATAGCGAAGTATCAAGTGGTTATGCATGTTGTCATGGTAATAATTGTGGTTGTTCACTAGCTTGTAATTGGTATTTAAGTCCAAGTACTATTTCAATAAGTGGAAATAACTTTTTAGATTTCAGAACCCTTTTCGGAACTGGAACTCATAAGGTTGTATCTCCTGATACTTCTAATTGTCCGACACGTTGGTCAACACCAGTACCAAATATCATTGACCCATATACTAATGAAACAGGTTTTGGATGTAAGATTAATTCACTTGGAGTTACTGAGTTTACTACAATGGTAAACTACTTTAAGGCTAAGGCTGATGGTGGTAATGGTGAGGTTAAGTGTTGTGCTTTCACACCTGAATACTATATTGATTTAATAACACCACCGCCAGTTGTTGTAGTACCACCAGTTGAACCGCCAGTGGTTATACCGCCAGCGGGTTGTAAACCAATTCTTATATTTGATTATATCGGAAACGGTGGTCCAGCAATCTTTAAATATAAGGTTTGTGGTGATTCAAATTATTCAACACATACATTTAACTTGTTACCATCAACGGCTAACCCATATACTTACCCAGTTTACTCTGATTCAGCGTTTACTACCAAGTGTATTGTTGAAAATAGTATGGAATTAGTAAGTGGAGATATAACAATAACTCAAAACAGATATATTTATTCAGGTACGAGTTGTACAAGTAACCCACCAGTTGTTGTACCACCAATTGTTAGTAGAGCTTGGCATTTCAGTAATGTAGGTAATACAACAGTAATGGATTCTTGTGGTAATAATACGTTTACATTAACACTTTACACAAGTCCACAAAATGGTGCAACACCACTTATGGGTAGTCAAATGTTTACTGATGCTAATTTAACAACACTTTATACAGGTGGTAACCTATGGTATAACTCTAAAGAGGCATCTGCTGGAACACCAACATCTTACAAGATAAATAATGCGGGTGTTCTTATAGATTCATCAACTTGTCCTGATTATTGTTGTGGTGATTTAATATTCTACGCTTCTAACTTTACAGGTGAAAATATGAGTTATGCTTATCAAGATTGTGATACTGGTACGACGATTTACGTATTTATACCTTATGGTGGACAACCTGAAACGGCTTATGGTAGAATTCAGTGTGGTCAACACCAATTTGGAATGAGTGCATATAAAAGCACTGGTGCTGAAGCTTGTGCTTATGTTGGAGCTGAAATAATACTTTATGCGGCAACAAATGCCTTGAGTATTGGTACTATTGTATTTGAAGATGCTTCACTACAATATCCAGCAATTCACGGTACAACATTCATGAAAGAAATGGCAACTGGTAAGGTTTGGAAGATAGTAAATTCTAAGATTACAGCACAATATACATGTTAAAATAAAAATAAAATAAATAAAAATAAATGGCAAATACTAACTTATCAGAAGTTATAAGCAAATGTACAACGCTTTGGAACACTGCGATTTCACAAAATGGAATCATCAAAAATGCAGATGGAACAATATCGGTGTATGTTACAAATAGTAATAACGTAAAAGCTCCTTATCAAGTAACCAAGACATGTTGTGAAACACTTGCTACTATGACAAATGAGGGTTATTTCTATGATTTAGATACACAAAAATGTAAATGGTCAATCGTTAACCAAGATGAGGTTAGCGATAAGCCATTTAAGATTGTATTGAATCCAACTGGTAATGATGGTAGTATTTTCCATTATGACACAAATGAAACTTGTTCTTTGGTAGTTGATTTAGACTATTTGTTGAAATTTGATTGTGAAGTTCTTTCAAATATACTTTCACCAGTAACACCAATTGACTCAGCTACGCTTGCAAAAATAAATAACCTACAAACTCAAATTAATCAACAAAGTGTCTTATTAGAAGAAGTTGAATCTGATTTGAACTTATATAGAATAGAGTTGGATAATCTGACATATTCTATCGTTTGTGATTCATTTCCAATACAAGATTCAAATCTTATTGCTGACCCACAAACAAGTGTAACACCTACAGCCAAACAAATTGTACCTTTTAGTAAAACAGCGTTTGGTAATGTAGCACCATTTTCATTTGCTTATGCAACGAAAGCGGTAACATATTGTCTTACAGAACCAACAGGTCTTGAAGTTTGGGAAAGTATTCTTGGAACAAACAGATATCAGTCATTCTTAAATGGAAATGCTGATTCTTATACTTGTAATGATGTAATTAACATTTTTAATCAAAGCGCATCGAGTTCTGAGGTTCTTATTTATGAGTGTACAACACCTTTCGGGGCCAAGACACTTGTTCAAAGTAAGATAAACGCTCTTGAATTGCAACAAGCAAGTCTTATTGACAGTATCTTAGCGTTACAAACTGAATTAAACCAAGTACAAAGACTAGAAGCAAATAGTTGTGATTATCCTATGGGTATTCTTGAAACAATGGATGTATCTATGTCTATTGATTTAGTAGAACAAAATGGTAATTTAACAAGTGTTTATGATAATAATATCTTTCCAGCAATAGGATTAGGTAATCTATATGAATACTTAACACTAAAAGGTGATAAGAGTGGTTTTTTCATTTGCGGCCAACCTAATTCAACTGAGACTTGGACTAGCGGTTGTACTGGTTTAAATTTATCAGCGTCAAGCTTAGGACAAGAAACAAATGTAACATCTTGTATCAATATTCATGATTATTTCTTGAATGAATTATATACTGAATCAGGTTATAGAGATGTAACTGATGGATTAACAGCGTTTACAACATCACTAACACCAAATGTTTTAGCTTCAGAATGGCTACATTATTCGGTTAATATTGATGATAAAGCAATCATTGAACAAATTACAGACCAAAAGATTAAATTAAGTCTTAAGATTAATAGTTCTTGTGGTGATTTCTGTGTTCTTGTTGATAATATTTCATTGAATAAGGTTTGTACTCAAGTTGATAGAAATGATATTGTTGTTTCGAAATCTCCTGGTTTCCAATTATCTAGAGTTATAGATAATAAGAAATCTTGGGTAAATAACGATTCACTTATTTCTAGAGTTTTTGATATTAATAATGTTAATACAAATTCTGATATTCGTCAAACGGATTACCAAATCAAAGATGAAAGACTTGTTATTAATACCAAGGAAATTGACTTGGATTTAAACTCAGCAAAAGCGGTAGAGTATGATGTTTTAACATTCATACAAGATAATCCTTGTTTATTAACTGGTGAAACAACATGTCAGCCTTGTATTGATGATAATAAAATGTTCCAAGATGATGAGTGTTTTATCTTCATGGATGGTGATTCATATGACTTCCAAGATGGAATTGATGGTGATGATAACCCATGTTGTGGTGACCATACAGATTACTCTAAGTTATTTACAACAGACTTATCTACAATTACAACCGTTGAGATGTTTGAGACTGTCTTAACGTCAGAAATTATTGATGCTAAGAATAGACAAACAATTTCAAGTTATCCAACACTTAAAGCCCTATATGAGAGATATCTTGCAAGTAGTGGTTTTTGTGGTGTACAAAGCTCAGGATTCAACTATGAAAATATGGACCAATTTGCAGGTCTTATTGGTGATTATTGGGTAGATATCATTGAACAAGTAATTCCAGCAACAACACTTTGGGGAAGTGCTAGAATCTATACAAATACCCTATTTGACCAACAGAAATTTAAATATAGAAGTTATTCATCTTTATTCTGTGAAAATACACATCCTGATATCAAAAATGTTAAAGGAATCTTCTGTAATTCAGAAGAAGTAGAGGTAATAACATCGGTAATAACACAAGTCGGAGCTAATGAGATTCAACCTAAACCAATTTACACTAGATGTAATAAGATTTATCTAGTTCAAATGAATGCAAGTTCAGAGTTTATTGGAACTGTTAGTTTTTCAAATAATAATGAGAATTCAGTAACAGAAATCATAATCTAACAATATTTATAAATAAAAAGACATGAAATTAACAGATAGACAATTAGCCCCAGTATATTCAGAAACGGATTTGATTCACGTAGTATTAACTGGTGATACATCACAAAATCCAGCAGGTAGTTCATATAAAGCTGAAATTGGTAACTATAACAATAATATTGTAAGGGACCTAATCATCAATATAAATTATTTGCCAAATGATTACACGGAACAAGATGTTTGCGATTACATAAACAACTTACCACCTGAAGAAAGAACAATTGCTCCAACGGATAGTAAGTGGAACGTAATCATAGCAGTTTTAGGTAGCTAATGACGGTTTATATTCCATCATATTTCAAGGATTACCAAGAAAGAAAAGATAAATTTAAAGAGGTCATTGATTCATACCTTAAGCTAGATTTTTATATTGTAATTTATTGGATGAATCCTAGTAATGAAAAGATACTGAACGAAAGAATAAAATATATAGATGCTGATGAAATAGTCAATGCATCTATAGCTAGAAATCATCTTTTAAGGCTATTTTACGCAAGCGAAGATGATGAAGCAATACTAAGTGACGATGACACGATTTTAAACGCTTTTAACAGCTTTAAAATAGATTTTGATGTAATATCACTAGTTAACGATAAAAGACCTGAAATAGTTGAAACTCCGATGATATCAAGTGCTATCATGATTGTTAAAAATTTAAAGAAGAAATATGATAAAGAGTTGTATTTTGATGAAAGTCTAGAATCTAACCAAGACTACGATTTTGGGTTAAATTTGGTAAGTAACGGATTAAAGGTCGGAACGCTGAATACTCAACAAGTAGAAATAAATAAAGGAAAATCAGTAATGTTTGACAATCAAATGCAAAGATTGTATAGAAAAAATCAAACACTGCACACAATAATAAAAAAATGGAAATTAAACGATGGATTTAGTAATAGATAGAATATATGAAATTCAAAATATTGGAAAGGGTGAAATAATAAATATTCTTCCTGAAAATCTTTTGGAGTTATATAACGTTGATAATAACACCCTTTGGGAACGTGGAAGTGGTTATGGTTCGTTGATACCAAAAGGTTCAAACAACACAGCTACTCAAAATAATTCTATTGCTATTGGTGCAGGTACTGAAGCAACTGGTAATGATTCATTTGCTGGTGGTTTTTTATCAATCGCAACCAATAATAATGCTTTTGCCTTTGGTTATCAAACACTTGCTGACCAAGTAAATGCTTTTGCTATTGGTTCTGCAACAACAGCTTCAGGAACCAATTCATTTGCTGGTAATGAAAGTACACTTGCTTCAGGTTATGCTTCTTTTGCTGTAGGTAGAGGAACTATTGCCAGTGGTATGGTTGGTTCAGCATTTGGTAATGGAACAACAGCGGCAAACTATTCAACAACAGCATTTGGTAATTTTACAAACGCAAACGGTGATACATCATTTGCGGCTGGTTATTTAAGTGATGCAAACGGTGATTATTCATTCGTATTGGGTGCTGGTAGTATTGTTAACGGTAACTATTCTATTGTATTAGGTCAAAATATTACTGGAAATCAAAATGATACAACATATGTTGATAATTTGAATATTAAGACTCTTGGAGTTGGAGCACCAGTTACTAGCCTTGCAATTGATTCAAATGGTTATGTAGTTCCAGCACAAGCGCAAAACCTACAAAAAACAATCACTGGTAGTACAACACTAACAACAGCTGATAATAATTATACAATCCTTATTAATAACGGAGCTAACCCAATTACAATTACAGTACCAGCTGGTTTATTATCAGCAATAAGTATTGGATTCATTCAACAAGGAACAGGTGATGTAACATTTATTGCTTCAGGAACAACAATTAGAACACCTCTAGTTGGAGCCTTTAAGATTAAAGGTCAAAATTATAATGCTTACTTAGAACAAGTAGGAAATACAGACGTTTATCATTTATTAGGTAATTTAAAAGTATAATTTATGTGGAATTTTAAAAGAGATATCTTTAGGTCGGAAATGGATTCTGGTATTGAAATAGATTTATGTTTTGATACCATTAGCCCAAGTGCGGCTTGTTTTAGTTGTGGAGAAATAGAATTCGAACCTTTTGATTCAATGGTTGTAAGATTTATCTATGAAAAACCTTCAAATGGTACAGATTTAGATATTATGGTATTTTATGACAATACAGGTACAATATACGATAAAGATGCAGTAGGATATGGACAAACACCTAATGGAACCAAGGTTCCAACTGATGCAACACCTGATGGTAATGCTTACTTATGGTGGGCTTCTGATGATGTTGGAACTACAGGTGGAACTTGTGTTGAAGCGGTTGTTATTGGAATTAAAAACTTCACAGATAACGTATCGACAGTTGGAAACATCATTGATATTCCATTAAGAGTAGGTTGGTTTAACTCAAGAGGTGATGGTAACATTACTATTGAATTAGTTACATATTCAGGTGGAACAATGTCTAAGGTTGGAACAAATATTATCAATACTGGTGGAGTTGTAGTTGATTCTCAATCTACAACCAAAAATGTTCTGTCTACATCAGGACAAGTAACTGAAATACACTCAGATTTAGTAGGAACAGTTCAATATAACAAAACAACCAAAGCGGCAATTTTAATAGCATAACATGGCAACATATTTCATAGATTCAACAGTATTTTCTGCGGCAACAGCTGTATACACCAATATTGGATTAACAACGCATGCCCCTGATGGATATTATTCATTTAGTGGTACATACAGACAACAAAGTGGTGGAGTTTTACTTGCACCAACTAATATATGTGTAGCTACACCAATCATTGCAGTAGATGATGCTTATTCAGCGATTGTAACACAAGGAATAAATGGTTACAATATCCTCGCAAATGATACACTAGGTGGAAGTGCGGCAACTACAAGTAACGTGGTTATTTCTCAATTAACTACAAGTAGTCCAAACGTACATATAAATATAGGTACAGGTGCTGTAGTTGTTGCTACAGGAACAAGCGTTGGAACTTATTCGATAACATATAAAATTTGTGAGGTTGGAAATCCAACTAACTGTGATACTGCAAATATTGCAATTACAATAAGTGCTTTACCAAATTATAATTGCTTTAATTATGGTGCAGATTGTGCGTCAGCTTGTCCTACGTCAGCGGCTACATTCTCTTATTTCGTGAATAAAACAGCAGGTGCAGGTGAACCCGCTCCTACAGCAGGTTGTTCAGCAGTAACAACAATTCCAGTTTATACAGCAGAAGAAATTACTGAAATCACAACTGGTATGACAATTTATGTTGATAGTAGCCTTACAACACCATTTAGTGGTGCTTCTAAGTGGTACGGTGTTGGAGCGAATGAAGAAGGACCAAGTTACGGTAAATTCCAAGTAAATAATACAGGTACACTTACAGTAAAACAAACTTGTCCTGATTATTGTTGTGGTGAAATAGTTTTATATGCTTCTAACTTTACAGGTGAAGATGCAAATTATTTCATTTATGATTGTGAAACCAATGCAGTAGTTGGTTATACTGTTCATTATGGTGAACCACCAATGAGTGTTTACGGTAGAATACAGTGTGGTCTTAATCCATTCCAAATGACAAGAGTAAGAAGCACTGGTGCTGAATCTTGTAACGATGTTGAATTAACATATGTATTATATGCTCAAACAAATCTTCTTACAGTTGGTAATTATTTATTTGAAGATAATGCAGGACTATATACTTTCCAACACGGTACAGTATATATGAAAGAAATAACAACCGATAGAATTTGGAAGGTAAACCAATACGGTAAAATAGAATCAGAATATACATCATGCCCATAATAAGTAATCAAAAAACATGGAAACTACTTGCACAAATACAAGAAGCTAATAAAGACACAGTTTTTGTTGGTGGAATATCAGAAATGATGCAAGGAAAAAGAGAATCAGCAACAGATATTGATATTTGTGTATTAAATACTAATGGCCTAGACGTTTTCGGTGAATTAAAAGAATGGATTACCGAATCACCAGTAAGTATAAGTGGAAAAAGAGCTGGAATTGAGAATCCAAACTTAATTTTAGATATTTTCATTGAAGACGAACTTCCTGAGTATGTAGAAATACTAGGATTACGTTTCGCTACCTTAGAAGCGTTAGAAACACGTTATGTAAAGGTAATTAGTGAACTTAATGACCCAACACAACAAAAATTTAAAGAAAGACTTGTTGAACAATTAAATAATTTAAGAAAAGAATAATATGGAATCATGTTTTTATACACTTTGTAACACAATAATTGTTGGTTGCAAGCTTTTTCAAAATAACTTAGCTACTATACCTGTTATAGATGGTTATTATTCTGATGGAACCAATTGTTTTCAAGTAAGTGGTGGGACTGTTATTGCAATAACAACATGTCCTGATGCTCCTATTAGTAATGTTTTTTGTTATACACTTGAAGAGGAAACTCTTGAAACAGAAACAATAAATTGTTTAGGTACACCATTTAATATTACACACGCAAGAACTGTTATAACACTTAAAGATTCAGATGGTAACCCAGTAGTTGCCGACCAAGATTATACTTTTAATGTTTTATATGATGAACATGATTGTCAAAATCCACCAGTTGTTGCAGGGAATACTATTACAGTATACTCAGGGTCAACATCAGGTTCTTATGGTTATGTATCTGATAACTGGGTTGATTGTGGTCAAGGAAATTGTGAATTTGAATCAATTAGATTATTAGGGATGGGTTCAGTTCCACCTGAATTAAGTGGAATAACTGAATGTCCTGGTTTTACACCATGTGGATATAGACACTTACAAGCAGTTGTAGTTGCCGCAAACTTCCCTGAAGTTGTAACGTTAACATATTTAAACCAAACTGGTGGAACGATTAATCAAATTTGGACAGCTGATGGAGCGGGTGAAGAAGTTTATCACAATTTCGGTGTTAATGAATGTGTTTTTGAATCAACACTTAGTATAAATGCTGGTAGAATAATAGATAAAATTTGGGTTGATGCAATTGACTGTTGTGAAACTTCAACTGGTACATGTAAGAGACTTAATGTAACTATTAATGAAGCAGATGTTATTGCTTCAGATGATGGTACAGTAACTATGACTTATATGGATTGTACAGGTAATCCTTTAGCAACATACGGATTTAGTGAAGGTGGTACTTGGTTAGTCGATATTTGTGTTGATGATGATTCAAGCTTCTCATTTAGTTACCTTCAAGGTGGTAGTTCACAAAACTCAGGAGCTTCAGGTGCAATCATAACAGGTCCATGTCCAGCATAATAAAATAATTTAAATAAAATAGATAAAATGGAATTTTACATAAACCAACACGCAACACTAAATAAATTAAGACTTGAACTTATTCAAGATGGAAGAAATGATTTTCATAAGTTCCACGAAAAGATTCAAAACGCTGTCATTCATTTTACTATGACAGATGTAGTTACAGGTGTTAAAAAGATTGCTAAAAAGCTTGCTGGTATTGAGCAAGTGGAGCCAATGAATTGTATTGGTGAAGAATTTTACCTTGTCTATCAGTTTACCAAAAAAGAAACAGCAGTTGCTGGAAGATACGTTGGTAAATTCGATATAGACTTCCTAGATGGAAGTGGTACGCTTATCGTACCTATTAGAGAAGAGCTTTTTATTAATATTCTTGACGGAAGTATAAAAAAATAGCATTTTTTAGTTGCATTTTTGCGAATTTAATGGTATCTTTGTAAATAAAGAGAGAATAAATGAGCCAAGCAAAAATTTGGGAAGGTCCAGTATACTTGGAACCCATAGAACACAAATACATACACAGAAAAACTGGTAAAAAATACAAGTCAGTAACTACAATCCTCTCGTCAATTGAACCACATTTTGACGTAGAGGGTGTTTCTGCGGCTATTGTAAATCAGGCCGATGATAAAAAACAAGAACGTTACATCGGATTATCACAAAAAGAAATTATAGATTATTGGCAGATGCTTAATGATGAGGCTAACGTATACGGTACAATGGTACACGATATTGTTGAGCGTTATCTATTAGGTAATGGATGGTATTTTCCATCAGGAGAAAATGCTGAATTTGAACAAAAGGTAATCGACGGCTTTAATAGCTTGGAAATAGAAACTGGAATGGCTGTATGGCCTGAAAGGATTCTATTTGCCGAGCAATACGAGCTTGCGGGTATGTCAGATTTAATCATCGATATTGATGAGACTTATTTCGATGTTTTAGACCACAAAACAAATAGAGTATTCAATTTCTATAATCCTTATGGGTATGAAACACTACATAAACCATTTGACCACTTACAAGCTTGTCAATGGAGTATTTACACACTACAATTGAGTGTTTATGCTTATATGTATGAATTGGAATTTCCAAAGAGAAAATGTCGCCAAATCGTAATTCTTTATTGGGATAAAGAAAAAGAAAGCTTCGAGAAAATACACGTTATGTATATGAAACATGAAGCAAAAAAATTAATTGATATGCATTACCACAATATCATGATGAGCTAGAATTAAAAACAAAGAATGGATATAGATTTTACAATTGAAGATAGAAATATTTACCTATCAGAACAAATCAGTCAAGAATCAGTGACTGGTGTTATCGAAAAGATAATAACAATAAATGAAAGCGATGCGTTTTTAGAGAAAAAAGCTCAATTATTCGGTTTTACTTATGAAAGAAAACCAATCAAATTATACATCGATTCATTTGGTGGAAGCGTATATCAGTGCTTAGGTCTTATCTCGGTAATGGGAAGGTCAGAAACTGAAATACACACAATATGTACGGGAGCGGCAATGAGCGCAGGGTTTGTAATATTAATCTCAGGTCATAAGCGTTTTGCTCACAGATACTCAACTCCATTATATCACCAAGCTTCAAGCTTCGTAGTTGGAACGCTTAAGGATATGGAAGATGATGTTGAAGAAACTAAAAGACTTCAAAAAATGCTTGAACAAATCGTATTAGAAAAAACCAGCATCAAGAAAGACAGACTTAAACAAGTCTATGTTGAAAAGATTGATTGGTTTCTTAGTGCTGAAGATGCATTGAAATATAACGTGATTGATGAAATTTTATAATGAGCGAAATTAAAAAAATAGTACACTTAGCAGATATTCACATTCGTACATTTCGTATGCATGATGAATATCAAGAGGTGTTCAGAAATCTAATGAGAGACCTTAACGGTCTCTTAGCAGACTATAAAAGAGAAGAAATTAGAATCGTAATAGCTGGTGACCTTGTACATCAAAAAATCATTATTTCTAACGAACAGTTGATGCTTGGAACTTGGTTCCTTCGTAAGCTTGAAGAAATTGCACCAGTAATCCTTATTGCTGGAAATCATGACCTTTTAGAGAATAACAAGGACCGTATGGACTCGATTAGCCCAATGGTTCAGTTTCTACCTGACCATAACATTAATTATTTCAAAGAATCAAAGTGTTATTTGGATGGTGATGTAGTTTGGTGTGTTTATTCAATCTTTGAAGAAAATGCGAAGCCTGATATTGAATCAGCAAGAAAGCAATTTGGTGAAGATAAAACATATATTGGATTATATCATGCGGCCCTTATGAATGCTAAGACAGATATTGGTTATGAAATAGACCACGGAGCTGATTTAGATATATTTGAGGGTTGTGACTTAGTTATGCTTGGTGATATCCATAAGAGACAAACATTCAACCATAAAGGAATCATCATTGCTTATCCATCAAGTCTAATTCAACAAAATTTTGGAGAGAATATTACAAAGCACGGTTTCTTATTATGGGATGTTGAAACAAGAACCTATACTGAACACGATGTAGAAAATAACGCACCATACTATCAATTTAATATCAAGAGTCTTGATGATATTGAGAATGGTACTGAAGTAATAACAAACTTATAATGACACTATATGAATTAAAGGTATATGTTAATAGTATACCTGAAGAAATGGATGAATTTAACGTTGTTAACGGGGAATTCGGCCTAGTAAAGGACGGTAATACCTTTGTAATGACAAATAATGAGGTTTTACTATGTTATGTAGATGAAAAAAACCAAGAAGTTCAGTTTTTACACCAAACTGACAAAGAAGTAAGAGATATATTGATAGATGGAGATTCCGAAGAACACTAAAGATGAGATTTGGGACTATTGTAGACACAATAACATCACAAATATTGATGAATTTACACTAAAACTTATCAAACAAGGTTTTACTGTTGAAAAATTTGGTGCTACACCAGTTACTCAGGCTAAGATAATCGAAAAAATTGTTGAAGTACCTGTTGAAACAATAGTAGAAAAGGTCGTAGAACGAATAGTTGAGGTTCCTGTTGAAGTAAACGACAAGGAATTGACCAAAAAATATAAAGATTTACAAAAACAGAATGAAAAATTGTTAACTGAGGTTCAAAATATCAAATCTGAATTGGAAATCGAGAAAAAAAGAAACAAGAAAGACATATATGGCGAATAATTTAATATCACCATACTCTAAAATTAAGGTATATTGGGATGACAGACCCGAAAACTATAGCAAAGAAGCTAAAACTAGAGTTAGAAACTACTTTGCAAGCAAATATGGAGTTAGTAAAAGCAATATTAACGTAGTATATAGACCTATAAGGGTAAACTCTAAGGGGGAGACTATAGAAATCACTGGTGCTGGGTTAGAAAACATCATGGATGTTAACTACCAACGTTCTTTAATGAAAGAACTTATTGAACGTGATGGAAAGGTAGTAGACTTTAATAGAATCATAGCACTAGATGAAAAGGTTAATGCTGAACTAGACATAGATGTTAATGCTTCACAACACAGAAATTGGGCCATAAAATGGATTATGGTAGATAACTTTTTATCTTTCGGGGAACAAAACTATTTTCCTTTTAGCAAGATGAAAGGACTTACTATTGTAAATTCACTTCCAGCAAACCAAGGTGGTAAAACTACACTTACAATTGATGCTATCAAGTTCCTACTTCACGGAACAACAAGCAAGACAGATACAAACGAAGAAGTATTCAACAAATTTTCAGATAAAAATGAGTTGGTGGTTCGTGGTATGATTGATGTTGAAGGAGACGAAATCATTATTGAAAGAAAAATGAAGCGTTCACCTAAAAAAGGTGGAACTTGGACAGTTAGCAACAAGGTAAATTATTATGAACTTCTACCTAACGGTGATGAAGAAATGATGAATGAAGAAAACGCCAAATTAACAACGAAAAAGATAAAAGAGACCATTGGTTCGGAAAAAGATTTTGAGATGCTTGTATTAGCCACAGAATCTAATTTAGACGCACTTATTGGTTTATCTGCTACTGAATCAGGTAAGGTTATCACAAGACTTATTGGTCTTGAGATTCTTGAGATTAAAGAAGGTGTTGTTAGAAAGATGTATAACGAGTTTTCAAGCAAAAAGAAATCAAATAGTTTTGATATCATTACTCTTGCTGAAGAAATAACGGACCACGAAGAAAAGGTAGCCCAAGGAATTGAGTTAGAAGCACATTTAGTTAAAAAGCTTGAAACTACCAAAGCTGAGATAGTTTCTCTTAACGATGAGAAGGAAAAATACATAAACAGCAAAGAAAAGATTGATGTTGTGATTGCTGAATTAAATCCTGAAAAATTAGAAGAAGATATCAAAACCCTTACTACTAAAGGTATTGCGTTAGCAAATACAGTAAAATTAACCAAAGAAAAGATACTTGAAATTGGAATACCTGAGTTCGATGAAGATAAATTCTTCAATACAACAAAGGAACTTAACAAAAAAATCACTGAAAAAGCATTAGCTGAAGCAGAAATGGTTCGTTTAAGGAAGGTTGTTTCAGGTCTTGTTGCTGGTGGTATATGTCAATCATGTAATCGTAAATTGGACGATGTAGATAATACAGAACACATCATGAAACATGAATTAGAGATTGAGAAGCTAAGAATTAGTGTTATCGAACTTGAAAGTGTTATTGAAGCTCATTCTCTAGAATTAGAAGCATCAAATAAGGTTAAAAAACAAATTGATGAAAAGAATCGTCTAGACTTGGATGTTGATAGAACAGAAGTTGAAATGGGGAGCCTTAGAAATTCTGTAATCTCAAAAAAGAACGATTTGAATAAGTACAAGCTTAATTTGGACGCAATAGAGTTCAATAAAAACTTAGAAATTCAGATTATTAATGTTAAAACAAAGTTAAATGTTTCTGAGTATGCCAAGGATGAAATCTTGACCAAGATACAAAGAACGACTACAGATACTCAAACTCACAGAGAGTCAATTCTTACAAAAATGAAACTTATTGAAGTTATCAAGAAAGAAGAAGAAATTGACAAGATATTTAAAATATACATCGAGTTGGTTGGAAAGAAAGGTGTTAGTAAGTTGGTGTTACGCAGTGTATTACCTATTATTAACTCTGAAGTACAAAGACTTCTTGAAGATGTTGTAGATTTCGAAGTTGAGATATTTATAGATGATAAAAATAATGTACAATTCTTATTAAATAAGGATGGTGTATCAAAACAATTGAAATCGGGTAGTGGACTTGAAAAAACAGCTTCTAGTCTAGCTTTGAGATGTGTATTAGGGAAACTCTCAACGCTACCAATGCCTAATTTCATTACGTTTGATGAGATTTTAGGAAAAATTGCTCCTGAGAACCTTGAGAAGTTAAAATTATTGTTCGACAAGATTAAGGATATGTATGAAATTGTATTCTTTATTACGCACAATGATGTTGTTAAGGATTGGGGTGATAATGTTGTAACAGTTGTTAAAACTGAAAATATTTCCAAGATTTCTATTAAATAAGAAATAAAAGTTGTACTTTTGTAAAAAAATAACAGATATGAAATTTAAAAATTATTGTGCAGTAATAATGGGGTTCACGGAAGGTGTGGCTCCTGAAATAGAAAAGATAAGCGATTCAACACCTAACGTGTTGGTAGCAAAAGGTAGCGGTATGGTCATTGCAACATTTACAAGTTTTATGTCAGTGCAAGAGATAACCGATTGGTTTAGAGAGAATAAGCGTAGTTTCTTCGTATTTGAAATTAATGAAGAAACTGCTGGATATTACTTAAACAAACCTGAAATACATGAAGGACTTTTTGGGTTCCTTGATAAAGTAAACAATGAAGAGTTAAACACCAAAACGCTTGATTTCTTGAAAACGGTTGCCGTTGATGTAAAGAAAATTGAGCCGATTGAGGTTGACAAAGAGATAACAGAGGAAGACATTTTGTCTTTTAGCAATGATGAAAAGGAGCAATTATTAAATCAATTTATTGAGAACGGTTTCCAAAATTTAAGTGAAAAAGACAAAAAAATAATGACTCTTTTGTCTAAATAAAGCCCTAAAAAGCTTGACTTTTCAACGTTTTATGCGTATATTTGTAATATACATAATAACATAAAAGAAAAAGAATGTGAGAGGTTAATGAACAAAAAATTCACAAATTTTGAAACTGACGATAGTGTCGCAAAATATTTTAAAGAAGTAAGAAAGTCAGTTATTTTAACTCCTGCTGAGGAAATTAATTTAGCTAAAAGAATAAAAGAAGGAGATAACAAAGCGATTGAAGAATTAATACAAGCAAATTTAAAGTTTGTAATTTCAATTGCAAAAGAATACCAAGGACAAGGTTTACTATTGGGAGATTTAATCAATGAAGGAAACTACGGACTAATAAAAGCAGCTCATAGATTTGACCATACAAGAGGTTTCAGATTCATATCATACGCTGTTTGGTGGGTTAAGCAGTCAATAATTCAAAGCCTTAATGATAATGCTAGAATCGTTAGACTACCAGCAAACGTGATACATAAGATTTCAAAACTAAACAAAGATATTGCTAAGTTTGAATCAGATAATGAAAGAGAACCAGTGTACGGTGAAATCTTTGATAAAGACAAGGATGCGATGCTATTAAGCTTTCCAAAAGCAACTAGTTTGAACCAAATGATAAATGAAGATGGTGATGAACTAATAGAATTAATTCCTAGCGAAGCTGAAGATTTAGACCAATTAGAGGTTAACGACATGTTAAAGAAAGAGTTAAATAAAACTCTTATGGTACTTGATGAAAGAGAAAAAATCATCATTGAGAGTTATTTTGGTGTAAACACAGATTGTGAACCAATGACACTTGAAGCCATAGGTGAAAAGTACGATTTAACTAAAGAAAGAATCCGTCAAATCAAAGAAAAAGCAATTAGAAAACTACGTCATAATGCTCATGGACTACAAGTCTTAATGAATGAATAAAGAAAGGGCGTAATGCCCTTTTTTTGTTTTAATAACATATTTATAAAATAAAGAAAATGAAAATAAAATTCAGTTACATAATATTAGCTTTGGCCTTAGCAGTAGCAGGTACTGCGGCATATTTCTCAGTTTGGGGACTTAGCCAATTATTCGCAGGGGCAAGTACAGCGGTTATTATAATGGCTAGTATTCTAGAAACGGCAAAGATTGTTTCAACAACAGCTCTGCACAAGTATTGGGATAAATTAGCAAAAGGATTACGTATTTATTTAACAACAAGTGTTGTTGTTCTTATGATAATAACATCGGCAGGTATTTATGGTTTTCTATCAAATGCTTATCAAAAAACAGCTAATAAGTTAGAAATACATGAAGGTGAAGTTAGAGTATTAGACGGAAAGAAACAAATCTTTGCAGATGCCTTAACTGCCAATAATAAAATCATTGATTCAAAGAATAAACGTATTGACCAATTAAGCGGGTTACGTTCAACACAAGAAAGTCGTATTGATGCGGCAAGAACCAATTCAAATGTGTTAAGAGGTGATATCAACTCATCAAATGCTGAAATTCAAAAGCTATCAACTGAAATAGACGTTTTAAACGCAAAAAATTCAGTATTAAATGATTCTATCAGTAAATATCAAACAAAGGTTTTAGAAGTTAAATCAGGAAGTGATGTAGCTGGTGAAGTTGGTCCACTTAAGTATATTTCAGAATTAACTGGAACACCAATGGATAAGGTAGTTAACTACATGATTCTATTACTTATTTTCGTATTTGACCCATTGGCAGTAGCTCTTGTTCTTATTACAAACAGAGTTTTCCAAATTGAAAAAGATGAAGAAGAAAAGAAAAATGAGGGAGCAAATGAGGGAGCAAATCAAGAACCAATTATAGTTGAAGAACCCGTAATTATTGATGAACCAGTGTTTGAAGCAGAACCAATTGAAGAAGAAATTCATGAAGATGAAGATATTGATGATGGTGTAAATGAAATTGAAGTTCACGATGAAGAAATTGTGAGTGATGCTGTAATTGAGGCTGTAAGTGAGCCTGTAAATGATGTTGTAATCGAACCAATTGTTGAACCACAACCTACACAATACTTTAGACAACCAGTACAAAAAACTGGTAGAGTTGAATTAGAAGACATAAAAGAAATCAAAGAAAATAGAGGTTTCAGTGTTTTGATTCCTGAACCTAAATCAAATACTATTGACCGTATTGGTAACAACAAGTTTTTGATGAATGGTGATAACAAAAAGATTTATTATAAACGTGATGATAATCAATAATGTAACACACAGATTAACAGAAGATAACTATATACCAGTTGAGTGTATTAAATCACAGATAGTTTTAGGGCAAACTTTCAACCACGATATGAAGCATGTCGTGGGTTGGAAGAACCGATTTAATGGCAAATACAAAAAAACAGCGGCTTTCACTATTGATGCCGCTGGTTTGGTTTATAGTCATTTCGATTCAAAATATCAATCACGTTTCTTCGGGAACTTGGAATTAGATTCAAAATCTATCGTTATTTTGCTTGAAAATGACGGTTGGTTAGTCAATAACCCTAAAAATAATAAATTTATTAATTGGATTGGCGATATTTATAACAATCAAGAGGATGTTGTTGAAAAGAAATGGAGAGGTTACCAATATTGGGCTCCATATAATCAAGAACAATTTGATTCAGCGGTTACGCTAATAAATATGCTTTGTGAAGAATTCTATATTCCGAAGACTGTAACCAGTCATAATACGAAGATAGAAACACTACATGGTTATCAAGGTGTGATTTATAAGAGTAACCTTGAGAAACATTATACTGATTTAAACCCAACTTGGAATTTCAGTGAATTTAAAAATAAAATAGAAGAAAACTAAACGAAATGGCAGAAAGAATAAACGAACACGATATGACAAAAAGAATGATGGATGTTATGAGAGGTGGATATAAAGGATTGTTATCAGAAGCTGATGCACCTGTACAACCACAAGCTCCTAACAATGTTGGACAACCGCCAGCACCAGTTGACCAAACACCAGCTGACCCATCACAACCAATATCACAAACTCCTATCAAGGATGATACAATCCAATTAAAACCAGGAGATGCAGCATTCAACGACGAATTAAACTCAATGAGAGATATCGTTGATGGTTCAGTAGTCATCAATGATTTCAATATCTATCCAACAGATAGAAATGTTGTTATTGATGGACTTGTAGATAAACAAGAAGCGGCTGATTCAGGAATCTTCTTCAAGATGCAATCTACAGCTTCAGATGTTGAAATAAATATAAACGGTGTTGAATTAACAGACTCAACCAATGAACATATGCAAAGACTTAAAGGTTACTTCGCTAAGTTCAAAGAAGATTGGTCAACTAGAGTTAATGGAGAATACCAAAACGGTAATTCAGCAGATAATGTCTAAATTTGACTTAAAAACGAAGATTATCTTCATTATGGGGTTACTACTCATAATTGGATTTATCTTCACGCAGAGGGGTTCTAAAAACGATTCTGAGAGTGTAATTAAAGACTTACATGAGAAGGCTATTTCTTTAGAGAAAGAAAATGAAGATTTGAAAAAAGCAAATATAAAATTGGATTCAAGTATTGCGGTTATTAAAACCGAATTAGCAGTTAATAAGGCTAATCTTGAAAAAACCCAATTAAAATTACAAGAATTAAATAGTAAACGAGATGAAATATCTTCTAACGTTAATCGTTTGTCTGCTAATGGGGTTGCAAATGCACTCTCAGACTACCTCGATAAAAGAACCAAGAGTACAAACAATCGTTAACGTAAAGGGTGATACTCTTATTCAGATGCATTTATCTGATGCTAAGATAATCCTTGCAGACGTTTTAGATAGAGAAGTCCTAGATAGCATCATAGATGTTTATAAGCAAAGAGACTCCATCAACGATAGCACGATTCAATTACAAGTGAAAGAAATAAGACTTCTTAATGAAAAAAGTCTTAATCAAGTAGCACAAAATGATAATTTGAATAAAATAATTGAACTTAAAAATGCTGAGATTGCTGAATTGAATAAAACAATAGTTATTCAAAAGAAGGAAATCAAAAAGCAAAAGTTTTATAAGGTATTGACATTCATTGCGGCTGTCGTATTACCAATTACAGTTTTAACCCTAAAATAATGAAAGGCGACTTTAAACCAAGAACACTAAATTTTCTAAAAAAGAATAGATTTATAGTAAATTTTCCTGAATCGTTTAACATTCCACAATACCAATTAAGAAGTGTTAAGATTCCACAAATTCAATTAACTAATGGTTGGAAGATAAATTACTCAAACTGTGAGATAATTTACGGTCTTACAGTAAACGATGATTTAGTAAAAACACTAATGGAAGTCATGGAAAAAATGGATAGTTTTGATTTTAATATTGAACTATTAGATTCTGTTGGTGTTGTAGTTGAAAAATATTCTATGGTAGGTTTAATAAATAGAATCGAAATAGATGAATTAGATAATGGAGCTGATGGGAATATCAGTGTAAAAATATCACTCTCAATAAACAACTTTAAAGCCCAATAGGGCTTTTTTTGTTATTATTTTGATATTTATTAAAAAACAATAATATGACTCAAGATAACAAAAATTACATTAGAGAAAATCTATCTAAATCGGATGTTTCGAAAGAGATGAGTGTTTATATGAACACCAAGGAATTCAAAGATAAGATTGAAAAAATTGTTCAAGAGAAACTTAAGAATAATAAAGAACTAGAAGATAAAGTAGTAGAAATAACATCAAATGTATTAACACAACTTTATAAAACTCTTTGGGTTAAAAGAGGTCTTTGGAGAAATAATTTAAGTAATAAAAGTAGCTAAATGAAACAAACCCCAAACCGTAAATTGGTTAAGATTACCAAAGAACAATACAATAGAATATTCGCCTCTAAACTACTTACAGAAGGTGAAATGGATTCTATGGCTCCAACTGAAACTGATGGAGATTTAAAAAACGAAACACTTGAACTTATCAAGTATTTATACCGTGAATCAAAAGACTTGTCTCCGTTTTGGGAACAAAACGGATTGACTTACGAAGAATTATGCACATATCTTGCAAACAAAAACCTTATCGTTCAAAAAGACGGTAAATATGAGATTCCTAAATCTTTAGGTAGTCCACAAAGAGCTGTAGAAGAAATTGAAACTGCTTTACAACAAGCTATTGGTTCACCTGAAGAAGAAATGTCTAGTGAATTACCAATGGATGTAGAAACTGAAATCGAACCTGAAATTAGCGATATCGAAATTGAAGAAGACAACTATCCATTAGGAGCACAAGATGACCCAATGGCACCTTGGAATCAAGGAGAGATGGAACCTGAATATACTGAAGAACCAATCGTTGAATTAAATGGTCCACTATCAACATTAGCAAGTAACCACGAGTTAAGCATCCTTACAGATGGTGTTAACCAATTTGTATTTGTTTATGGTGATATGAGTGAACAACCTCTTGATGACCAACAAGTTAATCAATGGGCTGAAATGAATCCACAAGAAATTGGTTACGGATTAGACTCTTGGATTGAAGGTAGAGATAGACTTATTCAAATTGATGATGCTCTTAAACAAGACCTTATGACAATGTATGATAAAGATGGAATTATTCTAAATGCAATCAATCCAATTGATGAGGAAGAAGAATTCATTGGACCAGTTGAACCATTAACACCAATTGTTATTGATTCTCCTTCAACAGGTGGAAATAAGGTAATTGAAAAACTAAAAGAATTAAAAAGAGAAGAAGATGCTATGGAAGGAATGGCACCTGAAGGTTTAGAAGAAATGACTTCTGCTGGTTCGTCTGCTACAGGTGGTTCATCAGGTCCTTTTACTGCACCGTTAAATTTCGGAAATGGAAAAGAAGATGATATTATCAAAAAAGAAATTCCTACGATTTATGAAATGACTGACTCAAGTTCATCAGGACAATATGATGCAAATGCACTACACGGAATCGGCCGTGATGGTTCTTTCAAGAAAACCAAAAAAACAAAAGCTGAAACTCATACACAATGGCCTGACGGTGGATTTGTTGAATTTAACGATTGTACAAAGCTTAATAATAAGGTAGCTGGTACAGGTTGTAGTGGTGGAGCAGTTGATAATGTAGTATCAGTAAAGAAAACAAGTGGAAATATTAATGCACCATCTTTAAATGAAATGAGAATTCTTGTGACTATTGCTCAAAAAACGGGTAAAACAATCAAAGAAATAAAAACGATAATTGAGGCAAAAAAGGCGAAAGCTTAATAACTTTGCTGAAAAACAATATATTTATAATAAACTCGTAAAGATGGATAAAAACATAATAAAACAATACTTATCAGAAAGATTTCTTGCTGAAGTGACTGGAGATAGCAGTACGCCTGGGATTACGGTGACTAATGCGGCTAACAAAAAGTCAGGCAAAATCAACAAAGATGGTGTTAACGCAATTGAAAAAGATGTTAAACAATACGACAAAGACTTGAAGAAAAACAAGTCTGAAGTAAAGAATAACAAATTCAATTATGAAAATGATTGGGAAAAAACTTACCATAATGATATGGAAATCATGAATGGTCAAGAGATGATACAATACACTAGTGAACCAAGCAAGCTTTTTAAAGAAAAAGCTAAAGAAGCTATTGAAGGTAGTACTAGAATGGGAAACAAAGGTGGTAAAGGTAGAGGTAACGCTGAGGAATCTTGGGGTGCTTCATCTGACGACTTTGGAAAAGACTTCGTAAAAAGAGTTGACGCAACTACAAAGAAAAGAGCTGATGCGGCTGATAAACTTATCAGTTTCGGTGATGATATCGAAAACACAAAAAGCAAACCAAAAAACAATACCAAGTTTAGTGCCCTTAATGAAGGTGCGTTAGGTAAAGGATATACTCACTTTGCAATCAACAAAAATGATGGAAAAATCTATGATGGTTGGGATTACACTGGTGAAGATAAAGAAAGTGTTGCTTATTACGCTAAGATAGATTTAAAAGATAATTTTCCTAATAATAAACCAAGTGATTTTAAAGTAGTAACTAAAAACTTGCTTGCAAAACAAGGAATGAATGTTTCAGACACTAATAATTGGTATAAGCCAGAGAGTGCTAGTATTAACAATAATAACCCACAAATAAAAGAATCAATGAAAAGACTTAAATTTAAAAAAGAATTTAACGGTGTTGGAAACGCCCTTAAAATGATACCTGAGTCATATAGAGTAGATAACAAAGAATTTGAAATGACTGACGGAAACGAAAGTTACAAAATTCGTTGGGAAGGTACTCTAACTGAAGGTAGAGCGGTAGTTTTAACTGCGGCAAACAAAACAATGATAAACGAAGATATGCAAAAGATGAAACACCTTATGGGGTACAAATCTCAAGATACTCTTGGAACTTCTAAAACGGTTTCTAGACTAACTGAAGGTGCTATTTTTGACGATATTCTTGCAAAAACAAGAGTACTTTTAGAAGGTGAAGATATCGAAAGCGTAGATGCACCTGAAAAAGATGCAGAAGGTGATGATGTTATCAACCAAGCTCCTGAAGCTAAGAAACACATTGAAGGTTCAGCATCAACAGATGACGGTACTGATGTTCCAGCTCCAAAAGAAGGACATTGGGAAGATATCAGCGTTCCACAAGCGGCTGACGCTAAGAAACATATCGAAGGAAGTGTTGCAACTGAAGCTAAAACAAACGCACCAGCTCCAAAAGAAGGTCATTGGGAAGATATTAAAAAACCACAAGCGGCAGAAGCTAAAAAAGACATTACAATGAACGAAAGTGAAGAAGAAGAGGTTCCAGTTAACAACGAAGACCCTACGACTCAGCCTGGTTATGTTCATGAAGATGAGGTAGAAGACGAAGAAGAAGAAATGGTAGATGAATCAATCAAATTAATGGTTAGTGAGTCAACTGGTAAATTCTACATCGTTGGTGCTACAGATAAACCTTTTGCAGTTCCTGCTAAAGATAACGCTAAAGCTCTTAAAAATCCTAAGAAATATATCTCTGAAGTATTTAAAAAATAATCAAATCACAATCAATAAAGCCACTCTTTGAGTGGTTTTTTTGTTTAAGGCATATTTATAGTAAAATAACATGATTTAAATCACATTACTATGAGTTTAATTAAACTACAAGAGAAAATAGGAGTTAAGGCCGATGGGTCTTTTGGTCCAGCAACACTAAAAGCGGCAATGGCGTACTTTGAGTTAACACCAGTACAAGCGGCACACTTTTTCGGTCAAACAGCACATGAAACAGGTGGGTTCAGTGTATTTACAGAAAATCTTAATTATTCAGCTAAGGGACTTATGACAACATTCCCAAAATACTTTCCAAGTAATCTATCGGAACTATACGCAAGACAACCATATAAGATTGGTTCAAGAGTTTACGCAAATAGAATGGGTAATGGAAATGAAGCTTCACGTGAAGGATATTTCTACTGCGGTAGAGGTGCGCTTCAAACAACTGGAAAAGAAAATTACCAAAAATTGGCTAACTATCTTAAAAACCAAGATATCATGACAAATCCTGACCTAGTTGCGACAACATATGCTTTCGAATCAGCTAAGTTCTTTTTCGATAATAACAAATTATGGGCCAAGTGTGATAAGGGTATAACTGATGCTACGATACTTGCAGTTACAAAGGTAATCAATGGTGGAACAAATGGTCTTGATGATAGAATTTCATTGACTAAGAGATATTACAAATGGTTAACAGAATAACACTATTAATCTTTATTTTTTTGAGTTTGATACTATATTAAATAAAAAAAGAATATGAATAGATTTGATAGAATTAGCTTTTTAGCATATATACATAATCCTATGAGTAGAGAGAGTATTGCGGTATTATATGATGCAAATAACATAAAGTTTGAAAAATGTGAACTTTATAGTGATTTTGTACAATCATTACTAATGCTGATTTTTAGCACATATATGGGTGATGAATTCACCAATCTTGATGACCAATTTAAACATTTCGAATGGTGTTGGGACAAGACAATAAAAAACTTTGAAGAAGAAGGTATCTTTTTTAATAGCAATAAGTTATACAACTACTTTTTAGAGTTTATGCTTGAGGTATTTTACTCATACCCAGATAAATCCAATTTTGAGTTTACCGAAAAAGGTATACTTAGAATATGGAATGATATCTTTAATTACACAAGTACAAAGACAAATTCGGATATTGACACACTGATAGAAATCTATCAAATATTCGAAAAATCGTTGAATAATGATTAAAAAATAGGTTTTACACTTTATTTTAAAAAATAAATTAGTAGTTTTACAATATGAATACACAAAGACTTTTCGACGCAATGATTCTAAAGTTATCCCTAGACCAAAAAAAACTAGAGGATGAATTAGAACGTACAGTAAATTCAGATAACCCAATAGATATGAAATTGGCTGATTTTACAAGGTTATTAGAAAGAATGGTAGCCTTAGATGCTTCGATACAAAAATTTAATCAAATTGTATCGAGTCAAAATAACAATAATAATACAGAACAAAACAACACTCCAAATGGATAAATTTAATCAATTAAAAGACCTAGTTGCTGGGTTAGAAGAAGATGCAACAAAATTTTACGATAAAAACAATAAAGCGGCAGGTGTAAGACTTCGTAAGGGGCTTCAAGATATCAAAACGCTTTCACAAGCTTTGAGACAAGACGTTTCAGCTAAAAATAACGAAGGAAAATAATAACTAATATGTTACTAACAATAATAAATAAAGTTTTGGTAGTTTTATTTTTTCTTGCATGTCTAACAGCGTTAAGACATGGATATTACATTATCCAAGCAAGTCTTACTTCAACTGAAGAAAATCCAAGAAAATATGTTTTATCTAAAAAAACCCTTTTATTATTAGGGTTATCGGTAGCATATATCCTATCAACTATCTTTACAGGAATACAAATTTAAAAGATGGCAAATATACAAAAAGCACTAGATGCGCTTCAACCATACGTAATTGGAATTCGTTACCTACAAGGAACACCGTTGGTTGATGTTGTTTTTAAAGAAGGTTGGACACTACCTGAAGATGCTCATATTACCCGTGAGAAAGGTGACGAGTCAATGAACTACTATATGTTGTTCAGTCAATCACCACACATTGGTTTAGATGAACTTTTAGCGTATGTCGAAAAAACAATCAGACTTAATCAAGACCGTGAGAAAAAAGAAGACTTGTTAAAAGCAAAGATTAATGAAATGAGACAATTATTCAATAAAAACTCATTAACGAAACTTCAAACACTTAAATTCACCTTCAAAGATGATATGGTGGTTGATAATTTTTCTTTGGATATTGAAAATGATGTTCAGAATACTGTTAAAACACCAAGTGTTGCAGAAGTAGAAGAAACTGAAGATTCAGTTGTTTGGTCGGCTCCTTATCAAGAAGAAGAATATGATGAAGAACCTGAAATTCAAGAACCAATAGCTTATTTAGATGAAAATAAACAACCAATTGCCTTGACTGAAGAAGACCGTGAAATTATGGCTGAAGAAGCTAGAGCTGAACGTAATCGTATCATGATTGAAAGAAGAAAAGAAAAACGTGCTAATGCACCTGCTCTTCCAAAAAATAAAGTGGAATTACCACCTAAAAGACGAGTTCCAGCTATGGCTGAAGAAGTTCACAACTACGGTAGTTGTAATTGTGGGCCTGATGAAGCATGTGGTGAGTGTATTGACTCAAAAGGTTACTAATAGACATAAAAAAAGACCCATTTAAGGGTCTTTTTTGTTTTTAGGTGTAAGATAACTTAATCATTATTAAAAGCTCTTTCTAGGGCTTCCTGAAGCGTATGGATTAACCACACACCAGCAGTTGAAATCAAACCATTAAAGAAAACTATTAGATAAAGGTTAGTCATTCCTAATGAAGCCATTGGTGTTAATGCTAAATAACCAAAATAGTTAAAGATAAGCGTTACAGCAAATCCCATCCACGTACCTAAACACATAAAACATGTAAATAATTTATGAAGTGATTTCCCACCTGTTCCTAGCTTAGCTAGTAGGTTTCTGAAACCTTCAAATATGGACCCGTAAATTAGATTATTACAAGCACCATAACAAATTAATATAAAAAGAAGTAAAGTCATAGTTTTTTATTTTAAATATAATAATAAGTTTTTACAATGTCAATAACTATTTACTAAAATAACGAAATTCGATAAATTTAATAAAAAAGATGAAAGATAACTTAACAAACAGAGAAGCTAGTAAACTTGAGAAGGATATACTAGTTGAAAAATACAAGACAGCTCTTAAAAAGAACCAATTTCTTAATGAGTTGAAAAGTGGACTAGGTGCTGAGATTAAAAAGAATCCAGGTCGTGCCAAGATAATAAAAAAGCCTTGGTATGCTAAAATACTAATAACATTACGCAAAATATTCACTAAATTCTAAATATGAACTACGACTCATTAATCGAAACCATTTCACTAATGGTTGAAAACGAAAAAATAAACACAAAAGGTCTTATTATGACTTATGAATTAAGCGAAGAGGAACACTTGAACCTAAATGTGGACCTATTCTATAAAACCAACCCAAACGGTAACTTCCAACCAACCAATGACTTTGAAGTTGAAATTGGTGGAATATTAATTAAATTTGTAAAAAAGTTGCAAGATTAAAAACTTTTTAATACCTTTGCCTTATGAATATTAACGATTGGATTGGAATAGTTGGTTCTTTGCTAATGTTATTAGCATTTATCTTGAACATTATCGATAAAATTGATGATGATGATTTATTATACATTTTATTAAACTTCTTCGGTGCTGGAATAGCATGCTACGCTTCATATATGATACCGTACTACCCATTTGTGGTTTTGGAAGGAGTTTGGACACTAGTTTCAGCTTGGGGTATCTATGACTACATCAAACGTTATATAAAAAGACATATAAATGAAATTAGATAAGATTCTTGATTATGCTCCTGAAAAGCTATTAGAATTAGAACATATCTGTGGAATTGATGAAGTTGGAAGAGGTTGTGGTGCGGGTCCTGTGGTAACAGCGGCTGTGGTACTTCCGAAAGACTTCAAATCAAACCTATTAAGAGACTCAAAGAAGTTATCAGATAAACAGAAGAAAGAAGCCTACGACTTAATCATGGAAAATGCTCTAGCTATTTCATGTAAGGCTGGAATTGTAACAGATATAGATACGATGGGAATTAACCCAGCAACATTCAAAGCAATGCATGAATGTATCTTAGAAGTTAAAACAATTCTAGCGATAAAATATCAAGAGCTTGATGCAATCTTATTAGATGGGATTGTTTGGGATAAAAACTCAGATATTAAGGTTAACTTGGTTCCAAAGGGTGATGATACTTATATGTCCATTGCAGCGGCCGCTATCGTGGCTAAGGTAAGAAGAGATGAATACATGGTAAAGCTCCATCAACTCTATCCAAATTATGGTTGGGACACGAATGTAGGTTACTTATCACCAGCTCATATAAAGGGTTTAAAGGAACACGGAGCAACAAAATACCATAGAAAAGAGTATATTAAAAAATTTATTTAAAAATATTTCACTTTTTACTTGCATATTGAAAATTATTGTAGTACCTTTGTACCACATTAGAAATAACAAATTAAAACAAAAGAAATTATGAGTACATTATTGAAAGCAATGCAAACTAAAGATTCAGTTACTGAAAACGGTATGGCAACAAACTCTACTTCATTGAACAACTCGGTTGATTTATTCTTCCAAATTGGTGCAATGAGAGGGCAAGACAAACAACGCCTTATTAATGCATTCACGAAATCTTTTGGTGAAAATCCGTTAACAGCTATGAAGTTGTTATTTTGGGCACGTGACGTAAGAGGTGGTGCTGGTGAAAGACAAATCTTTAGAGATATTGTTGCTTACTTAGCTACAAACCGTACTGAAACACTAGCGAAAAACGTTGGTTTATTTGCTGAATATGGTAGATGGGATGATATCTTGGTATTATTCGGTACTCCATTGGAAGCACAAGCTTTAAGCTTAATCGCTGAAGCGTTGGCAAACAAAAACGGTTTATGTGCTAAGTGGATGCCACGTCCAAACGTTAAGAACCGTGAGGACAAAAGAATCGCTAATACAATTAGAAAACACTTGGGGTTAACACCTAAAGAGTACAGAAAATTGTTGGTTGAAAATTCTAACACTGTTGAGCAATTGATGTGTGCTAAAGAATGGTCAAAAATCGAATACTCTAAATTGCCTTCAAAAGCAATGAGTGATTTGATGAAAGCGTTTTCTAAAAATGACTTGGCTAGATTCCAAGCATACTTATCAAGTGTAGAAAAAGGAGAAGTTAAGATAAATGCTAGTGCGGTTTACCCATACGACATTTTGAAAAGCTTAATGCAAGGTAATACCAAAGGTGCTAACGTACAATGGACTGCTTTACCTAACTACCTTGAAGGAAGCAAAGAAATCTTCATTCCAGTTGTTGATACTTCGGGGTCAATGTTTTGGGATTCTGCTAAGATTAGTGGAGACTTGTTCGCAGGTCACGTTGCAATGTCATTAGGTATGTATATCTCAGAAAGAAACTTAGGTGTTTTCCAAGATGCATTCTTAACATTCAACACTCGTCCTGAGCTTCATGTGTTAAAAGGTACATTATCTGAAAGATATGAACAATTGAGACGTTCACCAGTTGGTGGAAGTACAAACCTTGAAGCGGTTTACACACTATTGTTAAACAAAGCGGTAGAACACAGTGTTCCTGAAAGCGAAATGCCTACAATGATTATGATATTTTCGGATATGGAATTCAACCAAGGTACAAGCGGGAACTACTCAAATACTGCTCAAGAGATTGCTGAGAAAAAATACGCAGACGCTGGTTATAAAATGCCAAAGGTTGTTTATTGGAACTTAGCATCTAGAAATGACAAAAACAAACCAGTTCAATTCGACAAGAATGGAACAGCCTTAGTGTCAGGATTCAGTCCAGCACTTTTAGGTAGTTTGTTAGGTGGTAAAGACATGACACCATACTCAATGATGATGGAAGTTATCGGAGCTGAACGTTACTCTAGAGTAACAATCTAAAACAAAAATATGGAGTGGGAAACTGCTCCATATCTTTCAAATATTGTTTAAAAAGATGTATTCTGCAAAATTAAAACAAAAAAATTAAACAGATACTATTAACGATGAAAAGGGGGTCTTTCCTTTAAAAACAGATTACCAACAAGGGCCACAAAAGAAGATTAAGGATTGCCTTCCTACTTTAGTTTACAGTAACAACACAATGGGTAAAATCTTACAGGGTTCGATGATAAAGCCCCCGCATCTTGAAACAATCAAACAAAATAGCTCCTTTTAGGGGCTTTTTTTGTTTTATGTCTTTACTCATAATTTTTTTTTATGTAGTTTTGTTTATAAATTTAAAAATAATACTATATTTAAGAATATAACATGAAGACAATCGTTGTAAAAGAACTAAATAAAAAAGAATCCGTTTCAGAATACATTATCTATCTTATGGTAGGTGAAAATAAAAGGCCCGTACAAGCATTTACTGAAATTGGTGAAGAAAATAAAAAACTTAGAGTTAATGATATAATTCTAGAACATTTCGTTGACCACGAGACGTTAAAATCACACAATAAAATAATACTAGAAGATATCCTTTTTGAAGAGTATCTTAAATAATCAAAGAAAATGGAACAACACCCTTTAATTATCGTCTTTTATCTTGATGAAGATATGATGAGACAACCTGAAATAATTCAACCATTCGCAGAATCAATCAACGAAATGCTTATTTATAAAAAAGTTAATGCACTTGCATTCTTTATTCCAACAAAAGGAGAAGAAAGAGTTGAATGTATCAACCCTGTAGTATTACCTGAAGCAGATGTAGCTAAGGTTTATAAAATGATAGATGATATCAAAGAAAGCTTCGCAATTGGAGTTGATATTGATGTTGATATCGAAGATGTGGACCTAGACGTTCAATACAAGCCTTGTGATTGTGGTAATAACCCTGATGGAGCATGTCAATGCTAGAACCAAGCATAGACCCAACATCAAGTTTTGATGTCAAAAAGGAATGGGTTGAAAAATATCTCCAAAAATCATGGAAAAAAAATAATGAGAATGACGAACAAGATTTGCCAATTTTCAAAAAAATAAGACAAATAATTAAACAAAAATGACAAATCAAGAAAAAGCAGATTTCTACGATGCATGTATCAGAGAAAATGACAGATTACTTAGAGAAAATTCTAAGATAAAATCAGACTTCGCTGGTAACATACCACCTGAGTTAGACTTACAAATAAAACGAAACGAAGAAAGAATCGCTTTATTAGTTGGAAAGATTGAGCAAATGATGAGATAATATTAAACCCGCTAAATGCGGGTTTTTTTATGGACGGGTACTAGTTCTTCTTATCTTGGTGTAAGGCCAACCAGTTTCATCATGTATCAAGTCATATAGACGGGTCATAGTCGCTGGTGTTGCAGTACCCATAAATAATAGACTCTTTATCTTCTGTTTCTTGGCAATCTTAGCTAGTGTATGGTGCAGACGTTGAGCTTCTTCAAGGTTTTTACAGATTACCATATCAAATTGTTCTTCATTATAGATAATTAGCTTATTATGAGCTATGATTATCTGTTTAACTACCTTTTTTGAGTGTGCGTTTACCATAAGACGCTTAACAATCTCGGTAATTGTCACTCTATCAGTATCGTTAGGTAGTCCATATATCCAAAATGTTTCTTCAATATCGTATGTATCGGAAGTAAGGATGGTCCAATCACCTAAAGGAGCCTCAGTATAAAGCTTTCCTAAGTCATCTCTTCTAATTCTGAACACATCTCCTTCTTCGGTAACCTTTGTGATGCATATTTCAAACTTAACTGGTCTGATTCCGTGACTATTAATTACTTTTTTCGGAAAATAGACCTTATTTTGTTCTTTGAATGAATAAAACTTGGTATAAACTGTTTCTAAGGTATTACATTGGTATAGTGTTTTTTTATATTCTCCATTTGAGAGCAAAACAACTCGGTATTTCATTTTTTATTTGTTTTTATGGAATAAATATAGTACTTTTGTACAATAAATAAATAACATAGATGAAAAAAAGAGATTATTATGAAATTCTAGGGGTAACCAAAGAATCCTCTGCTAATGATATCAAGAAAGCATACCGTAAATTAGCTAAGGAACTTCACCCTGATGTTAATCCAAACAACACAGACGCTGAAAACAAGTTTAAAGAGGTATCTGAAGCCTATGAACACTTATCAGACAAACAAAAAAGAGCACACTACGATAGAATGGGTCATATGTCGGGTCCTAACAGACAAGACATGGATAACCAATTCAACGATATATTCAGATACAGCCAACAAAGACCAATCAGAACTGGTAATAACTTAAGTGTTATAATTAAATTAACTCTTGAAGAAATTTATTCAGGTGTTACAAAAACATATAAGTATACTAGAGATGTTAAGTGTAATGTTTGTGAGGGTCACGGTGGTCATGATGTACATGACTGTCCAACTTGTCATGGAATGGGTGAAATCGCTAGAATGTATAAAACACCTTTCGGAGTTATCCAACAAGGAGAATTATGTTATTCTTGTCATGGAACTGGTGAAACAACCAAAACACCATGTGGTACTTGCCACGGAACTGGTCTTGAAAAAGAAGAAACAACTGTTGAACTTGAAATACCTTCAGGTGTAACTAATAATATAACAGTAGCAATGAATGGAAAAGGTAATGCTATCAAAGGTGGAACCTATGGAAATCTTCATTGTACAGTAATGGAACTTCCTCATAAGGTATTCATCAGAAATGGTAATGACCTTAGAATGAACCTAAAATTAACATATCCACAACTTATACTTGGTGATAAGGTTGAAATAGAGACCATAGGTGGCAAGAAAATTAGAATTACGATAGCTGAGCTCAGTAATATAGGAACGAACCTTAAAATAGCCTCAAAAGGGCTTATACCGCTAGGTGAGACCGAATCTAAACGTGGCGATTTGATAATTACCCTTGGATTGGACATTCCGAAGGAAATTGACGATGAAACGAAGAGCTTAATCATTGATTTAAAGACTAAAATGGATGCAAGTAAAATTTCTTAAGGAAAATGTTGCAACCAATACTTCTAAATAGTACCTTTGTATAACAATAAAAATAAACAATTAAATATAAGTATGGGAAAGTACATAGAACCGTTTGAAGACACAGTTTTAGAATTTGAAGCAAAAATTAGAGAAGCTGGATTAGATGTTTCAACAAACATTAAAATTATCACAGATAACAAATTGAAACCTGAAATTTTCAGTGTTAAGAAATGTTCTCCAATTGAATCATATAAAACTGGTGATGATGTTAATATCTTTTTAAACGAAGACATTTTTGACAAATTACCTGATGATTTACGAGCATTAACAATAATCGAAGCATTGGCTTGGGTTTCATATGATTCAGAAAAGGATGTAGTAGCGGTTAACGCACCTGACTTTAAAGCTCACTCAATGGTTTTAGCTAAACACTCGTATGAAGAAATGGTTGTTCTTAAAGAATCAATCAAAACTCTTTTACAAGTGCAAAAAGAAGCTGAAGATGCTGAAAAAGCGGCAAACAAGAAAGCTAGACAATAAGTCATGACACAAGAAGAGATTCATAAGGTAAATCCCAAGGTAATAGTTTGGGATTTTTTAGATGAAGCAATAATGGGTATCGCAAACAAGGAATTGGACGGACCCATTGTTGTAACTCTTTCTGAAGACCCTGAAACACTTGTTTTAGAATTTTTTGATAATGAAGAAGAAACATATGACAATTGGGGTAGACGAGAGTTTGGACCTGTAGTTGCATATGACATTAATAAAATCATAGATATTCTAATGAGAGATGTAAGTGTTAATGAGAATGATTTAGAAGACGGAATGACGGTAGAAGATGCAAAGTATGAGACAGCGTTGGAGTACTTTGAATTTAATATTGACGGTGCTTGGGTTGGTGAATTTACACCTATACATATCTTAGTTAAAGAAGAAGAATAAAAACAATAAAAACAAAATAAATGAATTTAGTAAACGATTTTAAAAATTATGCTATCAAGCATATCGGATGTTCAGAGTATGACTTTCAAATTTGGGAAGAAATGCAAGGTCAAATCTATAATCCAAGCGTAGTAGCTAATATGTATGCAGGTGGAGTTGTTAGTGAACCAAAAGCCTCAATGACACCATATATCTTAGAAGAAAGAGAAATGCGTGTAACACAAATGGATATCTTTTCACGTCTTATGATGGATAGAATTCTTTGGTTGGCAGGTCCAGTAAATGATAGAATGAGTACTGTAGTACAAGCACAGCTTATGTTCTTAGATAACTTAGAAGTTGGAGATATTACTCTACATGTGGATTCACCTGGTGGGTCGGTTAAGTCAGGTCTTAGTATTGTTGACGTTATGAACTATATCTCTTCAGATATCATCACAATCAACACAGGTATGGCGGCAAGTATGGGAAGTATCTTATTAGGTGCAGGAACCAAAGGAAAACGTTACTCTTTACCAAACTCTAGAGTTATGCTTCACCAAGTTTCAACAGGTGCTCAAGGTACAATGGCAGACGTTAAGATTTCTATCGCTGAAGGTGAAAAATATAACACGAAATTATTCGGTATGTTAGGTGAGTACACTGGAAAAGACCCTGAACAAATTATGATTGATGCTAACCGTGATTTATGGTTAAGTGCAGAAGAAGCTAAGGCTTATGGGTTGGTTGATGGTATCATCACAAAAAAAATTACAAAATAATTCATTTTTTACTTGTTTTTAGTAAATTAATGTAGTACCTTTGTAAAACAAAATAAGATATGTGGGTTTTTTTATCGGAACCCACATATTTATTTACAAGTTCTTAAATTTATGGGGATGCCAAGGTATTGACTGTCTAGTAGTACGAGGTAAGCATGTAGTGAGATGACAACTATCACTTAAATCTATGTTATCAAAAATGTAATTGACAACGATTTATTCGTATCAGAAAATTTCTTCGATGAAGCTGTAATGGTTTCTACAAGAGAGCTTGCAGTAGCCTAATACTTGCACATGGTTGTATACAACCTGATGATAGTAATCTATCAGAACCCATTTTCGTCACTGTGGTAAAGAGGCGAGGTTTGATGATAGTGTAAACCTTAATAACACCTTTTAAAGATTGCTGGTTATATGAATCAGATAAACATGTAGAAAAAATCGTGGTATTATCCAACACAGGGGTTCGATTCCCCTCATCTCCTCAAAAACAAATGCTTTAACAGCTACTATCCCTACCAAGGAACACTAGTAATATTATGCCAATTATATCGTCTATAATTGGCATTTGTTTTTAACTCTTTCAGTTTTTCACATATTTATAAATAAAAAAGAATATGGGTAAGATTATGCAAGATTTAGTAAACAGTTTCAAGACAAGCGCAGGTGGATTTAGTTCAAGAAAATTAACCGCATTTGTTATCGTATTTTTGGTTGTATTAACTCATATTAAATGGTTAACACTAGGAAATTTGTCACAATTAGAAATGGTTTTGACAATTGACTACGGATTTATTTCAGCATTGTTTGGTATGACAACATATCAGACAATAAAAAAGAAGAATGATGCTACAAAAGAAGAATCGAAAGACGAAACTAAGGTAGAATAAAAAAGGCCCTCAAAGGGCCTTTAATTATTTTTTAGGTGGTTTGCAACCACATCCGTTTTGTGTGTTCATAGCATTTAAGTATTAGTTTACGTTATTCTTACAATAATAAATATTTGAAATAATAAAAATAATTATGTTTAACGAAAAATTTAATATATTTTCTTTTATCATAACCATTAAAAATCTCTTTAAAAAGAAATATACTGTCAACATATTAGATAGTAAATGGCAAGTTATATCAGAAGATGTTAAACTTGAAAAGATTCCAAGACAAGATGAATATATTTGGAGCGGGACAAGATACTATCAAGTAATCAATATTGTCCACATATTCAACAAAAAACAACAAATTTTAATAATTGTAGAGGAACTTACAAGTAATGAAATCACTGATATTCAATGAGTTAAAAAATAATTTAAAAATAAATTGAAAATTACTTGACTTGAATTAAAATAATTAGTACCTTTGTATATATTTATTTGAAAACGTTCTTACAAATTATCATAAAAAAGATAGGTCCAGCAACCAAACAAACAAACAGCTAAGAAAATCCTGAAAGATGGAAAATTCGGAAGATAACCGAGGGTAAGCTAAATCACAACATCATTACCACCCCAATAGGTGCAAGTAGGGTGTAACCATCGGGATGATGGTCACTGCCAAAGCAAAGCCGAAGATGTAAACAGGGTTAATCTGCCGAGATGAAAAACACGAAAAACTATCTTGAGATAAAAAATATTGTTATTTACATACTAGAGATGTATGACACTTGATGATTGATTAAGTGATTGGTGAAATCCCAATATAACAAACATATTGCGGGGTAGAGCAGTTGGTAGCTCGCAAGGCTCATAACCTTGAGGTCGTCCGTTCGAATCGGGCCCCCGCTACTAGAATCGTGAGGATTTAAAACTCAAATTAGTGATATCGTCTAAGTTTAAGATGGCTCCCGTGGAGGGAGTTGATAAAGGTTCAAGTCCTTTTATTGCTACACATATTGCGGTTTAGTGTAATTGGTAACATGACGGGCTCATAACCCGAAGTCGAGGTTCGAGTCCTTGCTCCGCTACAGATAAAGAATAGTTACAGCAAATTAACAAAAATTTTTAATGGTATAAAAAACAAACATGCTATTCTGAACTTATAAAAAGAACCTCATCATATCGGTGAGGTTTTTTATTTTAAAACAATAAATAATTTAACAATGGGAAAACTTAATTTAGAAATCCGTGACGCAGAAGGTGGAACTGATGCGAAGTTGTTAGTAAGTGTGATGAAAGAAATCTACACGAAAACAGCTAAAAATAACAATTTAGAATGTACAGTAGTTGAGGAAAGAAATGGGTTCGCCCATCTATGTCTTTAGCGGGGCTGATGTAGATAAAATATTCGGAAACGAAGTAGGAAACCACAGATGGCAAAGGGTACCGCCTACGGAAAAGAAGGGTAGAGTTCACACAAGTTCTATTACAGTTGCAATTCTAGGAGAAAACGATTATCAAGAGGTTGAAATATACCCAAGTGAATATCGCTTAGAAACAACAAGAGGAACAGGAAACGGTGGACAACATAAGAATTCAACAGATTCTTGTGTGGTTGTAACTCACATTTCAACTGGAATAAAGGTTGTAAGAGATGGAAGGGACCAACATAAAAACAAAGCAGAAGCACTAAAAGAAATTCATTTAAGAGTTAATAATTTCTACAAGACAGGTCACGATGATGCGGCCAGTCAAGAAAGAAAAGAACAAATAGGTGACGGTGGACGTAGTGATAAAAGAAGAACGTATAGAGTTAAGGACTCATTAGTAATTGACCACGTAACGAATAAAACTGCTTCAATGAAGGACATATTAAGAGGTAAAATTGAACTATTATCATAATGAAATTAGGACGTAAAAATAGAGTAATTGATTGGGAAGTGATAGGTGTAAATGTCTTAGGATTTAACCCATCAATGAGACCAAAATTTATAGACATAGAAGTAGATTTACATCTTGTAGATAAGCTTTGGGTACCAGTTGGTAATTCTAGTACTAATATTCATACGAGAATAAGTGATACAAACATCTTTGATTATATTAAAAAAGGCTCCTAATTAGGAGCTTTTTTATTTGCACTATGTTAAAAAAAATAGTACCTTTGTTAAACTTAAAAACAAATAAAATGGCAGGATTAATTTTACTTATCTTCATCATGTTAATGATGAGTGATAGCAATAACAGAAGATAATGGAAGAAATTACAGAATTAACGTCTGAAAATGTAGAAGAAATAGTTTTAAACTATAAAACAAAGCATTTAGCTGGGTTTACAAGAGTTGAATTACTAGCCTTATTGGAAAAGTATTCGATTGATGTGGACCATTTCTACGATAAATTAGGTGTAAATACCGTTATGGTAATCGAAACTGAAGTTGTAACCTATCATTGCGATATTCTAAAAGGGTTACGATGTGTAATTGAAAATAGAGAACAAACCTACGAAGAATGGGATTAGTACTTGGTGAAAGACTTCTTCAAGAAGAATGGTCTAGCTTAGGAACACAAATAATGGGTTTCAGGATAAGTACTTGGACAGTTGGAATTGCCAGTGATGAAATTGAAGCTATGGTTCATCATAAATTATGGATTCCATTATGTGAGAAAATAACTGAATCATTAGATGCTAGAAATCAAATACGATATGGTTTTAGGTAAAAAACTTCCAATTAGACATTGGACCGATATAGGTAAATGTCTATTACATAGAGATATATCAGACCCATATAATTTTATAGTTAATATGGAAATTGATAGAATGATTAATATGATGGTTTGGAGTAGGGTTGGTAGGACAATAGTTTTTCAGCCTACGATATGAGAGTAGCTGGAACAGGTCATAGACCTGATAAACTAGGTGGTTATTCAAATAAGATGCATTTAAATCTTGTTTCAATAGCAGAAGAAGCTCTTAAGAAGATTAAACCAACTGAAGTTATATCAGGGATGGCGATGGGGTGGGATATGGCACTAGCGCAAGCGGCAATTAACCTTGGAATACCACTAATAGCGGCTGTTCCGTTCAAAGGACAAGAAAAAGCGTGGTTTGAGAAGACTCAAAAATATTATCATAGCTTACTATCTAAGGCGAAAGAGATTGTAATTGTTTCTGAAGGTGGATTTACCAAGGGAAAGATGCAAATTAGGAATGAATGGATGGTTGATAACTGTGATTTGGTGTTGTCGATGCATAATGGCGACAAATTTGGTGGAACCTTCAACTGTATAACATACATTGAGAATAAAAAGAAACCAAATATTAATTTATATACAAAACTTAAAATAGAAAATGAATAAATTTAAAAGATTACTTATCATAGGCCATGCTCGCCATGGGAAAGATACCTTTGCTGAAATTCTTGAGGAACACTACGGACTTAAATTCGTATCATCATCACAAGCGGCCGCAGATATCTTCATATTTGATGAGTTAAAAGACAAGTATGGTTATGAAACATCAGTAGAGTGTTTCGAAGACCGAGTAAATCACAGACCTGAATGGTATGAGATGATTTGCGATTACAATAAAGACGATAAAGCTAGACTAGCTAAGGGAATCCTTGAAATGGCTGATTGTTATGTTGGAATGAGAGATAGAGGTGAAATACTTGAATGTATGAATCAAAAATTGTTTGATATTATCATTTGGGTAGATGCAAGTGAAAGACTTGAGCTAGAAGAAGCCTCATCATTCAACATTGATAAAAAAGATGCTGATTTTATTGTTGATAACAATGGAACACTTGAACAATTTACAGATAAGGTAATCCGTATTGGTAAACTATTGTTGAAAAATGACTAAGACAGAATTTATTGGGTTTTTGAAATCAAAAGCTATCGAATTACAACATGTTTCACATTGGGTCCAATCTTTTGAAGGAACTGATGAACATTGGACCCTTTATAGACCAAGTGTTGATTGGTTAGAAGATAGAATGGACCTATCTAATGAAGGTATTGTAAAGATAATTTACTCTGAAGCCTTTTATGATGACCCAAAGTCACTTGAAATGTCGTATGAAGAGTTTGTTGAAGATTACTCAAAATCAGTAGGTTACGTTTAAAAATAAAAATAATATAAAAAAAGATACAAAAAAGTTTGGTAGTTCAAAATATTATTGTACCTTTGTAAAAGAAATCAGAACATGAATACACAAAAAATTATCAAGGCTTTAAATTCTGAAATAGGAATTAAGATTTTTATATTTGTTATGACATTTATAATCGGTGGAATATTTTTCCTAGCCTTAAAACAAATTTACGTTAGAGAATGGTACGATTTGTTATTATCACTAATAATTGTTATAGCAAATGCTATCGGGATTAGAAGAGAATTTAAAAAATTAACAAAAAAATAATATGAAAAACGAAAATTGGTTTAAAGCATTTTTATTTATACAAATATTTATGATTCCAGTATTTTTAGTTGGAACTATATTACATATAAATGCAGGTGAATGGTTTATGGCGACATTAACAAGTATACTAGTTGTATCTCATTGTTATATTGCTAGTTACAAGTTAAAAAAATTAACTTTTAAAAAATAATTGAAAAAATATTTGTTTTATAAAATAATTATTATTACCTTTGTAAAACAAAATCGGTTCGATAGCTTTAATTGGTCAGAGCAGCGGACTCTAAATCCGAAGGTTGTGGGTTCGAACCCCACTCGAATCACAAACAATACCAAATGGAAAAATTTATAGTTTTATTTATCATAGCAATTATTGCAACATTTTTTTGTCTATTAAGATTATCTAATGTAAATAAAGAGACTATTTCTAGAATTAATTCGTTTGATATTGACAAATTTAAAAAATTGAATATATTTATAAACAAAGATAAAACAAATATCATGAAGTAGATTAACAATCAAAAATTAAGAGTTGTCACAAGACGTGACTTATCAATTGCTTATCAAGCAGTTCAATCAGCGCATGCCGCTATCGATTTCCAACACGAACATCCTGTTGAAGCGAAAGAATGGCAAACATATTCAAACTACTTAGCGGTTCTTACCGTTGCTGATGAACAATCACTAATTAAATTAATTACAAAAGCTATCCTTACTGGTGTCAAGCATACAGTGTTCCGTGAACCTGATATTGACAATCAAATAACTGCTGTTGCTTTTGAACCAACTGAACAAGCTAAAAAATTAACTAGTTCATGTCCATTATTAGGAAAGGAGTTGGAAAATGCTTAATTTAACGATTGATTCAAGAACTGAAATTATATTACATTTCAACAAGATGCATTTACAAGACCCTGAAATCCCTATGTGGGTAATCAAGGCCAAGGGTGAATCACATTATGTACACCACGTAGATGTAGACGCAGGAATAGGGTTTTCAACAAAAGAAACACCTAATAACCCTCATACCAAGGGCTCATTGAAGTTCAAGGGTAAATTAGAAATAAAAACAACAGAAGAAGAAATAACTGCAAGGATTTATCCTTGATAAAAGGTGGAGTGGTCAAATGGTAAGGCACCGATTTGCACAATCGGAGATTCGTGGTTCGAACCCACGCTCCACCTCTAAAATGTAAAAATTATGGCATTAATGTATTATGGTGGCGGGTTTCCAGCCGAAATTGAGGTTTTGGAAACAATCAATTCAAATTTGGAATCTTTTATTAGTAAAATTAAAGAACCAAATAATGTTTTAAGTGAAGAAGATAGAAACTTCATAAATGAACTATATAAATTAAGTGATAAATTTTTCTTTTTAAAGAAATACATTAACAAGTAAAATAATGGTGAAGTAGTCAAGATGGCAAAGGCGCAGTCTCGCACAGACTGAGGCAGAGGTTCAAATCCTTTCTTCACCTCAATAATGAACATAATATTAACTTAAAAACTAGAAATCATGAAATAGATTCTTAACAAACCGCCTTAATTTAGTTGTATGACTTGGACAAGTCAGCTGAGCTGACAAAATTAAAAAATAACAATTATATAAATTAAATTAAGACAAATTATGAAAACATTAGAACAAAAATTAAACGAAACAAAAGAATACTTAGCAAAATCAGCACAACACTTATTTGTTGTAAACGATACACAAATCACAAAGGTTATCTTATTTACTAGAGATGGTAAAGAATACTTTGCAAAATTGGTTATCAATGGAGAAAAGGTTTATTTAAACACTTACTCAGCTGAGCAAATGAAATGGGATGTGAAATACACATTATTTCCACAATACGTGAAAACGAAATCTATTCCTTATTTTAAGGCTATGAAAGAAATCGTTGCAAACGTTGAGGCTAAGATTCAAGTTGGTGACAACTCAGCTTTGATTGCAGAAATTCAATCACAAGTTAAGAAATTAGAATTAGTTAAATAATTAAAGAGGGCTTGTCCCTCTTTTTTTATGAAATAAATTTGGTAGTCTCAAAATAAATGACTACCTTTGTATTATAATTAAAAACACGTAATAAAATGGAAAAAAGACTTAGATTTGACATGGAGCTTCCGAAAGACATACGACTTATTCAAGAAACCTTTAAAAAACACGGTTTCAAGCTATATGTTGTTGGTGGAGCTGTTCGTGATGCTTACATGGGTCTTAGACCTAAAGATTACGATTTAGCTACGAATGCATTTCCTGGGGTGGTTGAGGATATTATGAGAGAACTTCACATAAGAACACTAGCTACTGGTAAAGCATTTGGAGTAATAAACGCCTTTACTAACGATGATGAGTACGAAATTGCTACATTCAGAGAAGATATTGGTAGCGGACGTAGACCTGAAGGTGTTGTTTTTACAACAATTGAAGGAGACGTTAAAAGACGTGACTTGACAATCAACGCATTGTTCTACGATATTGAAGAAGGATTGATTATCGACCTTGTAGGTGGACTTGATGATATTGACAACAAGGTAGTAAGAACTGTTGGTTCTGCAGAGGATAGATTTGATGAAGATAGACTTAGAATCCTAAGAGCTGTTAGATTTGCTGGTAGATTCGGTTCAGATTTGGATATTGAAATTCAAGAAACACTTGAAAAATTCCCAAGTCTAGAAGAAATTTCAGGTGAAAGAATCAGAGATGAATTCATCAAAGGAATCAAATCAGCTAAGTCACTTAGACACTTCTTAAGAATGATTAAGAAATTTCAACTATTTGCATGGATATTCCCTGAACTATCAGTAAGTGGTAGATTCTTTGAAACTAATGACCCAATAATAGCGATATCAATCCTATTAGCTCAACATAACAAGGCTGAATTGATGCCGAAGGTTCTAGACAAGCTAAAATACTCAAAAGATGAAATCAAAGCAATTATGTTTTTGAACTCTCTTTGTACTATAGATGTAACAAATGTTATTGCAGTTAAAAGACAACAAAAAAACTCAGGTCTTAAAGATGCTCAAATTAGAGAGTTTGCTAGACTTGCGGGATTGAGTGGAATACTAATTGATGCTTTCTTGGATTTTAATTTAAGTGTAAGTGGTAGTCAATTGATGGAAGAAAGAGGAATTCCACAGGGGCCTGAAGTAGGTAGACTTGTTGAACAAATTGAAAGAAATATTTTTACCAAGATGTTATTCTAAGGTTTAGATTTAAAACAATTTAAGTATATTTATTAGAAAAAACATAATATGGCAAAATTTTTGGTTACGTTTAACGATATCGTTGATGAAAGTATCGAGGTAAGCGGGTTTGTAGTAATGAATGGTTCAGATTTAACTCGTTTTGAAGAAATAGCAAACAGTATAACATGGGCATTTTCTCACGAGTTTGAAGATGGTAGTGAATTATACTACTCAAATGGTGAATCATTTCTTTCATCAATAACGAGCAAGGAATTAAATCCTGAAGAAGTAAAAACATTCAAAAGACTCTTCAATAATGAGTTTGGATTCTTTATCGGTGAAGCTTTTTTACAAAAGGTAATCGGTGATGAAGATGAAGACTATGATGATTTTGATGAGGACGATGATAATATGGATATAATACATGATTATTAATTATTTTAAGCAACCTAGTGGAAATACATGTGGGCCAACTTGTATAAAGATGGCTCACTCTTCTATCAAACAAGGTTCGCTAATGGATTCAGAAGCATTCCCAATTGAAGCAATAGCTGAAATGTGTGGAACAGATTGGATTGTAGGTACACCACCTGATAGGATGGAAAAAGGTTTCAAGGCTCTAGAAATGGATTATAAAATCCACCTCAACGATGAGAAGCCATACGAAAAGTTAAAAAGTCTTATTGATAATGAAAAAATAACAATACTAAGAACCCTAACACATGGTGTTCCGCATTGGATAGTTATCGAAAGCTACGTAGGAGATACGTATAATGTACTTGACCCTTGGTTAGGTAGAATACAATACACAGAAAAACAACTAGAAGATATTTGGTCGGTAAGAGACTATTTTATTTTCGAAATATAAAAATTATGGCAAGTAGATACACAAAATCAATTCCTGAATTCGTATACTTTGTAGGTGAAGGAGAATGGATTCAAGGACCATACGTAAAACCACAAAGAGGTAGTGTTAACAGAAAGTTTAAATTAACAGAAGTTATCGAGGAACCAAAAGAAAAACCAAAAAAATAAAATGAAAGAATACGAAATACTACAGTCAATCCCAAAAGAAAGAATAGATGAAGCAATACTTTTTAGTTATGACTACTTCAATACACTTATGCCTTTTGACGCATTTACAGCTTATTTAAAGGCTGTTTCTAATTGGGATATATCTTTTTACATACTAGATGAAAATGACGTTATTTCGGGGGTTTATTTCATTGGTAATAAACAAGTTTCCAGCCTAATTCCAGCACCTGAGTATGATGATTTGGTAGGAGTTGAAGGGGTTCTATTAGCAGTTGATGATTCGATAAGAGGATTTGGCTTCGGAAATAGACTTAAAGATTTACCTAAAACACTTGGTGTAGATTATATTTGGGGACAACAATTCAAGGCTTTAAACAATTTAGAAGATTGGTTAAAAAGGCGAGTAGAGGTCGGAAGGACAGAATTTGTTTACGTAACAGCAGAAAAATTTTGATTTTAATGTTTTTTCATGATATTTATTATTAAAAAATACTATGAGAAAATTCGATAAAAAATTAAACATTGTTAAAGCAAACTTATTGTCTGAACAAAGATATTTAAACAATAAAGAAGGTATTAACGAAGATTGGAAAACCAACCTAGCGGCAGGTATTGCTACTTTAGGTGGTGCGGCAGGAGCTCAAGCTCAACAACAAGCACCTCAGCAAGCTCCACAACAACAATCAATACAACACCAACAAGCTCAAAAAGCTGATGATGGTAAGACTTCAAACGCATTCAATACGCCAAGAACTCTTCCAATCGCTAAGATTCAAACAGGTGTAGTTGATGGTAAAACTGGAAAATCAGGTGTATATGTATACCACAAGTTACCAACGGACCCATCATTTGATGTTAACAGAGATAGAGAAATGGTTTACAATGAAAACCTACCTAACTTAAGAAAAACAGTAGAGTATCAAGAATACATGAGAAACCAACAAGGTGGACAACAAGCTCAAGGTCAAGCAGTAGCAGGACTAAATGAGGCTGGAAAAAAAAAAGTAATCTTTAAAGAGGGTTGGAAACAAAACCTAGCGGCTGGTCTTGCAATGGCAGGTGGAGTAGCAGGAAATTCAGGTAGTGCAGGAGCGAAACCTCAATATCAAACACAACAACCTGAAATGACACAATTTGATAAACCAATTGTAGGAGTAAAAGCTCATAACCAAGATGGTGTTAATGGATTTTATGTTTATCATAAGTCACCAAGCGACCCTTCATTTAATAAGGTAGCTGATTTATCATGGGTAAGTGCAGATAATTGGAGCCAAGTGTCTAGAACACCAGCGTTTAGAAACTTCGTTGACCATGCGCAAGGTAATAGTTTAGACGTACAAGCACCAATGAACTAAAAAAAAATTAAAAATATTTTACAAAAAGCTTGACTTGTATTAAAATAAGTTGTACCTTTGTATAAGAAAATTAAGGAAAGCTAGTCTTTTCACAGAATACAAGATATTTATAAACAACGGAGAAATCCAAACAAAAAAAAAGAAACAATGAACACAATTAACATACATATGATATCGATTAGCAATTGGAGACGTAATAGTCACCGTGCTACGGGTATGCCAAATTGTGAAGGTGGTACTGAAGTGTAACTTCTAGTAATCCTTAATAATAACATAAACCCGATAGCTCTAGAGTTCATCGGGTTTTTTATTTAAATACTATTACAGTGGGAGATTTAGTAAGAAACTTAGGAAGAGAAAAAAGTGTTAACTTAGTTAAAGATTTTGACTTGATAGTGGATAAATATAGACAGATTGCAGATGCCAGTGGATATCATGGAGAATTGAAGTTCCAAAAAGAAGGTGGATTTACAATAGTGTTCGTTGAAATTAAAAATGAAATAAAAGAATAGAGGATTCGCATAATGGTATTGCAACAGTCTTGAAAACTGTATCGGGAAACTGATTTGTCGGTTCGACCCCGACATCCTCTGCAAAATACACGGCTATGGTGTTTAACGGTAGCATAGGGGACTCCAAATCCTTTGGTGTGGGTTCGAAACCTACTAGCCGTGCTAATTTTTTGGTCTAGTAGCTCCAATGGTAGAGCGGCACCCTGTTAAGGTGAGGCGTGTAGGTTCGAATCCTACCTAGACCGCAAGAATGGAGAGGTTAGCCGAGTTGGCCTAGCGGCAGCGGTCTTGAAAACCGAGGGCCTGTAAAAGGGTGTGTGGGTTCGAGTCCCACTCTCTCCGCAAAAAAAAGTGAAAATAAATTTGGTGGTCTCGAAATAAAGTATTACCTTTGTAGTAACAAAAATAGTGTGATGCTTCCTCCTCTGATTTATCATGAAAGTAGTCTCGATAAGCGCAGGGCCCGTGACTTATACGGTGGTTGGTAACATACCATAAAGCAAATGTTACAAATATGGTGTTCATAGAAGCGTAACGGTAGCGTGCTTGGTTGTGAGCCAAGTGGTAGGAATACTCCTGCGGGTTCGAATCCCGTTGTACACCCAATTATATGGTGGCTATAGCTCAGTCGGTTAGAGCATCGGTTTGTGGTACCGAGGGTCGTGGGTTCGAGCCCCACTAGTCACCCAATATTCCGTAGAGGCAAGTCAGGTATGTATAGCTATAACCCGATTAGAAGGAGAAAGTGGTTCGAATCCACCCCATGGAGCAAATTTATTTAGTAAGTCAAAAGAGTAAACTGGGTATTGACTGCTGTATACAAGCGGTAACCTAAGGAGGTGTGCAGGTTCGAATCCTGTCTAAATAACAAATGATTATTGAAGAGAAACATTATGGACAAATGGACATATGATAAAACAGTAAGAGAATTGGTTCAAAATATTAAGAATTATGAAATTCATGCCGCTAGAGAAATTAAAAACAACGAAGTAGCAAGAAAGGATAAGGTTAGAAATAACTCCCAAGAATATCTTTTAATATGTAAACAACGATACAAGGATTTTACAGGAGAAGATTATCAACAAGAAACTTAATCTAACGATTATGGAAGAGAAGATAGAACAATTGGAAGAAGAAATAATCGAGTTGAAGTATCAGCTTAAGAAAGCCAAGGATAAAGAATTAATCTACTTGGATATACTTTCAAATGTTTATTCTGCATTAAGAACCCTCTTCAAAAGAGAGGAAGAAAATGAGAGATTTAAACTAGGAGATATTATCAACTTTAGAGAGAATCTTGTAAACCTAAAAACGTCACTGGATGACTACATTAGGATTTATAAATTGAGATTATGAAACAAGAATTTGATATGCTTTGAGGTCTACTAAACAATAGACTGAAAAGTTATGAGTGTAAATCGAAACAGAGCCAAATATAAAAAGGCTACGACAAATCATGAATATTTATCTATGCAAGATAATTTCTTATTCAACGATTGGTATTGGGAAGATTACGGAAGTAAAAAAAGTGGTATCTACACATGGAAATACAGAATGTATAGAACGTGGAAATACAACAGAAAAACACAATGGAAGCCCTAGGTTTCCAAAATAGGCAGTTAGCTCAACTGGTTAGAGCACCTCGCTGATACCGAGGAGGTTATGAGTTCGACTCTCATATTGCCTACAATGAAAAGAGAATTTACATCGAACGAAAAGGAGTTTGTGGAAGCAATTGTTGGATTATTTATCCTTTTGCCAAACCCTGAATTAAATAGCCGTAAAGGTGAAGTAATGAAGGTTGCCTATGACGTTTTAAATAAGCTCTTGGATGAATATGTTCCTGAACCTGAGAGAGAACTCACGGAAGAGGAATTAGAAGAAATCGAATTCAATGATATGTATTATCAATACCTATTAGAAGACGATGAAGAAGAAATATAAGGTCTTATAGCTCAGTTGGTTAGAGCAGCTCGCTCATAACGAGAAGGTCACAGGTTCGAGTCCTGTTTGGACCACAATATAGTGATGTGGATGAATGGTTTAGTCGCCAGCCTGATACGCTGGGTACGCAAGTACAACGTGGGTTCGAGCCCCACCGTCACTACAAGGAGTAATGCTTGTTGGAACAAGATTATGGAAGGTTAGCTCAACCCTAACTTGAAGTAAAGGAGTTTGATTTTTGGCTCGCCCGCTTGTAGGGTTGTGTTCAAAAATACAGCAAGGGTTGACATTGCTCACTTATTCTCCTGTAGCTCAGTTGGTTAGAGCGGCACCCTGTTAAGGTGAGGGTCACAGGTTCGAATCCTGTCAGGAGAGCAAAATGATTAACTTTTTTAATTAATCAGATATTTATAATAAAAGAATATTATGAATACTGAAATTAAAGAATGTAGAAATCATGGAATAACTGAATTTGTTAAAAGAGCTGATGGTTATTGCAGATGTAAAAAATGTGCAGTAGATGCAGTAAACAAACGAAGAATAGTTTTGAAGGAAAAAGCTATTGAATACAAGGGTGGTGAATGTCAGGAATGTGGATATAAAAAATCTAAAAGAGCGTTAGAATTTCATCATTTAGACCCAAATGAAAAGGATTTTGGTATATCAGCGAATGGTTATACAAGGTCTTGGGAAAAAGTAAAAAGTGAATTAGATAAATGTATCTTATTGTGTGCAAATTGTCACGCTGAGAAACATGAAGAAATTGAAAAGAATAAAAAGGATGGGTTGCTTTAGTTGGTCGAAAAGTCTAGACTGTTAATCTAGTGAGCATTGCTCCACCGTGGGTTCGAATCCCACCCTGTCCTCAAAATAAAATATATGAAATTAGGTAAAAGATTTGATATTATCCCATCACCTGTTAATATTAACAGCAAAACAATTGTATTTTGTAATGAAATGTCAAAAAAAATTGATGTAGTTAATGCACCAAAGACATATGAAAGAGTATTTATAATTAGAACTTCAGAATTATGGATTTAGGTGAAGAAATACTAAGAAGACAATATAAAGATGAAAGTTTACCTGATTTTACTAGTAGTTTTTGTACTATTATGGTTAACATTATAGATGAAACAATAGAGAATTATCCAAAAATATATAGTAATCCTGAAATTAGTATGTTTTTTGATTTTCTAGAATTAAAACGTTCAAAAGATTTTAAATAATATGGCGCAATGGTAGAGGCGGCTTCTTACGCTACTCTCATAAGGTAGAGACACTGGTTCGAGTCCAGTTTGCGCTACAAAACACATAACATGGAAAAGCACGAAGAAAAGCTTGTTAAACATAGAGGTAGTAAAATACATGCTTTCAAGTATAAGTGGAAAGAAGAAAACGAAAAAGGAAAAGAAGTTGATAAGTCACAGATAGTATGTTTACTATATCGTGCTGGAAGCAAAAACCAACCTTTAAACCTTGGAGAAATGAGTGACGGAACACCATTTATGGCAGTTGCACAAGCAGTCAACGAAGCTAAAAAGCTAGTTGATATGCGAATGACACCTGAATATCTTAAACTATACGGTAGGGATGTAATGGGTGTTGGTGAATATGTCAAAGAAGGTAGAAAATTCGTCTTTAAAACCGTTGAAGGTTTAAGACTTTGGAAATGTGAAGATAGATATTATTTCGTTAAAGATGGACAAGTTAGTCTTTTAACAAATAGTGTTTTAGATAAATAATGGCGACATAGCTCAATTGGATAGAGCACTCGATTACGAATCGAGAGGTTGTAGGTTCGACCCCTACTGCCGCTACTAAGAGACAGGATTAAAATCTGAACGAGGTTACTTAGATAACAGGATATAAATCTGAACGAGGTCTCTTTTAAGCCTCCATAGCATAAATGGAAATGCAACACCCTTCTAAGGTGTCCAATCGGGGTTCGAATCCCTGTGGGGGTACAAAATTTAAATATATGAATAAAAAAATGTTTACATCGATATTAAATTATCCTGATGATAGGTCAATTGAAAGTGTTCATGCTTATGTTGATAAACATTTTAAAAACTATGATGTTTTTTTAATAACACATGTTGAAACTAAGGATTTGGATAAGACATATTTTAATCATGTTGATTATCCACATGGTGGTATTAAAGTATCATATATGAATAGATATTAAGATATGGAAAAGAAAAAAGTTTATAGAATTCGTGAAAAAGGAAAAACAGAATTTGTCTCATTAGGATATAACCGAAAAAACAAATGGAATGTATATCCGTCAGCGGCAATCAACACTTCAATCAGAGAATCTGAAAAGGATAAATATGAAGTTGTTGTATTTGAATATGAATTAAAAGAAGTCTCAACTATAGACTTAAAATAATAAATTGGAAGGTAGTCTAATATTGGTTTGTGGTGGCACCCTGCTAAGGTGTTCCGTGTAACAGCGGTGAGGGTTCGATTCCCTTGCCTTCCGCTAAGTTTTTTAGTAATTTCGTAATATTTATATTAAAAGTATAATATGGAATTTATAAAAAAACGTCTTAAAGAATCACTAGCAAATTCAATCTTAGAATCACTGCTTGATGAGGATTATCCATCTCAGTTCAATATGGAAGAATTCAAATAGTTAAACTCATTTAACAAAAGAATCAATTATTGTCAAGAGAATCTTAAAAGAATATCTTCAGGTTCTTCTAGAATCGTTTATATGATAGACGATACCAAGGTATTAAAATTAGCCAAGAATCAAAAAGGACTTGCTCAAAATGAAGTCGAAATTCAATGGGGACAAGATAGCTATTTTTCTAGCATCCTTGCTCATACCTTTGATTATCATCCAAACGACCAATGGGTTGAAATGGAACTTGCAAAGAAAGTAACAAAAGGAATATTTCAAAACCATGTAGGTTATGATATCTACGAGGTTGGAGTTTATCTTCATAATCAATATGCTACCAACAATCCTTATAAAAAATTATCAAAATGGAATCAAGACCCACAAATCAAAGCTGGGTTAGATGAAAATGAATTTACACAATCCATAATGGAATTCATGCTTCAAGTTGATGCGCCAGCTGGTGACTTCGGAAGACTTAGTTCTTATGGACTGGTTCAACGTGGTGGTCAAGATGATATTGTTCTTATTGACTTTGGAATCACTAGTGATGTTTATGATACTTATTATTCATAATAATTTGGTTGTCTAGTTTTTTATTTGTACCTTTGTAGAAAATTAATACAAATGGAAACAAATAGATTAGGAATAGCAGTAACAAGACCTGACCAAGTACTTATAATCATGCGAGGCATCCCAGGAGCTGGAAAATCCACACGAGCTAAACAATTAGTCTGTGAAGGAAAAATCCACTCAACTGATGACCTTATTGAAGCCAAGGGTGACTACTCAGTATTCTTCGAACAAATGCATGCCGCAAATGACTTCGGTCCATTATTTGGATTACACATCAAAAACTTCAGAAATGCAAGAGCGTCGATATTAGAGGGTATTTCACCAGTAATCATAGATAATACTAACATTAAGCAATCAGACGCTAAATCATACGTTAAAGCGGCTCTAGAGTTGGGTCTATCAGACTCAAACATAAGATTTGAAGATGTTGGTACAAGCGGATTAGATGCTAAGGTATTATCAGAGAGAAATACTCACGGAGTTCCATTAAAAACAATTGAAAAAATGATTGCCAGCCATAAAGGTCAAGGTGAACTAACACTTGAAAGTGTATTAAAAGCTAGAGATATGTTTAAAGAAAGTAATGTTTTATATTCATGTGTGTTGCTTGACGAAATGTCAAGAACTGCCCTATTATCACGTGATTTGCCAGTTCAAATCCCTAATGGGTGGAAAGTATTCGCACACCACGTAACAATTAACCTTGGTCCATTGAAAGATAAGTCTAGACTTGGTGAAAAGGTTGTTTTGACAGTTGAAGCTGTTGGAATTAGCGATATGGCTATGGCCGTAAAGGTAAGTGGTATCGAAACCAAGAATGAAATTCCACATATTACTATAGCGATTAATCCTGACGGTGGTAAGCCAGTTATGAGCAACGATATTGTGAAATGGCAAAATGTGAAGCCATTTATGGTTCAAGGAGTTATTACAGAAATTAAAAAGAACTAATATGGGACTAAATGCTGTGTTATTAAAAGAATTGATTAAAAGAGGTGGAAATCTTCAAAAATTGAAGAATATTCAGACAGAAAATCAATTACGTAGTTGTTTATGTACTCAGATAGTTTCGCAAGGTGAATGTAAACTAACAGAGATAGTAAAAACAGTCCGTTTAAGCGGTTATTAAACAAAAAAGGTATAACATAATGTTATACCTTTTTTTATTAAGAGAGAGTTATAGTTTTTGTTACACCATTTATTCGAATCTTGAGACCTGTGTTGGTATTTGATTCTAGCCATATTTGACCATCTAGGGTTCCTGCGGTTGATGCAATATTCAAGCTTAATAGTTCTTTTATGTTTAAACTATTAACATATGTTGTATTTGCTGTATTTCCAGTGATATTTGAACCTAATACAACTGTTGATTCACCATTAGCTTGTGAACCATAACCATGTACAAATGAATAATTTCCAGTAGCATATGAAAATGAACCCCCAGCATGACCTGATTGACCACTAGCAATTGTATTATCACCTTCAGCATGTGAGTATTGACCTATGGCTTGGGTGAAATAATTTTGAGCATGTGAATATCCACCACCAGCAATTGTATTGAAACCTTCTGAGTGTGATGTTTGACCACTGGCAATACTTCCTTGTCCTTCAGCATGAGAAATAGCTCCAATAGCTTGAGTTTGTTGTCCTTCGGCATGAGAAATTTGACCACTAGCAGAACTTTGTGAACCTTCAGCAACACTATAAGAACCATTTGCTTGGTTAGCGGCACCTTTTGTCACAACAGAAGCATAACCATTACTAGCTTCCCAAACCTCAGTATTAGCTGAACCACTAATAATAAATCCATTGGCATCAAGACCAATTTGAGTAAATGTGCTACCACTTTGTGGTCTTGTTACATTTCTAACATTAAGCCTATCAACATATACAGTGTTTGGTTCACTACCTGTAATATTAACACCAAAAATCGTAACATAATTACCATTAGCATTTGAATTTTGACCAAATACGAATGAACCTTCACCATTGGCTTGTGAATTATAACCACCAGCAAACGAATAAGAACCATTTGTTATTGTTTGAAAACCTTGCGTAAGTGAATAATTACCATTAGCAAGTGTAAAATATCCTTGTGCATTAGAGTAAGCACCACCTGCTTTGGTAAAACCACCTTGAGCAGTTGACATTTGACCATTAGCTTGTGTTTGGTTACCTGATGCAAATGAATAATCACCATTACCTTCAGATATGAAATATGGATAATACTCGTAATCACCTGAATCTTGAATCCAAAGAGTATCTTCTTGACTAGCACTTTGATTATCATAATAAACACTACTAATAGTTCCATTGGTTGAATCTATAAAGCTGAATTCAATATATCTTCTAGTACCATCACTTAGAATAACCGTAAAAAGATTATTATATCCTGCACTACCTATATTATCACCATCAAGATTAGCTCCACCAACGGCAATAATAGCATTTGAATTTTGAGTAAGAGTTATTTTACCAATTCCCTTTCCAAGGTTAATACTATTACCAATTTCATTATCTGTTTCCCATCCTCTTACATATGAGTTACCACTACTTGTCCCACCACTTAATCCATTTTGAATATCTTCGAATGTTACTTGTGATGTAACACCCTCAGCTACAATAGGGAATATACTTGCTGATGTTAAATTACCAATAGGTAAATCGCTTATTTTTTTATTTGCCATGTTTTTGTTTATTAATAAATATTAAGTTATAATATAAAAAGGTTGGAAAACCAACCTTTTTATATTTAAATAGCTTCTTTAAATCACATTAAAGAGTTGCAAACCAATTAAGACTAATTGACCCAGCAGTTGGAGCACTTTCATATGTTACAATGATATTTGTTGTATTATTTGTAGTATAAAAATCTGTAAAATTAGCTGAACCTTTTGTTACTAATGCTGTAGTAGGAGTTACACCTAATCCATGAGCAATATTATAAACAGTTGATGTACCATCCGCAGTAAACGTAAAGATACCACCAGCTCTTCTAGAATTAATTATTGTATTAACGCTTGGAGCACCATTTACAATATTTCCTGAAACATCAACACCCATAACGGTTGTACTTGTTCCAGTATTAATATTTGTCATTCCTGTTACGTTGAATGTACCACCAGTATTATTTCTAAATACAAAAGTTCCAGCTGAATATGTACCACCAGTAACTACCAAGTCGCTAGTTTTGAAACCACTAACGTTGAATGTACCACCAGTATTATTTGTAAATGTAGCAGTTCCATTGGTGTAAGTTCCACCAGTTACATAAATTTCAGTACCTGCGGCACTACCAGCAACAATAAATCCTTGTGCATTGATACCTAAGTTATTAACGCTTGTTCCAGTATAAAGTGTTTTTATATTTAATTTATCAACATATGTTGTATCTGCTGTATTTCCTGTAATGAATCTACCTAATACGATAGAGTAATCACCATTGGCTTGTGAATTATCACCATGAACAAAACTAGCAAGACCATTAGCGATAGTATTTTGACCACCAGCATGTGATGAAACACCATTAGTTCTAGTAAATGAACCTTGTGAATGTGAAAATTGACCAAAAGCAATTGTAGCATTACCTTCAGCGTGGGCTGTTTGTCCTGAAGCAGTTGAAGAACCCTCAGCATGTGAACGAGCACCCATTGCAACACTTCCTACACCTTCAGCATGTGAATAGAATCCAAATGCGAGAGTATTAGCTCCTTCAGCATGAGCATAATAACCTGAAGCAGTTGTATTATAACCTTCTGTATGTGAATAGTCACCATAAGCCTTAGTATTCCAACCTTCAGCATGTGAAGTGAAACCAGTAGACTGATTTTCAGCACCTTCAACAAATGAACTTGGTCCTGAAGCAGTATTTCCAGTACCAAAAGCAACTGAATATTCACCTGAAGCAGTATTTCCACTACCAAATGCAAAAGCACCTTGATTTGTAGCACTTGAACTAACACCACCAGCAAATGTGAAATTACCACTAGCAATAGATTGTGAACCATTAGCCAATGAACCAACACCTGAAGCGATTGTTTGATAACCACCAGCTTCTGAGAATTGACCTAGAGCTTGTGTTTCTTGACCATGAGCAAATGAATTTCCACCACCAGCAATTGTTCTATAGTTGGTAGCGTGAGCAGAAGTTCCACTAGCGGTAGTTGTATCACCTTCAGCAATACTATAAGCACCTGAAGCAGTAACATTATTACCTCTAGCTTGTGCATAAGTTTGTGTTGCTTGAGCTTGGTAACCAAATGCATAAGAAAACGAACCTGTTGCTTGTGAACCATTACCTTCAGAATGAGAAAATGAACCTGAACTAATAATATCAGAACCAAAACCATATCCATATACACCAGTAACATTTACATTTGAACCTTGAGCGTGAGCATAAGCATTATTTGCAATACTATTTTGACCATAAGCATGGCTGGCAAATTGTAAGGCTTGAACATTGCTACCCAATGCGATACCATAAGTTCCTTGTACAAGGTTATTAGAACCAAATGTGAAACCTTGAGTATTAACAGTATTATTATCACCGAAAACAACACCATAACTACCAGTAACATCTGAGTTATAACCTTGAATGAATGAGTTATATCCACTAGTAGTATTTTGAGAACCATGAACATAAGATTGAGTACCATCTGACGTATTATTAGTACCAAAAATTACACCATAAAAAGCACTTTGATTAATTATATTACCACCACCAAAAGCAACTGAATAGTCACCTAAAACTTGATTGCTACCACCATGACCAAATGAGTAAGCTCCACTAACTATTGTGTTATTACCACCAGCATGTGATACGAAACCATTAGCTTGTGTACCATTTCCTTGTGAGTGTGAATATGTTCCATTAGCTTGAGTGTTACCACCTTCGGCATGTGAATTATGTCCAAACGCTGTAGTTTGATTTCCTTCTGCATGTGAGAAGGTACCACCAGCGATGTTTCCTGAACCTACAACTGTAGAACAGAATCCTGAAGATAAGTTATTTTGACCAAATGCTTGAGAGTAACTAGCAGTAACCATATTGTTACCACCACCTACACTTGAATGGTCAGCAGTTACAGTATTAGAACGACCATTTGCATATGCAAAATCACCATTAGCTTTATTCAAATAACCATCAGCTGTAGCCCATAAACCAGTAGCTTGATTTTGACCAAATGTTGTTACAAGAGAATTGTTACCTTCACCTGAAGACCATAGACCAGTTAAACCTGATGTTGGCATTTTTTTAACATTACCAAATACATCAATTAATAATAGGTTATTATTATTGTTCCCAGTATTAACAGCTTTTAGCTGTAAGTTTTTATTTATTACTTGTTTCATATTATGAGTTTATTGTCCAACCTTTAGCTTGTAAAAGACTTTCAGTTGTTGTACCTATTATTGTTTCTGACGAGTTAGTACTATTAATTACACCATTATTTGGTAAATTAGAGATATAATCTGTTTCATCATTCCAACCACTAGTATTTATATGTGTATTAATAAGATTTAATGCAGTTAAGCTAGGTAATGGAGAAGTTGGATTAAAATACTGTAATGGATTATAATTTAAGTTAATACCTGTTATTGTTGTTGGTAACGCATTATTTGTTGGGTTGAATATGTTAATATCATTTTGACTCAATTCTAAACCAGTTAAACTAGATGGTAATGCAATTGATGGGTCAAAGTTTATTATTCCATTATCACTTAAATATAGTAACATTAAACTATTAGGTAATGCTAAGCTTGGATTGAAATCATTAATGTTATTACCTGTTAATTCTAAAGCGATTAAGCTAGATGGTAATGCAATTGATGGGTCAAAGTTTGTTAATTCATTATAAACAAGAGTTAAACTTTGTATTGAATTAGGTAATGCTAAGCTCGGATTAAATTCAGTTAATTGATTATTTCCCAATGTTAAATTAGTCAAAGTAGAAGGTAACGCAATTGATGGGTCAAACTCAGTCAATTCATTATCTCCTAATGATAAACTATTCAAGTTTGGTAATGGTAAGGTTGGATTAAATACTTTAATTTGATTTTGATTAATACTTAAACTTATTAATGAATCAGGCAATGGTAAGCTTGGGTTAAATTCAGTTAATTGGTTGTTATCTAATGTTAAATAAACTAAATCATCAAATGCTTCAAGTTCAATTTCAGTTATCTCCATACCATAAAAATTCATAGTATCAATATATCCATTTTTTGTAAAAAGAGCTGAATTTCCAGCAATTTCAACACTATCAAATGACATAGTTCTAGCTGAAAAGAAAGCATTCCAATCATTTATACTGTTTTTATCATCAATACCTAAATTAGCCATGGTATTATCAATATTACTAAATGATAATGTTAAATTACTTACACTAACCAAATCAATATAATTAATTATATCGAAACTAGTAAGAGCAGTAATACTACCACCACTGTAAATAGCTTCAATTTTTTTATTGTCGATAATCCCTTGAACCATATCACCTACCTCAAGAACTTCAGGATTACCTGTAGCTATTTTAAAAACAAGGAAATCACCAATAGGAACGATAAGTTTTGTAACACTAGAACCAGTACCAATAGCGTCTTGGATATCAGCGAATGTTATTTGCGAGGTAACACCCTCAGCTACAATAGGAAATATTGACTCAGGGGTTAGGGTACCAACAGGTAATTGACTTATTTTTGCATCTGCCATATTATTATAGTGTTATTTTAAAGTTATCTTCTGTTAACATATAGAAACCATCTTCCAATAAAAGAAAGTCTCCAACGCTAGGAGTTGGTGGAGTTGGAGTGGGTCTACTAGGGTTAGGCGTACTTTGTCCATAACGATTGATTTTTTTCGTTGTACGACCACTACGGTCAGTTTCTAAGGTATATACCTTTGGAGAAATTAGTTGATTATACATAGTTTTGTGTTTTATTAATAAATATAAATTTTTACAATAAAATTTGGTATTTCTCAAAATAATTCATACCTTTGTACCACAAACAAATGTTAAAAAAACTTAAAAATGATATTTAGAACAAGAAAAATCATAAAACCTGAAGACTTAAACCCACGTGGGACCCTTTTTGGTGGACAATTGTTAAAATGGGTAGATGAAGAAGCCGCAATCTTTGCAATTTGCCAATTGGAAACGAATCAAATAGTAACCAAATTAATTTCTGAAATTGACTTTGTGGCTCCAGCAGTCCAAGGAGATATGATAGAAATGGGAGTTGAGGTTGTTAACTTAGGAAGGTCCTCATTGACTATTAGATGTGTTGTAAGAAATAAAACAACCAAGAAAGAAATCCTTAAGATTGACAAGATGGTTTTTGTCTGCGTAAATGAAGAAGGTAAATCAACACCTCACGGAATAACTGAAATTAAACAAGACTAAATTATGACAACAGCACAAGTAGTTTTAATAAATAAAGAAGGATTGGTCCTTGGAGTATCAAGAAAAGATGACCATAATGATTTTGGATTGCCTGGTGGAAAGATGGAAGATATTGATAATAATGACCCTATGGCTACAGCAATCAGAGAAACAAAAGAAGAAACTGGCCTTGATGTAAGTGACCTTTATCAAGTATTCTCTATTCATATGGGTGGTAATATGGGTTATACCTATATTGCTAATTATGACGGTGAAATCAATCACGATGAACCTCACGTAGTAAAATGGGTACCATTTCAACTATTAATTAATGGTAAATTCGGCCGATATAATGCGCTAGTATCTAAATCACTTGATTCTATGGGCGTTAGTTATCAAAAACACATTGATGAAGAAGCACTAGAAAGAGAATTAAAAGCATTTTTCCTTGTGAAATATGATGGAGTTCTTTTACTTAACTGTATCACTAGACAATCTAATTATCATGATGATGTTTACTATGAAATTAGTCTAACATATGCTGAAGATTCAGGTTTCGACGATGATGATTTGGAAGAAGGTTTTCAATTTGATAAGAAAACTGAAAGAGAAATCAATGAGTTAGGTCTTAAATATGGAGTTAAATTAACTCTTGACAGCTATTATACACCAAAATAATGGAAGTAGTATCATTTACAAGAGTTTCACTACCGTTCGGTTGGCTTGGAAACATGTCAGCTTACCCTATTGAATTTAACGGAAAAACATGGAGAACTAGTGAAGCTCTGTTTCAAGCATTAAGGTTTAAAGATGAAGAGATTCAAGAGCTTATCAGAGCAGAAAAGAGTCCAATGTCAGCCAAAGCCGTAATGAATGAAAATCAGGAACATATCAAGGTTAAGAAACACGGACCTAAAGATGTTATGAATATGAAAATGTGTTTAATGTTGAAATTGAATCAACATCAAGAGCTTATCAAAGAACTAATAGATACTGGCGATGCAATGATAGTAGAAGATGTTACCAAGAGAGGTAATATCGGTGGTAATCTATTTTGGGGTGCTATGCTAGTTGATGGAGAATGGGTAGGAGAAAATAAGTTAGGTCAACTATGGATGGACCTACGAGAAGTTTATAAACAAAAAAATACCTTATGATGAATAACAAGGTCAGAAAATTAGACTTAAGTGTAAAGTTTTTACAAATGGGTCAAGCGTTACAGCAAGAAGGTGAAGAAATTGAGGATGATGAAATAGCAATGTTAGGTACACTGCTTATTTTTGTAGGGTCCTTAGCATTAAATGATAAAGATTTGAATCAATTTGCTGATATAGTAGAAATGTTTACCGCAAAAAAGACATTTGATAACTTAGCAAGAACACAACCTCAAATTATGGCACTCATTAACGGTGTAGCCGATGGTTATTCCTATGATGATTTAATAAATCGCCTTAAAAATAATAAAAAAAGAGAAGAAAACAACGAAGACGAAGAAAATATTGACGAATAATTTGCGTATTCCAATATAATGTTTTACCTTTGTCAAATAAAACAAAGAAATTATGTTAGCAATACAAGAATATATCAAAAAACACGGAATAAATAAGGCAATTTCAGACTTTAATCTAAAATCTAGAGAGTATGAAAACAAAATCTTATTGAAATACGACCAATTATCATCACCAACAATGATGGCAATGGCTGAAATGCAAGATTCTCGTGGTATTATCCTTGAAAAAGGAACTTGGAAGGTCTTATCACTTGCATTTAGAAAGTTCTTCAACTCAGAAGAAGGAAATGCACATAAAATTGATTGGAATACTGCCCGTGTACTAGAGAAACTAGATGGTACCCTTATACAATTGTATTGGGATGCACATAAAGGTAAGTGGTTTGCAGGTACTACAGGTACAGCAGAAGGTGAGGGTGAAGTGAATAATAAAAATGGTACTACATTTAATGACCTTTTTTTCCAAACAGTTGCTGAAAAATACAACTTGGATTTAAACAGACTTGATAAAAAATACTGTTTTGTGTTCGAATTAACAACACCTTATAATATAGTAGTGAAGCCACACGGTGAATCATCTGCTACGTTATTAACTATTAGAAACCTTGAGACACTTGAAGAAGTTTGTTATGAAGAATTACTAAACCACGGTTCAGTATTAGGACTTCCAGTAGTTAAATCATTTGACCTTAATGCTAAGAACGTTGGAGCTTTGCTTCGTACATTCGAAAACATGCCATGGTCAGAAGAAGGTTATGTTGTTGTTGATGGAAACAATGATAGAATCAAGTGTAAAAACCCAGCTTATGTTGCGGTTCACCACTTAAAAGGTAAGTCAGCAGAACACAATATCATCACGATTGTTAAATCAAACGAGATTGAAGAATTTGGTTCTACTTTCCCTGAAAGAAAAGAAGAATTGTACAAGCTTAAGGCTAACTACGATATCCTTTTAGAAAAATTACTTGTAACTTGGGAAGAATTGAAATTACGTAAACCTAAGAATATCATGCCAGCCGAAAAGAAAAAATATGCGGCCGCTGTATTCGAAGTTTGCGAGAAACATGACTTAAAGCCATTTACAGGTTTATTCTTTGGACTAAACGATGGAAAGGTAGAAAGTGTTGAAAGCTTCCTTATGAACTACGACGATAAACTCTTATACAAGATGTTATGATTGAGCAAAAACACTTAGAAGCTGTGATTAAATCAATTAGAGAAAAACACTCTGATTTTGTGATAGTCACAGCTACTCAACCACCAAGACCTGAATCATCAATTCCACCTAGAAGACTAGGACGAGGTGATGAACTCGACATAGTAATTATTGACTATATATCCTTAATAAAATGAGAGAAAATATAACGGCAGAATGGGCCAAAGAAACAGCAACAAATATCTTAAATCAAAAGATTAAAACTCAAATCACAAAGTGTTTAGATTCAATTGAATCAGCAGTAAAAGAGAATAGGTTTAATTGTACTTATTACGGTGATTTAGACCAATTTGCAATCGCTGAAATTAAAAAACGTGGATTCGGTATTGACCAAGATGGAAATTGGAATCAACAAGACGGAACCTCATATACAATAACTTGGTAAAACAAAGAAATCATGACATATACAGAAAAAACATACCGTGAAGCAAGAATGGTAGGAGTAAAAGCCCATTCAAATCAATCATATGATGAAATATTTCCATATGAAAAACACTTAGATGATGTTGTTGATGTTCTTAAAAGATTTGGTTTCTCAGGAAAATTTATCGTTGCAGGATATCTTCATGATTCAATTGAAGATGATGGTATCAGTTATAACGATATCAACAAACACTTTGGTAGAGAAATTGCTGAAATGGTTTATTGTGTAAGTGATGAGTCAGGTCGTAATCGTGCTGAGAAAAAAGCTAAAACTCTTCCTAAAACTGCAAGCAACCCTGATGCTATTATCTTGAAGTTAGCTGATAGAATTGCCAATGTTGAACATGCTGGTAAAATTGGTATGTATTCTAAAGAATATGGAGAATTTAAAGAAGCTTTATTTGGTAGTTCAAAAGATGAAGCAAAAGCAATGTGGGAACATTTAGATAATTTATTACTAAAAGAGTTGGTTTAATCAAATATTAGTTGTACATTTGTACTCTAATTTAAAAACAAGTATTATGGCAGGTGAAATAATCGGAGAAATATTAGTTGGTGCAATTGAACTAGCGGCAGAAATCGCAATAGATGAAAAGAAGCCAGGATGTGGATGCGCAATTATCATTGCCTTGCTATTAATACTAGGTTTTGGAATTTATTACTTTAACTAAAAACAAAAATATGAAAATTAAACAAATTCTTGATGAAATCGCTGGTTTCAGTGGTAAATTGGATAAAGCGAAAGCCTTAACCAAATATAAAGACAATCAATTATTAAAAGATGTGATTTATCTTGCGCATTCGCCTAGGATTAAATTCTTTATTAAACAAATACCTGAGTATCAGTTCATCGAAGCAACAACTTCACTTGAAGACGCTTTAAATGACTTAAAACAAATCTCCGACAGATTTTACACAGGTGCGGCCGCTACAGAATTCCTTTTAGGTTTACTATCTTATACGGACCCTGATGATGCTTACGTAATTGAACGTATCATTGATAAAAATCTTAAGATAGGAATGGACACAGGTATCAATAAGGTAATCCCTAAATTGATTGAAGAAACTCCTTATCAAGGTGCTACATCATTCTCAGAGAAGGGTGCATCTAAGTTATTAGATAGAAAATCTAGAACTGATAAAAATGGAGTTACAAGTCATGTGATTTCACAGATTAAAGCTGATGGTTCTTACCGTAATGCAATCATAATTGATGGAAAGGTAGAACTCTTATCAAGACAAGGAGAAGTTTCAACTCTTACAGGTGCCAAGTTCTTAGATGAACTAGCTCAAATGCCTGACTGTGTTCTAAATGGTGAACTTACTGTTGATGGAATAGAAAACCGTGCAATTGCAAACGGAGTTGTTTCTAGCATCATGGATATCACTCAGAAAGCAGAAGAAAGAGGTGAAGTAGAAACAGCTAAGAAAATCAAAGCCTTTACTGAAAAACACGGTGATATGGCAGAAATGATTAATAGGTTACGCTTCACGGTTTGGGATATGATTAGTGTAGATGAATACTTAAAAGCAAGTTCAGATTTTCCATATTTGAACCGTTTTACTGGTCTTCAAACACTTTTGATTGAAAAAGCTTTCACAAATATTGAATTGATTGAAACTCTTTTTATTGACTCTTATGAAGAAGCAATGAATCATTTCTTAGACGCTCAAAAAAGAGGTCTTGAAGGAACAATCATCAAATCAAGTACTGCTGGTTGGAAAGATGGGAAACCAACTTACCAAATCAAAATGAAACTTGAAATGGATATGGACTTAAGAATCATCGGATTCAACTATGGTACCAAAGGTACTAAGAATGAGCATGTTATTAGTGTTCTACAGTTGGAAAGTGAAGATGGGTTATTGAAGACTAATCCTGGTGGAATGACTGAGGCTATGATGGCTGATATCACTGAAAGACAAGATGAACTAATGGGAACAATCGTTCAAATTAGATGTTGCGGGTTATCTCAAACAGATAAAGGTTGGTCAACACAACACCCAAGTATTGTTGAACTAAGAACAGATAAAGACTCTTGTGACACACTTGAATCTTGTATCGCTATTGAGAATATGGCAAAAACACTAAACGTAAAAAAATAATGGAAACAATCGGTATCATCATAGGAGTAATAGTAGCTGTTATTCTTGTAGCAGGGTTAATTACCTATGCAGTAGTAGCTTATAGTATTTGGAAAGTTAAAAAAAGAGCTGAGAAGTTCATATCTGAAAAAGGTGTAGAGACTGCTGTTAAAATAACTCAAAAGTTATTAGATAAAAAATAGGATATTAGTTTTAATAATGATACCTTTGTATTCAAATATTAAAACAATATATGAAGAAATACTTTATCATTGCCTTATCAGCTTTTTGTTTGGAATTGGTTACTACAATGTACATCAATGGTGTTGCTGACAAAAACACTCTCCAAACACTCTTTTTCGCCTTTGTTAGTCCTTTTATGTCACTACCATTTGTAATGTATGTAATTGAAGCTAAAGGCTTAAACGATAGAATAAAAATGGCATTCTGTTCGGGTACTGGTTACGCAATCGGAGTGTTAGTATGTATGAATTTTTTAATGAAACACATTTAATTATGAAAAAACTATTATTAATATTACTAGCTGTATTAGCTATATCTTGTAACCCTGATATTGAACAGGTAAAAAAGGTTAAGGTGGGAATATCTACCAATGAATTAAAGTATCTATTGGGTGAACCATTTGATATTGAGGTCCATAATGGATATGAAGAATGGTATTTTATGTACAGTGTAAATGGTCATAATGATGGTTTTAAGGTTACAGTAGAAAATTCAAAAGTCGCAGATTTTTATAGTTATTAATCAAAATTCAAAAACAAATATGAAAAAATTAATTTTATTCGCTATCCTATTGGTTAGTTCGTTAACATTCGCTCAAAAGAAACATGCACCACACGGTGTTGCCGTAAAAACAAACACAGCTGAAGCAACCGACTCAACTTCAACTGAAAAACCTAAATGGAAAAACTATATTGCCGTTGGAATATCAGTTTCAAGTGGAAACACTTATGATACTAATGAAAATAAGTATACATTTAGTGAATCAGCTTATCCAAGTGTTGAATTTGGATTCTCAAAAGGAAATCTTGCCGCTGGTTTAGCAGTAGGACGTGGTTCTTTTAAAGGATTAGGTGCAAAAGAAGACCAATTAGGTAATTATTACGCTGAAATTAGAATTACACCATCATTTCCGTTAGGAATCATAGATGCGAATGTAGTTTTTGGTGCGGGTTCATACCTAGTATCATCAAAAGGAACCTTTATTGAGTATGGTTCAGGTATTTCTTATACCGTTGGTAACTATACATATGGTATCGGTTACTCAAATTGGGATGGGGTAGATTATATCTCTCCAAGCCTTAGTTACAGTTTCTAAGAAACAAAAATATAATAATAACTTTGGTTGGTAGAAATACCATCTGAATGGAGCAAAGCAAAAAAATTATAAGATTAAATGAAGAAAATGATTAAATTTCCGTCTATCGAGCAGTTTCGTACAATTAACGCAACTATCCTTAGACAATTCAATTTCGTCGGTTTAGACGAAACGGGAGAAGCTATCTACGATACAAACCTCCCAAAACCAAAGCTTTGGTTCAAAGGTAGTGTAAAATTACATGGTACAAATGCCGCTGTTTGTTACAATACCGCAGGTGGTTTATGGGCACAATCACGTGAAAGCATAATCACAGTTGAAAATGATAATGCAGGGTTCGCATTCTTTGTGGAAAGTAACAAAGACGCATTCAACCAATTATTCCGTAAAATTCAAGACGAAACAAGTGTTAGTTTTGAACATAATACGGTAAGTATCTATGGTGAGTGGTGCGGTGGAAACATCCAAAAAGGTGTTGCGATTACAAACTTGCCTAAGTCATTTTTCATCTTTGGTGTGAAAATCTCACCAATTCGTACAAAAGAGCAAGAAGAAGATAACAAAGAAGTATCATTTTGGGTAGAGTCAAACTATTTAGAGGTTCCTGAAAATAGAATCTACAATGTTGACAGTTTCCAAACATATGCTATTGAAATCGACTTCAATAACCCTCAATTAGTACAAGACAAATTAACTGAATTAACACTTGCTGTAGAAGCAGAGTGTCCGATTGGAAAAGCTTTCGGATTCTCAGGTGTTGGTGAAGGTATTGTTTGGAAAACGGAATTGGATGGAGAGGTCCATAGATTCAAAGTTAAGGGTGATAAACACTCTAGTTCTAAGAGCGAGAAGATTGTTAGTATTGACGTTGAAAAATTGGAATCAATCCAAAAATTCATCGAATATGCTGTAACAGAAAGTCGCTTCAAACAAGGTCTTGAAAATGTATTCCCAAATGAAGAACCTATCGAAATCAAAAAGATGGGTGAACTTATCAAATGGGTAGTTAATGACGTTATCAAAGAAGAGACCGACACAATGGTAGCTAACAATATCGAACCAAAAGAGGTTAATAAATACATCTCTACAAGGGTACGTGAAATGTTCATGGCACTAAGTGTTTAATCCAAAGATAGAGGGGTAAAACCCTTTATTTTTGCTAAAAAAGTAGTATCTTTAATAAAAGAAAATTATGAATTCAAAATTATTTATTGCCGACAAAATTAAGGTCGGATTTAACCCAAGACCTGATACTTATACTGGTTTACTAGGGTATGTTATAGGGTTTGATGGTAAGAAATGGCGTAAAGAACCTTCGTGGGAAGGTTGGCGATATAAATATGTAACTGACGAAGATTATGAATCTCAGAAGTTGGATGAATATAATAGAGCTACAGCCAATGCTACTCAAAGCTATAACCACATTTTAGCGCAAAAGGCGATTGACTATAAGGGTTGTTCACAATGGAGCATTGACCAATACAAGAAAGATGCCGCATTAACTCTAGAACAATACATTCTTCAACGTATTGGTACTTATGATGAGTATGAAAAGAGCTTTAAGAATATTTCATCAAATAGAAAAAATTCTATGGATGAAAACATCAAACCAAAAGAATTTGAAAACGTTCCAACAGAAGGTTTCGTTCTTAACAAAAAGGTTGGTGGTTATTCTAATGGTTGGGACCACAGGTCAACTTATTGTAGAGTTTATGACCCTCGTGGGTTCGAATTCGAGATAAATGTACCAAATCTTCTTTATATCCTTGAGCAATGTAACTCTATGAAAGGTAAAGGACTTGAAGGTGAATTTGTTTACGCTTGGGATGGGAAAGACTTGGTATTATTACCAACTTCTAGTCAAGAGTACGTTTCATCAGCTAAGTTTACCAAGTTACAATCAGGTAAGGTATCTTCAAAAGAATTGGTTGCTGGTAATACTTACAAGACAAAATCAATGGATGATTATATCTATTTAGGTAGATTTAACCACTTCAACAACAAAAGACACTATTGGAGAGACAAGTCTAAGGATTGTAAAAAATCTCACGTATTTGTAAGCGTTGATAACCCTAAGAATTTCTATGCGGTTACTTCTTTGACTAATTTTGTTCAAATTGTAAGTGATGTTCCAATTTCAAATTATGCTGAGTTATATGATAACTTCATTGCATCTGATGAATACTACGATATTGAAACTCGTTTTGAAACAGAAATGGAAATTGAAACAAACCCTGATAAAGCAGGTCATTTCGGTGATTTCTATGTTAAGATTAGCGATAATCAATACAAGATGTACGAAGGTGGAGCGAATGTTGATTGGGTAGGTGGTTCAACTTACTATACAAGAGACAGAAAACGAACAATTACTGGGTATTACACTCAATATAAGGGTATATTAACCTTTAAAGGTAATGGTGAATTTACTATTAAAAAAGTAAGTGAAGACATGAAAAATAAATTGACTCTTGGTGATGTAAAAGCACTAAATCCACTTTATTTAGAGGTTAAAACAAATAACGGAAATCAAAAAATAAATTTTTAAGATGGCTATAGAAAAAGATAAAATTATCCAAGGATTATACAATTTAATCGAAGATAAAAAGAAAGAAATCGCAAAAGCTGAAAAGCCAAGTTGGGAAACCAATTGCGTTTTCAAATATAATAAAGAATCTCAAACAGGTACAAATCTACAAGTTTGTTCAAGTGTTGAGGAATTGGTTCACATGTTAGGTTTCTTAATCGAGAAACAGACGGCATTTGATGCGGCTCAAAAGATTCTTGGAACTAGCGTTAAGTTTAAATGGTTAGGATTTTCATTCAAAGATTGGCAATCAGACATTCAAACTAGAGTTGCTAAGCTTGAAATTACAGCTAAGAAAAGAGAAATAGAAGTTCTTGAAGGAAAACTTAATGGTCTTGATTTAAGTAAAGAAGTAAGAGAATTAATGGAATTAGAGAATATCAAAAAACTTCTTGGACAATAATGGCTAGTATTAAAAACGAAGTCTACAGACTAAAGAAACATGCTGTAATAGCAAAAGATGTTGAAATGCCAGCAGGTCAAGTAGTTGAAATAGTAATGGATGTTGTTTACGTTAACGGGTATATGGTTGCGCCACCTGCGCAACCATTATTCTATAAATGGATAGTCGATAATCCAAGTCTATTCGACATTATTACAAAAAAGTATTAAAAAAATTTGTGTAGGTAAAAAGATTATATTACCTTTGTAAAAAATAACGATAATATGATAACAAACGAGAATGGTTTAAGATATGCTAAATTGATGCACGTTTCAGTTGATAACGGTCATACAGATAATAGCAATAAAGTTTATATCATGGAAGAACTTTCCAATGGTACAATCAAATGTGAATACGGTAGAGTCGGTAATTCGATGGCCGTAGATATCAAACCCGCAAGCAAATGGGATGCAACCTATAAGCAGAAAACAAGCAAAACGAAGGGTTACACTGATGTAACTGAGTTTATGGCTGAACCTGTTGTAGATGCCGCTAAACCTTCAGGTAACAACCTGATTGATGATATTCCTGATGCTCTTGTTAAAGAACTTATTAAACGTTTAAGCGACTTCGCAAACAAATCGATTCAACAAAACTATAAGGTAACTCAAGATGCAGTATCTGAGGCCCAAGTAGTTGCGGCTCAAGCTTTATTAACTAGAATTACAACAACAGTTGCAGTTGGAGTTAGTAAAAATGACTTGAATGAAATGCTTATGCAATTATATACGATAATCCCTCGTAACATGAGAAATGTTAAGGATTATTTGTTAGATGAAATCAAAACTGCCGATGATGTAAATCAAGCATTAGAGTTCTTGAATAAAGAACAAGCTACTCTTGATACAATGGCTGGTCAAGTTGATTTAATAAAGAAACAGAAGCCTGTAGTTGATACTGAAACCAAAGAAGTGAAACCATCAACATATACTATTCTTGACCAAATGGGTATTACAGCTGAGGTTGTAAATGATGCTCCAACTATCAAGATGGTAAGAGATATGCTTGAAGGACATGGTAGAAAACTTCACAGAGTCTACGCAATTACCAATAAGAAATCACAACCGCTTTACGATACCAAATTGGATTCAAGCAAAAACAAATTGGTTGAACACTTGTTCCACGGTTCAAGAAATGCCAATTGGTTTAACATTCTTCAAACTGGTCTTATGATTAGACCTTCGGGAGCTGGTTATAATGGTTCTATGTTTGATGATGGTATCTACTTCGCTAACGATGCAGATAAATCAATGGGTTACACCGATGGTGGTCGTTGGGCAGGTGGTGGAAACGCAAGTTACACTTACTTAGGTGTATTTAGCGTTCACTTAGGAAACCAATTACACGTTCATAGACATGATTCTTCATGTTACAAAATTGGAACCAAGTGTAGAAACGAGGGTTATGATTCGGTTTATGCTCACAAAGGAGCTTCACTTAGAAAAGATGAGTTAATTATTTATAATTCTGCTCAGTGTACTGTTAAATATTTAGTAGAACTTAAAAATTAAGAAATGGGTTATTTAAGAAATAAATTCATCCAAGTAGGTGATACATTCAAGGCTGAACAAGAAACATTTCATTTTCATAGAGGCATGACTTATACTGTAAGTCATGTTTTCAATGATAATGGTAACTTCCGTTTTTTCATTACAGATAAACATGGATTAGATATTGAATATCGTGAATACTACTTTGCACCAACTGCTAAAACAGCTACTGCATCGCATGAACGTCAAAAGAAAGCTAGACTTGATTTCTTTTGGGATAATTGTCAAACATCTTTTGTTTTGAATAAATCCTATCATTATAACTTCGAAACAACTGAGTTTTTCGACTTCGAAAACAGAGCAGTATTTGGTGGTCAAGGAATGGAAGGTGTAAAAGCAAGAATTTCAAGATACAAAAAACAAATGGTTGATGAAAGATGGAGACACCATAAAGTTGAAGGTACAGAAGCAAACTTTTATAATAAAGAAGATTTTTATAAATATTTCAAAAATATTGATGTTGTTGATGATTTGAGAATAAATGGATTATATTCTGACCCGCAATCGGCTATAGATATGAATTATTTTATGCTTAGTGTTCCACATTTCGATGAAACGTTACTTACTAGACCCCAAACTCTTGAAATGACAGAAATCAATCAATATGTTCATAGAACACCTATGGAACTTGATGGTTTTATTGACCTTGTTGCTGATGTTATCTTCGATGAAGAAGTACTTTCTGATGAAAATAAGCTGATAGTAAGCAACGTAATGGAAGCTTTCGAGCTTTTACCTAAATCTTATGGGCCAACAGCGGCCTCTAAGTTGCTTATGGGTAAAGAGAAGAAAGAAAACAAGACTGTTAAGCATTTATCAGGAACTTGTACAACTCTTAAACAACCGCAAATATTCACATTATGTGATATGGTTGAGTCTTACTTATACGTTAATGGTATCTTTGTAACAAAAGATGAATACAGCAACGGTGTAGAGTGGAGAGGTGACTATGAGTTCATTGGTTCTAAGATGGTTAACTTTGAAAAATTAACAATTCTTAAAAGCATGTTAAGATGAAATTCGAATTAAACGAAAAAGAGGTTCAAAATCTTGAAGAACTTAAGTCAGCTGTAAAATTAATACATGATGATACTGGAACTATTACTTACTCATTTGTAGAAGGTGCGATAGGAACAACAGTTAAGGTTACCTTCGAAAAACATAATATAACCAAGGATATAACTGATTATAACTCTTGGTAAACAAAGAAAATAAAAATGAAAAAAACAGGATATGATTGGTGTGTAGATGCCAATCTTCGAATACTTGATTTAATCAATTGGGACACAGAAATGGCTGATTGTGATGAATCATACTTTACAGAACTTATCGATGTACAAGAATTTTATCGTCGTTTAGCTCTTTGCAGAGTTAAGGCTAATTCTATGCCTCGTAAGACAGATTTATTCTTGGAATATAGAATGTATGGGTTTACACCTTATCAGTTACTTGGGATTCAAAAAGGAATTCAATTTGGTCACGCAGTTGTTGATTATGGACGTATGGTTGAGAAATCAGGTGATAAGAAAGCCAAGGCAATCTATGATAAATTTGCTGATTCAGACAAAACATTTATCGTTTTGGACGGTGGTTCAACAAATACCAATCCTGAAAGACTTGGAACCCTAAATCAATTGATGAATGAAGCCTTAGAGAATGATGTTCTATTACAAGCATTTTATGAGCCTGATTTAGGAGACCAATTAACTGGTTTTGTATTCTTGGTTGATGAAAGAGCATACGATAAAAAGAAATATCCAAGCTTTGTAGGGACTCCATTTCCATGGCCTTTGAATAAGAAGCCATCGGAGAAAGAATACTCTAAATGGGAAGCTGAAAACGCTAAAAACTATGCTTCTTGGGAAGAAAAGATTGGTGGTCCAAAGAACGCCTTTTTAAGAACATTTCTAGAAGGAAAAAGACTAGCTATGGGTTAAAATATTGACTTTTATATCATTTTTCGTATATTTGTGTATGGAAAATGATATAAATTTTAATTTAATAGTGTTTTATCTTGATAGATATTATGACATTATAAACAACACAATCTATAACAAATTATTTGATAAAGATGAATGGGGTTATGAAACGATAGAAGAACTTACACAAGTTCTTAGTATCGATGAAGCCTTAGTTAAAGAAGTTGTTGAATCTTGGGTTTTATCGAAGGGTTTACCTTTAGATAAATGGGAAAGTGCATATGAACCTAAGATGCTTAAAACTATATTCAACCCTCAAAGAAGACTTGAATTAGAAAGAATTATCGGTAAAAGTGCTGAGGCTCAGGTAACAGCTATGTTAGCTCAAGCGATAGCTGATGAAATCGATAGTGAAATTCTTAGAATGCTTAAAAAAAAAGTGAAGACAGCGGAATTATTATCGGAATTGCTTAAGTGTTTAGGTTATACATTTGGACCAGTATACTATGACCCGATTACCTACGCACAAAACAGGAAGATACTAACATCCACAGAATATAGAATGATTCATGAACAACAAAATAACCCTTACTGGCAAGATTGGTTTCGAGCCCGAAGACAAGACGAAGAAACACAAAAATCAAGCCTCTTGGAAGAGAATGGCGATGATTTACTTAGATGGTGATATTACAGACTACTATGCTTGGTTTATTAAACAAAGATACGGTATTACTCTAAATAAACCGCTACGTGGTGCTCATATTTCATTCATTAACGACAGCATAAGAGACTTAACTCTTAATGGTAAAAGAACCCAAGAAGAAGCTGATTGTATTTGGAATAAGGTTAAAAAGAAGTATCACGGTAAAAAAATTGAAGTCGTTTTGGACTTAGACCCTAAGACAGACGACAGAACGTGGTGGTTAAACATACCACACGAAGACAGAGCAGATATTCAAGCAATTAGAGATGAACTTGGCTTAGGTAGACCATTTTTCGGACTACACATGAGCGTAGGTTACGCTAATGAAAGAAATATCGAACAAAGTATGTACATACACGAATTAATCAAAAAAGGTTTTATAAAATGAAAAAGAAAGTAGTAATTATCGGTGGTGGAACATTTTCACATGTAAGAACTCACTTGGCGTTGGCAACTCCTGCTTGGGGTACAACAGCAAGAGCTCTTTATGAGAAATGTCAAGCAAAATTTACGCATATGGATGTTGAGCTTATCCTTACAAAGATGGCTGATTACAAATCCGATATCGTAACAAACGAGGATGTTTCTGAATTAATAGATAAACTAATTCAAGACAATACAGTAAAAGCAATCTTCTTCAATGTCGCAATGTGTGATTTTGACGGACAAATCGGATTAACTCAATCAGGTAAGTACGAACCAAGGCTTGAATCACGTGAAAAACCAGGTCACGGTTACAAAATTTGGCTACATCCAGCAGACAAGGTTATCAATAAGATTAGAAAACATCGTAAAGACATTTTCCTTGTTGGTTTCAAAACAACATCAAACGGAACACAAGACGAGCAATTCAACAAGGGTCTTAACCTAATGAAGAAAAGTTCAGCAAATCTTGTTCTTGCAAATGACGTTGTAACACGTAAAAACTTTATCATTACTCCCGAAGAAGGTGTTTACGGTAAAGATATGACTCGTGATGAGTGTCTTGAGGAGTTGGTTGATATTGCTTATCACAGAACACATTTAAGCTTCACAAACTCTACTGTTATTGCTGGGAATCCAGTGCCATGGTCTGACGAAAGAGTTCCATCAACACTTAGAAGTGTAGTTGATTGGTGCATCGAAAAGAATGCTTATAAAGAGTTCAATGGAGCAACAACAGGTCACTTTGCGGCCAAGTTAGGGGATAACAAATTCCTTACATCTATTCGTAAGACCAACTTCAATGACATTGGAAGCAATGGAATGGTACTGGTTGAAACAGATGGTGATGATTCAGTTATTGCTTATGGTGTTAAGCCAAGTGTTGGTGGACAATCACAAAGAATTATCTTTGATAAATTCAAAGAAACTGATTGTATCGTGCATTTCCACTGTCCATTAAAAGAAAACCATTTAGATAACATTCCAGTCGTTTCTCAAAGAGAATATGAGTGCGGTAGCCACGAGTGTGGTGAGAATACTGCTAGAGGACTTGGAGTCTTTGGTAATCTTTTATGTGTAATGCTTGATAATCACGGTCCAAATATCGTGTTTAACAATAGCATTGACCCTCAAGAGGTTATTACCTTTATTGAGAATAACTTCGATTTATCAAGTTCAACATCAGGATTTCAAAAGGTAACTCTAGGAATCCCTCAATTGGTGTAAGATGATAGATTACAAACTACTAGATGATTCAATCCTTTATTATGAAGCTCACGGCTTTAAAAGGATTGAATCGCCTTGGTTAGTGACTGATGCAGTTGATTCAATCACAAGACCACCTAATGTTGAGCCATATGTCGTTGGAGCTAAGAAGAAAAACCTTATAGCTTCAGGAGAACAAGCCTTTTTGTATCTTTATCTTAAAGAATACTTACCAATGGGTAAGTTTCAAACAACAACACCTTGTTTCAGAAACGATTCATTCGATTTTACACATACAAAATACTTCATGAAAAATGAACTTATTCAAACTGATATTACTACAAAAAGTCAGTTGGATGAAGTAGTTGAAATAGCACTTGGGTTCTTCGAGAAACACTTTGATAACTTAAGGATAGAATATACTGGCGATGGTTACGATATCATGAAAGATAACTACGAGCTTGGAAGCTACGGAATCAGAGAGTGTGAATTCCTTAAATGGATATACGCTACTGGCTGTGCAGAACCAAGAACGTCAAAATTAATAAAATTATACAATGGATAAAGCACAATTGCTTGATATCGATTTCCTTAAGGCTAATCATACAAGAATCTATTACTTTGGACTTGGATTTATTCAAGTTGTACTAAATCAATACGAACGAGTTCATTTCTATTCGGATGAACTAGCTAAAATTGCTGTAGACGAAGGTTTTCATAACCATCGATACAATTTCACATCAATAATCCTTAAAGGTGAATTCTTGCAAGGTAGATACCAATTAATTCCAGGAGATTCTCACATTCTTTCTAACGTTAACTGTAGTAAAGACAAGGAGTTAACCTATGGTAGTGAAATTCCTGTAGGTTTAAAAAGAATTGAACGTTCAGAACGTGACGTAGCTGAAGTCTACTATGAAGGTGATATCTATGACATTATGTATAATGAGTTTCATAAGGTAGCTTCAAGTGGAAATACCATTACTTATTTAAAGCGAAGTGACTATATCATGGAGTTTGCACAAGTTATTCGTCAAAAAGATAAAGAATTGGTTTGTCCATTTTCAATTAGTTTCACAGAAGATGAGTTATGGGCCAAGATTGAAGAAATAATCAAAAATTAAGATGGGATATCACACAAGAGACATAGAAAAGGGTGTTTTAGGACAATTTTCTAAGATTAAAGAAGAATTTCAAGAAGCTGAAGATGCTTTCATTCAAAATGATGATATTCTTATGATTGTTGAATTGGCTGATATGGTTGGAGCAATTGAAGAATATGTGAAAAAATGGAACTTGGATTTACTAAGCTTGAAACAGTTCTCAGACAAGACAAAATCGGCTTTTAGAGACGGAACAAGAAAATAATGTTAAAAATATTTGGTAGTTTGGATTATTATGTATACCTTTGCTCTGTAATCTAAAAACAAATAAAATGAAAAAATTAATATTAGTATTATTCTTATTACCAATGTTGTCATTTGCTCAAAATCAAGTTGACGCTTTGGTTGGTTATAAAGCAGTGGAAGTAAACTTTTCAGTTAGAACGGAAACTCTTAATTACGGAATCGGTGTATCAGCAGTTGATGCTCAATTAGCAGAAAAACGTGCAAATGACAACGATATGTTCTATAATCACCGATTTACTCAGTCTTATGTTCCAGCGGTCTTCGGATTACTTGGTGGACAATTTGATGAGTTTCAAATGGTTGGAAAAATTGGAACCGCTTATGTTAAACAAAATATAAACGACAAAAAAGATGATAAACATTTCTTTTTTGCTGTTGGGGTTGAATTTGGTTATGATATCAACGATACTATCGGTATAAAGGCAAGTTTCGACAACGTAAACAGTTTCATGGGTGGTTTAATTGTTAAAATATAAACATGAGTAAACTAAAAGTAATTGGAGCTATTACTCCAAAAGAGATTCTAGATAACCTAGATAAAATCATTCCACAAGTAGTATTTGATGCGGTTAATCAAATATTAGCGGAACAATATCGTGGAAGTCAGATTAGCATCAAACAAAAGGAAATAATCACAAGGATTCAACGCTTAGATAAAAAACTAACCGATAAGGTAATCTATGATAACAAATACATGGATTTTGAAAAGGTATATCGAGAAAGCGGTTGGGTTGTTGGATATGATAAACCTGGGTATAATGAGTCGTATGATGCTTATTTTACCTTTAAAGCAAAATAAAAATGAGTAAAATCACCAAACTAGAAGGAAAAGCGATATTAGCTAATACAACACCAGTTGAGAATTTTTCTGATGTTTTAGCCTTTATTTGTAAAGACACACAGCGAAGTATAAGACTAACATCTTATATGAGAGATGGTTTAACTGAGTTATTCGGAAAGCACAATCAACGCTTTAAAGGAAACCACTATTATTATGTTTGGGTTTTAGAATTCAATGGTAATGTTTTTCATCTTTATACACATAAAGATAGAGGAACAGATATTGAAATTATTCATGAACATGAAAATAAAACTGAGATTTGTCTTTCATTTCTAACTGAGTTGGATAAATTATTAAAAGAAAATGAGTAAACAAACATACGATAATAAAGCAATTAGAGATTATATCAGAGATAATAGACATTATACTGATGAAATGGTAGCAGATAAATTTGGAGTTTCTACTGGAGTTGTAAGTGCAAATAAAGCTCATATTACTATGGGTACAGATACCGATAATCCACAAAAAAGAGCAGAACCTAAATTTGCAAAAACCTATCTTAAACAGTTAATTCTTATAAAAACTAGTGCTTATCATTTAATTATTGATGAGAATGGTGGTTATATGAGACTAGATTTAAAGAATCGTAAACTTTCAAAATTAACTGATGAACAAGCTAAAGCTATTATGCTAAATAGACTACATGAAACATATAATTAAAGACATATTGTTTGGACTTGCTGTTGGAGACGCTTTAGGTGTTCCAGTTGAGTTTCTATCAAGAGAAGAAATTGCAAGTAATCCAGTAACTGACATGCGTGAGTTCGGAACACACCACCAACCCAAGGGAACTTGGTCTGATGATGCTTCACTAGCGTTTTGCTTGGCTGAATCACTTACCAAGGGTTATGATATCCAAGACATTGCGAATAACTTCGTTAAATGGAAGTATGCAAACCTATGGACTGCAAGAGATGTTGTATTTGATATCGGAATTGCTACAAGTGCCGCAATTGACAGAGTTTATCGAAAAACAAATCCTATTGAATGCGGTGGTGCTGATATTTCATCAAATGGTAATGGTTCTTTAATGAGAATCCTACCACTTTTGCCTGAATTAAAAAATCTAAGTATTGAAGATTCATTCAAAAAGGTAAGTGATGTTTCGTCTATTACACATAGACACCCAATTTCACTTATTTCATGTTTTTATTACATGGAATATGCTAATTTTTTAGCAACAGGAAATGATAGATTTGAATCATATCATTTGTTACGAAGACACTTCAGAACAATGGCCGAAGGAATGGGATTTGATGAAGAAACGATAAATAAATTGAGCCGTTTGACTGATGAAAATATATTTGACATTCCAATGGACAAGATTCATAGTAGTGGATATGTGATTCATAGTCTTGAAGCAAGCATTTATAATATTTTAACAACAAATTCTTATTCAGAAGCTGTTTTACAAGCCGTGAATATGGGTCAAGATACAGATACAACGGCCGCTATTACTGGTGGACTTGCTGGAATGATATATGGATTTGATTCAATCCCAAAAGAATGGATAAATGAATTGGCTAGAAAAGAGGATATCTTGGACTTGGCCGATAGATACGAAAAAAAATTAAAAGAAAATGAGTAAACAAATCACACACGAATTCCTAGTAGAGAATGGACTGATATTATTCGAAACCATTATTGGTTCACAAGCATACGGTACTCAAACACCTGCAAGTGATATTGATAAGAAATTCGTGTATATCCTTCCTGAAGACTACATCTTAGGAACTGGTTATGTTGAACAAATCAACGTAAACAAAGATTACACAGGATGGGAGATTAGGCGTTTCTTATAACTTATGGGTTCAAACAATCCAACAGTACTAGAGCTTTTAAATAGCCCTGCTGACTGTATTATCTCAAAGCATCCTCTTTTTGACCTTATTCTTGAAAATAAAGACAAGTTTATCACCAAAATCTGTAAAGATTCGTTTGGTGGTTATGCAAGACAACAAATCAAGAAAGCAAAGGGCCTAAACAAGAAACAAAATTGGGAACACGATAAGGTAGTGAGAAAAGACCTATTAGATTTCTGTTATGTTATTGAAGGAGATAAATCAATTCCTTGGAGAAAATGGAACAACGGAAAATATGATGAAAAATTCATTGGTGCCGTAAATCTTCCAAACGCAAGAGACGTTTATGCTTTACACTACGATACAGTTGGTGAATTGACTCATTCTGAGATTCATCCTGTTAAAGACAGAGAATACAGAAAAATTATTCTTAAAGAAGCTGGTAAACCAATGGGATTAGGATATAAAGGACTTATCAACACTGGACAAGAAGACTCAGAAGGTAAGATTAACTATGGTATTTCAAACCAATTACGTCTATCTAGTATTCCAAAAGATGAAAAGGTTATTTGTAACATAGTTTACAACAAAGATGGTTATTCAGAACACTGTAAAGATTTCAAAGAGTATGAAGAATGGTTGGAAAATCGTAATGAAGCTCGTTATGTTGAAACACAAGAACACGGTCAAAGAATTGATGGTAAGAATATGATGCATTGTATGCGACTTATCAAAATGTCTCAAGAAATCGGAGAAGGTAAAGGTATCATCGTTAGAAGACCTGATGCTCAAGAACTTCTTAAAATTAGACGTGGTGAGGTTGATTTAGAAACACTTATTGCGCTTGCCGATGAAGAGATTGAAAAGATGGATAAAATCTTTGATAATTCAAACCTTCCATCAAGCGTTGACAAGAAACTTGTTAACCAACTATTAATAAAAATCCGTAAAGGGTTCTATAAAAAAGAAAAAAAATCATGGATATCTACTCTGCTCCAAAAGATACGATAAGAACAAATTCAGGGTTATTCATCAACGTGTTTGAGACTGACCCTGATACTATCATAATCGAAGATGTTGCTCACGCACTAGCACACATGCCAAGATTTGGTGCTCACTTGGATGAATTTTATTCAGTTGCGCAACATAGCGTATATTGCTTTAATCTTGCAATAATGCATGGACTTGAATACGGCCTAGCCGCTCTTCTTCACGATGCAAGTGAAGCATATATTCTAGATATGCCAACACCAATCAAGAGACACTTACCTGATTATCAGGCGGTGGAACACAAGTTGATGATGGCTATTGCAAAGAAATTTGGTTTCGAGTTTCCATTGAATCCTGTTATTAAAGAAGTTGATAAAGAAGCATTGGATTATGAGTATAAGAATATGGTAAACGAAGATACTAAGGGTCTTGACCCTAATTTCGTTATCATGACACCAAAAGAGGCTAAAGCTGAATTCCTAGCAATGTTTCAATTGATTCAAAAATATCTTGCAAAACAAGAGGTACACGAGGTTGATTAATCAACAAAAGGATTATGTTTTTGTAGAAATTTGATGTTATCATCAGCAATTTCACAATCACCAATAAAAGCAAATACTTCTTCATCTGATAACTTACGCCATTCGTTTTTGGCTTCAGTTTTAGATGAAAAGTGCTTACGGTGCATCCAACGTTCTACTTTAAGGTAGTTGTTAGATTCGTAGAATTTAAGTAAGACGATTTTATCAGGATTACCTGTTTGAAGCTGTTTTACCCTCTTTTTCGGGTCGTTCTTGGTAATTCCAATTTTGTGTTTTTCGACACCATCTGTGTCGGTGCATAATAGTAAGTAGACATATCCCATAATACAAAGATACGAAGAAATACCTGGTAGGTCAAGTAGTATCGAATAAAAAATTTAAAAAATAATTACAAAAAAGCTTGACTTATAAGAAAAAAGTTAGTACCTTTGTATAACATTTAGAAATAAGTGTATATTTATAAACAAACAATAAACTAAAAATTATGAAAACTTTAGCAAGCTTATTAGTCATTTTATTATGTTCACTAGTCGTGAACAGGGTGGGTTATGCCTGTTAAGTAGAGTTATTTTTACTTAAACAATATAATCCCATCTATTAAAATTAGATGGGATTTTTTTTTTACATATATGCCGTGGTACCAAAGTGGTTGAATGGGGTGGTCTGCAAAACCATTAGCGAAAGCTCTCGTCGGTTCGAATCCGACCCACGGTTCAAAAAAGAGTATTATGAATGAAATAGAAATCAAAAAAGACTTATATAAGTCTAAAGCAATGGCTAAATTTAGTCATTACAAAGCTGGTGAATTGTTTTACAATGTTGAACTGATAGACGGAATATATCAATTCCCAATCTCAACAGTAGAAGATAAAGAAACTGAAGTGCTTTACGAAGTTAAGGTTGTTTCAAATAACATAGATGGTGAAAAGGCTTCTAAACAAGCAGAGCCTATCAAGATTATTGTTAATGAGAAACAATTATCAGAAGACTTAGGAGAAACTGAATTTGCTAATGAAATTAAGGGTTCTGAGTTGATTAGATGGATATTCAAAGCTATCAAGGCTGAAAAGATAAGAAAAATTGGTACCAAGCCAGTTCGTTAAAACGGAGAAATAATTGGGTATCAAGGATAAAATAGGTAACTCAGGTTACCATTTGGGAGTGTAGCTCAGAGGAAGAGCGGTTGTGTTACATACAACAGGTCGGGATTTCAAAATTCCCCGTTCCCACAAAAATAACGTAAACTAAAAAATACTGAATATGGATTTTAATTGTGTATATTGCAAAAAGTCTCACGGGGTTATGACAATAGTTGACGGAAATATGGTTCATCTATCCTGCTTGAAAGATTATATTGCTGAAAATGAGTATGATAGTGAAGTAGAAGAAATTCTTGAAGAATAAATCGTCGAGGTGGTGAAATTGGTAAACACGGTAAGTTCAAACCTTACATGCTGAGGGTTCGAGTCCCTTCTTCGATACTGTTCTTGCACAAAGTGTAAGGGACTTGGGTGGGTGACTAGAGTCAATATGTTCACTGCAATCGCAATCCCTAAAGTTGCGCTCCCCATCTACGGGATGGGGTATTTTGGCCCTGTAGCCCAATTGGTAGAGGCATCAGATTTAAATCCTGTATAGTGTGGGTTCGAATCCCATCGGGGCTACTACATCTCCCTAGGGAGAAGGTGCTGGTTGATGAGCTGACCTTATAGCTCATATTTGTCGGGGTGATGAAATTGGTAGACATGAGGTCCTTAAACGGCCTTGCTTAAGCATACGGGTTCGAGTCCCGTTCCCGATACTAAAAAGAAATAAAATGGGAAAAATATTAGAAATAACAGAAAAGGTACCACAGGTTGCAAAGCTTCCTGATGGAGTTTACAACGGAACTTGGGGTGGTTATGTAATTGAACTTGTTTATCAAGGTAAAACATTTCAACTTAAAACAGAAGAAGGTGTCAGAGGTATGGGATTCAAGGTAGTTGTATTTGTAAAGGACGGAGTAGCAACCTATGAAGAAATAAATAACTAAAATAATGCACGTGTAGCCCAATTGGAAGAGGCGATGGTCTTAGAAGCCATACAGTGTGGGTTCGAATCCCATCATGTGTACAAAAACAAAGAAAATGGGAATATTAAAAATTCATAATGCAGGATTAACAGGGTATTATTTGGAGCAAACTCTTGGTGGTAAACCTCTTATAGATTCAGGACTTATAATTAGTCAAGAAGACGATGATTCAGATGAACCATCAACAATTGAGCTTCATTATACTGATGAAAAGGACCTAGAAGCTAAGGTATCAATAATTATTGAAATGTTAACTGATAAATAATAGGAAATGTCATTTATTTGTTATACCTTTGTAAAAAATTAAGCTATGGATAATGTAATACTACTAGATTTAGACGGAGTTCTGATAACAACGAAGCCTTGGGAATCAGATGTAATTATTGAAGACGGATTTGCCCAATTCAACGAAAAATCAGTTGCAAAGCTAAACGAATACTTGGAATCAACAGGCTACGATATAGTATTAACTTCATCAAGACGTTATACGACTGAAATAGACCAAATGAACGAGTTTTTCAAGGCAAGAGGTATCAAAGGACAGATAATTCAATATCTTCCGTTATATGACCTAGATTTGCGTTATTCAAGATATGATGAGGTAATGAGATTCATTATGAAGCATAGGCCTGAGAATTATTTGGTAATTGATGATGATAAGTCTCTTGCGAAGTTAGGTAACAACAAATGGATTAAAACTGACCCAATGATTGGTTTATGATAAGATATTTTTGCGATAACAAAAGACATATTGTATGTTTACCTTATTCCGTTGAAAATCTTCATAAGATGGCTGAGGACTTGGGTTTAAACAGAAGATGGTTTCATAAAGGGAAAAATAACAATTCTCATTATGATATGCCGATAAAAGAAATAGCAGTTATTACTGCAAAGTGTGAATTAGTAACCAGTGAAGAAATAGTTGATATTATACGTGGAAGATTTACAAAATAAGTTAGAAATACTAAATAGCAATTATTGGGAACATTTCAAGTTTGCTAAGGACTTGGCAGGGTTTTTAGCCCATGACCATCCTAGAAGACGAAGAATAGAAGAGAAGTTAAACGAAATGGTTGATGAAATTCAAGAATTGAATCGACTATTACAAAATAAAAACAAGGGAGTATAGCTCAGTTGGTTCAGCAGCGTCTCGTTTACACCGAGAAGGTCGGGGGTTCGAATCCCTCTACTCCTACTAAAAGATAGTTTCAGCAAGCAAACGGTTAAAAATTTGTCTCATAAACAAACTGAGTGGTTCAATCCCACAAAACTATCTTGAATTTGGCCGAGTGGTGGAATTGGTAGACACGCTAGTTTAAGAAGCTAGTGCTGTAATGGCATGCGGGTTCGAGTCCCGCCTTGGTCACAAACGTTTTAAATAAATTATTATGGAAAATACAGAATATGTCTGTGTAATGTTCCCTTATCCTTCAGGAGATGGATTACATGTTGGGCATGTCTATAACTACGCAATCGTCGATAGTTATTGCCGATGGAAACGTTACAATAAAATTCCAGTCTTTCAACCATTTGGATATGATTCATTTGGATTGCCAGCGGAAAACTACGCAAAAAAGGTCGGTAGAGACCCAAAAGAAGTCACTTACGAAAATATCGCAAAGTTCCGTAAACAAATGGAACGAATGAACACTCAATATGAAGAATTATTAGTTACATCTGATGAATCTTACTATGTATGGAGTCAAAGATTATTTACTGAATTACATAGCAGAGGGTTAGCCTACCAAAAGATGGGTCCTGTAAATCATTGTTCAAGCTGTGAAACAGTCTTGGCTAATGAACAAGTTAAGGACGACCATTGTGAAAGATGTGGTACAAGAGTAGAAATCAAAGATTTAAACCAATGGTATTTCAAAATTACTGACTATAAGCAACGATTAATTGATAACTTGGATAAGATTGATTATCCTGAGAAAACAAAGAAACAGCAATTGCATTGGTTAGAGAACTTAAATGATTGGTGTGTTTCAAGACAGCGAAAATGGGGAACTCCAATACCGTTGATTGATTCAGAAGACACCTTAGATACATTCGTTGATAGTTCATTCTATTTTTTAAGATACTTGGACCCAAATAACTTAGAAGAATTGGTTGATATCAATAAAGCTAAGCAAGTTGACTTATATGTTGGTGGAAACGAACATGCTTGTATGCACTTGATTTATGCTAGGTTTATCACGATGTTCTTACATGATTGTGGTTATATCCCTTTTGATGAGCCTTTTAAGAAGGTAATTCACCAAGGAATGATTACTCATAATGGAGAAAAAATGTCCAAGTCAAAAGGCAACGTAATAAATCCTGATGATTATGACCCTGATGAATTGAGGTTATATTCAATGTTTATCGGCCATTATTTTGACGGTGGAGATTGGGATGATTCAAAGATTAGCGGAATTAGACGTTTTATTGGAAGATTTGGTAAATGGACAAATGAATCTACTCAAGAAGGTGAAACTATTGACTTAACAGCATTTAAAGAGACTATTAATGGTTATGTAATATCGTTTAAGTTCAATAAGGTTGTTAGTACATTCATGGAGTTTTACAACAAGAATAAGAACAAAACATTAAGTGTATCAACAGCTAACGATTTGATTGAAATCTTACGTGTGTTTGCACCGAGTTTTAAATAAAATAATATGAAAAAAGTATTGGTTACTGGCGCAAATAGTCAGTTAGCATCTGAAATCAAGGAACTAGAGCTTAATTATCCTAGACTTGAATTCATCTTTGCTGATAAGACAGAATTTCCGCTGGACAAGAAAGAAGACATAATTACTAACTTTAAGAAGATAAAGCCCGATGTTGTAATCAATTGTGCGGCTTATACCGCAGTTGATAAGGCAGAAGACGATACAATGACAGCAGACGCTGTAAATCGTTTAGGTGTAGGTATTCTTGCCAAGTTATGTCATGAATCTGACACACAACTAATCCACATTTCAACAGACTACGTATTTGATGGTGAATCTCCGATTCCTTATAAAGAAGACGATATTCCAAATCCAAAAAATGCTTATGGTCTTACGAAACTAGCGGGTGAAATGGTTTGTCAAGAGAATTGTCCTAATAGTGTCGTAATCAGAACATCTTGGTTGTATTCCATCTTTGGAAACAATTTCGTGAAGACAATGCTTAGACTAATGAGTGAAAGAGATACCTTCGGTGTTGTAAATGACCAAATTGGTTCTCCAACATATGCTGGCGACTTGGCTCAAGCTATCATGGATATCATAGAGTTTAAGACTTGGATTGGTGGAATATATCACTATTCAAATGAAGGTAATATTTCATGGTTTGAATTTGCACTAGCAATCAAAGAAATAGCTGAAGAGACTTGTAATATCAAGCCAATTGATTCATCAAGTTATCCAACACCAGCAAAGCGACCCAATTATTCGTTACTAGATAATACCAAGATACAAGAAGTCTATGGAATACAAACCATTGATTATCTGATAAGTCTGAGAAGGATGATGGAAAAACTAGGTTAAGTAGCTTCATTTTTATATGTTATTGGATATTTATTAGTATGGAAACAAAATCACTAATAAAAAAACTACTACATGAAAATCTTTTAAAAGAGGAATTCAATTATGAAATAGAACACCTAGATAGCTACAATGGACAAGATAATTACGAATTGGGGTTATATCAAGACGGTGAAATCATTGGACTTGTTCAATATACAATTTATAACGATATCTTAAAGGTTAGCGATATTCTTGTTAGACCTGAATATCGTAGGCAAGGAATGGGTTCAAGAATGATGCAATACATTAAAACCAAGCATCCAACAGCTAAATATGAACCATCAATGATGACTGATTTAGGAGCCCAATTTAAACATAAGGAAATACAAGATTTAAATAAATAAAAAAAATAAGCTAATGATTAGGTTCGTTAGCTTTTTTTATTTACCTTTGTTAAAAATTAAACGATATGGAAACAACATTTAAGATTTCAAAAGCAGGTAAGTATATCGATATCAAGTATATCGTAGGAATTCAATTACCAATGTCAGTATATGACAATGTACTTGTTAGCTCAGCTAAAGAAGGACGAAAGTTGATTCAACTAATTCGTGATTTTGAGAAAGGTGTTAAGGAAGAGCTTGTTAAACAAGGTATTGACTTGGATTACCGAATGATTATGATTAGACATTTACAAGTAATTGATTCTATTGCCAGTGGCCTAGATATCAGAAGCAAAATGTCGGTTGCAGAATTATCAGATAGATTTGTATTCGGATATAAAAGAATGTACGATACAATGATTGATGAAGTTGAAGAAACTCTCAAATATTTCAATGAAGTTAAAGCTGAGAGTTCTTATGTGAAGGATTGGAGACGCTTTGATAAGTACAATGAATATATTAGAGATTACTCATTGAATTATCCAAAGATTAGTTCAGATGATTTTGGAAAGGACCCATTAAAAAATATGCAAGCACTAGCAAATGAAATGCTTGAAACATTAATTAAAGACAGAAAAAAATGAAAAATATAGTTTTTGTTGCTGATATTGCAGATGATATCGACGACTTAATAGCAATCGAATACTTAGCCGTAAATGGTTATTTAAAATGCTTGGTATTAGACGGTAAAAGCAACGATGAATCAAGAGAAAAATATCTATCAGATTTAGGTGTTACCGTAACAAGTGAAATTCCAACAGATACAAAGATTATCTTCTGTGGTGGAGCACTAACTAAGATTGCTGATTTTGTTAAAACTAATGAAATCGACTTATTGGTTGCAAACGGTGGATTTGCTGGTAGTAATGTAGTAGCAGAACCACTTGAGAAGTTTAGAGGAAAGAATAAAATCAGAACCTACAACTTCAATATGGATATTCTAGCAACACTTGAAGTAATCAACTCACCAAATATTAATGAAACGATACTAGTTTCAAAAAATGTGTGTCACAGCGCAGAAAATGTAATTGGTAAGATACACACTGATGAATTTTTAAAGAATCACGAATTGAGTGATACCAAGCGTTTACACGATTTATTGATGGTTAAAGAAGGTGTTAATTACTTGAATAACAACGAAATGATTTGTGAATACTTAAATGTAAACCCAATCATTGAGCCGAGATATCCTGACAATATGTCTTTATGGGGTTCAGAGCCGAATCCAACATCAAAAATAAAAATAAGTATAAAATACAAATAAAATGAAAACACTAGTAATACATCCGAAAGACGCATCCACAGATTTCTTGAAAAAGATATATGATGGAAGAGGTTGGACTGAAGTTAACTCTAGAATACCTAAGCGTGACATGAAAACTCTTATAAAAGAGCACGACAGGGTTATCATACTTGGACATGGTACTGAAAAGGGGTTATTTGACCCTGAAACGTACCTGCCACTTATAGATAGCAACTACGTTTATTTACTTAGAGAGAAACAAGTCATAGCCATATGGTGTAACGCTGACGTTTTCTTCTTGAAATATGGTCTTAAAGGACTATACACTGGAATGATAATATCTGAGTATGGTGAAGCACTGCTTGAATGTGTTACAACAACTTACCAAGAAATAGACGAATCTAACTTATTGTTTGGAAGAGCTATGCAAGAGGGAATAACACAAGATGGTTTTGATTTAGAGAAGATACTTGAGGTTTATACTAGTGATGGTCTAAACAGACCAATGGATTTCAACAAAACCAAGATATACAAGACAAGTATCGATGAATAAGGTTGTTAACCTTAAAAAGGAGTCTTATGATGTGTTTATTGGTCGAGGTAGCAAGTGGGGTAATCCTTTTACACATATAAAGGATAAAAAGACCCTTGCAGATTTTGTTGTTGAAACACGAGAAGAAGCAATCGAGAGTTATAGAGAGTATCTAGCAGGAAATCAAGAACTGTTAGATTCTTTAGATGAATTGGAAGGAAAAACTCTAGGATGTTATTGTAAGCCTGAATCATGTCATGGCGATATCATCTTAGAGTTCCTAACAAAGAGAAAAATGGTTAAATTTTTAAAAAATAAAGATGAAAACAAGGGAAGGCAGAATAATAACGCTTTATAATGCGAATAATAACGATACTTCATGGACCCACAAGTTTATGATTGTTGATGTTAGAACATATAAACACTTGGCAACACCATTTACTATACCTGATGATTTTGAAAAGAATTTCAATAGTCTTCATGTACTTGTTGAAGTTGATAATAACGACTTACCTATTCTAGATGAAAATGGCAAGTGTAAGCTACATAAAAAGACAATGAATATCAGAGAGTACTTAAGCTTTTTTGGTCCTTCTAAAGAGATTAAACAGCGTATGAGTAACGGTCAGATAAAGATAAACAATAAGGTTGTTAAAAGCTTTGATGTTGAGTGTGCATTTGACTATGATGCTGAAGATGTTGCAATAGTTGAATTGGCTGATTTCCTTATGGATTGTGGACTTGATTTAAAACAATTAAATCTTTTGAAGTCCTACGCAGGATTGAATATCATGGATTTCTTCGGAACGCCTACAATTCAAGAAGGTCCAACAAATATCCATAAGTTCAAGTTCTTAGAAAAATATATCCTGATTTCAGTATCAAAGAGAGAACACTATGTTGTTTTAAATGATGAATATCCAAGCAGGGTTCCTTATCAATTATTATGGGCCTGATACTTGTATCTAAATGAATAAAATAGTATCTTTGTTAAAAGACAAAAATATGACAAAAAAGAAAACACTTTATTTAGACATGGATGGTGTAATAGCCAACTTTGATAAGATGATTCACGATTTACACCCTGAATTACTTGAAATTACGGATTACGACGAAAGGTCAGATATGATTGACAAGGTAGCGATGGAAAACCCAAATTTATTTTGTGAATTGGAACCAATCGAAGGAGCAATCGAAGCTGTAAACAAATTATTCGAAATATTCGATGTTTATTTCTTATCTACTCCAATGTACGAAATCCCTGAGAGTTATATGGGTAAAAGAATTTGGCTTGAAAAGCACTTCGGTGAAAAAGCTAAAAAGAGACTAACGCTAACACATAGAAAGGACCTTTCAATAGGTGAGTTCTTGGTTGATGATAGAATCAAAAATGGAGCTGGTGAGTTTACAGGTAAACATATTCACTTTGCAACACCTGAATTCCCAAATTGGGAAACAACACTTAAATACTTAGAAGACAATGTTTTATAAAATAATTTAAAAATAATCATTAAAAAACTTGACTTATGTACTAACTTTTAGTACCTTTGTATATATTTATTAAACAAACGAATAAACACAATATTATGAGAACACTTACAAACATATTTGATTTTGCATTTACAGCAGCCGAAGAGGATTACTCTTGGGAAGGTCAACTAGTGTCGTAAGTTAAGTAATATTAACAATACAATCAAGAGTCTGACCATAAAACGTCAGACTTTTTTTTTGGAAAAAATGTTCTTTAAAATTTTGAAATTAAGAAAATAAGTATTACCTTTGTATCATCAAAAAATATAAGGATTATGAAAAAGTTTTTACAATATTTAACGCTTAGGGATTTTAATGATGAATTTTTATTTCCATCACCAATTGGACATATTGTTTTTGTGATATTATTTGTAATATTCGTAGGAACATGTAGTCATAAAAGACAAAATGAAGAACCAAAGGTAAACCATATCATAATGGAAGATGCTGTACAAGTTGGTGATTCAATCGAAGCTCCATGGGCTGAGAAAACAGATTCAACGGAAGTCGAGTTTAGTGTTCCAAAAGGAACATATTGGTCAAGCGAAGAAACAAAGTTACCAAGAGGTATTGTTAAAGTAACTGACCACGCTCATGGTAGTAATGGTAAAAGTGATAACAAAAGTGATAATTATGTTACTATAAAGGGAACCGATGGTCAGTTAACTATTGTTAGAGATGTTGAGATTGATTTATATTTGAATCTTCAAGTTGGAGATACAATTAAATAAAAAAAATATCAAAAAACATTAGGTTATTAAATTTAAAAGTTATACCTTTGTACTATCAAAATAACGAAAGATATGATAAGAATACTAGTAGAATTTGAGTTTATTCCTGAGCATACAGAAGAAGCTAAAAAGCTTATAAAAGAGTTAGCAATCAAATCAGCTCAAGAAAAAGGATGTGTGATGTATCATGCACTTGAAAGTCTTAATGATGAAAATTCAGTGATACTTTATGAAAGTTTCGCAGATAAAGAAGCACAAGACTTCCATAAAACGACAAGTCATTACAAGGAAATCTTGCAAGAGAAATTACCAAGCTTGATTAAAGAACGTAAGGTTCGTTTCTTGGAAATATTATAATAATTGGTACCTTAGCTCAGTTGGTAGAGCACCGCACTGAAGATGCGGGTGTCGCTGGTTCGAATCCAGCAGGTACCACAAATGTGACTGAGTTTTTCTATGGCTCACAAAGGGATGCATCCCTACATAGAAGCAATTGGTACTGTAGCTCAATTGGTAGAGCACTCGTCTGAAGAGCGGGGTGTTGTGGGTTCGAGTCCCACTGGTACCACAAACTCATTAATGCCGTTGATGGTGTGCTCAAGAGTATAAAAACCGCAGTAACCATCATTTTGGTCTATTCGTCTAGTCGGTCAGGACGTGCCCCTTTCACGGGTAAAACACGGGTTCGAATCCCGTATAGACTACTGGGAATGTACGTTCAGCGGTCCGATTGGCTCTTAGGAGATGGTTTAAAACAATTGGGAAGTGTGTCAAGAAATTGATTGGGTAAAAACACTATCAGAACGACTCCCGTGAAGGGGAGAAAGTCGCAGGTTCGAATCCTGTCGTTCCTACTATGAAGTACCTACGGCAATAGGTATAACAGAGCCAACGAATTTGAATTGCCGTTTGAAGGTGTTGGTAGAAGCGTTCGTCTAGTGGACCAGGACACAGCCAATGGGGCTGAAACACAGGTTCGAGTCCTGTACGCTTTGCAATTAAGAGCACGTGGAAGTACGATAGCCCCCACAGTATAGAAAAAAACTAAGGTATCGTTGACTTCATGGTGGAAAGAAACCATATTTGGTCCTATCGTCTAGGGGTCAGGACACTAGGTTTTCAGCCTATAAACGAGGGTTCGATTCCCTCTAGGACTACAAGAGACTGTTACTAATTTATAGGACTCCGAGTGAGGGGAAGCGTAGAATTAGAATTTTTGGAGCAGAGGTGTTGATGGTAACATACTCCCCTGTCACGGGATAGATTGAGGGTTCGACTCCCTTGTGCTCCGCAAGTCTATTAGGGTCGGCTGGAGACAAAGAGACTAAAATCATAAGGGTTCTAGTAGGGGTTGTGAACCGTATAATGACACATGACGTTGGGAAGTATAGCCAAAATGACACTCGGAAAGACGAAGGTTTGATGTTGAACCATATCAACATAATTCGGATGTGAGGTCAAATGGTTAAGATATCACCCTGTCACGGTGTTTGGAGCGGGTTCGAATCCCGTCACATCCGCAAATTGGAAATGTTACCCCAAAGCATGAGATTAATCAGAATGCGAGTCTATCAATGATAACGAAACCTTGATAGATTTAGGAATAAGGGTACCTCTAATGGGATTTCGTTTGCAGGTTCGAGTCCTGCCATTTCCGCAATAATGTAACAAAAAAAATTGAGTTATGAAAACAATGCGTAAATTCAGTCTCTTCTAAGGTCAAATCCTTACAAGAGAAAATGAGTAAAAACACAAAAAAAGAAAGTTATAAGCCTTTTATTAAGCTTATTAACGAAAGAGCTAAAATTTGGAAGCTTATCGATGATTTAGGTTACATCGAGTTAGAAGAACCTATTCATCACGGTTACGATTCGTTTTTCGTATTAAGAGACGATATTTCAAGAAGAAAAGATGCTCCTTTATTAGAAGATTTGTTAAAGAATTATACTAGTGTTGCATGGTGTAGAAATAAAGACTTCATTGTCAAAAGAAGAGGTAAGAAAGAAAAAATTGAACCTAGTCTTGTTCACGTAAGTGTAGCGGCATATTTGTTATTTTCACCAAAGAAACAAGAGTTCTTTACCAAGCACTTCATTAGAGGTTGGCATAGTGTTCGAGAAGTATATTGTCTTAATTTACCAAGACACTATTACGTAATCAAAAAGAAAAAAAGTTACATTACACATAGAAAGGTAATGGATGCTCAATTGCAAAGTGACTTGGACTTGGTTTATGACCAAATCAACGAAATCACAGAAGTTTCAAACCCTTATAACAATCCTTGTGGTTGGGATGTAAGATTTTGGAACAAGGCTTCAAGAAGAAAAGATAATGTTATAACTAGCAATATCAAAAACCACTTCGATGGAGAACTTGATAGTGATTTATTAGAATATGGTCTTTCTGAGAAAGCAAGACATGGAGCAAATTGGTATCGATAAAATACAGAAATGGTTAACGATGTGACCTCTATTTATAAGTCATGTTGTTGCCATATGTAACAAAATTTAGATAATAACTCGGAGACGAGCATGCGAAAGGTACCCACAGAGGGTCTAAGTCCGATTGATACGATACATAAGAACAGTTTCATAGGTTCCCAGCTGAATAAGGTAAGAGGGTATAAAATCATATCGTTCAAAATCTAAATTTTTTAATGGCCCGTTCGTCTAGGGGTTAGGACGACTGGTTTTCGACCAGTAAACAGGGGTTCGATTCCCCTACGGGCTGCAATAATTGGTTGACGAAAATACTCTTGCTGGAACAAGGGTAGAAGTAGTTGGATATTATATATTTGAAGCAAGGATTCCAGTCTGAGCGGAGAGTATCTTGGTACTAGTTTAATTGGAAAAAACGGGTGCGCTGAGCATTTAATATGGGTTCGAGTCCCATGTATCGAACTAATTTCAACTGAAGATAAATGTAAGTATCGTGCTTAATAACCACGGAAACCTTGGTGAGGGGTCCATAGTCATCACTTATATCATTGCTAAGAATGAGTATTTATTGTAAGATATTTAAAACATCATTTATTCGGCCAATGTGGTTGATTTATAAGTGATTAAATAGGGTGTAGAGACGTTTGATGCTCTACTAGGTATTCCACTTAGAAATGGATTGAAATTTTAAGGGGTCTTAGCTCAGCTGGCTAGAGCATCTGCCTTGCACGTAGAAGGTCGTGGGTTCGACTCCCACAGGCTCCACAAAGTTAACAAATACAAAAGTTCCCGAACGGTAGTAGGGCTTAGGTGAAGCGGAGTTCGAAACTCCAAATGAATCTGTTCGACTCAGGCTCGTGCTTGGTGTGCAAGAAACTAAGTTTGTTAATGGGAGTGTAGCTCAGTTGGTAGAGCAGGATGTATAGGAATGCATACTTTAAATCTGTGTCAATGGTTCGATTCCATTCACTCTTACAAAATATTGGGGAAGTAGCTCAACTGGCTGAGCGTTACCTTTGCAAGGTAAAGGATGCGGGTTCGAATCCCGTCTTCTCCACTAAAAGTTTTAAAGATGGCAAAAACCGTTATAGATAAAGCGAAAGAGCTTATCGAAGAAGTAGGAAAAGAAAAAGCAATTGAGTATTTTCAGAAAAGAATCAGTGATATCGGAGAACCTAAATCATTTGAGGATATTTGTATGATAACGGGTAACAAAACGGCCATAGCCTATATTAATGGCGAAATTAAATCAAAAAAGAAATAAAATGTTAGGAGTAGTAATTGAAGTTGTTGAAGGACCATTGAAACATACTAATGGTTATTCTGTTAAGGTTAAGGCAATGAATCCTGATGGAAAGGTATTTGATTACCAATTCATTAAGAATCATAAAGCTGATGCAGAGATTATAATTCCTGGTTGGAGTTGGGAAATGAAGTTTAAACGTAAAAATTGGATATAAGATGAGAACAAGAGTAGCACCGTCACCAACTGGAATTTTCCATTTGGGAACACTTAGAACAGCATTATTAAACTATTTACTGGCTAAGGCAAACGGTGGTGATTTCATTCTCCGTATTGATGATACCGATGTAGTTAGAAATGATGATAAATACATAGATTATATCTATGACCAAATGAAACACTTTGGCCTTAATCATGACCTAACGTTTAAACAGTCAGATAGACTAGCACGATATGCAGAAGTTGCCAATAAGATTGGTTTTGCTTCACCTGATGGAATAAAGTTGAATATGGGTGACTATGATATGGTTATTCTTAGAACAAATGGATATCCAACATATAACTTTGCAAGTATTCTTGATGATTATGACTACGATATCACTGATTTTGTCAGAGGTGTAGACCACATCAACAATCTAGATAAACAAAAACATATTTGGGACTTGATTGCAAGTGTTTATGGTGATAAGCCTTTTCCAAATGTAATTCATGCTGGATTGTTATTTGATGGGAAGAGTAAGTTATCGAAAAGAAGCGGAAACGGAACGACAGCTGACTATGTTGACTTTGATAAGGATGCATTATTAAATTGGTTGTTTAAGATGGGTTGGTCTCATAAGGACCCGAATTTCGATAGAGATTTTCCTTTTTTACTGATGATTCAAATGATTGCTTTCTTTAATGATGGTAATATCACGAAATCTAACTGTAAGATTGATAGACCAAAGCTTGATTTTTTGAATAAAAAACATAAAAACTTTAAGAAATTCAAAGAAAGTTTTGGTGAATTCAAATAAAAGTTATACCTTTGTCCTCTAATCTTAAAACATAAGAAAATGGCAAAAGTTGAAATAAATGCAGTTTTTTACGATTCTCCTGAAGGAGCATATGTATATTGTGTCTTAGACCCAAGTATTGATGGTGAAGAATATGTTAAAAATTTAAATGAAAGAGCCGCTGAATATAATAAAGATGTTGAAAAATATCAAGAATTGATTCAAGAGCTAAAAACCAAACATAAATGGTTTGCTTCATTTAAAGAAGTTACTGGTGCGGATATGTTAAATGCTCGTGAACCAAAATTTCCAGCCAATATGCCAAAAGGTGTAAAGAATGCTGAAGAAGCATATCCTGAAATTGCCCTTGAAAGACAAAGAAGACGTGAAATAAATGCTGTAAATATTGAAATTAACAATAAATACGGTAATGAAGTTAGGGAAAAAGTTGAACTAGAATCGAAAGATTTAAAGGATGAAATTAAATCAAAATGGGGTGAATTTACTGGCTTTGATAGTCATTTTCATTCATTTGAAAAGATTTACTATAAATTCTTTTTATCACCATGTGATTATATAACAAAAGACTAATGAGATGTAGTATTCGTAGGTTAATCGGACTTAATTTCATGTCAGAATCAATTGACATGAAAAATAAGAAGAAGTTACAAAGACAATTTAAGATTCTTTTTGAGCATACAGGGTTATTAGACCCAAATACAAAGCTTACAAAAGAAGAAGATAAAGCAACTGGAGCAATCCTAAAGATACTCATTCAAATGGGTCATACTAATTGGTATGCAAAGTTTGATGTGTTGGTATTGTATGAGACTCTTGTACAATTTCTAAAAGACATTTGGACAGACAAAAAAATAATAAATAAGGATGGTGTAGAAGAAGACTTGAACGATAAAGCTGTTTTAGCTTTTATTAGCATCCATTTTAAAGGAATAAAAAGACAATGAAAAATTTACAATTAGGGGGTGACGGCTTGGGAGCCATCTAACCAAACAACAACGTATTGATTTACGAAAACAAGAAATCGGAAGTAAGCATGACAGAAAGCTTACCAAATACTCAGACAGTTTTAACGAAATGTTTACCTTTTTCCTACAATCATATAGGAAAGGACTCTTGACCTTTTGTGGGTCCATTGTCAAGGTAGAATTCGATATCAACTCAACAGAAGCTAAGAACACCTTTAGGAAATTCGACAACGGAGACTATAAGATGAAAGATATTGTTTCAAAGCATCCTAATATGGTCAAGGCTGTAATCATAGGTAAAAAAGCTTGGGGACTTTGGGTAGGCCAATGGACTGATGGTATAGTTGAAGGAACCTTCACACCGATGGAAATACTTCAAGAATTTGAGGATAAGGGTATTGTGATACCTAAGCCTTTATTGAATGAATTTAACAAGATGATTGTAAAAAAATTCAAAAAAAAGTACCCCGAAAGTTTTGTTATTAAATAAATTAGTTGTACCTTTGTAATGTAATAAAAATTAAACTATGAGAAATTTAAAAAAGCGATTTTTTCAATATTTGGCCGATTATATAATCGAGAGGTTACGATTCGAGTTGAATAGTCAATTCTATAATGAGAAGGTTTTTTACTTCTATTTAGAAATGGGAATATGTTTAGATTTTTATTGTACGGAGTATTTTAACGTAGAATTAGACTAAAAAAAAAATAAGTTTTAGTTGCAAGTTAAAAAAACGTTTCGTACCTTTGTTAAAGAAAAAGAAATTAGGTTAGGTTAGGTTAATAAATTTTGGTTTTTGGTTTTGAATTGCGTTTGTCACAAGTAAATGTTAATTGATTTCGGTAAGATTAGCATTCGTCATGCTTGTGACGTTTTTAGATTGAATTAGGTTAAACTCGTTAGTTCTATTAGGGCCTGTCGTCATGGCAGATAATCATAGGGAATTACGTCAGAACGTCCTACAGACGTAACTAACACTGGAGATGTAGCTCAGTTGGTAGAGCGGCCCCTCAAACGGGGTGTGTCGCAGGTTCGAACCCTGCCGTCTCCACTTCTTCGATGAAAGGTGGTGCCTTCCTTTAAATCTCGGCATAGATTTTTGTTAGTTCAGCCTAGGTTCCAAGACCAAAAAATGAATTGGTGTTTATTACTTTAAACCAAGTTAAAGAAAAGTATTCGGGTAACAACTTGGAAATTGTTACTCATCAGGGTGGGATAGCTCAGTTGGTAGAGCACTAGCCTGAAGAGCTAGGTGTCGTTGGTTCGAATCCAACTCTCACCACATGGTTAAAATATATCAGGACCTAGGAAGCCTTATATGTGGATACCTTGAGTGGTTCACTACTCCCAATGTGAAGTTGGTGTCGTACTTTAACCGACACGGGTTTATGTCTTTTTAACCCTGTCTTCCAAGAGAAAAACAAAAGATTGGTTACATGACATGACCAAGAAGCGTTCAAAAAATGTCATCGAGTAGTAACTTGGAATTACTACTCAATTTTCGGGAATGACGTTAGGGCTAACAGGTTGCAAGACTGAATACTAGTAGTTGAGGAGTTCGACTCTCCTCTTCCCGTCAAAAATTAAAATTAAGTATGGCAACGATTGCAAAAAAGTCTAGACAAGCTAGAGCGTTAAATGTTCTTGAACAACAACTGAAAAATGGTGTAAAAACCCAAAAGAAAACAACAAACACAAAGATTCCTTTGACTGACGCTGATGTTAAGCGTATCAACAAAGAAATCGAAGTTCTAAAAACACGAGTGTAATAACACGTTGCTTTGTCAGCCCACGTATAGGTTCAAGTCCTGTAAGCAACACTAGGAAGATGGATATTTCATCCTTCTAATACACTGGGTATTAGAGCATTAAAAAGTTCGTTAATTTATTGGGAATCAAGAAGTTACAAACAAAAATAAATGAAAATAATTCGTTTATTCACTTGACTTTTGATGTTAATTATAGTATCTTTGTATTATAAATTAGTATAATATAATAACATAAATAAACACACAAAAAGAAAGAATGGCAGTAACAAAACCAACAGCGAAAAAAGGAAGCGTAGCTACAGAGCAAATCGTAGGGCAAGCGGCTCAACAAATCACTAAAGCAGTAGCAGAATTAGCAGGAGCTACAAAAACTATCGAAACACTTGTTTCTCAATCTGAGGAATTAACACTTTTGGTAGCTAACAAAGAAGAACAAATTAAAGATTTAGATGTTCAATTCGCAGAAAAAGAGCGTCAATTAAACGTTAACTTGGATTTAAGTTTCAAAGCTAACGCTGAGAAAATGGTAAGCGAAAATTTATCTGCAAATGGTAAAGTAGCTATCTCTTCTACAGAATTGAAAGAATTACGTTCTGAGTTAGAAACTGTAAAATCAGGTACAGAAGCATTAGTGAAAAAAGAGACTGCAATCATTGCGTCTACGTTGAAATCTCAACACGAGAATGAAATCAAATTGATTCACTCTGAAAACAAAGCTATTGCCGCTGAAAACGCTGCTAAGTTAGGTTCGTTAACAAAACAAAACGAGTTCTTAGAAGAGCAAGTAACTAAATTGTACTTACAATTAGACGCTGAAAGAGCGGCTGGTACAGAAAGAGCAAAAGCTGGTTCAATCGGGAACATCACTGTTGGAGAAACAGGTCGTAAGTAATCGTTGACAAAAAGAAAGGTCGTCTAAATCGTAATTGGTTTAGACACCACAAGGTATAAAAAAATTCGTTCAGCATAAAAAGCAATTCCAAACTTCGGGTCGTAGGTTCGAGTCCTACCCTCTCCACTAGGGTTATAATCGGAGAGGTAGCTCGGTCGGATTAGAGCAGAAGTCAGCAAAAAAAGCAATTTTGATACCCCATATAGTAGTCGTCTAGTGGACAAAGACACCGCCCCTGTATTCGTGTATGAGGTTCGACTCCTCTTTAGCAGTGGTGGTATGACGTAGGTGGAAACATTGGTTCAAATCCAATCTGCTGTACAAAAGGTTCCTCTTGCCTTACAAGAGAATAAAAAAGATTATTTCAGCAATCAAACAAAAAAAATCTATTTGAAAGAGAGCGGAGGGGTTCGACTCCCCATTTGTCTATAAGAGGTATGACAATTTGTTGTAACGGTAGCACTAATAAAAAAAATTAATCTTGATTCTCACATACTTCTGTCGTCTAAGTGTTAGGATGCCCTCGTTGTAGAGGGTGATAGTGGTTCAAATCCATTCGGAAGTGCAAATACTGACCTCCACTTCAGTAATTATTTCGTTTTTTAGAGGTGGCTCCCTTTCCACAATTGTGGATATAACCAAAAATTGCTGTGGCAGACCACGGGCATCTGATAGGTCAACTATCTATACAGGGGGCGAAACTAAATGTTTTAAAATAACTCATCATTTATTTGGTGGGTTATTTTTTTTTACGTACCTTTGTTATATAGAAATAAGGACTTAAAAAAGTTTTAAAAATATTTTACAAAAAGCTTGTTTATATGAAAATAAAGTAATACCTTTGTTCTCGATATAAATGTTAATTTTAAAACAATCTAATTATGGCGTTTAAAAATTTATTTATCAAAAGCGATGAGAGTCCTGATGATAAACCAGTAGAAAAACAAATAGTGAAAAAACAAACAGAACAACCAATCAAGTTCCCGACAGCATCAAGGAATGAAGAAGTAGAAACACCTTCATTTGCAAGACCTGCCGCAGGATTTGGATTCGGAGATGCACCTGCAACACCTAGTGCGCCAGTAACTCCAAGCTTTGCCCCATCATTTTCAACTCAACCAACAAGTTCAGGTGAAGTGACGCAAGAGCAAGTTGAAAATGCTTATAAGATATACGAAAAAGGTTTCGAATCACTTAACCAACCAGGTTATGACTTCTTCGAATACTTCAAAGCAGTAAGTGCTGGTGGTGTGAATAACCCGCCAATTTATGAGATGGCTCTTGCCATGGCTCATAGTACTGACCCAAGCGTTACCAAAGAGAAATTACTTTCTCAGTCAGAATTCTATATCACAGAAATCAACAAGGTTTTTGAAGATTTTTCTGCCAAGGGTAATGGTAAAAAACAAGAAATTATCAATCAGAAGTCTTATGAAAACCAAGCATTGGTAAATGAGGTAAGTAACATTAGAGAACAAATTGATGCTCTTACAGTTACCCTTAAAGACAGAGAGTCTAAGCTTAATCGTATTGATGCAACATATGCTGATAAGATTAACGACATTGATGGTAAGATAAATGCCAACGTTCTTGCAAAAGACAAAATTATCGGAGCAATTCAAACCGTTAAAAACGGAATATCAATTAATATTAAATAACTAAAAAATGAGTACAACACCGACATTTAATGCGAAGTTTATGGACTTGCCTATCGTAAAATCTTTAGGACAAGAACAATTAGTTACCAAAGTGGATAACTTTAGAAAAGGAGAAAAAGGATTATATAATGTGTTAAGAATTGGTACATATGGTGCCATTGGTTATGGGATTTGGACATACGTTCTGCCAATAGCTTTCGTAGCATTAGGACAGCTTATAGCATTAGCTATTACAGCGGCTCTTGCATTATTCTTATTCTTTGCGGCCCCTGCAATCTTCTCTTGGATTAGAATTGCGGCTAGAGCACTACACAAAAGTGCTATCAAATACGACCCTTTCAAGCAATTGGAAATCGAAAAACAGAAGTTGATTGCGAATCAAACAACATTTCGTGTTGCTAAGCAAAACATCAAATCACTTCAATCTGATATGGGTAGTTCTGCTGAAAGAATGAAAAAAGAAGCTGAAACAGCTAATGAAAACATTTTCAGACTTGAAGGTAAAGCTGAATCTCTTAGAACAAAAATGAAAGAGATGGTTGAAAGATTGGGTGTTGATGCAAAACAAGAAGATGAGTATGTAGGATATGCCTCTCAACTTAATAAGGTTCTTGGTGATGCACAACGTGTTATCAATAAAGAAAAACAATCTAAAGACTTTATGGATAAATACCAAGCTCGTGAGCAAGTAATGAGAAAAATGTCACAAAAGTTGGTAATGGTTGAAAGTGTAATGGAAAACAAAATTGCCGATTTTGATGCAACAGTTGAGTTCTTGAAAAATGACTACGAATTCGCACAAAAATCAAATGCCGCTACATATGCCGCTAAGAGTGCAATTGGATTTAGTGGTGGTTGGGAACGTGACTATGCATTAGAAGTAATTGCTGAGTCTATCTCTAACGATACTGCTATGACAGCGGGTAACTTAAGAGACATTGAAAGTCTTACATCTAACTACGATTTAAATTCTGACGATTTGTTCCTTAAATTGGACCAAGCGGCTGATAGATTGAGAGTTGATGATGGACTAGGAGACTTCAACAAGTACAAAAATCCTGATTACGTAATGACTGAGAAAGATAAAAGAAACTCAGGTGGATTTGACGATATGTTCAACTAAGAACATCGAAAATATAAAAACTGTTCGATTAGCAGTTCGTGACTTATCATCCGAATGTGAAGTGGTGGACAATATAAAGTGGACGGCCGAGCCAAATTGAGTAAGTAGGAAGTTGCTGTGTTTTAGAGGGATAAGCTAAGTTTTTAACAGACAACGAAAAAAATTATTAAAAACTTTACAAAAAGTTTGGTAGTGTCAAAAATAATACATACCTTTGTAGAGTTAAAATTAATAAGTAAAACAATAACGTAAAAATTAAAACAACATGGAAAAAAAATCATTTTGGTCAAGTTTGACTAATTTAGCTAAGGGTGGAATTATCGTCGTAGCTACAGCATTAATCGTAGGAGTGGTTGCATTTGTATCACCTGGGTTGAGAGTTGCAGTGTCACAGACACTAGAGTTTAAAGCAATCAATAGCGACAACTTAAACAACGTAACAGCAGGTGCAAAATTACCTTTACCTTCGGAATCAGTATCTTCAAAATTTGCTGACAAAGGTTTAATCAGAATTGCAGAATATGCATGGAATGGTAACTCAGCGATGATTGCCGCAAATGGTGGACCTCGTACCACAGAAGGAAGTCTTATGGAAGCTTCGGGTGTAAACCTTGAAATTGTAAGACAAGATATGGTTGGTGGACTTAGAGATATGCAGTTAAAGTTCATTGAAGAATTGGACAAAGGTGCTACATATCCACAATCAGATAAATCAGCAGTAGCTGTTAGTATCATGGGTGACGGTGTACCGTTCTATATCACGACAACACAAAAAGCGATTGACGACAAATTCGGTAAAGATAAGTATCACGTACAAGTAATTGGTGCATACGGTTTATCTTACGGTGAAGATAAGTTAATCGGGCCTAAAAAATGGAGAGATAACCCACAAACTATGAAAGGTGCTCTTGTATCAAGTGTAATTGGTGATGGGGATTGGGTTGTAGCTTGTAACTTTGCTTTCGCAAACAAAATCAAGGTAAATCCTGACCCAACAACTTACGATGCTGAAGCGTTAAACTTCGTTCCTTCACAAGATGATGATTATATCAACTCTGTTAAAGAATTAATCAAATCACAAAAAAGTGGGTTTAAGATTCCTTTAGACGTGGTTAAAGATGGTAAACGTACTGGTGAGAAAATCAACAAAGCTATTGATGGTGCTACTACTTGGACTCCTGGGGATAAGTTAGCATTTGACAACTTAGACGGTTTCACTGACGTTGCTTCAACAAAAGATTTCGTTAACCAAATGGCTACGACTCTTGTAATTGTTAAAGAATGGGCTATCGCTCACGAAAAAGAAGTTGTAGGTTTGTTAAAATCAACTTATGTTGCCGCTAATCAAATCAAACAATACGACGAATGGGCTGTTAAAGCTTCTGAAGCTGTAGCTAAAACTTATGACTTAGAAACTCCAAAATATTGGTATGACTTATTTAAAGGTCAAAAAGGTTCTAAAGGTGGTGTTGATTTCAATGTAGGTGGTACAAGAGTATTCAACTATGCTGATGCTGTTCAATACTACGGTATTACTGACGGAAAAAACAGATACGAAGCAGTTTATAACCAAGTATCTAGCTATTTAACTGACTTGAACCCAATGGGATTCAATGAAAGTAATAAAGATGGTGTTGTAAAATACGAAGATGCAGTTAACTTGTACTTCTTGAAAAGCATTACAAATATCGATGCAGGTAAGATTGAGAAAATCTCTTATACAGCTGAGAAAACTAATGTATTGGCAAGTGGACAATGGAATATCAATTTCCAAACTGGTAGCTCAAATATCGCAGGTTCTGACAAGGATTTAGAGACAATCTATAACTTACTTGTTCAATCTGAAGAGTCTAAATTGAAAATCGTAGGATTTACTGATAATGTTGGTAACTCTGAAAGCAACGTAGCCTTGTCTAAAGGTCGTGCTAACTCAGTAGTTCAATACTTAACAAATAGAGGTATCGATTCTGAAAGATTCCAATTGGTTGACGGTAAAGGTGATGCAAATCCAGTAGCTGACAACTCAACTGCACAAGGAAAAGCCAAAAATAGACGTGTGGAAATCACTCTATTAAACTAATACGTTCTCTTCTTCAGAACGTCTCAATTTTTAAAGTTAAAAACCCTAGAGAAATCTAGGGTTTTTTTATTAAAAATACTTGCATATATGAAATAAGTTTCATACCTTTGTAAGGTAATAAGAATAACACAAAATTAAATACAATAAAATGGAAGTAGTCGGAAAGATTAAAGAAGTAAATGCAGAACAACAAGTTAGTGCCGCATTTAAAAAAAGAGAATTAGTTGTTACAACTGATGAGCAATATCCTCAACACATTTTGATTGAGTTCAATCAAGATAAATGCGATTTGTTAAGCTCATACAAAAAAGGTGAAGCTGTTAAGGTTTCTATCAACTTAAGAGGAAGAGAATGGGTTAACCCACAAGGTGAAACTCGTTATTTCAACTCAATCCAAGGATGGAGAATTGAAAGAGTAGGTTCTGAAACACCTGCAACGCCTCAAGCAACTCCTGCTCAAGCATTTGAACCAGCTGTTAGCGGTGATGAGCCTGATGATTTGCCTTTCTAATCATCGAAACAATGGATAATCATCGGTAACTCGATTGGTTATCCACAAGAATACAAAGTAAAAACCATTAAAAATTAAAAAATGAAAAAATTCTTTAAACCTTTCGAAGGTATTAGCGATACAAACCGAAGCTCAATAATTGGTGGTTGGTTAGTATGTTTACTCTTATTTTGGGTTGCTTGCGCAAGCATTGGTACAACTCACTTATTTCCAACACCTTCACAAGTAGGTAATGGATTTGTTAGCCTTTGGAAAGATGGACTTATTGTTCATATTGGAAGCTCTATTTGGTTATGTGCCAAGGCAGTTTTCTTTTCAGTAGCAATTGCATTAGCTTTTGCATATTCTTCAACAATTTCAGCTTTTAAGCCAATTGCTTTATTCGTATCTAAGCTTAGATTCTTACCTTTAACAGGTATCGCTTTCTACTTATCATTACTATTTAATGATGCTAGAAACTTACAAGTTGCTGTATTGGTTGTTTTCATGACAACATTCTTAACAACAAGTCTTATGCAGATGATTAAGGATATCGCACCTGAAGAGTTTGACCACGCAAGAACGCTTGGTTGTTCAAGATGGGAAATGCTTTGGGAAGTTGTAATAAAGGGTCGTATTGACTATGTTTTTGAGTTGGTTAGACAAAACTTAGCTATCGTATGGATGATGCTTGTAACAGTTGAATCTATCCTTGTAGCGGCTGGTGGTCTTGGTTTCCTTATCAAGAATAACGATAAATTGGGTGATGCAGGTAAGGTTATTGCATTACAAATCATAATCGTTCTTGTAGGATTACTTTTAGACTTCGTTATCACTAAGATACGTAAAACAGTCTTCCGTTACTCAAACTACTAATGAGTTATTTTATCTCATTCATTTCAGGTATGTTCGGGTATATTATCGGAGCTTATTTGATGGATATTTTTTTAAAACGTAAAAACAAAAACAAATGAAACAATATAGTCAAGAAGAAGTAATTCTTAACCTTTCAGACGTAAGTCTTGGATATGGTGGAAAACCAATCCTTAAACACGTTAATCTTACTGAGTTTAACGTCACTAGAGAAGGTCATGATTCAACAGGACAAATCATTGCATTTATCGGTCGTTCAGGTAGAGGTAAATCAACACTTTTTAAAGGTCTTACTGGTCTATTACAACCAATTGAAGGACAAATCCTTATTACAAACGCAAACACAGAAGACAAAGATGATGCAAAGATTCTTTCTGAAGGTGATGTTGGATTTGTAGACCAAAAATACACGCTTTTTAGACACAAAACCATCACGGAAATCTGTCAATATGCATTAAGAAAATCTAACGCTCCAAAGGCAGAAAAAGATGCTCTAATCACCGATTACTTAACTCAATGGGGTCTATTAGAACACAAGAACAAATACTCTTGTGAGTTATCAGGTGGACAGAGACAAAGAACTGCTATCATTGAGCAAATGCTTACATCTAAGCACTTTATGATTCTTGATGAACCATTCTCAGGACTTGACGTTGGAAACATCGAAAAGGTAAAAGAGAATTTCCAAAGAATTAGTGATGCAGATGAATTGAATACAATTATTTTCTCTACTCACGATATCCGTTTAGCAGTTGAATTAGCTGACAGTATCTACATCATTGGTTTCCCTGAAGGTGAAACCGAGTTTAGTACAGTTGTTGGTCACTATGACTTGAAAAAAATGGGTCTTGCTTGGGAAGAATACGGAAGCGGTCATGTCGCTCTTGAAAGAGATATCAAAGAACTATTATTGAAATCATAATGGCTGAACAAGTAAATTTTTGGAAATCAGAGGATGGAAGTCTTCATAAGACTGAAGCCGAAGCAGTAGAAGCAGATATCGCACATTTAGGTGGTGATGGTGAATTCTATAATTTGATAGTTGAAAAGCTTGAGAAGTGTAATGAATCAATTAGTTTCAGACATGATGCGATTCCACCAAGAATTGCGTATCGTTTGATGTATTCAGGCTATATTGGTCAATTATATACATGGCACAGCAACGCTGATTCAGCTGACCAATATCAAATCATATTCTATAAGAAAGGTGTAAAACCAACAACTCAATTGAATATGGTGATTCAACATGAAAAAACTGAAAAGTATAAACACTTTAAAGAGTTATATGCTAATAGTCAGTGATAGAGCCATTTGGTTCTTTGAGTTGATACTTGGTAAAGGAATAAGGGGCCTAGCATTTTGGCCCTTTATCTTTGTACCATCGACAACAGTCGTTGATGAGGTTCTGCTAAATCACGAACGTATTCATTTAAAGCAACAACTCGAAATGCTGATTATACCGTTTTATATATGGTATTTGATTGCATTAAGGCGAAAGGGTTATATGGGTATTAGCTTTGAAAAAGAAGCATACGCCAATGAGAGAGACTTAGGTTATTTAACCAAAAGAAAGAATTATTCATTTTTAAAATATCAAAATGAAAATAGAAATAAACAAAATAAAAACAGTACCAAAGGGTTTAGGTTTTAATTTCTGCGTTTACGGTGAACCATCTGAAGAAATTCAAAAATGGTGTAAGTATTGGGATTTTAAAACAGAACCATCAGGTCCATATACCAATATTATCCTTACAGATGATGTTGACATTAAAAATATCTTTGTTGGTCCTAAGAAATACCATTATATTGATGGTTTTAGCCCAAATCTTAACAAGAACCTACATGTAGGTCACTTATCAAATCTTGTATTAGCAAATGCGTTCCAACACTTGGGTCTTGGAGATGAATTTATCTCGATATTTGGTGATACGCTAAATGGTGAGGTTACCAAAGATGAGGCTTATTACAATTTCCTTAAAATGACCAAGTTTTTTGGTTATAAGGTTGATAAAGAGTATTTTGCTTCTGAAATGAAGCTTGATGAAAAGCTTTTAAAAGACGGCCAAGGTGACTATGAAGGTTCAAAGGTATTTGACTTAGAAGATGAACAAATCGTAGGTATTAAATCCAGCGGAGCAACAACATACTTCTATCAAGACGTAGCACTAGCTAATGAATTGAGTGCTTCTACCTTGTATCTAACTGGCTTGGAGCAAGAAAATCATTTTAATTCGCTTAAGAAGTTATTTCCAAATAACAATCATATCGGTCTTGGACTTGTTTATCTTGATGGTAAAAAGATGTCTAGCAGTGAAGGAAATATCATTTATATGAATGAGTTCATTCATGGACTTATGGAAAAGTTTAATCATGATGCTGGTGTTGTAGCTAATATTATTATTGGACAAATCCTTAAATCTGAGCCAAAGTCAAAGAAAACAATTGATTCTAGTCTTATAGATAATCCAAGATTATCATTAGGATTATACTTGAGCTACACGTTAGCACATGTTAAGAGTTGTGGTGTCACAACCAAGCAGATTTATAAGTATCAATCTAAAAAGTTACAATTTGCTGAATTAAGAGCTAAAACAAACTTATCACCAAATGTCTTATTTGATGAATTGGTGAGCCATTGTAAACATATCAACGCTTTATATGAGACTCATTATATCAAGGGGAATGAAGAGAACATTGAGTTGTTTTCTAATTTGATTTCTGACTTGGAGTTGGGTATGTTGAGAGTGGGTATGTATTCAGTAGAAAAAGTTTAAAAATATTTCAAAAAAGGCTTGTTTTTTAATTAAAAATGATGTACCTTTGCTCTAACGAAACACATTTATTCTTTTAGTTGATATTTATAGTAAAATAAAATTACAGTTTTAAAGAAAATACAAGATTGTAGTTATACTTAAATACCAAAACATGGATAGTGAAGAAAAGAGTGACACGAAAAATGATGGCGACTATCAGTCTAATGATAGCGACCTTCCTAAACCCTTTTGGGTTCGACATATTGGTTTACAAACTGACAGAGTTGACAAACGATTATTGGACTACAATGTATGTTCTATATTCATTGGCCTTTCTATCATTTTGCTTAGCTTATCCATTTTTTAGATATGGAAAAAGGCTAATTGGAAATTTACTTATTACACTAGCGTTATTCCTTAACCCGCTGGGCTACGATATTATCGTTTATGGAATTACACTGTTAACTAAGAGCTATTGGATAACAATGAGTATTATGTATGCTTTGGCTGTCATTTTCTTTGGATTATTTGTTCACTTGAGTGATATGGATTTGAAAAAGAAACTAAGAGTCAACACAAAGATAATAATTCGAAACATTAAAAACAAACTTAAAAGCTATGAACAAGTTCAATAATTTTTTTAACAAGTTTTTCGGAAAAAAAACCGAACAACCTAAAAAACCGATTAATCAACTACCACAACCTGATGATGCATTTATCGAAAGCATTATGGGTTCATTAAAGCTAATGAAGGAGCTGAGTGAAAACAACGGAGACCCAAGTGTTTCTTTAGGACCACCTGACAGAATTGACTATTCTGAAAGAGATGGATTGTATTTCAGAGACCTTGTATGGATTCAAAATGGTGGTAAAGGAGAAATCCACAGCCAAGAAATGTCAGATGTTCCATTTGACAGAGAAGAATTAAAGGTAAAAGAAAATAAGCCTGAAACTCTTGAAGACCGTTTAGCTGACGCATTGAAAAATGAAGATTACGAGGCGGCCGCTAGTCTAAGAGACGAAATGAATAAAAAGTAAAAAAAAAAGTTAAAATAAATTTGGTAGTTTAAAATAATATTTGTACCTTTGTAATGTAAAAATATTAACAAATAAATTAAACTATGAAAAAATTTTTATTAATTGGATTATTCTTAATCTTTAGTTTACCTTCGTTTTCACAGGCATTAGCAAATGGCTATTACTACAAATCGGATATCAAAGTATATTCAAGTGGTACATCAAACACTTATACATATCACTTCTATGTGAATGCAAGTGGTGAGATTAGACAAATTGATTTTGCTAAAAACCAATACATGTCATTCAAGACATATGGTACTGTATCTAACGCTCAATCAAGTGCTTATACTTGGGCCAATGATGGTGGTATTTGGTCAGAAACACAAACATTTGTGTTTACCAAAGACAAATCAACTGGTGACCTTAGTGTCTTCTTGATGAGAGTAGTACAAAATGAGGGTCAAGACCCTTGGCAAAGCTACGGTGTTGGAGTTGTTGAAAAACTCTGAGGGAGCTTAGTATTAAGAAAAATATAGTTGGTTATCAATTCTTACTTAGTAGAATTGAAACAAGGGGAATCGTTGTAAGGTAAGCATGTACTGTGGAGAACGGTATGCAATCAAGACGAGTATCAATAATAGGTGAGGATGGTGTACAACAGAGCCATTAACGATTGATACTGGTGGAGATAGTTCAGAAGATACCTAAGAAATCACTGGTTAGCGCAATCAGAATGAACTAAGGGATGATATGGGTGAAAGCTTGGGGGTTCGAGTCCTTCATTCCCTACTAGAAAAAAAATAAAAAATAATTGGTAAAACACTTGACTTGTAAAGAAAATTGTCGTACCTTTGTAGTATATTAATAAGATGTTGGTTCGCCCATGCTTTTTAACATAAGGCCGCTTATGGTCTTCAGGATAAACATAGTGATATGTAGAAAGCGATTTAGCGGAAGCAAGATTGCGTTGGGAATTTATTACCAATCCGAGTAAGCGATGATAAACGCAGTGTTTATGTAAAGGCAACAAGAGACAAAATCTGTTGGAGTTGGAAGTAAACATTATAGCCCAAATTTTGATTCATGGGTTATTGAGTACGAAAGTATAATAGAGGTTTATCAGGATTTGGTGAATAACTGTAAAAGGGGAATAAGCTGGGTCCAGTATTTAGATTATGGTGTAGCTGAAAGGTGATATTAATCGAAGGTACCATGTTCGAGAGAGCATATCGGGGTGTCGTTAGCTGGGCTACTCAAAAGGTAGTACGTTAGCAAATCTGAGGACACATCCTGAACTGAAATGAATCGATGCAATTTATTTAGGTTTTTAACCTGAAATATCTTTTAAGAAAAGGAAATTTTATAAAAAGCAAAAGTTCCTCAGAACATGATTTGAAAAATGAGTTATACTGTTGTAAAATACAGTTGTTGCTAGGCCGCAAGCCAAAGTGACAAAATAAAGTAAGTAGTTCTAAGCTAATAGCCCGCAAGCTATGCAGACTCGCAAGGTCAGTCGGATGAAAATGGAGTTTATATAGAATCATGTAGTGATTGCAGAATCGTATATCTGTCTCATTGTTGACTATTCCTGTAGCAATATAGGTGTGTGTAACAAACCGAAAGGTTTCAAAACGTCAACAGTATAGCTGAACACTCAGGCGACTACAAAATTTTGGGGATAACCTTTAATCGGTTCATAAGGCGTAAAACCTTATATCCCCACACATTCCGTGTTAGAGCAGTCAGGTAGCTCGCTCCCGTGTGAGGGAGAGGTCAGGGGTTCGAATCCTTTACACGGTACTAATTTTTACTAGACATATTAATTAAATTCGGGAGCAATACATATAGTATTGAATAGGTGGAAACCCTTATGCTCCCACTAGGCTTCGTAATTAGGAAATATGGATGCGGTTAAAAGAAACGACCAAAGATAAGGTTTCACGGCAAAAGGCTCTATTCGTTAACCAGCGAGCTTTTACTTATCTTTGGAAATTTCAAAAAAAAATGACAAAAGGCTTGCTTTTTACAAAAATAGTTAGTACCTTTGTATAAGAAATAAAAAAATAAACAGAAAAACAAAACTTTTGCTAAAAGCAATATATTTATAATAAACGTAGAAATACACAACAAACAGAAATTATGACAACAAGTACCACATATCAAACGCAAAAACAACAACCTAAAGGCGGGAAGCCTTATGGCTTGGCTGGGTGTGTCAACAACTTGTTTGACTTAGTTACAATATAATTAGTAGTAATACTGATTTTGTAGACCCAGCTTAATGTAAAAATTAGGCTGGGTTTTTTCATTTCGGGGGATAGCTTATATGGTAAAGCACTGACCGTTGGGGTCAGGAGAATGAGGTTCGAGTACTCATCTACCGACAAACACAAAACGGGTTAACCTCTGCGAACAGAAAGTACGAGGATGGAACAATTGGAAAGATATCGCTAGTTGCAAAGGGTTCGATTCCCTATAACCTGACAAAAGAATTAATCATGAGTAAAGGAAATTGTGAATTATGTGAACGAGAGAAGGAATTGACCTTTCATCACCTAATACCTCAAATCAACCACTCGAAGAATGCCTTTCAAAGGTTATTCAGTAAAGAGGATATGAAAACAAGAGGTCTTATGTTATGTAGAGAGTGTCATTCAATGATTCATCGAACGCTAGACAACAAAACACTCGGATTAGAGTACAATACAAAAGAATTATTACTCGGACATGAAGGAATCTTCAAGTTTGTAGAATGGGTTAAAAAACAAAACAAAAAAGTAAAAAAATAGAACAAATGAAAAATATTAAACGTATAAAGAATAAACAGTAACCACCTTCAAATCATGAGGGTGATATGATATGCCCTCTAAGCTTTAAGGTGAAGCACGATACTTTTAATATCGGGAAAATGGTCCAATACCATTAGGGGGTACAAGTTTTAATAAACGAATGCCCTCGAAACATTGCTGGCGATGTACTCCGCTTTTAACGGAGGAATAATTGGTTCGATTCCAATCGGGGGTACAAGACGAAAGTCGAATACTCTCCTATGGCTGACTGGGTAAAGCACCATACTTTTAATATGGCATCAATGTCGGTTCGAACCCGACTGGGAGAACAAATTAAGTTTTTAACCTTTACTTTTGTTTAAAAGCGCATATTATTGTAATAAAATTTATTATGAAAATATGTGGAACATGTAAAGTACCGAAATCCGAAGAAGATTTCAACAAGAATAAAAGCAAACCAGATGGTTTAAATAGCATTTGTAGAGAATGTAGTAACAAACGGTCTAAACGATATTATACTGAGAATAAAGAACATCATATTGGTGTTATTAAAGATAGGAAGGTTAAAACATTAATCGATACTAGAACAAAAATTTTTGAGTATTTTAAAGAAAACCCGTGTATTGATTGTGGTGAAACAGACCCAATAGTACTAGAATTTGACCATCGAGACGATGTTATCAAAGAGAGAAATATTGCTGATTTAGTCGGAAATAGTTGTTCTTGGACGATGATTAAGAAAGAGATTGACAAGTGTGATGTAAGGTGTGCAAATTGCCACAGAAGAAGAACAGCAATCCAACAAGGTTGGTATAAAGGAGTTATATTATGACAGAACAAGAAAAGCACATAGCAGATAGTATGACATTATTTGCCGCTAACATAGCAGATTTTGAAGTAGGTGATTTAGTAAAAGAGGCGAATGGTATCGTGTCCAAGATAACGAACAAAACCATCAACTCTATTGAAGTGGAAATTGACAAGCTACCACTTAAAAAAAATGCGTCAAAAGAAAATATCGGGATTAAAGCAAGACAATGGTTTACCATGGAAAATTTTAATCGTAGATTTAAAAAGTAATTATTCGGGTGGTATAGGAGCCAGGTTTATCTAGTCGCACTTGGACTGCGAATCACGTGGGTTCGAATCCCACTCACCCGACGAGAAGAGACTGTTATTAATTCATAGAACACCATACTTAGTAAGTACTGGAAGCGTAGAATTAAAAATTACGAGATGTGGACTAATTGGCTAAGTCGCTTGCTTTGGGAGCAAGACATCGTGCAGGTTCGAGTCCTGTCATCTCGACATACTGGGTTTTGATACCGATTTACCGTTAGGAAACGGAGCGTGAAGGGGTTCGTCAAACAAACTCTGCTCCCGAAACAGAATTGAAGTGGGGTATGACGGATGCAGAGAGAGGCATATATGCGGGAGTAGCTCAATGGTAGAGTTCCTGATTTCCAATCAGGTTGTTGCGAGTTCGAGCCTCGTCTTCCGCTCGAAGATAAGACTGTTGCTAATTCATAGGGTACCAAGGTAAAAACTGCGTAGAATTAGAAAATTGCGACCATCGCCTAGTTGGTATGGCATCTGACTTCCAATCAGAAATAGGGCGGGTTCGAGACCCGCTGGTCGCTCAAAATATTGGCCTATGGTGTAATTGGCAACACTACTGTTTTTGGTGCAGTCATTCAAGGTTCGAGTCCTTGTGGGCCAACCAATATTGGGGATTGATGTAATGGTAGCATACTTGGTTTTGAGCCAAACTGTATAAGTTCGACCCTTATATCCCTAACTATGTCAAGTAGTTTAATTGAGAAAACTCCCTGCGTTGGGCGGGGCGATTTGGGTTTGAATCCCGATTTGACAGCAAAGATAAAAAATGATTTCAGCAAATATTATCATCAAACTTTTAATTTGAAACAGATATATCATTTTGTTCTTTTTGGGTCTATGGCAGAGCGGTCGATTGCGACAGACTGTAAATCTGTTATTCCACACCGTGGTTCGAATCCACGTGGGCCCACTGGCGAGTATGTTGTTTTATGATTTTCAGGAAAAGGCGTTAGAGAAAAAAATCAAATTTGGGGTATCGCCAAAGTAGGAGAGTTGGGACGGTCTGTAACACCGTTGCGAAAGCTGAGTAGGTTCGATTCCTACATGCCTCACTGAGCAGTTGTGGTCTGCTTGCAATTAAATTCCACCGTTTGATTCACGTAACGAATCACTATGCTTCCGTAGCTCAATTGGTGGAGCATCTCATTTGTAACGAGAAGGTCGCAGGTTCGAAGCCTGTCGGGAGCTCAATAAGCAGGATATCGTAAGAAACGTCCACATAGGTTAATTACCTGTTGAAGAAAGGATAAAGACAGGGGCTCCTTTTAAGTCCTGCTGACGTTATTAAAAATCGTTGCACGTAGCGAACCAACCTAGTTATACGATTCTAGGTAAAATTGCCGATGTAGCTCAGTAGGTAGAGTACCTGTTTTGTAAACAGATTGTCGCAGGTTCGATTCCTGTCATCGGCTCAAACATAAAAAAAAATTGATATGAAAGGACTTAAATTTATTCCACTAGTAGAAGTAAGTGAGGAAACCAAGGCTAAATTGGACCTTATGATGAAGAAAAGAGATGAGCGAATTCAATCAATGATTGATGATTATCGAAATGGTAGATTTGCAGAAGAAATGAAAAACCTGCCAAAAAATTAGGTTATTAAAAAGTTTATTTGTACCTTTGTAAGGTAATAATTAAACCGAACAAAATGACAAGAGAAGATTTTAGAATTGTACAAAAGTATTATGCAACTAGTAGCCTAGTTATGATTTTTTATGGTAGTGTTATCATTGAAAGTGTTGAAATCTATAAGAATTATTCAACGTTTGAAGATGAAGCAGACAAAGCGGCTAGACTAGCTGAGATGGGTAAAGAAGGTGGTAAAAAAGCTAAGCCAAAACCAATCAAGATGAAGTCTAAAAAAGACGACCGTACCAAAGATGAAATTAGTGCTGAATGTGAGAGCAAAATCAAAAAATACATTGCGGCTAATAGCCAAAAATAAAAAACCGCTGGCGAAAGCCGAAGTGGCGTAATGATATCAGTCACGAGATGGTAAGCGGTGCCATCTCAAAATGCGAGTGTAGCTCAGTTGGCAGAGCACCTGATTACCAATTAGGTTGTCGTGGGTTCGAATCCCATCACTCGCTCTCTTGACTTTTTGGTACCATCTAGTATATTTATATACATGGGAAGAAAAGTAAAAAATATACATTACATTTATAAAATAACGTGTAATGTGACAGGAAGGTATTATGTAGGAATGCGTAGTACTTGTAAAGAAGATGATAATTACATGGGTTCAGGAAAAGTTCTCAGATATTCAATACGAAAGTATGGTGTTGAAAACCATACAAAAGAAATTCTGAGTTATCATGAAACACGTGAGTTATTAGTTGAAGCTGAGATATTAGCTATTACTGCTGATATGATTACAGATAAGAACTGTATGAATATTAGATTAGGTGGTTCAGGTGGTTTCACAAGTGAAGAAGCGAAAAAAGGTAGACTAGCGACAGATAAGATTTTATTTGAAAAATTTGGTGATGATTTTAGAATAATAATAAACCAAAATTATCATAATAATATGTCTGAAACTGAAAAAATTGCTTTTAGTAATAAAGTAAAAGTTGGTCAACAAAGTAATGGCTATAATAATATAACTTTCAAGAATAAAAGGCATTCAGATAAAACAAAACAATTAATGTCTAAACCAAAAAATATTGGTGAAACAAATTCACAATTCGGAACTTGTTGGATAACTAAGGAAGGCATTAATAAGAAGATTAAGAAAGAAGACCTTGATACATTTATCACTGATGGATGGGTTCAAGGAAGAAAATAACATAAGGGGGTATTAAAATATTGGCAAACGGCATTCTGCAATTTAAAAAAGAATGATTACTGCAAAATTCAAAAAAACAATCTGTAACATTGAAATTAATACGTGGTTCGATTCCCGTTGCCCCCACAAAACTTTTTTAAAAATAACTCATCATTTATTTGGTGGGTTATTTTTTTTTGCATACCTTTGTAATCTAAATATAAGACAATTATCCCTAGTTTAAAATATACAGCATTTCAAATTCTATCATATGTTAAAAGTAATACATTTGATACCAAAGAACGTTTATCTCAACACATTGAGTATTCACTAGAATCTATCAATGAACATACTAAGAGACCACAAAAAAAAGATTTTCTCTTAAACCAAGCGAGAGAAAGTGGTAGGACCCATTTTAAATTAATAGGTAAGGTCAACGATGGTGGTCTTCAATTGATGGAGTGGTGTGACGAAGCTTTCAACTTTGACGGTATGTGTTCGGATATTGAAATTATCAAAACACATAAAGATGGTGAATATATGAAGAGAACATATACTATTGATGAATTACCTGAAGTAATAGATAGAGCCTTGAGTTGGTTCAATTCAATGAGAGCAAGAGAAGATTTTTGGGATGAATATTTACACATTTTAGCTATATGATAGAACCTACAAAATTAAATAAAGGAATATTTACGTTTTTCGTAAAGAATGGCTTAGACCATTCAGAAATGCATAGAATCTTAAAGTTTTATGCCAAGGAACATCTTGATAGAACCCTACCTACTAGAAGACACCTTAAATGGTATGCTAGTGTTAGCGAAAAAGCTGGTGCGGACTTCGAGAATTTCAAAAAATGTTTTAATAAACACAAGCGAAGAAACAGAAGAAGAGCACAAACTTACGATGAGTGGTTTGTTGAATCTAGCCTTGATGGAACTTTCGCTTATAACGGCTCAGCAGATGATTTGTAGTGTAGAAGAAGAATTATTCAACGAAATAAAGGATAAGCGTAACGGCAAGGAATCCAATTACTTAGAGAATCTATTACAAGAGATTTACGAAGCCGATTGCTACGACTTAAAGAAAGTTGAGAAGAAGTATCATTGTAGTATCGATAGAAGCATTGATAAAGTACATCAACTTCAATCAAACTTTTATTACACGATTACTTCACCATGGATTAATGCTGAATTGAACCTAGAAGTTGAAAGTGGAATTAATAACGGAACTCAAATGAATTCTTATTCATTTGAAGGTGATGTAAGACCTGAAACCAAAACTGTTGAAGTCTTGAAGGATGTTATTTTGAATGTTGAGAAATATAAAACATTCGAAGCTGAACGACAAGGTTTTACACTAGAAAAAGGTCAGCGGTTATTGAATGAACATAAAGCTAATATTTTGAAGCTTCATAGTAACCAAAGCTACGACAATTATGTTACTGGCGGTGGAACAAATGTTACTGATAAACACTACGCTAACGAAGTTGAAAAACTAAGGAACTTAGGTCTTTATTGGGAATATGTCTATGAAGAAATCGAAATTCCAATTTATTACAAATAAGATGAAAGAAGAACATAAAGTTAAATTGGTAGATATGCTTGGTGAGGAAAAAGCCAATCTAATCTTCAAGCAAGTAGAAGACCAAGCAAAGTTAAATGAAATTCACGAAAAGGCTAAAAAAGATGAAGAAGCAAGAATGGTTAATGCCATGATTGATAAGGGTTATCTTATAAGTGGTGAATACTATTCGGGCCACAGGTTCCGTGGGAAGCACGTAGCAATGTGGGATGGTCAAGATAATTGTTTTAGAACAATCAATTTCAAAATGGGAAGTTTTTTTGTTGAAAAGTTACCTTATTTTGGAGACGTTGCAGATACAAATCAAGATGGTTTTATACCATTTGATAGGATTGAAAAAAGAAAAATCTAGAAATTATGAAATATACGTGGTTAGTTAAAAGAGTTAAAGCTGTTCAAGCCGTTAGAGATTATCTAGGTGTTGGTTATATTGAAGCAGTTTCAAAATACAATGAAATAATTGAGTTTTTAGATGGAACCAAAAATTTGGAGAACGAGCATAATCTACATAATTCATCATTGGGTAGTATTGCTTTTGGTTTACGATATCGAGGAATCATTTCGTTTGAAACACAAGATGATGTCGAGGATAAAAAAGAACAAGAAAGACAGACGATTATTTCTCATGAAAACAAAAAAGCTAAAGAATGGTTTGATAAACAAACTGAGTTTGACCAAGAAATGATTAATCGTTTAATTAGAATGAATCAAGTAGGCCCAGCAATGGGGTAAAAAGAAAAATAATTAGTATGGGACCAAAAGTAGATTTAAGAGATTTTAAATGGGTTTTAGAAAGAACAAAAGCAATTGTTGCTATTGGTAAAGAAGAAGGCATGGGTCTTACGGTTGCCAAAAACACCTATGAGAAGATAAATGCGATTGTTGCTGATGGAATTTATTCAGTAGATTCTAACACACCTTTTGAGGACAGAAATTATATTTGTTTTTTGGAAAGACTAAAATATAGGGGTGTTTTGTCATATACTGAATGGGACTATCATAGGGAAGAACAAGCAGAACGTTATCGACTTGAAGAAGAAACACATGCCAAGGCTGTTAAGTGGATGAAATCACTAAGCAAAGAGGAACAAGAAATGGTACAAACACTAATGAATGGAATGATTCTTAGATAAAAACAAAAATTATGGTAGCAATATTAATAACATACAATAAATGGCTTACAGAGTCTAAGTTATTTGTAGTAAAAGAAGTGAAGATGTTCGCAGGAATTGGACTTAAAGAGGCCAAGGATTTTGTGGACGAAATTGATAATAACATCCGTTTGGGTAAAACTATTTCTATTGGAAAAGGGAGTGAAACACACGAAATACTAAAATTCTTAAAAGAGAAAGACTTACTTTCATTTGTGGAAGCTCATAAGACTGGGCTAAAGAAAGAAAATCATCGTGTGGTTGCTAAGCGTAGCAAGGAATATGATATAGCTAGGTCTTGGTTCGATTCTTTGCACCCAAAGAAACAAGCTATGATTCAAACGCTAATAAACGAAGAAAATGGCATTTCAGGATAAATACGGAAGAACCCTACATTTTGATTTTAGTCCTGGAACTACATCGGATGATAGAATAAATACAGAATGGAGAGAGCAGGTACAGAAGTTTCCTAAGCTGATTCATACTGAGAAACTAGACGGAGAAAACTCTTGTCTATCTCAATATGGTGTCTTTGCTAGGTCACATGCGGCACCTACACTACATCCATGGGCTAACCACTTGAAAGAGAAGCAATCAGTAATTCAACATGACCTAAAAAGCATGGATTTTGAAATATTTGGTGAAAACCTATATGCTTTACACTCAATCATTTACCCTGAACTTACAGCACATTTCTATGTGTTTGGAATTAGGGTCCTTGATAAGTGGCTTTCATGGGAAGAAACCAAGCAATGGGCTGGATTCTTTGATTTTCAAGTGGTTCCCGAATTGGGAATTCAAGATACAACTGAACCTGAACTAATAAAATCAAGGGTACTAGAATTAGGTAGTCAGCCAAGCGTATTTGGTTCACAACAAAATAATACTGACCCGCTTATTGATTGTACACGTGAAGGTATTGTAAGTAGGAATATAGACGAATACACAGTTGAAGGTTTCAAAGAGAATATCTTCAAATATGTGAGAAAAGACCACGTTCAAACGGACGTTCATTGGAGTAAAACAATAACAAGAGCAAGACTAATACACGAATACTAATGTTAGAAATATTTTTAACCATTTATATGGTATTGATTTGTGGAATACTTTTAAATATCTTAGCTGGAACAGCATTTGATAGTTATTATGATAGAAGCAAAAAAGGTTTTTTATTAGGATGTTCATTGCTAATAATAAGTTGGTTTATACATGGATTATTAATTCTATGGGGACATGGGAATTAGAAATCTAATTGGAGCGATTGCCTCAGCCCATCAACGAAATAAGACCAAACCAAGAGGTAAAGAGGAAAAAGAGGTTTTAGAGCCTGACCATACTGGTTTTGTCCCTTATACAAAAGGATGGAAAGAGAAGCACTTAGAATGGGCCAATGCTGGCTTATGTGGTGAGTGTGGTGAACCATCGGGTGATGAATTAGGTATTTGTAATGAATGCCGTTGGAGTTAAATCATGGGAAAGAAAGAAATTCGTAGAGACTTCAGAAATGACGTTTTTACAAGAGATAAAAATACCTGTAAAGTATGTGGTGAAGTCCGAGAGTTAAGTCTTTTGGATGCTCACCACATTACTGATAGAGGGGAGATGCCTAATGGTGGTTACGTCAAAGAAAATGGTATTACCGTTTGTAAGGAAGACTGCCATTTGAAGGTTGAATGGTTCCATATCACTGAAGGTAAAGAATGGGAAGAAGGACTTCACCCTGACGACTTGTATAAGATGATTGGTTCATCTAAGGAGTTGGCTATTCAAAAAAGTGAGAGATTGCTTGCGAGATAACTTAATAATTTGTACCTTTGTAATATGGAATTTAAAAAGAAAGAAATAATCGGAATGATTCACTTGGCTGGCCCTGATGTGGTTGAAAAAGCTATGGAAGAAATCAAAATATATGAGGAAGAAGGTCTTTCAGGTATCATCATTGAAAATTATCACGGTAATACCAGTGAAGTTTTGAAGGTATTATCTCGATTAGAGCATCAACCAACTAGTCTTAGTGTAGGTATTAATATTCTACCTAATGAGTTCGAATTTGCTTTTAAGCTTTGTGATGATTATGAGTTTATTGATTTCATTCAATTAGACTATATCGCTGGTGCTTATGCTATTGGAGACAAGGTAATTAAGCTTGATGCAGATAAATTTATTGAGTTATCGATGAACCACAGCAAGGTTGAGGTTTACGGTGGCGTTTGGCCTAAATATTATAAACCATTGAAAGATAGTGTTCTTAGCGTTGATTTATTTGATGCTGTTTTCCTTGGAAGTGCCGTTGTTGTAACTGGTGAAGGTACTGGTTATGAAACACCTCTTGATAAGGTGAAAGAATTTGCTACCCTAATTGATGGTAAGGCTCCGCTAATTGTTGGAGCAGGACTTACAGCTGAAAATGTTAAAGAGCAACTTGAATTTGCTCAAGGTGGTATTGTTGGTAGTGCTTTTAAACCTAACGGTCGAACTCAGCAAATGGTTGATAGAGACTTGGTTAAAGCTTTTATGGACGAAGTAAAAAAACTATGATATGGAATGTAAAACTATTAAGTTCGTTAAAAAAAATGGTGAAGCAGTAATAGTAAATAAAGTAAAATATCCTAATTTTTTTGAAGCTGAAGCTCAAGCAAATGGAATAAATACACAATCTAAGGTATTCACTAAAAGAATGGCTTATCATTGTAGTATTTGTGGTCATTATCACGTTGGAACTTCGATTGAAGCACTAAAGAAACCGAAACCCAAAGATAAAAAAATAAAGCTTATTGGTGGTATCAAGATGCCGAAGGTAGTTGGTAGTATTGATTTACGATTGTTTAATAATCCACAACCAAGAGTCAAAAAAGTGATGAATAGCGTTTATGTTAATCGAAAAATTTATCATTATATGATAAAGATTAAGATTGTTGAAGTAATCTGCCCTGATGGAAAGAAAAAAAGACCTAAAATTGATAAAATTCTTGGACAACAAAAAAAGCTTAACCAAAAAAAGATAATTGAATACATCTCTAAAGAGATAGCAAAAAAATAGAAATCATGTGGAAGTTTAAGTATTACGATATAGAGAAGGGTCCTGATTGGACAGCAATTGAAAGGAATTGCGAGTGGTTTCGTGATATGAAAGACGTTCCACAAGACAAGATATGGCATGCCGAAGGTGATGTTCAAATCCATACAAAAATGGTTTGTGAAGCACTTATCCAATTGTCTGAATTTCAAGAACTTAGTGAAGAAAAGAAACACATTATGTTTACAGGTGCGCTTATGCACGACATAGAGAAACGTTCTACAACTACAACTGAGTTCAAGAATGACAGAGAGTGTATTATTGCTCCTAAGCATGCTGAAAGAGGTGAGAAAACAGCAAGAGAAATTCTTTATATGGATTTTGATTGTCCTTATCATTCTAGAGAACAAATCTGTAAGATTGTTAAGTGGCACGGGAAGCCTCTACACGATGCATCTAATAAGACACTTGCTAGACTAGCAACACAAGTTCAATTACCATTTCTAGCAATGATTGCAAAGGCCGATATTCTTGGCCGTATTTGTACTGATGCTGAAGAACACTTGGAAAGAATTGAATTTTTCCAAATGCAAGCAGAAGACATTGGTTGTTGGGGTCGTACAATGTACTTTCAAAATCAATTGATTGAATATGAAGCTTTAAAAACGGGTAATTTATATTCACATCGTTTTGATGATACGAAGTTTGAGGTAATGATGATGTCCGCAATCCCAGGTTCAGGCAAAGACCACTACGTTAAGAATAACCTTCAAGGGTGGCCTGTAATCAGTCTTGACGATATTAGAGCTGAGCTTAAGGTTAAGCCTTTAGATAAAAAGGGTAACGGACAAGTGATTCAACTAGCTAAAAAGAGAGCTAAGGAACTAATGGCTAAGCATACAAATTTTGTATGGAATGCCACAAATATAACTCAACAAATGAGAGGTCAGTTGATTGAGTTATTTGAAGAATATGGTGGAAAGGTAACAATTGTTTATATTGAGGTCCCTTATAAGACTCTTATCAAGCAAAATAACGATAGAGAAGCGATAGTTCCTCAAAGTGTTATTGAAAAGATGATTAGAAAATGGGAACCACCTATTCGTGAAGAAGCATATAGAATATTAACTTTTACAAATTAAATATGATATGGAATGCACAACCAAACACATCAACCCTGTTAGTGGGTTAGAAGAAGATAAACCTAAGAAACCGTTCAACACAAATGAACAAGCAATTTCACATGCTAAGTATGTAAATGGACTACCTGACAGAACCTACAAGGTTGTTGCCTATAAGTGCCCTGTTTGCTTCAAGTTTCATGTTGGACGTAATGGTAAACCACTCACCAAGAAGTATGTGGATAAAATAACAAAACCAAAGACATTCCAAGGGTTTAAAATTATTGGAAAAATTGAATTATGATTGAAAAATTTAGAATTATATTTGTAACAGTTCTGTTAGTAGGACTATTTGCATATTCTATAAATGCTATACATTTCTTTATAAAGAATGACACATTTATTCATTATCAAGATTGTGGTAAGGTAGTAGGAAGTTCAAGTGAAGACAGACCAGTAAAACATGGAAGTGAAACTGAGTTTTATTTATTGATGCAATACGAAAAACAAGGCTTCAAAACTCAAGATGTTGGCGTTACAACCTATTACCAATACAAGGATGCTATCGGTAAGAAGCTATGTTTTGAACAATCAGAACCAAATCCAGCGATATCAACGATATCCGACCACATTAAACATTTCCTAGGAGTTTTCTTTATAGTTGTTTACGTTATAGTTTTTTTGGTTATATTTATAGGATGGTGCGCAGGCGACCTGAAAATATAATAACGAAAAGATTTATAACATATGAATGAATATTAAACAAAGACTTAGAGAGGTTTTATTAGAAGCCGAAAAAAAGGACCACAAACGAGAGTATGGTTGCCTTATGGTTTTCTTAGATGTTGACAAGAAAGCTTGGAAAGAATTACAAGATATGATTGACAAGGACGACTTGTATACAGAAAAAGACGATGATGGTTATGGTCTAGAAGATAAACCACACGTTACAGTACTTTACGGACTTCATGGAGAGATTGAAGATAAGGAATTAGAGGTTGAAATCAATAAGATTACAGAACCTAAGATTTCTTTTAAGAATATTTCAACATTTGAGGCCGATAAGTATGATGTATTGAAATTTGATGTATCGAGTAGCGACTTGGTTAAACTTAACAAGAAATTCAAGGAATTTCCACATACTAGTACGTTCCCTAATTATCATCCTCATTGTACAATTGCTTATCTGAAAAAGGGTGTTGCTGAAAAGTACATCAAAAAGGCTAAGGATTTGGTTAAGATGGATATGGAACCTGAAAAGGTTGTTTATTCTAAGGTTGATGGAACTGAGAAGAATTATAAAATAAATAAAAAAGAGGCTTAACACCTCTTTTTTTTATTTACCTTGACCTTTGTTTTTCTTAAGATAGTTCTTAGAACCTTTAAGTTTTGAGGCTTTTGATTTTGAGTGAACGCCTGGACGTTTCTTTCTTGTTTTGTGTACTTTTACACTTGTTGTAGTCCCTTTTGCTTTTGTTGCCATAGTATGTGTTTTTCTTATAAATACTTGCATACTTGGAAAAAAAATAGTACTTTTGTAAAAATAATTTAAAATATGAAAAATACAATTTACATTGACATTGACACAGACAGAGAACAAGTAATCCTTTTAGGAAAAGGAGCTGATTCTCCACCACCAACATCACCTGAAGAAGCCAAAGAAATGGTATTAAATGATGTTGAATGTATGACAGAAGCGTTGATATCACTGATGCATTTAGCACATGAAAATAAGTTTGGAGACAAAGAAGTTTTATTTGATGGTGTGATGAAAAAATTCTTCGATTATCGTAAAACATTCAATGTTGAAGTAGACATTGACCAACCAACAGAGCCTTCTGAAACAGAAGATAATACGAACGAAACTAATGAATAATGGACGAATCAAGAAAGAAAGTGATTGCAACCATAAATTCATGCACGCAATTACAACACTTAGGAGCAACTAGAAAATTGGTATTCTTATACCTGAACAAATTTAATGGTCCTGCTTACGACAACAACTACAATGCGCTTATGCACATTTACGAAATTAAAAAACGAGAAATAATCAAAACAAATGGATAGAACTATAAAAAAGATACAGAAGAATATATTTTACATGCTATTAGCAAACCCTGCTATATATTTGAAAGTATTGATTTATAGAACCGTTGGGATTGGTATTTTTACACTTTTCATGGGGCTGACTATAAATTGGCTTGATTGGAACATATATACAATCCCAGCGTCTATGCATAGTCTTATCGGACTAGTAATTGGTTTACTCTTGGTTTTTAGAACCAACACAGCCTATGACCGTTGGTGGGAAGGTAGAAAGATGATTAGTGGGTTATGTCACGAAATTGACATGGTTTCAGCAAGACTATATGCTATGTCAGGCACTGAAAACGCTTATTCAATAGAAGGTTTCAGGTCTTCAACAGAGATGTTCTTAAAGAAGCTTCGAGATTTCCTTACAATCAACGAAGATGGTGAAAGTTCAAGTCAGTTTCATGCTTCGCAGAAGACAACGATAAAGAACGCTATGCTTGCCCTTAATGGAATGAATCAAGATAACATTCATGTTGCTGGCCTTATGGCTTCGCTTAACAAGATGGTTGAATATTCAAATGCCTTGGAGAGAATCAAAAATACTCCAATTCCTTTATCTTATGTGTTTCACATCAAGATTAGTATTTTCATATACTTGTTGTCATTACCGTTCGGTATTTTCCACGATTTAGAGCTATTTGCGGTACCATTGGTTATGTTGATATATTATATCATTGCGGGTGTAGAAATCATCAGTAACGAGATTGAAAATCCGTTTGCTGACGACCCGAATGACTTACCAACAAAAAAATTATTTGGCGTAATGCTTAAAACACTAGGATAATGGGAACACTAAGAAAAGAAATACACGGAAATGAATTATATCTTTATAACGCCAAGGGCGAGTTAATCTTTAAGAGATGGCTTGACTTGGGATATTCAAAGGTATTTGATGTACAAGCGTATGGTAAAGATACACTAGTGAGTATCACTGATGAAGGAACAATTAAAAATAAACAAAATGGCTAAAGAAAAAGTAACAATCAATCTTCGAGAAAAGTACAAAAAAGGCAGTGTTATCAATAAAAAGGAAATACTTCGTATGGTTACTGAGAACATTGATAAAATAACTATCGAATTGCGTGAAAGAACCGCATATTCAGATAACACAGAAGAAGTAGTAATTTCAATTAGATACTAATGATAAAAATTATCGTGGCGGCATCGTCAAACCTAGTAATCGGTAAAGAGAATGATTTACCGTGGAATCTTCCAACAGATATGAAACACTTTAAAACGGTTACATCGGGCCATACGGTCCTAATGGGTCGTAAGTGTTGGGAAAGCATTCCAGCAAAATATCGTCCATTACCTAACAGAAAAAACATCGTTCTTACACGAAATACAGAGTATGTTGCTGAGGGAGCGCAAGTTGCGCATAACTTACAAGATGTTCTTAAAAAGTATAAGAATTCAGATGAAACCCTTTTTGTTATTGGTGGAGCAGAAATCTATGATGAGTCATTTGAAATGGCTGATTATATGTTCTTCACACACATCTTCAATGAAGTGGATGGAGATATCAAATTAAATAAGTTAGATTTCCAAGATTGGGAAATGACAGATATAGACGATTTAGTAGAGGAAAACGGACTAAAATTTAGAATTGAATTTTATCAGAAAAAAAATCTGAAATCCGCTTGCAACCAAAGATAATAAATCGTACTTTTGTGTAATAGAAATTTAAATGGCTAAAGAACGTAAAAGAGTCGAACCAAAGGTTGTTGAACAGCCTAAATCTAGAGCTAAGGAAAGAATCGTCCCAATTGAGACACCAAAAGCTGAACCTAGAAAAAGGACCAAGATAGAACCGATTGAAGAAGTGATTCCAATCATTGAGGAAGAACCTATCAAACCTGAACCAAAGAAGAGGGTTAGAAAAGCACCTGAACCAAAGCCTGAGCCTGTTAAAGAGGTTAAGCCTATTGTAAAGAAAGCTCCTAAGCCAGTGGTTAAGAAGGTTGAAGTTGTTGCTCCTGTGAAGAAGTTGACAAAGAAACAAATTGAAAAACAAATCGAGCAAGAAAAGGTTGACGTAAGCGTTCCTCAAGTAGCTCCTAAACGAAGTGATAATTTCATTATGGATTCAACACCAAGTACCAAACGTTCGGAAGACAAATATCTAAGGATAGCAACAAATGCTCCTATGGATGAAAGAAAATTAATGTCAGATAAGGTAGCCAAAAATGAGGTAAGCCTTTCACATTATGCAATAGATGGTGAACTAGGATTTCACTATTATTTAGTAATTAAAAAATAAAAACAAAATGGGCTTAAAAGAGCAACTTAATGCTGATTTTATTACAGCATTTAAACAAGGAGAAGCGGGAAGAGCAAAAAAGAACTTTTTAGGACTTCTTAAAGGAGAAATTCAAAACGAAGAAACAAGAAACGGTGCAATAGTCGATTCTGATGAATTGGTTATGAGCGTTCTTAAAAGAATGGAAAAGTCTCTTAAGTTAGCTGATACTGCTCAAAATACAGAAGAATTAGGTTTCTTAGGCGCATACTTGCCAACAATGAAAACTGAAGCTGAATTGACTGAGATTATCTTGGAATACAAAGCTAGTGGTATAACAAACGTTGGTCAACTTATGGGTAAAATCAACAAAGATTACGAATGGGTGATTGATAACACAATTGTTATTAGAATTGCCCCACAACTTTTAAAATAAAATGAGAATAAAATTAGACCATCAAAACATTTGGTTCGCTTCAGACTTTCACTTTTGTCACGCTAATGTGATTAAATACGATGGGAGACCTTTCGAGAATGTTGAAGAAATGAACCAAACCTTGATTGACAATTGGAACTCTAAGGTTAAAGATAATGATATAGTCTTCTATTTGGGAGACTTATCATTTGACCGAGATGGAGTTCGCACACAAGAGATTATCAAACAATTAAAAGGTAAGATTCACTTTATACTTGGGAACCATGATGATGAAAGAGTTATCCGTAAGATGGGTAGATTCGAGTCAGTTAGTGACTACATCAACTTAAGTGTTAAAGACGATGAAAACCCTAGAAAAAGACAAGACATAATGATGATGCACTACGCAATCCTTTCTTGGGATAAAGCACATCACGGAGCATGGCACTTACACGGCCACTCACACCAAAGTCTTGTAAAACAAACGCCTGAATACTACAAACGTAAGGTTTTGGATATGGGTTGTAACGGATGGGATTATTCACCAGTTAGTTACGCTGAAATCAAAAAAATAATGGCTACGAAAGAAATTGAAAGCGTAGACCATCACTAAAAAACACAATAATTAAATATATGAGTAAAGGCGAAAAAAAGAGTATTTCTATTGGAACGGAAACTGAAGGAGAAAAACTTAGACGATTACTAGGAATTACAGCTCCTAGCGAAAAGGTATCAGCAACAAAAGGTATGAAAAATAAAATTCTACAAGAATTAATTCATGTTGATAAATTTTCAGTTGATGGTTTACCTGCACATATCCAATTGGATATTGATGAGGCGATAGTTTATGATGCAGAAGATGATGAAGAACCATATTTGGTTAACTCTTATTCAGAAGAAATCAGTTTTATCGAGTTTGCAATCATCAACGGATTCTTCCACGATGCTTACAAAAGAAAAACAAAAGAAATCAGAGTAACTGGTTACGGAACTACTGATAACATTGGTAGAATCGATTTCGGTGGTGGGTTTGATGTAACAAATTCATATTGGTTTAATGCGGTAATCGAAGGAGACGATAATGAATACTTCTTTCAAACAAAGATGTATATCGACGGCCGTGGAGACTTAAATAACCAATTCCACATCACTGCGAAAAAAGGTGTAAATCATCCTGATATGGTTGATTTGATGAAAAAAATGAAGATTGTTGCATTCAACAATTCTGAGTACAAAGGACAATGTATCAAAGTTAAATTGAGAGAGGGTCGTTTTAAAGCAATCGAAATCATTGATATCGGAGAAGCTGGAAATGAGTTAATCTTGAATGCTACTCAAAGAAAATACGTTGATAGTTTTATCAATCGTGTTGGTAGAGGTAACTCAGCGAGATACTTGTTTAATGGTGAGCCTGGGACGGGGAAGACAGAAAGCATCCGTGAGATTGCAAGAAGTCTTATTCCTAATGTAACATTCATTATTCCTGACTTTGCTACATCACAAGACTTAACAAGCATCATGGAAGCTTGCGAAATTTTCGAAAATTCTGTAATCATCATGGATGATATTGACTTGTACTTAGGTTCAAGAGATAACGGAAGCTACACACGCTTACTTGGTGAGTTCTTATCATTCTTCGATGGTGTTAAGAAACGTAAAATCAGCCTTTTAGCATCTACAAATGATAAAGGACTTGTTGATAAAGCGGCCGAGAGACCAGGACGTTTCAACTTCACCCTTGATTTCACATTCCTTGATGAAGCGCAAATCGAGAAGGTTTGTAACATTCACTTGGATGAAAAATGGAGAGTTCAAGAAGTATACGATGCCCTTAGCGGAACCATCAACGGTAAAAAAGCTAAGATTACTGGTGCATTCATTGCTAACCTTGCTGATAACATCCGTGAAATGTCAGAAGATGATGAGAATTGGGATATCGAAGATACTGTGTCATTGATTACAGAATCTTATAAAGGTTTCTATTCAAGTCAGCTTGAAAAAGAGAAGAGTAACTTAGGGTTTTCACCCCAAAACTCAGGCTTAAGATAAAATGTTAAAAAAAGAATCCCGATAATTTGTTTTATCGGGATTTTTTTTATACCTTTGCTCTATAATATTAACAAAACATATAAAAAAATGGAAATTAAAACAGAACATAATCCTAAAGATTTTCAAGTTGGAGCGTTGGTTGGACGCTTTCACGTAGATGAATTACACATTGGTCACAGAGAACTTATTGACCATGTTATCCAAAACCATAAAAAAGTAATTCTATTCTTAGGAGTTGCTAAAACAGTAGGTAGAAAAAATCCATTGGATTATGCCACTCGTAAAGCTATGATTCAGTTGGAATATCCTGATATCGTTATTCTTCCACTTGAAGATAAACGTTACAATACTGCTTGGGCCAGCAACTTAGACCATGCATTAAGCATTCCTTTCGGTGAGAAAAAAGCTCTTATTTATGGTAGCCGTGACTCATTCATTCCATCTTACAAAGAAGGAAAAGGTAGAAATAAAACCGTTGAATTAGAGCCAAGTGTTGACTATTCAGGAACTGCTGTAAGAGAAAAAATTGCTAGTGAAATAATTAATCATCCATTTTTTAGAGCTGGAATTATTTATTCAGTTTATGGTGAAAGAGCCAAAACGTTTCCAACAGTAGATATTTGTGCTTACAATGAGCAAGGACAAATCCTTTTGGCTAAGAAGCCTGATGAGAAGCTTTGGAGATTTGTTGGTGGATTCGTTGATAGAAATGATGGTTCTTATGAAATTGCCGCTAAACGTGAATTCTACGAGGAAACTGGTGGTGATGCCCGTTTAGGGGAAAAATTAAAATATATTTGCAGTCAAAGCGTTGATGATTGGAGATACCGTGATACAGAAAATGGAATCATGACAACTCTTTTCTTAGGTAGATATGCATTTGGACAAGCAGTTGCTTCAGATGATTTAGCAAATGGTGGTGACCTTCAATGGGTTGATATCAAAGATTTTAGTAATTTCGATGGAATTAGAACTAAAGTGATGCCTGAACACAGAGACCTTATGACCAAATTGATTGATGCTGTTTACGAAGAAGGACTTATTCCAAACATTGGAACTAGACTTCCTGAAAGAGAAGGAAATATCACGTATACTCAAGAGTAAATATAAACCAACTAAAAGAATCATATGAAAGTATTAGAATTACTTGGGATTAACCCAACAAAAGGAGAATTGGTTACACTTACTGGTAAAACAGGACATGGAAGAACAAGTATGTTAGTTAAGATTGCTTGCGACTTGGCTAACGAAGGTAAGAGTGTATTGTTTATCAGCGATGAATTAGCAATTCATCAAATAGCTGAAAAATGTACTCCATTATTAAAAATCGAGAACCCTAGATTTAAAGCTGTTAGAAGTGATTATCCAGTTGAAATTATTACTGATTACTTCGCAGAAGAACAAGACATTGATGTTGTAGTTCTTGATGGTTACTTCGGTAACAAGACCAATTTCAGAGTTCTAGCGCAAAAACACGATACATTAATCATAAATACAATTCAAATGAATAAAAGCGGATTTGTTACTGGAGATACAAGACCAATGATGACTTCTGATTGTGTAATTTCGGTTACAAGAATCAATGGTAGCTTGACTTTATTGGATAAATTGAAAAATTTCTTCTTGTTTTGGAAACCTAAAAAAGTGGCTCCAAATACACAGTTGGCTTTGATTAAAAACCGTCATGGTAAACAAACGAAAACCGATATCAACTTCGATTTTCAAAGTTTACAAATAAAAAAGTAAAAAAAGCTTGTACGGTAAGATATTTTGTTGTACCTTTGTCATCTAAATAAAAAGAAATGGACGAACATATTACTAGATTAGTTGACGTGATGGACACCATCAAACATGATGAAGTCACAATCCTAACTGGCCGAAATGCTGGTGGGAAATCACTTATCAGAAAACAACTTGTTTTCCGTATTGCCAAAGCCCTAGATAAAGAACCTAAAAATGTCTTTATCCCAAGTGCTTCACAAGAGCTAAGAACCAAGTCACAGCCAAGTATGGGAGCATTGTCTTCTATTGGTCATGACTTAGAGTGGTTAGCTACTTCTGATAGTACTGTTCACAGCTTGGAGCAAGTATTCAAGTACCATACTGAAAAGGCAGACTATGTTATCATAGATGAACCTGAAATTGGTATTGGTGAAGAATTGCAATTAGGTATTGCTGATTACCTTAATGAGGAAATCGCTAAGTTAAAAGCAATGGGTAAGGGTTGTTTGATTATCTGCCATAGCAGACTTATTGCTAAGAATGTAGTCCATGATACTTTCATTAACTTGGAAGGTATGACTGAAGAGGAATGGTTAAATCGTGTTCCTCAAAAGATTTCAGTTGAAGATTTTAAAGCGTTTGCTACGGGATTATTCTCAGCAATCGGAGACAGAGAAAGAGAAAATAAAGAAAAACAAAAAGAACAAAACTAATATGAGCGGACAAAGAAACCTTGCTAGAAGATTAGAAAGAGCTATCAACACTGGGAATATGGATGCTATTAAAGCAATGCAAACTCACTTGTTGAAGGTCCTTGTAAAACCACAAAACCTTATCCTAGCCTCAGATGGTTATAAATACTCACACCACAGATTCTATGGTGCTGAAATGACCAAAATGATTTCGTATTGCGAATCAAGAGGTGGGAAATTCTCAGAGACCGTATTCTACGGCCTACAAATATTCCTTAAACAATACTTAGAAGGAATCGCTATCACAACAGAAGAAATTGACCAAGCACAAGAAATCCTTGGTAGTCAATTAGGTATCTTCGGCCGTGATGATGTATTCGACAGAAGCAAATTTGACTATATCGTTGAAAAACACGGTGGTAAGCTTCCAATCGCTATAAAAGCTGTTCCTGAAGGAACGGTTGTAAATACCAAAAATGTATTATTCGTTATTGAGAGTCTTGACGATAATTGTGCATGGTTAACCAATTTCTTAGAAAGCCTTTTGCTTCAAGTTTGGTACCCAATTACGGTTGCTACACTTTCAAGAGAAGTGAAAAAAATCGTATTGAAAGCGTTCAATAAATGCACATCTTATGATGAAGCAACTATTGATTTCCTTGTTCAATTCGTATTAAACGACTTCGGATTCCGTGGAACGTCAAGCGTTCAGTCTGCCAGTGTTGGTGGTTCTGCTCACTTGGTTAACTTTAGAGGTTCTGATACCGTTGTTGCTAGTGACTTGATTAGAGAAATGTACAATACCAATACCGTTTACGGCTTAAGTATTCCTGCTACAGAACACTCTATTATGACACTTAAAGGTGAAGAAGGAGAGCTTGATATGATGAGAAGAGTACTTACAACATTCCCTACAGGACTTGTTGCTTGCGTATCTGATTCATACAATATCTTTAGAGCATGTTCTCAGTATTGGGGTCAAGACTTGATTGATTTAATCTTGAGCAGACCTGCGACACCTGGAAACCAACTAGTTATCCGTCCTGATTCAGGTCACGTAATCAGAACACTTAAGGAAATCTTTAGTATCTTGTTTGACAAGTTCGGTTATACAGTAAATGAAAAAGGTTACAAGGTATTGCCACCACAAGTACGTGTAATTCAAGGTGATGGTGTTAACTTAAACTCAATCATTGAAATTTACCAAATGCTTGAAGACGAAAAGATTTCTCCTGAGAACTTAGCGTTAGGTATGGGTGGTAAATTGCTTCAAGCTGATATCGATAGAGATACACAAAACTTTGCTACAAAGGCTTGTTCTGCTATCGTTGACGGTAAAAAGGTTGATATTATCAAGTCACCAACAGAAATGGATGCTGATGGTAACATCAGTCAATCATTCAAAAAATCTAAAAAAGGTGAACTTAAATTGGTCTTAAATGACGATGGAAGAACATACAGAACAGTAACGTCATTAGACGCTGAGTATGACCACGTTAAAGATGAATTGGTTCCAGTTTTCAGAATGGGTGAAATCCTTGTTGACTATGGATTTGAAGAAATCCGTGAGAGAGCAAGGGTAAAAGACTACGAATTGGTAGCATAATGAAAGTCGGTGAATCAACCAAGGTTTTGATTAGACTAGCATTGTTCAATACTAGGGTATTAAGGAATTATAACGACCTTAAGGTTTATTTCATACAATGCCCTAGACTAGAACAACTCTATCTAAATGAATTAACTGAGGTCATGAATGTTGTAACAGGAGTTGATTTTTCAATTGATGAAATTTTATATGAAACTAGGTAAACAAATTAGTTGGAACAACCTTCTTAGTCATGGTAGTGTTTTCAGTTTTAAATACTCAACGAGAGATGCTGAAGGTTATATCGCTGACTATTGGCGGTCCTGTGCTAAAAACAAGATTTATCTTGTTGAATTACCTGAAACTGATGTAGTTACAATATCTATTGAAACTTTTTTTGAAAAAAATTTGGTAGATTAAAAAATTATTTGTACCTTTGTACCTGTAATTAAAAATATAAACTCTTGGGCGAGACATAAAACCCAAATCTTAAAATTATGAAGAAAATACTCTTTTTACTAGCAGTATTCACTGCGTTATTCACGTCATGTTCGACGGATGATGAAAACACATCAAGTGTTAAAACGGCAAGTGTAGCTTTGACAACTGAAACAGCTTCAGTAACAGGAAAACAAGTTAAAAAACCTGCAAGCATTCCTGCTTGGGTTGATGGGTTTTCTGTAAAAGCTAAATCAAATGTATACGCAAACTATGAAGTTTCGGATAACTATACATTTGACCAACAAAATGGTGCGACAAATATCATCTTGGACAACGTAGCATTAGGAAGCAATACATTCACAGCTTCAACTACAACAAATTCAGCGCAATTTTATCAATTGACAAATTACACTGCAAGTGGAAATTCATTAGATGCTAAATTCTTAGCAGGATTAAACAACATTAAAGCAGACAATCCTTATGTAATCTACACAGGTCTTGTTCCAAATGCAAATGTTACTGATTCTAATGTTAATTTGGTTACAATTCCAATGACTACAGTTTACGGTCGTATCTTATCAGTGTTTCAATTGAATCAAGCTCTTAAAAATGCAGGTTACCAAGCTAAGGTTACTGTAACTATCACAAGTCCAGTTGCTGGTTCTAACTCAGCGTTAGATGCTACAACTAAAAATGACGAATTAGTTACATTCAAATGGAGCAATTTAAAATCTGTTGCAGGTGCCAAGGTAACTTACAAGGTTGAAGTATCTAAGATTAATTCTCAAAGTACAATTGTAAAAACTTACACATTGACTCAAGATATCTTAGCTTCTAAATCAATCTCTTGTTACTACACTATTACAGACGATGGTATTGTGTTGAAAAATCCAAACCAAGGTTTAAGCTTAAGCTTCCAAGATTGGGAAGAAGTTAATTGTAATGATTGCAATAACTAAGTAAAAAAGAAGAAATAATCAAAAACCCTTATCTTTAATAGGTAAGGGTTTTTTTAAAACTACCAAATGAAAAAATTACTATTATTTTTCGCAGTGTTGTTTTCAGTTGCGTCATTCGCACAGGGTCCTGAGTTCGAAATTTATACAGGAATCGTAAACCCTAGAGCTGATAATACAACCCTTGGATATATGATTGGTCTTAATACAACACCACACTTATATCAAGTAGACAAAAACAATCCAAAAAAACAACGTGAGTACTTGAACAAGTACCTTATTGGATTTGAATTCTCAGGTTACCAAACTAAGCCTGTAACAACTACCGTAGTAGGTCAAACACCTACGGCTCCTGTAACTGATTGTCAGTGTACCACAACACCAATCGGTGGATTAGAGACTGACGGTACATACGTTTCAAAACAAGATATAACAGCCTTATCGCTGAATTTTGGAGTTGAAATATATAAAGGATGGTTTCTATTAGGTGGTGTTTCAAGCTATAAGCACAGAGACATTCTAAACAATGAAACACTAGACACTTACCGTAACACTTACATTGATGCAGGAGTAAAGAAATTCTTCCATGTAGGACGAGTATTCTTATCACCAACATTTAAATTCAATCCTGAAGTAACAAGTTTCGGAATTGGATTCTCATACTTTTAAATATGAAGCTAGGAAAACATATTGATTGGTTTTATTTCGAAGATTCTCTATTTAAAAGTCACTTCACACCTAGGCGTGAGGTATTAGATAGAGTAATGGAATATGTTAATAATAAAGACCGTATGTCTACTCAAAGAAGACTAATGCTTGATATGGATTCTTGGCTTGATAATGAGTTTGAGTTAACCTTTAAAATATAAATAAAAAACTATGATAACATTTTTAACATCAGCAACATTCATTTTGTTGTTCAGTATCATTTCAGCGATAATCATAATCGTCGCTTTAGAAATGGAAAGAGAGGGAGTAGCGAGTACTTTCTTCTCATTAGCAATTGCCTTGGTATTATACGCACACAGTGCAGAAATACTAGCATTCCTCAGCGCAAACGTCTTAAATACCGTTTACTTTGCCGTAGGATATGTTATATTAGGCTTAGGTTGGTCGTTCTTAAGATGGAACGAAAAGGTAAAATCAGTCTTTAGAAAACTGAGAGAAAAGAGAGACAAATTCACGAGCGAATTTGGAAGACTTGACTTCGAAGAAAACCAAAAGAAGTTCAATGAAAAGATTAATTACGATTTCAAAGATGGTAATAACAAGGTCATTACAATTGAAAACAAAGATTCATTTGAGAAGGTTGTAACAAAGATTACTCCAAAGGGTATTGAGCATAAAGCTCTTATTGTATCTTGGATTTCTTATTGGCCTTTATCAATCATCGGAACACTATTGAATAACCCATTCAGAAGATTCTTCAACATGGTTTATGAGTCAGTTTCAGGTTTCTATGATGAAATTGCTAAAAGACAAAAAAATAACATCTTAAAGGACTAACAATGAGAACAGTAAAGAACGAATATGGCGAAGAAATCCACATCAAATATGAAAATGATGAGCTTTATATTCACCATACTGACTGTACTGAAGACTTTGTGACTTTAGGACACTTTCTTTTCAATTGCTTTATCAACAACGAAGAATTAGTTTTACTATTCAAAACGATGGCTGAAATGCAAGCGGAAAGACTTAAAAACAAATAATATGAAAGTATATCGTTACGAAGAATCAGTTGATGAAGTTTCAAACATACAAGGACCTTCTATATTTCTAGCGGGACCAACTGTTAGAGGAAATCAACCGCACTTAACGTCATGGCGTTTTGAAGCTATTGAAGAATTTAAACGACAAGGTTTCGAAGGAAGTCTTATCATCCCTGAATTTACTTCTAAGACTGAATCTGACAAAGGTAAAGAATGGATTCCGTTATGGGAGTCCAATGGTCTTAAAAAAGCTGATGTTATCTTGTTTTGGATTCCTAGAACAAGAGAATTAATTGCTTTAACAACCAATATGGAATTTGGTTTTTGGCAAGGCAAAGAGCCTCAAAAAATGGTTTATGGTAGACCTGACGATGCATATCGTATTGGTTATTTGGATGTGATGTGGAAAGCAGTCGCAAAAGAAGAAGGTACTTATGAACCGTTGATTTATAACACAATGGCCGATACTATTTCTGCCAGTATTAAAAAAGCCATGGTGTAAATTATTGATTTTATTAGAATCCATGATATTTATATTAAAAGATATATGGAAACTAAAAAATGTACTAAATGTGGTTTTGATAAACCAAAAGATGAATTTTTTAAACGTAAAAATTCTAAAGATGGTTGTAGGTCGCATTGTAAATTATGCGAAAAGAAATCTAATTCAGTTAGAGAGTCAAAATACTCAGAAATTCGTAAAGAATATCGTCAAGGTGAGACTTATAAGAATATAAAACGTGTTTATTATCTAAATAATAAAGATAAAATACTGAATGAAAACGCTCTATGGAGACAAACCTTCAAAGGGCGTTTATTATCATATAAACGAGCCGCAAAAAAAAGAAATATTATTTGGGGATTAACTGACGAAGAGTTTTTATCTTTTTGGCAATTATCATGTGATTATTGTGGTGATGAAATTGAAACTATTGGTATTGATAGGGTTGATAATTCTATTGGGTATAATATAGATAATTGTAAACCTTGTTGTTCTGTTTGTAATAAAATGAAAATGGATTTAACAGAAACGGAGTTTATAAATAAAATAACAAAAATATTAAATAAATTAAAAAATGGTTAAATTTATTGATGGTGACTTGGTAAAACAATCATCAGAATTTGATGTAATAGCACATGGCGCAAATTGTTTTTGTACAATGGGTAGTGGTATTGCACCACAAATTAAGCATAAGTTCCCTGAAGCCTACGCAGTTGACTGTGCTACAGTTAAAGGTGATGAAGCTAAGCTTGGAACAATTACTCATACAGTTGAGCAAAACGAACCGATTGTTGTTAACATCTACAGCCAATATGGGTTTAGTCGTCAACACGGTAAGATGGACTTAGACTACGATGCTTTGCGTTCAGGTTTAAGGCTTATGAAACAGAAGTTTTCAGGTAAAACCTTTGGACTACCTAAGATTGGGGCTGGACTTGCTGGTGGAGATTGGGACGTGATTATTAAAATCATCGAAGAGGAAATGCGTGGCGAGTATGTAACGATTGTAAATTGGGTACCTGATGTTAACTAGTAAAGAATTTATCTCACTAAGTCGTAAAGACTTGGTTGATAGACTTAATAGTATTGTTAGTAATATCAAACCTAACGATAGTCCTGAAGGGATTAGACATAAGATGTTTGAATTGCTACAGAAAAATGTTGACTTCAAGATTCGACAAGATACTTACAGCGGAAGCGAAATTAGCGGTGTTCTTGATGAACGCTTAAGATTTAGCTTGAAGGTCTCAACTAAGAAAGTTGGTGATAAGTTTGTTGTAGGTGGTTTTAAGATTTCAGAAATTACATACAGAATACCTCATTATAAGTTTAGTTTTGTTGATATCAATCAATGGACAATTAGGTTAGGCGATAGCTTCTATACAACTGGAAAGCCAAATACAATCTATTTGACTCATTTAAGAAAACCTCTTAAAGAGTTATTAAATGTTGAGAAACTTATTGAACTTTCTGATGAACAAGAGCGAGTATTTGATAAGGATTATAAGGGTTTTTATTACTCATTATCTAAACAAATGGCCGATGGTGTAATTGAAAGACAATTCAGCAAGATAACGGAATATGCATTTAAACGAATTAATGCTAAGAAAGAAGACTTAACGTTCTTCCCACAACCTTATCGTGATGAATTACCTGATGAAATGAATGCACTTGAAATATTTGACCAAATCTGTAAGGTTGTTGCATCAATAAATGCTAGTCTTATGGTTAAAGTCATAAAGGAAGAAATATTTAAGACACTCGATGGTGCAAGTAATTAAAGGCGATATCTTTGACTCTGATACTCAGACACTGGTTAACACTGTTAACTGCGTAGGAGTGATGGGAAAGGGTATCGCTTTGATATTTAAACAAAAATATCCTAAGATGTTTGCCCGTTACAAAGAGCTTTGTGATAAGAAGCTGATAAAGGTTGGTAGCCTTTGGTTGTATAAAGCTGAAGCTCAGTGGGTTTTAAACTTCCCAACCAAGGACCATTGGAGAAATCCAAGTGAAATTGAATACTTGAAATTGGGCCTAAAGAGGTTTGTTGAGACTTATGAGGAAAAGGGAATAACAAGCATCTCATTTCCGTTGTTGGGAGCCAGCAATGGTGGACTTGACCCTGATGTTTCATTGAGACTTATGAAAGAATATTTAAAAGATGTAAAAATTCCTGTTTTTATCTATGATAATCGAAAATAATTTAGTACCTTTGCATAATAACTCTAAAAAGAAAGATATGCAAATAGATTGTAGACAAGACTTCATTGATTTAGGTTTCAAAGAACGTGGCAAATCTGCTAACGTTTGGAGTATTGAAATAAATGACTATACAACTATGGTTTGTCATTTTAGAAATGATAGTTGGTCGGTTGAGAATTGGTTGACTATTGAATTTGAACAAGGAAGCAAAAAACTTAAAAATAAATTCATCAAGTTTAACAACTTCGTAACAACAAAAGAAGAATTATTGTTAATTGTTAATTTAATAATGAAAACCAATAAAAAACAAATATGAGTATAATAAAATCGATTTTAACAAATCATTTCGACTATAAGATAAAAAGAAATTGGGACCGAACATATTGGGCCTTTGATATTCATGGTACAATCCTAAGACCTAACTATACATACGGCAACACGCCTGATGATTTTTACCCTTGGGCCAAAGAAACACTTCAACTTATTACGAAGTTACCTGATGTTGTTACATTTCTTTATACTTGTTCTCATCCGCACGAAATAGAAGAGTATATTAAGCTCTTCGCTTCATTTGATATTAAGTTCAATTATATCAATGAAAACCCTGAAGTTGAAACTGACCTTAAAGGTTACGGAAACTACGATAAGAAACCATATATGAACGTTTTGTTTGAAGACAAAGCTGGATTTGACCCTGAGAGTGATTGGGAGTTGGTTTATGATTTATTAACTGAAAAATATGGCTCAGCTACCTAGAATAGGCGAATATAATAGATTCAGACAACACCGACACGAGTTGGCAGATATGGTCAAGATTGATATGGAATCAGATGAAGTTGTTTATGTTCACAAAACTGAAATAAAAACATTACTTTTAGAATATATCGAAAATGACTTGGATTATTTTTCTAAGAATGCATCTGACAATATCAAAAATGAATTCAGAGAAAGACTTGATACAAAACTCAAAGACATAGAATCAAGCCTAAATAGTGAAATCAACAAACAATTTGATAGACTTGCTGAACGAATAGTAACAGCAACTACAAATAGAATAATAGAAGCAGAAGTCAATCGAAGGGTTGATGAGAAGCTTCAAAAATTAAAAGAATTATTATAATGAAAAGAATTTTAACACTAGTTGCATTTGGTATAATGTTTGCCTTGATGCTAACAGGTTGCGCCGATGCGGCTCAAGTAACATGTACAAGCTCCACAGAACACATCTATGGATTTTGGGGTGGAACATGGCACGGAATGATAACTCTACCATCATTTATTGGTAGTCTTATTTGGGATGATGTTGCAATTTATGCAGTAAACAATAACGGTGCTTGGTACGATTTTGGATTCGTTGGTGGATTCTTCATCATGTTCAGGTTTGCAGTAGCAATATTAAAACTATTAAGATAATGACAAAGAAAAAAATAGCAGTATTTACTGGTGCTGGTGTTAGCAAGGAATCAGGGGTTGATACATTTAGAGATGCAAAAGACGGATTATGGGAAAACCATAAGATAGCTGATGTAGCAAGTATCACTGGTTGGTTTGCGGACCCAAGCAAGGTCTTAGGTTTCTACAATGAGAGAAGAAGACAATTACCTACAGTTCATCCAAACAAGGCCCACAGGCTTATTGCTGAACTAGAGAACTACTTTGATGTAACTGTTATCACACAAAATGTTGATGATTTACACGAAAGAGGTGGTTCAAACAATATTCTTCACTTGCATGGTGAATTAACCAAGGCGAAGAGTTCACACAGAACTGGTAAGGCAGGTTACGATATAACTGATTCAGTTGACATTGGATATGAAGATATCAAATTAGGTGACCTTTGTGAAGAGAACAAAGCACAAATGAGACCTGACATTGTTTGGTTTGGTGAATATCCTTATATGGTAGATAGAGCTTATCAAGCAGTTAGAAATGCTGATATCTTGCTTATCATTGGAACAAGCCTTGAGATAACATATACAATCGATATGCTACAGAATGCAAAAACTGATTGTGAAATTATCTATATCGACCCAAGTCCATCAACGATACTTGATAGATATAGCATGAACGTTACGTATTTAAAAAAACCTGCGGTAGAAGGAGTTGGAGAAGTAGCAAATCGTTTGATGAACGAGGCTATGCTGAAAGAAGAGGAATAATAACCAAATAAATTAATATGGTTTATTTTAGAGACGGAGTATTACTATCAATTGGTAAGATACAAGACTTCGGAACATTCAAAAAAAGAGAATTTGTTCTGAAGACCCTTGATTACTACCCTGAAGAAATAAAGATGGAATTCATCAACGAAAATGTTGGAGTTCTTGATAAGTATTCAGTTGGTGAAAAGGTTACCTTAGCGTTCACATTAAAGGGAAACAAACATAACGGCAAACACTTCGTAAACATCAGAGCAGTCGCTATTGGCGAGTACGAAGGTGGACGAACAGAAGCCGAACTTAAGACGCTAGTCACTATGCACATTGATGTACAAGAGTTGATTAACGCAGGTAAAATAAGCGACAGATAATGGAAGTAACAGAAGAAGAAAGATTACAAGCTAAAGAATTTTGGAACTCTTCGGATATAATGGCTAGAGAATACATTATTAATGAATATGCTACCTATTTGAATATCATTGGTGTTTATGAGGAAGATATAGAGATTTCTGAACATGATGCATTAGAGATAATGCAAATGGATTGGGAAACACTCATAAAATATGAAGGAGATTATCTACCTGATAGAATGCAAGCAAGTGATTTAGAAGAAAGTCTATATTATCATTTAGGACTAGCTGATTATAAAAAAGAATAAAGATGAAAATAACAAAATTATTACACGACAAAAAAAATAGAATAGCGAGATTCGGTTTTGGTTTACATGACGGAGAATGGTTTATTCGAGTTGATTTATGGTGGTGTGGTTACAGATTAAAAAGCAAATAAAATGTCATTAGTAAGACTAGAATTAAAAGAAGAACACATCAAGTTACTTAAGCATCTAAGATGGAGCGTAAAAGATAACTTGATTCAAGGTATTTCAAACGATGAAGATGCTGTACCGTTCGGAGAAAATAACATATACGAGGCAATTGACTTGATTCTTAATGGAATGCCACCAGCATTTGACCCATTTGAAACTGAAGAACTGCCTGAGTATTCTGAGGAACAGAAAGCAGAATGGGATAAGTTATATGCTGAATTACCTACGGCCTTGGATATTATCTTATTCAACGGAAGCTTCGAATTGGGGAAATACAAGACCAAGTATCACGACAGACATTGGAAAAAAGAAAAATAATTAAAATAACCTATCATTTATTTGGTAGGTTATTTTTTTTTATGTACCTTTGTAGGGTAATAATAAAATAAGACATTATGGCTTACTTAGGTGAAACACCAATAGAAATTTCAGAAACTGAATTCAAAGACTTCACACCACAAGATTGGGCGTTGTATTACATTCAAATGTATGGTGGGTTTGATGGAGCACATCACAAAGATTGGGTACTTGACCAAGTAGCTAGAATTCTTCATGGCACACCACTAACTATGGTTGAAGCCAAATGGGACGACCATGAACCTGAATTACGATTCACTACTGTTGAACCACCATCTCAAGCTTATCTTGATTGGGTTTTAGCTATGAAAGGTGAGTACGATGAGGAAAATGACGAGTATGAGTATGGATATGATGAAGGAATTGCACCATGACATACCTAACAGCCCTAGAAATAGCGAGTAACCATCCAAATGGTGATATCAAGATAATGGAAGGTCAAGATAAAGAAACTCTTAAATGGGCGGGTTTTATCTTCCTGATGAGAAATGGTGAGATTCATAAGCTTATGATATCTATGGAGCCAAGTGATATATGGGCGGGATTCGATACTCAAGAAGAAGCTACAACAAAAATGCAAGAGCTTATAGACTTTGCAATTAATTACGTTAACCCTTAAAACTAAACAATGTCACAATCAGTATTAGTATCACTTGACGGCCGTACAGAATTGGCCTTAAATATTATCAAAAGCGTTGCAAAACACTTTGGAGACCCAAACAATTATGTCTTTTTAGACTTCGTTAATTCACAAAAATTCTCTGATGGAGAACTATGTGTGGATTATAAAAATTCTATTCGTGGAAAGCGAGTTTATATCCTTACAAGTCCGAATACTTCAGACGAGATTATGAAAATGACTCTAGCGATAGATGCCGCTAAGAGAGCGGCCGCAAAGGAAATCATCGTAATTCTACCTTATTTCCCATATGCCCGTCAAGATAAAAAAGACCAAGCTCGTGGACCAATTGGAGCAACAATTATTTCAAAAATGATTCAAGTTCTTGGTGCTACAGGTATCATTACATATGACTTACATGCTGACCAAATTCAAGGTTACTTTGATATTCCAGTAACTCACTTAGAAGGAAAGAATGTCTTTGATTCTTACATTGCTAAGATTGCTGATGAAGATACTGTTCTTTGTGGACCTGATGCAGGTTCTGCCAAGAGAGTTAAGAGAATGAAAGACCAATTACAAACATATCATAATACTTCACTTAACATTGTCATGTTAGACAAGAGCCGTAAAGAGGCAAATGTTATTGACGAAATGATTATCATTGGTGATGTAACTGGTAAGAACGTTATTATTGTTGATGATATGGTTGATACCGCAGGGACACTATGTAAGGCGGCTGAGGTCCTAATGAATGCAGGTGCTAAGAGTGTAAGAGCCGTGATTAGTCATGGTGTTTTATCAGGTCCAGCTTATGATAGAATCGAAGCTAGTGTTTTAACTGAATTGGTTGTTAGTGATTCATTAGATGTTAAACCAAGTCCTAAGATTAAGGTAATTAGCGTTGAACAACAAATAGCATTTGCTATCTGTGCAATCAATAGTGATTCAAGTTATGAAGGACTAAGAAAAGAAAGATTCTAATGGACTATATTAATATAATCGCAAGACTTATCTTATACATTGAAAATAATGATTTTAAGGTAATATTCCCATCAACTACACTTTCGGATGATATTAGCGGTCAAATCAATTATATGAGGAAGGACATTCATGTAAATGAAGATTCACCCGAAGAGGTTATGTATACACTTATACATGAAGCGGGTCATATGCTTTCTTATATTAGATTATTTGAACAACAAAAACAAAGACAACCTAGTAAGGAAAGGAGAGAATTATTCGCTTTACATTATGGTTGGAAGGTTATAAAGGACCTAGAATTACCCATTACGAAAGAAATGTGGAGACAAAACTGTTAATAAACAACAATGGAAGATAAAGAAAAAGAAAAAGTAGAAAAGATTATTTGTGTTTTAAACACACATATAGATGAGTTAACCATATCGGGTGATATGATTACTTATAAGAATTACGAGAAAGATGTGATTGATGATATCATCATGTTTTATCCAACAACAAAAATGTTTGGTAGAATCTACAAACCTCGTACTGTATTTGGTATTCAAGTAGGTTCGAAAATTGAAACTGAGGCTAGGGTTGAAAAATATGCTCATTTATATGCTAGAATTGATGGTTATTCATTCGATGCTGATGTTGAATGGTCAATGCTTTCTGAACTTCACGAGAAGATGAGCAAGATTAAGGAAGATAAGTTTATTGAAGATTTAAACAAATTATGTGATGGAGAACAAAAAGTTTAACTTAGAACCATCAGAGAACCAAGTTGACTTGTTCATTGTGTTATGTATCTTTTTACTAGCACTTAATGGATGTGACGGTTGGGGTTGGTTAATATTCATTTTATTCGTAAGAAACTCATGAAAAAAGTAGCTATTGTAGTATTCATTCTAGGACTAATCATTCTATTATGGAGTTGTGATAACAGAAAGCGACCAATAAAAGGTCCAACTGAAATCAATTGGCAAATAGAAGTAGACTATCTTGACAACGTGAAAGATACAATCTATCTTACAACACCTTATAGTGAGTGTGATTGTTCGGGTGATGAACCTGAAATTGCAACCTATAATGGAATATCAACACTAAGGCTGAATTATAAAGATATAGCGAGCTATGTCAAAACATTCAGAGTATTGTCTAAAAATAAAGTAAAATAAAATGACAGAAAACGAGGAAATTCAAATATTAGAGCAAAGAATATCATTCAAAACGGCAGTCTTATCAAAAGAACTAGGCTTCAATCAACTATGCGATACCCATTATTCTTATGGTGCTGGTGATAAAGAAGAACCTAAGACTGGAAACGTTTATCATGGTGGTTTCTACAACGCAATTACTGGATTTCCACGTCACTACAGAAATTCTGAGTTGGCTAATTGGGGGTTGCCTTATGGTGAATTTTCAAGTCCAACACAAGCATTTCTTAAAAGATGGCTTCGTGAAGTTCATAAGATAGAAATTAGTATCATTTGCTTTGATGGACAGTATCTTAAGTGTATCAAAGAAAATAGACAAAAAGCCAATACCTATCGCCTAGACTATAAGGGAACATATGAAGAAGTTCTTGAAATGGCCTTATTTGAAGGTTTAGAATTATTGAAAAAACTATGCGAAGCAATTTAAACGTTGGAGATGAGGTAGTTAAGAATGAGGAGACCTGGATTCCGAATGATTTTGACTCTTGGGGTCGAGGTATCGGAATAGGAATCGTAGTTGAACCACCGTTTCCTTTAGATGATGCTGTAGATGTTCGTTGGCCTGATGGTAGATGTTTTGAAGAAATAAACCAATTAATAAAAATATAATGGGAAAAGTGAAATCATTCAGCGACAGAATGAAAGAATATGAAAGCTGTTACAGTATCAAGGTACCGAACAGGTCATATATGATTGTCCGCTTGGATGGTGTAGGATTTAGCAAATACACCAAACAATTCGAGAAACCATTTGATGATATCTTGTCAAATGTAATGGATGCAACAGCAATTGAGCTGAGCAAAGCATTCAACCCTAAATTTGCTTACACTCAATCTGATGAAATCAGTCTTGTTTTTACAACACTTGATAATATCGATGCCGAAATGATTTATGACGGTAAGATTCAGAAGATTGCTAGTATCTTCGCAGGTAAAGCCACTGCGGTATTCAATAAAAAGATGCTACAAATGCTTACTACTCTTAAGTATCGTGAAGACGAAATAATCGAAAAGATTAAAACAGTAGACTTCAACGAGTTAGACGCATTTTTCGATGCAAGAGTATTCGTAATCCCTGACTTAACAGAGGTTTACAATTATTTTACTTGGAGACAGCAAGACTGTACTCGTAATAGTATCAGTATGGCCGCTCATGCCCTTTTAAAAGGCAATATGACTGGTGTAAACGGTAAAGAGAAACAAGAAAGGCTATTTCAAGAAGCTGGTGTTAATTGGAACGATTACAAGACCAAGTATAAAAGAGGTACCGTTATTAAAAAATACGATTATACAATTGACGTTGAGGGTAGTGAATTACCTGCCAACAGAAGTAAATGGATTCCCGACTATGAGACTCCTATTTTTACTCAAGATAAGGAATATTTGCAAGCATTAATATAAGTCTTGCAAATATATTCCATTATTTTTGCATTGAAACGATTAATTTCGTTCCTTTGTACGAATAACAAAATACACACATAATACAATATGAAGTTTAAAGAAGTTACACAAGCAGACATTGATTATGCTAGAGAGGTATACTTGAATAAAGATATGTCTTGGGATGATAGAATGAACCTGTTAATAACACACTTTGGAAAATCAGAAAGAACAGTCCGTAAATGGTGTTCTGAGAAGTTTAATTTCAAAGAAAAGTCAGAAGTTGAGCCTGAACAATACGTAAAAGCTAAAACTAAGACGCATGATGAAACAAAAAAACGTTTCATTATAACATGGGCACAGAATAACACACCTGTCCATAAGAAGTTCCTTAAAAATATTAAGGAATACGCTAATTTTATTGATGCCGACATTCACGTTATTGCTGGTAGATATAAGAACCCAACAAGTGTTTGGACCAATAACCAAGAATCAGAAGAATTTTGGGCTGACGAAATACAAGACTATTTAGATGCCAACAGGCACGATATTCACCAATTCGTTTCAATCCTATCTGATATCAAGGTTCAACCAACTGCTGTTAATCCAATGACTGGAATGCAAGCTCTTAGCGGTGTTAATTCATGTATCTTTGGTTCTCCGAAGGTACAGATGGAAATGATACCTGTATTGGATGGAAACAAGCCTAAGATGATGCTTACGACTGGTTCGATTACAAAAAAGAATTATACTGATTCAAAATCAGGTAAGGTTGGAGATTTTCACCACACATTCGGATTTGCTATTGTTGAAATCAAAGATGATGAAACATTCTTTGTAAGACAAGTAACAGCCGATGATAGAAGTGGTTCATTTAGTGATTTATATAACAGAGTTGAAGACGGGAAGGTTACTAAGCTAGAGTCTATTTCTGCTATTGTTTTGGGTGATGTTCACTACGGCCACCACGACCAAAAGGTACTAGACGCTACAATGACATTTATGGATAAGCTTGTACCTGAGCATGTTATCTTGCACGATGTATTTGATGGAGATTCAATTAGTCACCACCAAATGAAAAATCCTTTTATCCAATATGGTAAAGAGATGGCAGGAACCAACGACTTGGCGAAAGAGGTTAACATAATGATGGAAGGACTTGAAGCTTTTGAAAAGTTCAAGAACATTGTAATCGTTAGAAGTAATCACGATGATTTCTTAGACCGTTGGCTTATCAATGAAGATTGGAAAAAGCAACCAACCTATAAGAACTCTAGGTTATACATGAAGTATTCAGATATATTGTTAGAGCAATATGGTACGGATATGAATAATGTATTAGGTGTTATTCCTAAGCTTATTAACGAGAAGTTCCCTGAGTATAAGACACTTGGAAGAAGTGCTTCTTATAAGGTTAAGGGTTGGGAATTAGGCCAACATGGAGACTTTGGAACAAACGGTAGCCGTGGTTCATTACTACAGTTCCGTAAATTGAATACAAAGATTATTGTTGGACATTATCATAGTCCTGGGAGAAAGGATGGTGCTATTGCTGTTGGAACGTCAACTCACTTACGAGTAGGTTACAACAACGGTCCAAGTTCATGGTTACAGTCACACGTAATCATACATAATGACGGTAGAGCGCAACATATCAATTTTATTGATGGAGAGTTCACCACTTTTTAATTTTAACAAGGATAAGCAAGTTTAATCGCTTTGCTTATCCTCTAATAACTCATTATGAAAAATTTTTTTAAAAATATTATGAAAAGTACTATCAAGATTAACGGAGTGACATTTCATGGTGATAATGTTAGCATAGTCAATAGCAAAATTATTATTGACGGAAAAGACGTAACACCCGATTCAAAAACCATATCAATTCAAGTAGAAGGGAATATCGGTAATTTAAAAGTGGATGTTTGCGACAAGGTGTCAGTAACTGGAAATGTTACAAACCTAACTACAGTAAGTGGTGACGTAAGTGTTACTGGTGATGTAGGTCAAAACGTTCAATCTGTCTCAGGTGACGTAAAATGTAGTAATATAGCGGGTAAAGTATCAACAATATCGGGAGATATTAAAAATAAAAAATAATGGCACAAGAAATCGAACGTAAATTTTTACTTGCAGAAGGAGCTACAAGTCCAGTATTTGGTGACTATATCAAACAAAAGCTTAGACAAGGCTACATTTCAGGGGACAAGGATAAAAACGTAAGAATCAGACTTACAGCTGATAAGGCTATCTTAGGTATCAAGTTTACCAATGAAGCAATTACAGATGAATATGAGTACGAAATCCCATACGCTGACGGTGAAGCTATCTATGCTAAAACTGAATGGAAGCTTGAAAAGAAACGTCTATCATTTGACATCAACAAGGTTCACTATGACCTAGACATTTATCCAAATGGATTACACATTGTTGAAGCTGAGTTTAAAACTGTTGACCAAATGAACAAATGGGTTAAGCCTGATTGGATTGGTGAAGAAGTTTCAGGTCAATCAGAGTATTCAAATGTTGTATTAGCAAAAGAAAATCTTGAATTTTAATGGAAATAGTATCGCCTAATTACGGTGTCGTAAAGGTAGAAACCAATCCAACACCTGAAAAGACAAAAGAGTTTGCTACTCTAATTAGAAAACAAGTAAGCAAACAAACATTCAAAGAAAACAAAGGTAAGTTTGCCAATGAAATGTTTCATTTTGGTCTACGCTGGGGAAGAAGAACAGGTCTTATTCATCCAATGCCGATTCAATCATTTAGTGGAAGGGGAGATTACTACGGTTATGATACTGTAGACCAAAATGGCAATGATTTACCATCACTTGAAGTCCTTGAACCAATCATTAAAGAAATTGAAGCTCATTTAGGTATTGATATGACTGATTATGATAGTGTTATCGGTAACATTTACTTAGATAACCAATACATTTATCCTCATAGAGATACAACAGAGAGTGCGAGTGCTAGAAACTATCCAGTTATCGTTTATACTCTTGGAAATGACTCTAGCTTAGGTATTTGGGATTACAATGAAGGTAAGATTACCTTTGCTAACACCTACGATACAACGTACTTAGGTGGTGATTTAAAAGGACTAAACCCAACCAATGAAATTCTAACTAAAAACGGTACGATTTATACGTTCGGAATGGAAGGAAAGGGTAGATTTGAGCTGACTCATTCAACTCCTTCATTAAGCAAGAAACCAATTGATTACCCAAAGCTTGTTTTACCTAACTTAGATGTTATAAGCAAGTATACAATAACTCTTACATTTAGAAGAGCAAAGGACTTGGATGAAAATACTCCAATCCGACCAAAGAAATTAGAAATATGAAAAAGAAATTACACGTTGATATGGATGGTGTTTTATGTAACTTTCATGGTGCATTCAGAAACAATCAATCATCAACAAATAAATTTCCTCAATCAAAATGGGGGTTCTTCTCTACACTAGAACCAATAAAGGACGGTGTGGAAACAGTAAAGGAATTAATGGAACACTTTGATGTGTATATTCTTACAAGACCATCAGTTAAAAATCCATTATGTTATACTGAGAAAAGAATTTGGGTTGAGAATTATTTCGGATTAGAATTCTGTGAAAACCTTATCATGGCATGTGATAAAAGCATGATTAAAGGAGACTATTTGATTGATGATACCACTGGTAACGGTCAATTGGAGTTCGAAGGTGAATTGATACAATTTGGAACACGTCAGTTCCCTGATTGGAAAACTGTTAAAGAATACTTACTAAGTAAATAAATTACTATGACTGAAAAACATCCAATTATCTTAGCTAGTGAAGCTACAGATATTGAAACATTTTTAAAATTACTCTTTCCTACTCAGTGGTACCCTATCATTGCTAGGATTATTGAAAGCGGAGCCAAGTTCCACCACGGAGACTGCAAATGGCTTATAGGTTGGTCCGACATTCCAAACACCAAAAAAATTGGTAAAACGGACCTAGAAACAGCACTTAAGACTTGTATGTTTAAGGTTCACGATTGTTTCCACCAACTTTGGGGAATACCAATCACCAAGGACTTTAGTGAAGATGAGTTTTATATCTCTAAGAGAGCGCAAATGTGCGGTGAAATCAGTGTTCTTACAATGACTGAGTTTGTATTCGCTAAGCACTTATGGGACACGTACCCTGAACTAAGAGACTACTTAGAAAAACGTAACGCTCTTAAGATGATGTTCGGAGTTTTCAAAGGCAAGACACCAGTTGAAATTGGAATGCGTCTTGATGATGTTCTTCATAAGCAACGTAGACCAAAATGGATGCGTGATGATGAAGCTTCAATGGCCTTTGCCGACGACTATGTTCCTATGCTTGAAAAGGATAGACAGAACATTGACCACAATTGGGAAGTAATGAAGAAAGCCAATTGGGTTCCTGAGAATGCACCAAATATTAGGTATTCACCTAATATGGACGGTCTTGAGTTAACTATATGGATGCTAACAGATTTCTTCCATATGCTTAAGACTGACGACAAGATTGACTACGCACTTGCAGAGTTTAATCATCAAAGAAGACAAGCAATTAAAATACCTGAAGGATGGGTTTACTAAGATTATGAGTGAATTAAAAAAATTATTACAGCAATACGTCGATAACCCTAAAAAGAAAAGCATTGCTAAAGACCATATGGGTAATCGTGGCTATATCAAAAAGGACTATTCTAGTTGGGATAAGTTACAACCAATGACCTTTGAAGAAATGAAAGCTTATCGTACAGTAAACGGTATGGAATCAACGTTTAAACACGTTCCACCAGCTCTTTATAATAAGAGAATCAAGTTAGATGAGTTTGAATTGATTTTTCAGAATAAATCAGAGTTCGTTGCTGATGAAAACAACAAAAATAACAAGGTTAACAATATCGGTTATAAACGTGAACACTACAATTGGAATATTCAATGTAATGTAATACTTGTTTATCATGGGATTTATTCACGAATTGGAAGCTATTCAGATTCTATGAGTTATAGTGTTAAATATGTTGTTCCTGAACAAACAAATTGGGGTGATTGGTTAACCTTTACACCTGAAACACCGTATATTTTAGATGAAGATACATCATATCTTAGATTCAGTGAAGCTGTAGGTATTAGAGAAATCATCAATGCAATCAATTTAGATGAAGTAGTTCTTGAAAATCAAAACATTGACTTTCAGCCTTGGTATTCATATGAATTTGATAGAGATTATAAACACTTAACCAAGTATACAGCTAAAGCTATTGATACTGAGTTCTTTATCAAATCTGAGATTAAAGATGGTATTTATAAGCCTGAACCTAAAACAATACAAGAAGTAATTTATCCATACGGAAAATGTTTCAAGAAGGATTTATTAAATAAGTTAGGTGTTCATACAATTCAGTTGAGAACCAATGCTCATTATACTATCCAAGATTATTTTGATATTCCAAAGGGATGTGTTATAAAGGCCGCAAAATCAGTAATTAAGGCTTATGGTTATGAGAAATATGCTGATGATACTGCTTTGGTTGAAGCTATAAACGCTGAGAAAAAAGCTGAAAAAGCTAAGCAGAAGACCCTTGAGTATAATAATCAATTTACTCTTATACAACATGGTAAGGTTATCATGGAGAACAAGGATAAATACAAGATTATGGAATACTTGGAAAGGTTTTCAAGCAAAGATATTGATTCAACTGTTCTTGACACTATCAAACCACTATTTGATAATTTTGATATTGAAACTTTCTATATTGGTTATTGGGGAACCTATGACAAATATGAAATGAGAGGTCATAAATGTGGATTCAATACTGAGGTTTATACCATAAACCTCAAGGAAATGGATAAAGAAGTTTTAGATGAAATTTGGGAACTTCACGATGCATCTATTCCTCATTTAGAAGACAAGGAAGTCGAATTAGCCTATGGTTGGTCCGACGATTATGTAGAATTACTAGGGGTTCGTAAGAATAAGAAGGGTAAATTAGAAACTTTTACAATTCCTTACGATTTAATGTAAAAAAGACTTGCAAGCAAAGAAATAAGTTAGTACCTTTGTCTATGAGTAATAAAATAGAGATTAACATCGATTTTGATGGGACATGTGTCACACATGATTATCCGAGAGTTGGAGCCGATATCGGTTCAGTTAAGGTCTTAAAGAGACTGGTAGACAAAGGACATAAGCTTATCTTATTTACAATGAGAAGCGAAAAAAATAATAGCCTTATTGATGCTATCGAATGGTTTGGAATACATGAAATTCCCTTATATGGAATACAGTCAAATCCGACCCAAAAGCATTGGACTTCAAGTCCTAAAAGCTACGCACCACTTATGATTGATGATTCAGCAATAGGTTGTCCGTTGAAGTATGACCCTGAGATATCACCAAGAAAATTTGTTGATTGGGAGAAGGTTGAAGCCATGCTAGAAGAACAAGGATTAATATGAAACTAGGACTACATCAAACGTTAGATAACTATACGATTAAAGAAAGACATAACACTAATTTTAGTATTATGATTAGTAAATTGAATCAAGCTGTAGATGATTATTATGATGTTTGCTGTGAATATGGATTATTCCAAAGGTTTTATTTAGATATAATTCCGTTAACTATAAGCTTCAATATTGAAGATTCGATGAGAAATGAAATTAGGTAAAAGACTATTCTGTGAAGATTACATAACAACCAATACACTATTCAAGGAATTTAGAAAAGATTTAAATAGTGATTATGAATGGTTTGATTGGCGAATTCACTATCAAGTAAGAAGAGATATCGGTCGGAGATTATACAATATGCCACTAGCTCGTTCATTTGAAAGTATAAAAACAAATTTCAAAGGGCTTTGGTGGTAAAAAACAAAAACAATGACAACAAAAGACAAAATAGGGTTTCCTGAATTTTTGGAAATCGAAAAGAAATTAGATATTCGTTACGGCCAAATTGTGGCAGTAGAACGAATCAATAAGAAAATGTTAAAATTAAGTGTTATCTTTGGTGAAGATGAAGCCGATGAAAAGACAGTTGTTACCAATATTGGTGGACAATACGATGAAGATGAATTACTTGCAGTAATGTTTCCATTCATTGTAAATCTTGAACCAGCTACAATTTCAGGTTTTGTAAGTGAAGCTATGATTATGCTTCCTAAGACCACTGAATTACACTTAGAACCTAGAATGGGCGCAACACTATTGTAAAATGGCAAAGGTAGTTGCATCGGGTGTTTTTATCGTAAGAAAAGATAAGAAATTACTAATATGTCACCCAACACATCATGACAAGGACTTTTTCAGCATCCCGAAAGGAAAGGTAGAAAAAGGAGAGACATTTTTAGAAGGTGCGATACGTGAAACGTTTGAAGAAACAAACATTCAATTGAGTGGAAGTAATGATTTTCACGTATTTCCTTTAAAATCAGTGAACTATAAACATAATAAGAAGGTAATACATCCTTACTTATTTATTGAGAAGTCTTCATCTAAGATTAATTGGGATGAAGTGGAAATAAAATGTAATTCAAATGTTCCTGAAGACCGTGGCGGTTTTCCTGAAATGGATGGTTTTAGATGGGTTGATTTAGAAGAGTCTCGTAAATTCTTGCATGATACACAAGTAGCTTGTATTGATTCAATTAACGAAATATTAAATAAATGACACTAGATTTACACGGGACCAAACACCAAGACGTTAGAGGCGTATTTGATACCTTTATGTTCACAGCAATGCAGTCTGATACTGTAGAAGTTACAATCATAACAGGCAATTCAACTTCAATGAAGAAGATTACCAATGAGTGTATCGAGGAATATGGATTTACCATTCTTCCATTTGAACCTAATATGGGTAGCATTAAAATTGCAATTAAATGACGGACATAACTAAAGTAATTCCACCTTGGTTTGTTTATATGTTACAGTGTTCTGACGGAACGTATTATACTGGAATAACAAACAACATTCAAAGAAGATTTATTGAACATAATGAATCTAAAAACAAAGGTGCGAAATACACAAGAACTCGAAGACCACTTAAGATTGTTTATACAACAGTATTTTTAACAAGAAGTGAAGCGAGCAAAGAAGAATATAGAATAAAAAGGCTCACAAGAGCGCAAAAAATAGAATTAATAAATAAAAACAAATAAATGGCAGACGTAAAAAAAGTATGGAATGACGAAGGCGGTAGATTATACCTATCACATCCATCAAGAGAATTTCCTTTGTTGGAAAATGCAATCTACACAATTGGTGTAGACCAACACGGAAGATTTTTCCTTTCAAAATCTAGTGATGGATTCACTTTCGACTACAAAATCTATGGTCTTGAAACGAAATTGGTAGAAAGAGCGATTAAAACTTACAGAACGACAAAAGGAAACTTAGGTATCTTATTGAACGGTTTGAAAGGTACTGGTAAAACAGTAAGTTCTAAGATTATCGCTAATAAATTGGAGCAACCAATTATCCTTGTAGACACTAAGTACGATGGTGTTCAGTTCTTCTTGAACTCAATCACACAAGACATTACTATCTTCATTGATGAGTACGAGAAGGTATTTGGTGAAGCGGCTGGAATGCTTACTATCATGGATGGTGCGTCTAACTCTCAACACCGTAGAGTATTCTTATTAACTACAAACGAGTTGTATGTTGATAGAAACCTTATCCAAAGACCAGGACGTGTTCGTTACTTGAAAAAGTTCGACGACTTGAAACCTGAAATCGTAGAAGAAATCATCGACGATTGCTTGATTCACAAACAATTCAAAGGTGAGTTGTTAACATTTATCTCAGCATTGGAAACAATCACTGTAGATATCGTTAAAGCGGTTATTAGTGAGGTTAACATCCACGAAGAAGGACCATCTGCATTCGAAGATATCTTTAACGTTAAGAAACTTAGCGGTAGATACAACGTTATGATTAGAGATGAGAATAACGACATGGTTGAATTGGCTACAAGTGCCGCAATCTACCCAAGACCAACATTTGGCGACAGACACGTTGGACACCGTTTCGAGATTGACAACCAAAACATTGGTACTATCTCAAGAGTAATCAATTGGACAACTGTTGAAGTTTCTCCTTTTGAAACATCTAAAGGTAAAAAATTAGGGTTTGATAAACCAATCATCCTTAAAATGGTAGATGCCGATATTACAAACTCAACGTTTGCGTATGACGGTTACGGAGTTTCACTTTTGGGTGATACACCAAAACCTAAACAATCTAGCTTAGGTAAGTCTCTTTTAGAGAAGCTTGAGTCTGATAACGATGCATACTACAACGAAGATGGTGACGAAGTAGATTCTTCTCCACAACCAGTGTCTGAAGCTTCTTATCAATTACAAGCTGAAAGTGCGGTTAAAGTAGCAAGCAACGGAGTAATCTCATTTGATTCAAGTGCAGGTACCCTTACAAAAGGATAAAACTAAATGGTGTGTGGGTAAAACTACACACCGTTTCTAATTTAAAGAAATGAATAAAGCAATAGAAATACAAGCTCCAAATCAAGTTCCATTGACACATGGCCTATATGTGTTCTTAGGTGGTTCTATTGAAATGGGTAAAGCTATAGAATGGCAAAAAGAGGTTATTGAAACTCTTAAGGATGAAAACATTGTGTTTTTAAATCCTCGTAGAGATGATTGGAACTCTGAATGGACCCAAACCATAACTGACCCTAACTTTAATGAACAAGTTACTTGGGAATTAAAAAGATTAGAAGAATCTGACTTTATTGTTATGGTTATTGACCCAAACACTATCTCACCAATTACTCTTTTAGAGATTGGACTTCACGCTAGAAGCGGAAAGATGATTGTTTGTTGTCCTGATGGGTTTTTTAGAAAAGGAAATGTTGATGTTACTGGACATTTTTATGGATATCCAGTTGTTGAAACACTAGAAGAAGTAATAGAAGCAATTCGTGAAAAATTAAATGGCAAAAAGTAAAAGACAACACAAATTAAACACTGAGATTACAGCTAAAGAAGTTCGTGTAACTGACTTGGGTGTAGTAGCACTGGCAGTAGCTTTAAAAGAAGCTTCATCAAAGGAAATGGACCTTGTTCTTATCAATGAGAACGCAGTTCCACCAGTTTGTAAGATTATGAACTATGAGAAGTTCATCTATGAGCAAAGCAAGAAACCTAAGAATAAGGGTCTTGATGTGAAAGAAATCAAATTGGGTCCTAATACGTCTGAAAATGACTTGGAGTACCGTATCAAACACATGATTGATTTCTTGAAAAAGGGTCATAAGGTAAAGATAAGTCTTCAATTCAGAGGTCGTCAAATGCAACACATCAACATAGGACAAGAACAAATCCTAAAGCTAATGGTTGCAGTTGAAGAATTTGGAACAGCCGAGGCAATGCCTAAGTTAGAAGGAAAGAAAATGTTTGCTATGATTAAGCCAAAACCTAGCAAATAAGGTTGACATAAATAAAAATTATGTTTATACTTGTGTATGGAAGATTACATATACAACTATTTAACAGAGAATTTTAACGTTGAAACCAGTCAGGTTGGAAACGATGGAATATATCGTTTAGACGACAAAAATACACACAAAACACCAATAGATGGGGATAAACTCGTAGCAGAGATTATCGCCATTTTTGGCTTACAAGTAGAAGAGGTCTTACTTTTCATACATTTATGGAGCTGTAAGATAAAAAATGATATTGACTTAGATTTCTATTGGAAAAATAATTGGGAAGTTTTTCATAATGTAGAATTCCCAGTGGTTCATAGAGTTCATGCTACAACCATAGCTTCAGACCTTGTTCCTGTACAACCAATGTCTGCACCTAGTGATATTCTTTACCATATTGAGACCATTGAACCTAAAGATACTCTTTATATCAAATATAAAAAGATACTTGAGGGATTACAACATATTTATTAAAAGATATTTGGCAAATCCAAATATTATTAATACCTTTGCAAATGAAATTTAGAACGTATAAAACAAGAGAAGAGAAACTAAAGCAAACGCTTAAGGGACTTCTCTTAAATAAAACAGTAAATCAAGATAATTTAGATGGAGTAATCAAGACTATCAATGACTACGAAAAGAATAACTTAGATACAATCGAAAAATTAAAGAAAGATAAGTTACTCGAAACAAAAAGAATAAGCGGTGCTTTAAAACAAACAATCAACGCTCATGGACCTATCACTAACAATCTTATTGGAAGTGCAACAAAACGAATCTATGGAGCCTTATTACATAAGCCTGAAAAGAGAACACATATAAACCTTGATATTGGTACATTTATCCTAATACTTATTGCAACAGTATTATTAACAGTCGCCAGTATCGTAATACTAATATAATGAAAAAAATAAAAAAACTTGCTATTTTCGATTTTGACGGAACACTTGTTGACACTCCACTACCTGATATTGGGAGACTTACGTATCAAGATAAGACGGGAAAAGCCTGGCCTCATGAGGGATGGTGGGGTAGAGAATTAAGCCTTGATATGGATATCTTTGATATGCCAATTGTTCCACAAGTAATTGAAGATTACCAAAAGGAGAAGTTAGAAGACTCTACTGCTCTAATTATGCTTACTGGTCGTATGACCAAGCTAAGGGATTCAGTTGTCAAGATTCTTGATTCACATAGTCTAGAATTTCATGAATATCACTACAACCGTGGTGGAGCTACTGAAGTTGCTAAGATTAAAACAATGGAACAACTTCTTGAAAAGTACCTTCATGTTGAAGAAATCGCAATGTGGGATGATAGAGAAGCGCATATCGCCATTTTTCAAAAATGGGGTGATGAACAAATCAGACAAGGAAATATTAAGAGTTTCCAAATAACTCATATTCCAGCAGATAGACATAAATAATACGAAAGCCACTGTTTTAGTGGCTTTTTTATTTGCACAGAACCTAAATAAGTTGTACCTTTGTATATGGATAAATATGAAAGACTAAAAGGAGAGTTAAGTGAAGTGAAACATGGGAAGATGAAAGCCTTTGGAAATTCCATGACACCCATAATAAAAAGTGGGTCCCTGCTTACATTTAATTCTAAAGACAAATACGAAGTCAATGACATTGTATTTTGTAAGGTTAAAGGCCGATATATCGATGCTCATAAAATTATCAAGGTTGATGAACAAAAGGGTTATCTGATTGCTAATAACAAAGGACATGAAAATGGATGGACTAGAACCATCTTCGGTTATGTTGTTGAAGTAGAAGCTCCTAAGAAATGAGACTAGGTAGAATAATAATCTCCTTTATTGAGACAAGAGAGATTGGTGATGATTTGAATCATCAAATCCTTGATAGAGTAAGTGTTTCTATTTGGGTTAGAAAACGAAAAAGCCTAATAGATGTAATAAAAATTAACCCAATTACTATATTATGAAAATAGGTAAAATGATTGATTCAAACGTTTCAAAAAGATGTATGGGTTATGAGATAGAGTCTCAAATGTTTAAGGAAGCTTCATCAGAAGTTTGGGGTCCTAGGATAACACGAGTATTTGAAATAAATCGAATTAGATTTATATGAAACTAGGACTTAATGTATATGAAAAGGCTTACAAGGCTAAAACAAGCATCCATGATTTACTTTTAAGTGAAAGAATTGAAATGCCTTGCTTTGGTATCTTAGAGTGGATAGAACAAACTAGTATGTTCGTCGCTATTCCTTTGGTTAGAATATTATAATTTAAAATAAAGAAAATGATTGATAATTCAATAAGAGAAACACTATCTAAATTAGATGGTAATTATAAATTTAACGATTTGTTAACATTTATGGAAGACTCAGGTATAACCTTTTATGACAGAGGGTTAAACAATGCTTTGGGTCTTACAACACTTGATGGAATTTATTTAGATTTGAGTATGATGCGTTATTTTGGTGATAGGCTTACATTTTTTATTATCCTTCACGAAATAGCTCATTATAAGAGAATTGCGAGATACGGTGGTAATTGGTTGATTGAAAAATTAAGCGTTGCTGACTACGAAACGTTCCTAAATGGAATTTATGAAGAAGAAATCATTGCAGATAGATATGCTTGTCAAATGTTCTATAGATTGAATAGAGATATTTATTTATGGAAACATACTCAACAATTAAACTTGGTTGAAAATCAAGAGAAGTATCAAGTTGCGGCAAATACGTATTACGGCAAGATTCAAAACGACGAAACAAAATACAGATTATTAATTGAACAGTTTATTAAATGAAAAACCAACTAACGTTCTTTAAGATTATAAAAGGCATAGTTAAATTGCCAGTTTTACCAATTGTAATTATGATACCATTGTATTGTATTTACAAAATTCTGAAGAATACATCAAGAACAGAATTAGAAATAATGGCCGACAAGGGTGAGAGTTATTACACACCTGAAATGAGTAAGTATTGTAAAGATATTGTAGAGAAGTATCGAGTTGTACTAAACTGTACCGCTATAATACTTTGGTGTGTAATTTTAAATGCTGTTTTAAGATAATGAGAAATAAAGGAATTAGCTGTGGTTCAACACCGCACGTAAGCAAAACTGGAAAGTGGCAAGGAGTATTCTACGATTCATCATTAAAGAAATCTATGCATTTAGGTTTTTTTTGATAATAAGTTAGAAGCTCAAAAGGTTGTTGATGATGCTGTATTTGAGTATTATTCAACAAGAAACTATCTTTTACCAAAAGGAATCACTCTGACTAAAAGCGAGAAAGTATTTAGGTATACCGTAACAGTTCAGAACAAGACAGTCCATGTTGGTCAAGCCAAAAGGCTTAAAGATATACTAAAAATAAGATTAGATTTTATAACAGGTTTGTTATAAAGAAAAAAGAAATATATGATTGAAATTAATGATATCCTACAAGGAAGAATTAGCGTTAATGCTAGTGGTTCTGCGTACTTGGTAAGCCCCGATTTACCAAAAGACATTTATCTACACAAGTCTAACACTAACAAAGCGTTACACTTAGATACTGTAAAAATAAGAATAATTGAAGGTAAAGACAATAGTCGTAAACTTGAAGGTGAAGTAATAGAAATAGTTGAACGTTTTAGAACTGAGTTCGTTGGAGTAATCCAAATAAACGCTAAACATGCTTTCTTCATTCCTGATAGTAGAAAACTCATCAATGACTTCTTTATTCCAAAAGATAAATTGCTTGGAGCAACTGATGGACAAAAAGTAATTGTTAGACTTACTGAATGGAAAGACGATGCCAAGAACCCTAACGGTGAAATTATCCGTATTCTTGGGAACGCTGGTGAACACGAAACTGAAATTCACGCTATCCTTGAAGAATATGGTTTACCATATGACTTCGAAGAAGATGTACTTGCCGAAGCTAGAGCAATCCCTATTGAAATCCCACAAGCAGAAATTGACAAGCGTAGAGATATGCGTGATGTTATTACATTCACTATCGACCCTGCTGATGCTAAGGATTTCGATGATGCTTTAAGTGTTGAATGGGTTAACGGTGAATTGTTCCTTGGTGTTCACATTGCCGATGTATCTCACTACTTAAGACCTGATACTGAATTAGATAAAGAAGCCTATGCAAGAGGAACAAGTGTTTATCTTGTTGATAGATGTGTGCCAATGCTTCCTGAGAACTTATCAAACGGATTATGTTCGTTAAGACCACATGAAGATAAGTTATGTTTCTCAGCTGTATTCAAGTTGGACCATAACGGAAGTGTTCTTGAAGAGTGGTTTGGTAAAACAGTAATCAACTCTAATCATAGATTCTCTTATGAGCAAGCTCAAGAAATCATTGAAGCTGAAAAAGGTTCAACAACTCTTATTTACAAACCAAGAGGTAATGGTCCTTCAATAGGACCACACCACGAAGAAATTGCTAATGTTAACAAATGTTTCCAAGCAATTCGTGACTTGAACAAGATTGCTCAGAAGATGCGTAAAGCTCGTCTTAAACATGGTGCCTTATCATTTGATAAACAAGAGGTTAAGTTTGACCTAGATGAAAACAATAAACCTATAGGTATCAAGTTTAAGACTGCTAAGGATTCTAACAAGCTTATTGAAGAATTTATGCTTCTAGCTAACAAGCATGTTGCACAATTCATCAATAAAAAGGAATTACCTAACGTAAACAGGTCTCACGATAAACCTAACGAAGCTAAAGTAGAAGCTCTTAAGGAGTTTGTTAAGCAATTTGGGTATGAAGTGAAGAATTCTAGCCCTGAAGAGACTACTAAGTCCCTTAATCAGTTGCTAAAAGACGTTAGAGGTACTGCCGAAGCTGATATGATTGATAATCTAGTAGTAAGAACAATGCAAAAAGCTACATATAGCACAAAAAACATTGGTCACTACGGTCTTGGGTTCAAAGATTACTCACATTTCACTTCTCCTATTAGAAGATATCCTGATGTAATCATTCATAGACTACTTGGAATGTATTTAGACACTGAAAGAGTATCTAAAACTGTTCCTAAGATAGAAAAGCTAGAAGGAAGATGCTTACATTTATCTGAAAGAGAGAAAAAAGCACAAAAAGCGGAGCGTGATTCAATAAAATACATGCAATGTATCTATATGAGTGAGAATATTGGTAAGGTTTTCCAAGGAATTATCAGTTCTGTAACAGAATATGGTATTTTTGTAGAGATTTTAGAGAATAAATGCGAAGGACTTATCAAATTATCTAATATTGAAGGTGATGCTTATACAGTAGACATGAATAATTATACTGTTAAAGGATATAACACTGGTAAAAAGCTTAGACTAGGTGATGTAGTACATGTAATTGTATCTAGTGTTGATATAGAGAAAAAAAATATCAATCTATCATTGATTAATTTGTAGAAATAGAGTATATTAGGTAAAAATTTACTTATGATTACTGAAGATACATTTATACTAGATTACTTAGAAAGAAACTTTATTGTTAGTACAAGCGAATACCACTATTATGTGACTGAAGCGATACCTCAACTAGAACTAAATAAAACATATACCTTTGCTACGTTCCAACAATACTATGAAAAGTTGTTTACCAAGTCTACTATGTATGTTTTCAATACATGGTTTGAACAGAAAACTAGTGCTTTAGTAAAGGAATTAGAAGACTACGTTGATACGCTTGAAAATACTGATGGTGGACTAGCTATGCTTGATAAGATTATCACTAGGTTTAAAAACCCAAATGGTGTTATTAAATATCATGATAGTTTTATTATGAATTTTTTCGATAAGTACTACAGAAAAAAATGGCTTATACCAATGCTTAATGAGCTTAAGGAAACATTTCTTTCCTCACATGGAAAGAGTGCCAGCATGCTTGCAATCGTAGATAATAAGTTAGAATTCGATACAGAGAGACATAGAGACTATGCTTTCTCATACATAAATGAATGGTATTCAGATGAGATTCTCGGACAACAAATAACTGCGTTGTTCCGAGAATTTGTCGTTACACTAGGTGAGCGAAATTGGAAGATAACTTGGGTTGGTCATGGACCTGTAACCAAGGAAATAATCGAAGCTCATTTTAAAGATGAAACTGATTTTCAAAAGAAACTTGTAATGATGAAATTCAACCAATGGTACGAACTAGCAATCATTGAAGCCTCTGAAAGACAGATAAAACACAATTTTAATACTGGTTTGTTTGGATATTAAAAAAACATTGTGTACCTTTGTAATCTAAATACTTAATAATATGTTTAAAGAAGTTAAAACAATTCAAAGTTCAGATGAGAATGTTATGAAGCTTGTTTTTGAAAAAGACAACGCTGTAGCTGAAGCAGTATTATACAAATATCCTACCTACGAAGAAAGAACAGTTATCTGTTGCTCAACTCAAAGCGGTTGTCCTGTAGGTTGTAGATTTTGTGGTGCAGGTGATTACTTCGTAAGGTCACTAAAAGCAGATGAGATAGTTTATCAAGTAGACTATTGTCTTGAAAGTCAAGGTATTGATGCTTCAAAAATTGAAAAGTTCCAAATCATGGTTATGTCAATGGGTGAACCCCTATTAAACTTCAAGGAGCTTGAAATCGCATTTGATATTCTTTATGCGAAATACCCTAATGCTAAGTTGCTTATTAGTTCAATCGGCCCACGTGTTGATTATGAACCAATCATGAAAATGTGTGAAAGAATCCCTACTGTTGGATTACAATTCTCGGTTCATGAAAGCACTGATGAAAGCAGAGACAAGCTTATTCCTTTTAAAGCAAAATTAACTCTTAAAGAGATTTCTGAGGTTGGTGAGGTATTCCTAATCAGAACTGGAAGAAAGCCTTACTTCAACTATTGCGCTCACGAGCATAATTCTAGTGAAGAAGATGCTAAAAGAATTGGTGAGTTGTTTAACCCTGATGTTTTCGAAGCAACCATTAGTGTTGTGTGTGAACGTGAGGAAAGCATTGCGGCCGCTAACGTAAGACAAAGAGAGCTTGCAAGTACCTTTATGGATAATCTAAACAACTTAGGTTTCTCAACAAGAATGTTTGACCCAGCTGGTCAAGATGATATTGGTGGTGGATGTGGTCAATTATGGTTTGTTCAATCTTGGATGGAACAGAATCAACACTTGGCTAAGAAGTCTGTAGGTTTTGGAATGGATGTTATTCATGCTCCTACTGCAACTAATTTGCTACAACAACAAATCCAAGAAGCTATTGCTGTTACTAACTCTTTAATTCAATAAAAATGAATTTACTAGATAAACTAAAGAATTATTTTCTTTACGCTGATAAATACAAGACTGACTCAGAAGCAGTTATTATCGCATGTTACTTCAACCCACAAAACAATCCTTACAGACTTGAAGCTTTCAATAAGTTTTATGAGTCTATCAAGCACTTGAACCATCGTATCGTTGAATGTGTGATTGGTGACGCTATGCCACAATTACCTGTTACTCCGTCGATTGCAAGGGTTAATACCAAGGATTTGTTATGGCACAAAGAAGCACTTTTAAATGGTATTATCAAAACTCTACCTAAGAAGTTCAAGTATGTGTTTTGGTTAGATACTGATGTATTATTTACCAATAATGATTGGCTTATCCAAGGTGTTGAAGAATTGAAATACAACAATATCATTCAACCATTTGAGTATTGTATTCACTTGGAAGAAGGAGAAACTAAGCCTAGTTTTGATGTTGCCTTTGAACGCAAGTTTGTTTCAAACCCTGCAATCAGACACCAAAGCATTTGGAGAAGCTTCTGTGCTAATCATCGTACAACTGATTTCTCAGATGATACAAACTACGACAAGCACGGTCACGTTGGCTTCGCTTGGGGTGCAAGACGTGAAATCCTTGACAGCATGCCACTTTATGATAAAGCACTTATCGGTGGAGCGGACCATATCATTGCTCATGCTTCGGCAGGTCAAATTGGTCACTCTTGTCTTATGAAGTCTTTTACTGAAGATATTGATGCTGTTAACGAATGGTGTGAAGATTTTGATTTGCTTATCAATGGTAAGATTAGCTATGTTAAAGGTGACTTGTATCACTTATGGCACGGTGACGTTGCAAAGCGTCAGTATTTAAAACGTGTTCAAGAGTTTACACCAAAGGCCAAGAAGATTACTAAGAAAGACGAAAACGGACTCTATGTTGCTGACCAATTGGAAGGTGACAAATACGTTAACGAATACTTTGACCAACGTGAACCTAAGTTTCCAAAGGTTGATACTTCATTCGGTAAGTTATATCCACATGCTCAAGGGTTGCCAAGTCCAACATTTGATGAATTGATGAGAGAAAGAACTGAGAGATTATATGGCCCAAAAGATTCAAAAATAGAAATAAATAAACCTAAGAAGGAGAAATCTATTGGTAGTCCATTTACCCGACCAACAAAACCAACTCATCCAAGACCCATAGATGCTAATATCTCACGTCAAGAATATGTTGAGATACCACAGGATGAATTTGGTATTGACCTTACTGACTTTGTTGAAGCAATTATCATTGAAGAGGTTATTGATGATATTTTCAGTGACCCATCAACTGAGTTTGAAAACGGACAAAACCAAGAAACTGGATTCGAAGATGGATTTGGTGGCGGTGGTTTCAGCGGTGGTGGTTCAGGTGGAGATTGGAATGAGCCAACACAAGATAATAACGATACTCAAGACTACACAAGTAGCGACAATTTTTCATAATGAGAATATTAACAATTAGTGACACTCATAATAAACATAAACAAATCCCATCGGCTTATATAGATAATGTCGATGGGAATTTTGATATGATAATACATGCAGGTGACTTTACTGTTGGCGGGTTTCAATTAGAAGCAATAGAATTCCTAGAATGGTTTAGCAAGCTACCATTTGAACATAAGATTCTTATCGCTGGAAATCACGACTTCTATTTTGATGAAGCACCTGAATATGCGATAGAAGCCCTGCTTGCACAATACCCTCAGATTACCTATTTAAACGACTCAGGTTGTGAGATAAATGGGTTTAAGATTTGGGGTTCACCAATAACTCTTTATTTCCATAATTACGCATTTAACAAGCTTCCTTGGGACATAAATGAACATTGGGACATGATACCTGATAATACTGATATTCTTGTCACACACGGCCCTATTTGGAGTTATTTGGATTTGATTGATGAAGGTTATAATAAGGGTTGTGATAGACTACTTGAACACTTGCCAAGGCTCAAGGACCTTAAATTGGTTGTTCACGGACATATCCATGAGGGATATGGGACCGCTGTAACACCTGAAGGAGTAATGATTGTGAATGCAAGTGTTCTTAACAGACATAACATAATGTGGAACGCACCAATAGGTGTAGAAATAACCAAAAAAGATGGAAGCGAAGACTAAAAAAGAAGTAATAATAAGACTAATGATGGGTAATTATTGGGCACCAACTGAGAATTTGTTGTTCTTGCTTGAACGTGATTTATACACCAAGTTTTTCAAGTGTCCTACAAGCATCTTTATATTTGGTATATTAGAGACTTGTCCTCATTTGAGTATTGGTGGGAAACCAGTTGAATTGAGTCTTGAGGACCTGAAAGAACTGATACCTGAAATCTTATCAGATATGAATGGTTTTGAAACTACCTTTGCTGATGAAGATTGGCAGAACCTAGAAATCATATCAAGTGTTGATGGGAACTTTGTTAAAAAGAAACTAAACACTACCAAGGCTTATATGATGGAGTTTTTTGAAGATTAAATACTTAAAATTATGAATAGAAAAGACGCAAAGATTATTGCACAAACGATTTCACTAGCACAACTAGCTGATATGTTTAAAAACGCCAAGGCTGGAATTACAGATTGGAAACAACCAAGTAAGGTTAACAAATCAATCACAAAAGGAACCGCTTGGAACGTTTTAACCCAAGGTTTCATTGGTGAAAGCACGATGATTACTTCACCGTCATTAATGGCTAAGAAAAACATGATTCATGAATTTGGAGACTTCTTGCCTGAAGAAATAAAATTGGTTAAGCTTAAACCTAAAAAGGGTGATATAGCAATTGTACATCAAGAACCAAAATTTACAAAGTTTTTCGGAGAATAACTTGTATATGTGAAAAAGGTTTAGTACCTTTGTAATGCGATTTTAGTCAGTTTGGGAACTGGCAGGGGCGGTGGGAGTCACGCCATTAGAAATTTACTTTTCAGATAGAAAGTTAATGATGTGGTATGCGCACTTACGGCCAGTATACGTCTGGTCGAAAAGTCCTCTGTGATTCGATAAGCAAGGACAGACAAAACTAGTAGGTATAAAATCCTATGTACCGCAGTCTATTAGAGGACTATTTAACAACTATCCATCCATTTTGGGGTGTTCATCCATCTAAAGATGATATGAAATGTTAGCATACACGGAAAAGGTGACTAACACGTGGGGTTCGAATCCCCACTATGCTACTATAATGCGCATTAATTAACTTAAAAAATGAAAATTTTAGCCCTAGGCGATACACATGGACGTGTATTATGGAAAGATATTGTTCAAAAAGAACAAGACTACGACAAAATCATCTTTATTGGTGACTATTTTGACTCTCGTGAAGGTGTTTCACCACAAACACAACTTGAAAACTTCAGAGATATCCTTGAATTCAAGAAAAATAACATGGATAAAGTAGTTTTATTACTAGGAAACCACGATTTTCACTACTTAAAAGAAGCGCAAGAGAAATATTCTCAGTATCAAATGCCAATGTTCAACCTTTTTAACGATGAAATACAACCTGCGGTTGAATATTCACTTGTTCAAGTGTGTTTTGTACATGGTAATTACGTTTTTACACATGCTGGTGTTACAAAAACTTGGGCTACCGACTATAATATCGATATAAATGACCTAGAGAACTCAATAAATACTCTTTTATTGGAGAATCCTAGTGCTTTTAGGTTCCATATGGGTACAAATTTCAGTAATAGTGGAGATGATAAGGACCAATCACCTATATGGGTGCGTATTCCGTCCTTATTAGCAGACCCCCTACCTGAAGTAACCTATATAGTAGGACATACTACACTACTAGAGCTTACTATGATACAAAACCTTATAGGTATAGATACCCTAGGTACTACAGGGGAATACCTCATTATTGAAGACAACGTGCCAAGAGCAGAAAAATTATAAATATGGATATAGGTAAAAGGATTGACGGTGATATAGGCATAGGTAAAATTCGTAATCGTCTATCTGATGAATCAACAAGACAGGTTATTTACTCTCTTGATATCGATGTTTTCACTGATTTCTTTAACGAATTATACGATGTTGAAGAAATAACGTTAATTATTGAAGAATCATTTGGAATATCAATTTAATTTATTACCTTTGTAATCTAAATAATGAACAACATGAAAAAAACACTTATAATTTTAAGCATAATAGCACTTGTTAGCTGTAAAAAGGTACCTAACAATGAACAGACCCTTGTAATTACTGTTGACGAATACAATCGTCTTAAAGATGGAACAGCTGTTTCATACCCGAAGCCATTCGAATATATCGATTATGATGATTTGATTGAAAATGGTAAGAGTGGTATTGTCTTAGGTACTGATGGACATGAATTTATTGTGAATAAAAAAGGTTTTGATAGAGAAACTTTTGTTCATTCTCCTGAGTGTCCAAAGTGCGAAGCTAAGCTTAAAGAAATCATCTATCAAATTACCAAAGAAAAAGATTCAATAAAATGAGAAAACTATTAATCGCAGTGGCTTTATTAAGCCTTATTGGTTGTAGAGAAGAAGATGATAGAACAACAAACAGCGTCACTATCAGCAAAGAAGAATACAATCAACTCAGAAATACAAATGCTGATTACCCTAAACACTTTGACCTTATTGGTTATTCAAGGTTTAATGGTTATGAAAATGCAATCATTATGGGTTCTGATGGTCATGAATACCTTATAACTAGAAGTGGTTATAACAATGAATCTCAGAATCACTATATTGAATGTAAGAAATGCATGGCGAAAGAACAACGTATTGAAGAATTATTGATGGAGATTATCAAAAACACATCAAAAGACTCTACAAGTGTTGTTAGGTAAAGTAGTCACTACTGTAACAATCAGTCATATGCTTGATTTCATTGCAATCTTACCATCAACGGAAAGAAAGAGTCTTACAGTTATTGCAGGTAGAGACACTTGGAAAATTGTAATCGATGCTGTTAATATAGGAATAATAACTAGAATAAAATACTAATGAAAAGCGTAGCTAAAAACAAAAGAGCATATTTCGATTACGAAATTCTCGAAAAATATACAGCAGGGATTCAACTACAAGGTTCAGAAGTTAAATCAATCAAGGCTGGAAAAACATCAATAGCTGAGGCTTATTGTTATGTCCACGAAGGTGAACTTTTCATCAAAGGAATGCATGTAACTGAACACAAAGAAGGCGGTAAGTACTATAATCACGAACCTTTTAGAGATAAGAAGCTTCTTATGAAGAAGAAAGAAATCGCTAACTTGGACGAAAATGTTGGCCGTAAAGGCTTGACTATTGTACCACTTGACGTTATATTATCTAACACTGGTTTCGTAAAGATAGAAATTGGATTAGCTAAAGGAAAACATAATTATGACAAGCGTAACTCTTTGAAAGAGAAAGACTTGAAACGTGAAATTGAACGAAATTCGTAAAGCTATGAAAATAAGAAGCGTTGTTACTTCAACATTACATTTTGTTGAAGCTGATGGGTTAGAGTATGTAAGAAGTCAATTCATCAGATATGGTGAGACTGTTGTTACATGGAAAAGAAATTTTGATTGGAAAGAGGCCATTAGTGGTAAGATTCTCAGTAATGTAGAATTGGAAACATTATTTGCAAGTCAATTCATTCAACATTTCAAAGAAGAAAGTGAGAATATGAGTGATGTAGACGACTTTACAACAAAGCCTCTACCACCTAAATCACAACTTCTTAAAGAGGGAGTACCACCACCGCCAAGAGATGGTGGAGACACAGTAGTTAAAAATTAATTTAAAATATATTATTACATGAAACAAATCAAAATTTCGCATAAACTTACTGATAGAAGTAACGAAGCTTTTAAACAATACTTAAGAGAAATTGCGGATATAGAACCTTTTACCCCTGAAGAAGAATTGGTTTGCGCTCAAAAAGCCTTTGCTGGTGATAAAAAAGCACAAAAAGAATTAGCGAAAAGAAACCTACGTTTCGTTGTGAGTGTTGCTAAGCAATACGTTACAGATTCTTTATATCTATCTGACCTAGTGGAAGAAGGAAACATTGGAATCCTTATTGCGGCTGAAAAGTTTGACCCAAGCAAAGGATATAAGTTTATTTCGTTTGCTGTATGGTGGATTAGAAAGATAATCCTTGAACACATTGCCAAGCATGGTAAGATTGTTCGTTTACCTGCCAATAAGCTTAACGCAATGTCAAAGCTTGATAAACAATTTGCAGAATTGGAACAAAAGACTGGTCGTAAGGTAGATGTAATGGAAGTTATTGCCGAGTTTGGTAGCAACTCCGATGCCTACAATACCCAACAAGACGAGTTTAAGGAGTTTATGTTCTTGGATTCATTAGGTTCAATGAACACAGATTCGCTAGACCGTCAGATTGGTAATGAAGACAACGGTGGAACTAGTACCCTTGCTGAGATGATGAGTGATGATATGTTTAAATCTACAGACCACTTAATCACAGACAAGAACATCATCGATGAAATCAATATTGCTCTTGAAACACTTAAGCCTCGTGAGAAGAGAATCATTGAATCATTCTTTGGTTTAAATGACCAAAAGGTTATGACACTTAAGGAATTAGGTGAAGATGATGGAATCAGAGTAACACGTGAAATGGTTCGTCAAATTAAAAATAAGACGCTTAAAGCGTTACAAAATAATCCTAGGATTAGACAAGCATATGAGTCAATGAACTAATGAAAGAAATCATACACAAATTTTTAACAGATAACTTCTATATGGATTTATCTACCTTTTCTTCTTATTGCCTGAAAGAGTCAGGTAATCATAATAGTATTTATTTAAAACTAATATACAATAAGTTAGGTAAAATATTTGGGTATGAGCCTGACAGTGATGAATTGATTGATATTGTCTCAGAATGGAACACCCAACAAATCGCTATACTAACCCGTAAGATTAACCATATAAAGTACAGGTTGTATAGCGATACTGGTTCTGATAAGGTGGAATTAGATGAGATGTGCAAGCTTATTAAAGAATTTGAATTTGAGTAATAAGCGGTGTACACATTTGTGTACATAGAGTGTTTTTTTATGCTAAACTAGATATTTATAATAAAGAAAACACATCAGATGGAAAAAAATATAATCAAAGAAAAGTTAAGAGAATCTTTATTCAGTCGTATTAAAGAGACTAACAAGACTAGCGGAGAACAACACCCGCAAGAGCATAAAGATGAAGAAGGAACAGGGAATGGAACCTTTAACGACTTAGATAAGGAAGAGAAAAAGAAAGTTCAAACCCTTACAAAGAAAATCAAGAACGCAACACAAGGACCAAGCAAGTTACTTAAGTTATCTCAAGTAATGGATGCGGCTGGTGTAGGTGATGCAGACAATGCTACTGACAGGTCAGCAATCGGTAAGGCCGTATCAGGTAAGCCTGATGCAGACGGTAAGATTAGACACTTGAATGTAAAGCAAGCTAACGCCATGGGGAAAGTCGTAGACAACCCTGTTGCATTTAAATAATACACAAAAGCCTCGAAGAAATTCGAGGTTTTTTTATACATCTATTTTATGTGTGTTGGGAATTTTTGAATATACTGTAGTCCACATATCTTTTATTTTATATCTAACTAATACATGAATGATTTTATTGACTTCAACCCTAACTTCTTTACAAACAACGTTATCAACAGCGTCTGAGAAATCATCATATAATTCTTTACCTAAATCCATATTAATAAGTTTAAGTTGCAAAGGTACTACTTTATTTTGGAAATAAAAACTAAAAAGGTTTTTTTATTCGAAAAAGTTTTCATACCTTTGTTGTCTAATTAATATAAAACGATATGGCAAAGATACTTACTGGTATTCAAAGTACTGGAACACCACACTTAGGCAATCTATTAGGTGCTATTATTCCCGCTATTGAACTATCGAATAACCCTGATAATGAATCTTATTTATTCATTGCTGATTTACACTCAGTTACACAAATTAAAGATGGTGAAACCCTTAGAGAAAATACCTTTAGTACTGCCTGTGCTTGGTTAGCTTGTGGTTTGGACCCAAATAATGTTACCTTTTACAGACAATCAGATGTTCCTCAAACTACTGAACTAAATTGGTATTTGAATTGTTTCTTTCCATATCAACGATTAAGACTAGCTCATTCATTTAAAGACAAATCTGATAGGCTTGAAGATGTTAACGCTGGATTATTCACATATCCAATGCTTATGTCAGCTGATATCCTTTTATATGATGCTGAGATTGTTCCTGTTGGTAAGGACCAATTACAACATTTAGAGTTTACACGTGATGTAGCTACCAAGTTTAACCATCAAATGGGTGAAACTTTTGTTATACCTAGACCTAATGTTCAAGGAGAGACACAGACAATCATAGGTATAAATGGTTCTAAAATGAGTAAATCAGCCAACAATACTATCAACATATTCGCCAGTGATAAGGATTTATATAAACAAATCATGAGTATTGAAACTGATAGTACACCACTTGAAGAACCTAAGAACCCTGATACTTGTAATGTATTTAAATTATGCTCATACCTTGCAAGTGAGGAAGAACTTGAATCGCTTAGATTCAAATATTTAGCAGGTGATTATGGTTATGGGCATGCAAAAAAATATTTATACATTCTTATACTTATGAAATTTGAATCAGAAAGAGAAAAGTATAATTATTATATCAATAATCCTGATGTTGTTAATAATTTGTTATTAGAAGGAGCTGAAAAAGCTAAGCTAGTTGCCAATACTACACTAGGAAGAGTTAGAGAAAAATTAGGTTTTAACAAATAATAAAAACATGAAAAAAGTAACAATAGCATTTTATTTATTAGCAGTATTATCATTCTTTGTATCAGTATTCTTTGCTGTTCTTGATAATGATAAGTACTCACTAATTGCATTAGGTGCATCTATCCTATTAGGTGGAATTAGCACCATTCTTACAAGTATATTCAAGTTGAATAAGATTGTAACCATAATCCGAAATCAAGATGAAAAATCAAAGTAATACACTAGAGAGACAAAGAAAACTCTATCGGGTCCTGACACTTATATTATGTATTCAGTTCTTTGTCTTTTTCACTTTAGGGTGCTTAACCAACAATGATGTGTTTTTATACATTAGCTTTGCAGTAACCTTTGTTATTGCTGTCTTTATCGGAATCATTCACTTAACAACCAAATACGATGAAATCTAACAAAATAACTCCATCAATGATACTTCTTACTGACTCATATAAAGTGAGTCATTATATGTTCCATGAGCCTAAAATTGAAACAGAAATTACTGTTGAAGCTCGACAGACCATAGAAGAACTTAGTGAACGTTTTCAACAAGAAGCTCAAAGACGAATGGGTTTCATTCATTTTACTGATGAACAGATTTTTGCTAATCTAACAGAAAGACCCTTGATGATTATTCCTGATTTAGGACAAATTCATGATAAGATGGAAGAGTCCAAAGGACCAGGTTTAACTGGCCTTGACGAGCTTTTAGACTTTCTTGACGGTAGATAAGTGAAAAAAATTCCTGGATTTTAACAGAAAATGTTTGGTGGTTTCATTTATTCTTTTTACCTTTGTACTATAATAATTCTAAAACATTTAATTATGGTAGTAAATATTAATGATGTAACTCTTACTAACGAGTTACTTGAAAAACATGAAGTAACTCTAAGTAGTGGTGCTTCATTAAAGAGTATTCGTAATAAGTTTTATGATAAGTATACACTAATTGATTTTAGTGGTGTTGACCCAAGCAAGATTGACCTTACTGGACTTGATAAAAGACTAGTTCAAAATATTATTAACAATGGATTAGATAAGATTGACAATCGTGAATTCTTCGGAATGGTTTTTAAGTATATTGAATATCCTAACGAAGAACTTTTATGGAACTACCTAGTTGATTGTCATTTGATTTCAGATAGTGTTTACCAAAACAACACTTATGATGAAAACTTAGATATCTTATTTAAAAACCGTAAAAAAGACTAATTATGGCAAATCATACAATTGAATTGAACTTTCTGATTGATTATCAATCAACAGAAAAAGTCTTATATGCCAGTTCTTCAACTGAAAAGAAAAAGCTTTATATTACTCTTAGAGGTAGTTATGAGGTTTGGCATAAAGGAGAATTGATTTTAGAAACAATACAACCTTTTATGGCCGTTGAAAAATATAACGAAATAGAAAAGTAACATGGGAACAGTAGTAGAAAAGATTCACGATTTAGAATACGACGAATTAACAACTCTTGGAGTTGTTGAACAAGATGCTGATTTAACAGCAGTCTTTAGAACTGAAATCGGAATGCCTTTTAGCGTTCTTTATACAATACAAAAGAAAGGTCAATTCAACGATGAAACCAAGGAAATCCTAAGACTTATCTTTGAAAAAATCATTCTTACAAAACAAGACCTTATCAACAAATACATCAAACTTGGCGGTTTCGAACCAATTCCAAGCAAGGAAGTTGACGAGCAGTTGCTTGAAGGTTTCGATGATGCTGTAGAAGAAGTAGAAGAAGTTCTTCAAGAAGAGAAAGTTGTGGAATATAAGAATCCATCAAGTGAAATGGTAAAGGATGCTGAGAAACCAGTAATGGTTAAATTCAAGGTAACCAAATCAACACCAAAACAGCCTTCTAAAGCAAAAACTACACCAAAGGTAGAGGAAGATATCAAAATAGAAATTCCTCGCAGATACGGTAAGAAAAACATCCTTGCTGATATCGAAGCACAAGGTGGAAAACCTACGCTATGTCAAACTGCGTTATTGCAGTTGAATGACCTTAAAAATATCGTTGTTATCTTAAATAATAAAGGTATCAAAGACATTCACACTAAAGATAAGGACCTATTGACTAGTGAAGAGTATAGAGAAATAATCGGAACAATCAAACTTCTGAAAAGAAGACTTGACCCAATAATCAAAAAACGAGTATGATGGAAAACATGATGAAGTTTAGAATGTACCTTTTAGGTATCATTTGTGGTGTATGTTTGCCAAGTGTAATACGTGGAAACTATGGTTATCCATTGGGTATCTTGATTCTGACACTTATTGTTGTAATCCTTAATTTTAAATCAGAAGACTAATGGAGTATTTCGCAATACCACTAGCAATTCTTGCACTATTTGTAGGTCTTGCCTTATTGTTACATGGGTTTCCAAGTATCAAAATCACAAAAAAATATTATAACAAAGATAAAAAGTAAATTATGAAAACAGCTGACGGTTACGTTGTAGATGGATTTAGAAGATTACCTAATCCAAAATTTAATGTTAATGGTGAACAAATTTTTGAAGGAACAATTATCGATGTTCCAATGAAGGACGGGTCCGTTGTGGACCAATACACGACTTGGGATAAATATGGTCGATGCGCTTCGCATGACCGAGTAGACTGCTACGTTGATGTATCAGGACTCTAAAACGTAAAATCCATATAATCATTAGGTTATATGGATTTTTTTATTTACCTTTGTTGCAATATAAAAATATTGATTATGAAACAAGATTTATTCCTTTGGTTAATAATGGTAGTTCTTATGCATGTCTATAGATTTGCTGAACTATGTCAGTATACTGATATTAAAACATTTAAGGATTATGTAAACTTAAATGGTAAAACAGTATTCTACCTAATCGTAGCAACTCAAATACTTGCGTTCGCTGGATTTGAACTATTAAAAACAACATCTAAATAAAATAATATGGATAAATTAACAAACTTAGAAAAGGTAAACGCTTATACTGTAAACATATCAGTTGATGAATATGATTGTAAAGATACTGGCCTATATAACACCCACGCTATTGCTACTGAAAAAGCTAAACGTGCAGGTTGGTATGGAAGTGACGGAACTGTTAAGCAACTAGAGAATATCTACGTTGATGATGAAGGGATTCTTTATAGTGTTAACAAGCTAGGAATGTTTACTGACGTAAAAGAAGCCAAAGATAAGGAGCTTCTTGAATCTATTCAATCCAAGCTAACCCCTGAAGAATTGGAGTTTGCGAAAAAAGTTTTAAAATAATTCCAGGAAAACTTGCAGGAACCAGGATTTATCCCTACCTTTGTACTATCAAATTAAAACAAGTATTATGAAAAACTTATATATTACAAAACAGAGATTCTTAGAGTGGTATTACGAAGATGGTGAAGGTACTACTGAATATGAGTCACTACGTCTTGAATTAGCTGAAAAGGTAATTGAAAGACTTAAAGAAGGGAATTCGGCTACCATAACAACAGAAGAAATCTTCAACGATATGTGTAACCAAAAAGCAATAAGACTTTATTTTTGTGTTGGTTACGATGAAGATACTGACAGAAACGATTTTGAATTGCAAGATTGTGGGTTTGAATATACATTAACTTTAATTGACTAAATCATGGAAAATACTAGACAAATAGAAATCGCAGATTTAACTAACTTACTTTTACAACGTGACGTGGTATTTGCTGAGAATAAAAGCAGATTGGACTACGGAATGATTGGGTTAGTAACCAACAAAAAAGGTACTGCCTTGGTAATCTATCAAAAAACATTTTATGTATACGATAGTAACTTTGCCTTGAATCCTGATGCTTTAAGAATGATTAGTCTTATTCAAAGCCTTTTCAAAGAAATCACTAGAGACGAAAAGAATCGTCCAACACCAGTAATAATTGGTAGTTATGATACATCAACACCATACTTAGACATTTATGCCAGTGTTGATGCTGAGACTTACGGAAAGAGTATTGGTGATATTATGTCCTATTCAGTTGATGGTGTTAATCATTCAGATAATGAACACCGTATGACTGATGAAGATGATTACAATGTCAACATTAGAATCTTAAAAAGAGACTTTGAAGAATTTGTTAAATACACAAATTTTTGTGACACTAAATCAGTAATTTTCGATAAAGAAAACTAAATAAAACAATATGAATGATGCCTTAATAAAATTAGCAGAATATCTAAAGACTGATGAAGGTAAAGCTTCAACAAAAGCCTATGGAGAAAAGCTTAAGCGTGAATACGATAACAAACAGAAATGGATTAACAAGTTCAAAGCGTATTTTGAAACGCTTAGCGACGACGAATTCAATGCGTTTATCGACCGTTTTGCAGTTTGGGATAAGAAGATAACCGATTACTATTACGATGTTAAGCATTGTGAAACCAATACAAGACTATTCTATATTCTTTTCAAGCTTGCTGAGGAACATGGAACTGAGAATGACGAACAAGGAGACTTCTTGGCAGGTTCATTCAAATACCGAACAGTTGACTTCAAATTGTATTGTGGTCAAGGTTGTTACTACACGTTAACTCGTGATGGAAAAAGTGTCTATAAATAAATGTTAAATAACTTGCAAGGTCCAGGTTTTCTACCTACCTTTGTACTCTAAATAAAATATATCATGCAAAACTTTGAACACATATCAAAAGAAAGAAAAGGTGTTAGACTTACAGTAACACCAACAAGGATTACTCTTAAGACACCAATTGAGTTTACCCAAGCTGAGGTTGAACAAGCTAAGAAAATAGCGTTGAATGTCGCTGAAAAGATGGGTAGCATTACTCAATCATGGAGAGGTGAACTTCAAGCTTCTAGTGTACGTTTACACACTGATGCTAAGGGTAAAAATAGAAGATATCAAACAATAAGATTCGAATAATGAATAAAGTACAGATGATTGAGCTTTTGAAATTCAGAGGAATTACGGAGCTAAATAAAGGAGAAAGCGTTGCTGACGCTATTGCTCGTTCAGGCGGTGAGCCAACTCTACAAGAAATGGTTATTGCTAATGAGAACGCAATGAAGTTCTACATTGGAAAATATCAAGTTGAAGAGAACTTGGGGAGACACCTGGCCTCTTCGTTGGAGATTGCAAATGCTAGAATTGAGAAATTGGAAGACGATAATCTATTCTTACAATGCTTAAGAGAAGCAGGTGTTGACAATTGGAGTGGATATTCTCACGCACAAGACCTTAAGGATGAATATGATAGCTCAGAAGAATAAAAAACTTTATTTATTTACTTGCAAATGTCGAAAAAAATCCGTACCTTTGTATATAATATAAAATTAATAATATTAAAAAATAATTTATAATATATTTGTTTATTATAATAAAATATATTATCTTTGTACTTTAATTTAACAACAAATATTATGAAAACTACTTCAAGAAAATTATATACAGTGAGCGGGTTATACTCTATACTCAACCATGCGAAAACGCTAGAGTTACTTTGTGAGTTAACAGATATCAACTACGAACTTGAATTAGTTAAAAGAAAGTTGATGTATGAGTTCAAAGAAAATGATGTTCAAGCTCAACAACTAATTGATGATGTTGAATTAAAACAATACTACGTTGGTAAAAACATCGAAACTGCAAAAGATGTTCTATTAATCCACGAATCAAAGCTTATTCAACGCAGAGTATGTTTCGGTTTAAATGTTGAAATTCCATTGAACTAATGGAAGACTCAACTAAAATAAAAGTTAAGGATTTTTGGTCCTGTGAATCATGTAATATCAACTCCAATACTAAAGGTAGAATGATACCTTGTCCTAGAGGCGGGTGTGATGCTGAGGTAGCAGGACAGATAACCATAACAACAGAACTTAAGTTGTTCGAGGTTCCTAAAAAGGAAGTTACACCTGAATCAATGCTTCAAGACATTATGAAAATAACAGGTTTAACCCGTGAAGAAGCATTTGAAAAAACAATTGAAATGGGTAAGTTGCTAGATGCAATGAAGGATATGGACTCTAACTCTATTTAAAATAATAAATTATGGAACAGCACGTAGAAAATAAAAACGAGGTAGAAATTGCAATTTCTTTGATAACTACAATAATTAATTCAGCAACTAAATTAGATAGTATGTTGTCAGATAGCTTAAAATTAGCTGTTGACCACCACAACAAAAACACTAGTGATACTGAATTTAAAACACCACATTTAGAATCAAACAAAGACTTGCAAAAAGCATTAGGTGAATTATTTAACAATGCAAGTTTAAAACATATTGTTGTTGCAGGTATTAAATATTCAGGTATCGATAAAATAGAAATTTAAAAACTATTTAAAGTAAGGTTTAAGGACCAATTCTAAAGCATTATGCAAGTTATCTTCAAGGAGCTTAGCTTCTTTTTCATCAAGGTTTAAATCAAAAGGAATCTCAACGGTAATTGAAACCTTATTATCACTTATTTTCGTATCATAGATAGCACCATCAGTTTGACACTCAGTCTTTACTGCTTCGTTGACTACTTTAAAGTTCTTAAACATATCTATGTGTTCTCTAATTGAATTTCTCATATCTTTTTAATTATAAATATCAAACATTATGACAAAATTACAAGCGTATGCCTCATTAGTATTAGTTTTATTCGGTGGATTCAATATTGGCCTTAAGGTAGCTATGTTACATTATGGTGACCATGTAGAGCCGTTCAGTTGGGTATTAGCTATCACATTTACAGCGTTATTTTGTGTTGTTGCGGTAGAGAATATTAAAAAATTAAAATAAATTGAAAAAACCTGGTCTAAAATTTGGTAGATTAGAATATATGTGTTACCTTTGTACTATCAAATAATCTAAAACACATTTCAAGATGAAAAAGAATACAGCAATATTAGACACACATACTAAATTAATCAAATTTGATTTCAACGGTACCGAATATACTGTTGACTTAAAAGAAGGAGACTTAGAAGATAATTGGAATTCTATCGTAGACAAAAATCAAGTAATATGGGATTTCAATTTTACATGGGAACATGAAGTTGGTGAGAAACCTTATTTGACAATTCATAGTCTTGAGTTTGTTAATGGTAATTATCAAAAAGACTACAAGAATGATACCAGTATCAAAATCGTTGAAACCGTTGGTAACAGAAGCTTTTATTTCGATGATAAAGACTTCGTATATAACTACAAGTTGAAAGCGTATTTTGAAGTATTCAACGGAAAGGATGAAGTAGTTCTTAAAACGAAGAGTCTTAACAGAGCTTCGGATGAAACAGTAAATCTTAAGACGTTCAAGCAAGACCCAAATGGTTATGTTATCGCAACGGACTTAGAAGGAGCAAAACTTAATTTATCATCTAAATAATCAGTCATGAAAATCGAATTAAAGAATATCAAGGTTAACTTAGCATTTAGTGAAGAAACAACTTGTTTTACTGCCGACATTTATGTAAATGGAAAGAAAGCAGGATATGCCAAGAATAGTGGACATGGTGGTTGTACTGATTACAGACCATACGATGCTCAACACGGAATTTTAAACGATGCAAACGATTACTTGAAAACACTTCCAAGTACTCCTTATACATTCGGTGGAACAACTATCGAAATTGAAAGCAATCTTGAAAACTTCATTGATAATGCTGTTGAAGCTTATCTTGAAAAGAAAGAAGATACCAAGGTTAAAAAGAAAATTGAAAAGCTTTGCCTAACACACCTTGTTTTTGGTGACCTTGAAAAAGGAACATACAGAAAGATAGGTTATGCAAACACCTCAATTGAGGACCTTAAGAAACGTCCTGACGCTGATAAGCACATTCAAAAGCTTATTGATACT